AACCGAGTCTAGTACAAGTACACCTACTCCAACGTTGACACTGACCAATACTCCAACCGTCACTGAATCTAGTACAAGTACACCTACTCCAACGTTGACATTGACTCCTACTGTTAATTTCAGTGATGTAGTTGAAATTATCACTACACCTACACCAACGTTAACCGAGTCTAGTACGAGTACACCAACACCAACTAATACTAATACTCTAACTTTAACAAAAGGTCCTGATTGTGATGTTTTCCTAAGGTTCACACCTACTCCAACACCAACAGAAGCTCCTAATTGTGATGTTTTCTTGAGAGTGACTCCTACAAGCACTTGCACTCCAACTCTAACTCCAACTCTAACTCCTACTTTAACTGCTACTCCAACTTTTACTCCAACCCTTACTCCAACCGATGTGCCTAACATTTTGACAGAACAATCAGAAAAAATATTAACAGAAAATGAAGGCTATATTTTATTAGATTTTCTAATTGGACCAAAACCAACTCGAACTCTTACTGCCACGCCAACTATTACTCCTACGAGAACTATTACTTCTACAATAACAATAACAAAAACAATAACAAAAACAATGACGCAAACATTGACCTCAACTAGAACAAATACTAGTACTCCTACCCAAACTCAAACTAAAACTTCAACAAGCACTGTCACTTCGACCAGTGCCGCAACCAAAACTCCAACTCCAACTAATACTAACACTCCAACTACAACAAGCACTGTTACTGCTACTAAAACCCCAACTCTAACTTCAACTCTAACTTCAACTAAAACACTAACTCCAACTCCAAATCCAACCTTAACTTCAACTAATACCTTAACTTCAACTAATACTCCAACTTTAACTTCAACTAAAACACTAACTCCAACTTTAACTAAAACTCCAACTCCAACTCCAACTCCAACACTAACTCCAACTCCAACACTAACTCCAACTCCAACACTAACTCCAACTTTAACTAAAACACTAACTCCAACTTTAACTAAAACACCAACTCCAACTTCAACTAAAACACTAACTCCAACTTCAACTAAAACACTAACTCCAACTTTAACTAAAACACTAACTCCAACAACCACGCCTGGACTAACATTAACACCAACACCAACAATAATAAATCCTCTCAACTATAGTAGATCAAGTGTAAATAACACTTCTCATACAAATTGGGGTTTGTTAAGATCTATAATTTCATCTAATATTAATAATTGGGGGTCTGAATGAAAGAAATAGAAAGCATCGATGACATTTTATCTGGACTGAAGCGGATGGACTCCGAACCCGGATCAGATCTTAAGAAATTTACAATTGTTTTAAAAAATCAACAAGATAAACAAAATTTTATTGATGATATGCGTTCTCAAACATCTTTGGTTTCAAACATACCAAGTAGATTATGTAAAGCATTAAATGAAATAGAAAATAGCAGAAGGGTTTTAGAGTATAATTTAACTAAAGAAGAAGCTGAAAATATTAGAAAAGACTCAAGGGTAGAGTGTGTAGAACAATATATTGAAAAAAAAATAATTAACTTAGGCTTTAGAGATGAGACGATCTTGCCAAAGCCTTTTGATTATGTAGAAACTCCCCTAGATTCTAAGTTAAAAATTCAGTCCTTCGATCAATCTGCGGTAATATCAGGTTTGCCTGATGGTTCTGATGTTGATGTTGTAGTAGTCGATGGTTTCATGGCCCCAGCCAATCCAGAATTCGCAAGCAACCCTGATGGAACTGGTGGTAGTAGAGTTAATCAAATAGATTGGTATGACGTAATAAGTTATACCAATCCTTCGTATCCTTCTTATCCATATTCTTCATTTATCACAGGAAATAGCAATTCTGATCTCAATAATAATCATGGATCTCATGTTGCAGGAACCATCTCCGGTAATACTCAGGGCTGGGCAAAAAAATCAAATATATATAATATAAATCCATATTATTCATTCATGCCAAGCGCAGGAAAAGATCTATATTTATATGCAATTAAGACTTGGCACGAAAATAAACAAGTAAATAATTTATATGGGAACAAAAATCCAACTATAAGCAATCATAGCTATGGTTATATTTGGCCATATAATATAGATATTAGAAACGTACTATCAATTAAATATAGAGGAGCAACTTTAATTGCTCCAAGAAATTATAATGGAGCACGATTATCTGCTGTTTTAAACGGTTCCGGTGGGATATCCGTAATAAATGTTATAAATAATGGAACAAACTATACTAACGAGCCGCAGATATCATTTTATGGAGGGGGTCAAGCAACAGCCACTGCTGAGTTAGCTAGTGGATCTGTTTATGAGATAATTATAACCGATGGTGGTTCGGGCTATAGTTCCTCTAACCCACCAACAGTAACTTTTAGCAGCCCGCCAGCAGGAGGCACTAGAGCCACTGCAACAATAGTTTCTCGTCGATTAATAGATGATTCTTCTGGCAACCCCTATGTTTATGTGAATGACAATCCAATGTATCAAATTGGAAGTCCAGGAGTTGGTCAAATTTTTGGAATTGAAATAACAGAAGCTGGTTCTGGATACATTAATCCTCCAACGGTAACTTTTTCTAATCCTGGTCCTGGGGGAAGAGTTGCGCAAGCAACTGTTGGGCTAGGATCTAACTTTATTAAAAAAATAAATATAACAAATGGAGGAACGGGATACAGCAACAATGATAGTATTCCTGATGTTATATTAAGTGGAGTAAATTATACTGAAAGTGCAAGAATTGATAAATTTTTGGTAATTCATAATGGAGAACGAAGGTACACAGACTCAAATGGATCCTTATTAAATGGAATTTATCAACCTGGTATGAGAAGATATCAGAACTTTTTCGGAGGTCCTTTGTATATACGTTACTCTGCTGGAGGCAATTACAGTTCTAGTCCAACAGTTTCATTCTATGGTGGAAATTCATTTCCTACATTCGGACCGAATGCAGGAACAATTGTAGGAACTAAACCTCATGTTAGAGCGGTAATGGGAACTGGATCTAATGCTGGCAAAATAATGTCAATAGATGTTATTAAATCAGGAGAAGGTTATACCTCTCCTCCAAATATAGTAATAACCAACGGGGGAGGTTTTACAGAGCAGCAACTTTCAAGCTATGGCGTTGTTATATATTATAGCGACTATCTTGAAGATTTAAATAGACCTATTATGTCCGAAATGCCTATGAGAGATTCAGGAGTTGATTCTGATATTCAAGATTTGATTGATTCTGGGGTTGTGGTTGTGGTAGCTGCTGGCAACAATTACTACAAAATAGATTTGACTTCCGGCCAAGACTATGACAATTATATTCAAGTAATTGATACTTATCATAGGAGAGCCGAACCTTCAATACTACCCGCTGAGCTGGAAAGCACAATTGATTTTTACTACCACAGAGGTTCTTCTCCTGGAAGTTGTCCTGGTGTAATTTGTGTCGGAGCATCCGCAGCGGCATCAACGGAATATAAGACTGATTTTAGTAGTACTGGACCTAGGGTTGATGTATATGCACCGGGACAACATATAAATTCAAGTACTTATAACGATGGATTAAATGATCCAAGAGATAGCAATTATCGTTTGGCTAAGTGGTCGGGTACGAGTATGGCAAGTCCTCAGGTAGCAGGAATGATTGCTTGTTATGCACAGAATAATAGAACTATAAATCAACAAGATGCTCGTGATTTTATTATAAATAATGCAAAACCAACCGTTCAAAATGGAACTAATTATAAATCTTTACAAGGTGGAACTAATAAGTATGCTTATTTCCCGGGAATTAGCTATAGATAGAATTTGAACCAAGATTCATATTTTAATATATTAATTAGTCTTAAAATAATAAATACAAGATAACAACAGAGGAGAAAATGGATAAAAAAATATCAGAACTAGAAGAATTATTAATAGCAAAAAATAATGATTTGTTGGTTATAGTAGACTCCATCAGTCCTACTTTAGTTACAAAAAAAATAAAAAGCATAAACTTAAGAAATGCATTTATACCAATAGAAATTAGTGACGTCAACAATCTTCAATCTGTTTTAGATAACAAGATTAATTATCAATCAATTATAGACGGGGGGTCATTTTAATGTCCGCATCATTTATTCCGGGATTTCCCGAGTCTATCTCCCTTCAACCGCCAGATGTAAAAGTATTTTTTTTAGGTACTAATAGACTATCTCATTGTGATTATACTTTGAAATTAAGTGAATCTTGGCCATCTTTCCCCGGCTTTCAAAATTGGGAGCTAGATCAAAATTCGGGAGAATTGACTTTAAATAATGCCGATTTTGATGAATCTGGATTCGATGTTCATATAGGTAAAAATATAGAGGTGACCATAGGAATATGTTCGGAATCTGGCAAGTGGCATGAGTGCGGAAATCTTTCAAAAACATACAAAGGAATATATACGATAACAGACATAGGTATGTGGTCAGACAAAATTATCTGCTCTCCAGATCCTGCAAACGATAATATTCCTAGTGAATTTTTTAACCTTGGATCTGGCGAAGTCCAATATATGGAAAGTTTTTGGAATGCCTATCAATATTGTCCTATTCAAGAAAACTATTATACAAATGAAGTTTTAAAATTTGGAATTCAGGTTATAGGTGCAGGATCAGCCCTAGGATATAAGGTTATAGGAACCCCTAAATTAGCGATTTCTTTTTCAGGTCAAAATGGAAATATAACAAGATACGCAGAATTCAAAGAGGAGTTCAGCTCATATTCTGATTCTTCGAGAGAGGCCTATTTTGAATTTCATTATGCCATACAAGGCGTGGACAATGGAATTCCTAGGATTGGCGACAAAGCCACCCCTTGGTCGTCTGATGCTCTCAATTCAATTCGATGGAGCGCCCCCGATAATAATTATTATTCTAGTTTCACCTCATATTTGCCCGTTACGGATATGACCAGAGTTAGGGTGAATATGGATGGAGAGCCATCTGGAAGAAATAGCGGTCAAGTCACAATATTATTGAAAAGAAGTGATGTTCCAGGTAAAGCACCTAGTTCTTCAGATATTTTATTGGGAGAGCCTGCTTTAAACACAAGTGACGGCAAGCTATTTATTAAAAAAGAAGACGGCTCAGTAATATCTATAACTCCGATTGAGCCTCAAATTTTTACTACAAAAAATATAGATATAACATCAAGTCAAAATGATTTAAACTTAGAATCTAGTGCTACTGTTAGATTGAATCCAACCGTTGAAAGTGCCAATATAAGTGGATTTGCAGCAGGAACACCAGGAGAAATTAAATTATTATTTAATGCTGGGACTCAAAGTTTAAATATACTTCATAATTCAAGTGACAGCATAGAAGGCAACAGAGTATTAATATCTGGCAATGATAATTTTTCTTTGGATGTAAATTCAGGAGTTACTATTTTATATGATGAAGCTAGTAATGCTTGGAGATTATTTTAAATGTGGATTATTAGAAATAAAAGATTGGTTTTTACTCCTACTCCTACTCCTACCGTAGCGCCTGACTGTGATTTTTCTTTAATTGAAGTTCCTGACTGTGATTTTTCTTTTATATTTACACCTACCCCTACACTATATGGGCCTTATGGACCTACAAGCACCCCCACTCCTACAAAATACGGAGCTGTTTATTCTCGTTTTGGTCTTGAATCTTTAGAATATAATTCATTAGGCAATTTCAATATCAATGAAAAATACAAATCTCCAAATAAAAGAGACATGGCTGTTTGTTTAGCTTTCTTTTCTCCAGTAGGATCAAAAAATCTATTATTAAATTATAATAGAGTTAAAAATAAATTAGATAAAGCTAAAATTCCCAACTACACAATAGAATTAACTTATAACAATAAAAAATTAATAAAAGATCCATTTGTAAGGTTAAACACAAGTTCCATAATGTTTCATAAAGAAAATCTATGGAATATTTTGGCAAATAAGATATCGAAAAGATATAAAAAATTATTGTTCTTGGATGCAGACATAATGTTTACAAATCCAAATTGGTACAATGATTTATCTATAGCGCTAGATTTTAATGATATAGTTCAGCCTTTCGAGTCTGCAGTATGGCAAAATTCAAAAGGCAAATTTAATTCTACTAATCCTTGTTCTGCTCAATTTATAGGATTAAATAAAAAATTAAACTTTTCAATGTGTCATCCTGGATTCGCTTGGGCAATGACAAGAAATACATTTGATAAAATTAATGGATTTTACGAATATCAAGTTCTTGGCGCTGGCGATGCGCTATTTGCAATGGCATTAAATAAAAATGAATTTCTACCTGGAAATTATGGGTACCACTATTCTTTAGCAAGTTATTATCAACAATATGTAGATAAAATAAAAAAATATAGTCTTAAGATAAATTATTTAAATAATTGCAATGCACTTCACTTATATCACGGATTATTAGAAAATAGAAATTATGGAGGAAAAGAAATTCCTAAAAATCTTGAATTCATAAGGACAAAAGATGGATTATTAGAATGGAAAAACCAAGAGAATAATCAAATAATGATTAGAAATTTCTCTAGTAGAAAAGAAGATTTCTAAAGTTATATTGTTTTGTTTTTTGAATTAGATTATATTCTGCCTGTCAATTCGAGAGGAACATATGAAAAGAAAAACAAACAGTATGAATAAGAATACAAATATTTTAGTTAAATTTTATCCAGCCACAGATAAAGAAATCAATAGATTACTAAAATCTTTGAGTATTATGGGCACCAAAGTTTCTAATTTGATTCCAAGATGGGCAATAGATGTGCCTTTTTGGAAGGAAAATTATTATGTTGAAAAACTTATGAGTAGCGAGCTTGTGGAAAAAGTTTATAGAAATCCCAATAGTAAAAAATTCAATAGAGAAGTTGAAAATTCACCTAATGGGGAGATAGTAGATGAACAATAAACTAGTTGAATTTAGAAAAATTTTAGCTGAACAAGGTAAGGAATTAACCCTAGATCAGGCGAAAGTTCTTTATATTTCTGCTGAAAAGTTGCTAAAAAGATCAAAGAAACTCTCTCAGATAGATCTATGGAACATGCAGGATGAAAAGATTGAAGGAATGACAGAGAAAGAAAAGCAAGAAGCCATAGCCTTATATCAGTACATTAGAGATCTTGTATGAATTTTGATTTTCTAATTGTTGGAGCCGGTCTTTTTGGTTCCACCTTTGCTAGAACAGTAGCGGAAAAAGGAAAAACTGTTTTAATTGTTGAAATAAGAAACCATATAGGTGGTAATTGTTATTCCGAAAAAATAGAAGGAATAAATGTTCACAAATATGGTCCGCATATATTTCATACTAATGACTTAAGAATTTGGAATTTTATCAATAGATTTTCTAAATTCAATAGTTATCAGCATAGACAAAAAGTTAATTATAAAAATAAAATTTATTCATTTCCCATAAATTTGATGACTTTATATCAGATTTGGGGAGTAACCTCACCAGAAGAAGCAAAGGCAAAGATTGATTCTATCAAGGTTCCCAATATAGAATCTGATAATCTAGAAGATTGGGTTTTGTCTCAAGTTGGCGAAGAATTATATGAAATTTTTGTCAAAGGATATACAACCAAGCAATGGGGAAAAAGCCCTAAAAGTTTGCCAAATTTTATAATTAAAAGATTGCCAATAAGACTCACGTACGACGACAGATATTTCAATGATGAATATCAAGGAGTTCCAGTTGACGGCTATACTGGCATTTTTGAAAATATGCTTGACCATCCCAATATAAAAATTCAAACAAATGTTGATTTTTTCAGCAATAAAAGCGAACTACTGAATCAAGCAGAAAAAATTATTTTTACAGGGAAGATAGATGAATTTTATGAATATAAATTTGGGGAGTTAGAATATAGATCTTTAAGATTTGAAAATAAAATATTAGATGGTGATCATCAGGGTGTTGCAATTATGAATTACACTGAAAAAGAAATCCCATTTACTAGAATTGTTGAACACAAGCATTTTGAATTTAATAATTCCAATAAAACTGTTGTTACTTGGGAATATCCTGATAACTATTCTATAGGAAAAATACCTTATTACCCAATCAATGACGAAAAAAATAATAATTTATATAAAAAATATGAAGGTCTTAATGAAAGTGGAAAAATTATTTTTGGTGGCAGACTAGGTAAATATGAGTACCGGGATATGCATCAAATAATAGCTTCTGCACTTGTTTGTGCGAAAAAAAATATATGATAACATCAACAAAAGTTTTAGTATTAAATAAAAATTGGACAGCAATAGGCATAACTTCTTTACAAAGAAGCATGTCTTTGTTGTATTCCGAATATGAGAATGGCGAGCCTAAAGCTCACATTGTAACTCCTCCACCGAAAGGTAGCTATGAGGTTTGGAGTTGGAAAGACTGGTCTGAACTTTTTCCGTCCGAAGGAGAAAATGGGATAGTCTCAGCAAAAAGAGTTTATAAAGTGCCTGAGGTTATACTTCTTAGTAGATATGAAGAAGTTCCATCTACAAGAGTCAATTTTTGTAGAAGAGCCATATGGAAAAGAGATGAGTTTAGATGCCAATATTGTGGAGTCAGACCAAATTATGATGAAGCTACGTTAGACCATATTATTCCTAGATCTTGTGGCGGAGAAACAAGTTGGACAAATTGTGTTTTAGCCTGTTATCGATGCAATAGTCAAAAAGCAGATAGGGAACCACATCAGGCTTTTAGACCCAAAGATAAAGAAAAAGCCAAGTTTTGGAGAGGTCCTTCTCCAATGAAGTTGTTGAAAGAACCAAATAGACCTGAGTTTTCAATATTTAGGGGCGAGTATAGAATTAAAGTTTTGGATACTTGGAAGCACTGGATTGATAAATTATATTGGGATATAACTTTAGATAATGATATGGAAGAAGAAGATTTGGACATTGCAAAATTAGCATACGAAAACTAATTGTTTTTTGTCGTCATAGCAATCAAAGCCAGATTTTGCATAGGGTATTTGAATTACTTTTAGATGATCTTGATTTGAAAAATACAACATAGCAACCCTTTCATAAAGAAAGGCTGCTTTTCTTTTGTCTTGACCGAAATCTACCTTATAGTCAAAATTGTATCCATATTTGCTATTTATATAATGAAAAATATCTCTAAATTTATAAATAAAATCAGCAAAAACAAATTTATGGCATATAAAGTTATTCGCCCAAAAAACATGCTTCCTTCTTATGGGTAGATTAAAAACCTCAGAAATCTCTCTAATATATTTTTCTATTCCTGGATGGTAATTTATAGAATAGTCAAACCATTCTTTTCTTGCAAAATGACATGTAAATACACATCTTTCGTCTAGCTTGTCAACCATTTGTGGTAGTTTTTTGATATCTAAATTATATTTTTGTTTGTATCTATGAGTCATAACCCCAACGTATGATTCTTTGCAACGAAAAACATAATCTGTTAGATAAAATTTATTTTCTGCTATATCTTCTGTGTTTGGTATTGATAATTCTAATTTGCCTAAATCTAGCTTTTGTATAAAAGGTTCATTTTCCACCTTTTTAAGGGATTCTTCATTGTGCCCAAGAACAAAAACTTTTAATGAATTTTTTATATTTTTATTGCTTATGTCTTTTTTGAACCAAAAGTAAGGCTTAGGACACCCGCCCAGATGAACTATTGTGCTTTTTCTTTTCTTAAGTTCTTCATACAATAAATTTGGACTTTCTAACCTTAGATTAGGATTATATAAAGCATCATTGAATTCTCTTTCACAAAGAATAACATTAGAATTTTTACTTGCTTCTAATGCCCAATGAATTACTCCTTGATCCCACCACTTTATCAGATCTCTTAAGTGTTGTGATTTTGCAGCCTCCTTCGTTAAAAATAAATATTTTTTCAAAAAGTCAATATCTTTTTTTCTAGTTTTGCATATTCCAAGAACTCCTCCGTTTGGAGGATTTTTTAGACGCTCTTCAACAGGATAAATTTCATATAATTCTTTTTTATTGTTTATCTCTGCTCCAAAGAAATCTTTTATCGAAACTATATTTTTTTTCAATACTTCAAATAATTTATTTAATTTTTTATAAACAATTGTGTCTGAGTCTAACCACAAGGTATATTCGAATGGTGATCTAAAAATATAATCCGGTTTATTCCAGGTTTGCCACATGAATAGGCTTTTGGGAATTATTGGGTTTTCATATTTTATTAAATTAATTTTATTTTTTTTGCACCAATTAATTTCTTTTGATTCTAGTCCTATGTCAAAAACCAACAATGGAATGTTTGGATTTGTTTTTCTTAAGCTATGACTGAATAGTTGAAAAGCAGAAAAACAGATAGAATCTGTTGAAGTAACTATACCTTGGCTAACTTTTTTCATATAACTTTTACCGAAGTTTGACTGTTATAATATAGTTTTTCAATTGTGTTTTCTTTTGTAAAATTTTACATGAATATCGATCCAGGCCTTATATCTGGATATTCTTGTGTGTCCGCTTTCATCTCCAAATTTTGAATTTGGCCTTCCATTAGAGCTGGAAACAAATGAATTAATTCCAGCTAATTTTCCATCAATAAATAAGCCACCTCCACTATCCCCATGGGCAATTAGAAATTCCAAAGAAGTTGGGTTATTTTTACTCATATCACAAAACAAAATTGAATCTGTAACAAGCATTATCTTATTACTTCCTGCTCTTTTTTTATCATCACTTTTATGACTTCCGCTTTGTCCTGTTCCGGTCAAACCGTACCCAGCGATTCCGCAAATCTTATTATGTTCATCTTCTTTTTCATAGAGAATTGGGTAAAAATCCATCTCAATTTTTTCTTCAACATAGCATAATGCTAAATCTCCTGAACTCATCGTTTTGTTTTCGTCAAAATCTGGGTTTACTATCACCTCTTTTATTGTGTATTTTTTTTCTTTTATTATAAAATAAGGCTCTTCCATGCAATTGAGGACGTGTGCAGCAGATAAAATCCAATGCTCAGAAATTACAACGCCAGAACCAGAAGCAATGACTTTTTCATTCTTGAGCCGTCCTGATACTTTAACGACACATTTATATTTTTCTCCATATTGTATATAATTTGAGTCAGGAACATCTGGCCTTATTGTTCCGCCATATAAATTACTACCAAATAATAAAGAAAAAATTAAAATTGTATTTTTAATCATAACACTCCTTTATGTTAAAATCCTTGCTTATATTTAGTCTTTTAATACATAGATATGTAAAAAGGAGAAAATATGATTTTTTCATCTAAAAGGTTGGCAAAATGAAAAATAAAAGCGATCTTCCATTTGAAGAATTAAAAAAAGACAATGTTTTTATTCGCAAGTTTTCTGAAAATATCGACTCTCAGGAATTACATTGGCACAAAGATAGAGAAGATAGAATTGTCACCCCATTAAAAGAAACAGATTGGCTATTTCAAAGAGACAACCAACTCCCAGAGCCAATTATCGAAGGATTAAAAATAAAAGCAGGCGAATGGCATAGGGTTATAAAAGGAACTGGGGATTTAGAAATAAAGGTTAATAAATGTTATTGACTTTATTTGTTCTTGCTTTTGGCAAGCCAAAACCTTTTCACTCTGTTATAATCAAAAATTGGAAAAAAATCCCAGATGTTAAGTTTGTATTAATTACAAATTATAGTGAATGTTGGCAAGAATTAGTGCAAGATCAGAAGCAATTTAAAATTGTTCAAATATCAATTGAATCTTTTTTTTCTTATTTTTTTAAATTTTTAGATTGTGATAATTTTAATAATTTTAGTGAAAAGTATGGCAGTTTGTTTGATATTAAACGACATCCAATAAGTGGTTGGCTTGCTTGTACTTTAAGGCCTTGTCTATGTAGATTTATAAAGCCAGAAACTCTTTGGTGGGGATGGATCGACTGGGATGTTTTTATAGATAAAAAGAGTATTTCAGAATCACTAAATAGTAGTTCTTTTGATGCTTTTTACTTTCCAAAACAAGGTTGCCAATGGGAGCAATTCAAGGTTTTTAGATCTAATCTTCCGATAGACGAAATTTATCTAAAGACTCTTAATGAAAATCATTCAAAAAATATTTATTTGGGTCAACCCTTAGATGTTCATGTTATTTATAAAATTAGAAGTGAAGGTTTGTTTTCTCTTGATGATTCTTCTATAGAAGAATTTGCTGTTCATTGGGAATATACAAATAAACATAATTTGCCACATGTTCAAAAAAACGTACTACTAGACAGTAGTTATTGTAATTTATTAGATGAGAACAATACTTGTATTAAGTTTTTTATGGCAGACATTCAAGGTAAAAAATATGGTCAAAATGAAGTGGATTTAATATTTGATAAAATTAATAATGATGGTTATTTTATTTTTAATTATAATAAAGATTAAATAACCTCCCATTTTAGAATTGCTTCTGGATCACTCAATCAAGCCAAAAGAACCGTAGGAACGTCGGGAATGGACCTGTGAAGACCTGAGAGCAACAGAGGCTGAATCAGGAAGCCCAATCCCTTTAAGGGCTTTGTAGTTCGTTTCTGATCGGATTAAGGGTAGTATTCATTGGTGTTATAAGTAATCAAATTATTATTAATTAAATGTTCAATTATATTATGATAGTCGTTTTCTATTCCAATATTTTTAATGACTTGATTAAAAAATGGCACCCTATCCTCAGAATGTCCAGAGCCAATATGTCTTAAAAATTGTGAAGGATATTCTTCAAACATCCAATCATCAATAACTGAAATCTTATTAATAAAATTGTTTAGATTGATGTACAACGAATTTTGTTCCCAATTATGTAATAAATTATTTCTCGGATTATCGGTTTCAAACCATGTTTTAAACATCTCCCTACTACTAGAGTTGTTTTTAAATATATAAAAACCCGAGCAAGGCAATACCGAACTCCAGGGTTTGTCATTTAAGAATATTAGAGTAGCTTCATCAATTGAAACGCCATTGACTACTTTGGAATTTGCCAGATAATTAGAAATACTTAAATTAATATCATAAAATATGCAATCACTATCGATATAGACTACATAATCATATTGGGGGTATTCATCAATAATTTTAATTGATGATAATAATTTAGACCAGGCACAATATCTTAATTCATTTTTGGAAGAAAAACAATTATTGATAGGGTATTCATTTTCTAATCCAGGTCTTAAGTATAAAAAATCATAATTCATTTTTTTTGAATATGAATAATTTATTGCCGCGACCAAAGAATTATAATTTGAATTATTTAATATATTTGATAATCCCCTATTATCTGACATTGAAATTAATATTTTTTTACTATTCATTTTTCCCCACTTTTTACATATTTATATGTATTTGTGTGAATTTATTAATATAAAATCTTTTATAGGCTTGCCATAACTATATAACCATGTGAAAGTTTACACTCCAAATAAAATAGATAATCCCAAGGTTATCCAAGCAATTTCTGCTTGGGGAGATATTCCCAATATTCTTCTAGACATAATTGAAAGATTCAACATTTCAAGAAGAAAATGCTTAGAATTTGGCGTTGAATTTGGCTATTCCACATCTGCATTGGCGAATTATTTTGATCAAGTTTTAGGAGTAGACACTTTTGAGGGAGATGCTCATAGCGGACACAAAACAGATCATTTTGAAACAACTAAAAATAATCTGTTAGAATTCAAAAATATTAAACTAATTAAATCTCCGTATCAAGAATTTATTAAAAATAATAATGATTTTTATGATTTTGTACACATAGACATTGTGCACAACTATTTGGAAACTTTTGAGTGCGGAGATTGGTCTATAAATCATTCAAATTGTGTAATTTTTCATGATACGGAATCTTTTCCTGAAGTTAAAAAAGCCGTAGAAGACTTACAAATCAAGTATAATTTAGAAGCTTTTAATTATGAAAATTCACATGGATTAGGAATTTTAGTTGGAAAATCTATATAAAATTATAAGAGGTGTTTTATGAAATTTAAAGATTTTATTAATAAGAAAGAATCGTCCATGCATTTGGCCTCAGAAGTCATTGTTAGTAAAAATTTACAGTATCATATAGACAATAAAATTCCTCTTTCTGAAAATATTTTTCGTATTTATAGCAAAGCTTATTTTGATTTGATTAATGAAGCAAGAGATTTGTACGATAGAGATTTGCTTGAAGTTACCGACGAAGACGCAGAATTATTAGAAACTGATCTTGGCAAGACGGCAGAATACAATGGAAAATTAGTTCATTTAGACGCTCCGAGACCAATAAAAGAAAAGCTAAATGAAGCTGACGTTGGTGGCAAAAAGGTAAAATTAAATAAGCCAATGAGAACTCCAGGTGGACCTAAGAAATTTAAGGTCTACGTAAAATCCGGAGACAGGGTAAAGTTGGTAAGATTTGGTGATTCTAAAAAATCAGGTCTTTCAATTAAAAATAATAATCCAAAAAGAGCAAAAAGCTTTAGAGCTAGACACAAATGCTCAGAGAAAAAAGACAGAACCACTCCTGGTTACTGGTCTTGTAATGTTTCGCGTTATGCAAAATCTTTAGGACTTAAAAGTGATCGTCCTTGGTAAATCTTCTCCTTGCGTCTTCTTCTTTGTTCTGCTATAATTTTGAAGACTGAAGACCAATTCCAAGGAGAAATTAATGTCTTTTAAAGAAAATATTCAAAAGCAATACGTCTATAAAAAAGACAATGAAAAATGGTCTTTTTATGATGAAAATAATAGACCAATTGGAATTGAATATCTAACAATAGAGAATGCCGTAGATGCCCTTTATCAGTATTTGGAATTGACTTCTACAAAAGAAGTTGGCCTTTCAAAATAAGGATGTAAATATGCCATATATCAAACAAGATAGAAGAAAAGTCTTAAATGACTCTGTAAGTAAAATGGTTCTATCAATTAGAACCAATACATCAGAGAGTCCATTCACAAAAGAAGAAATTACAAACGAAGAATTTCTTTCTATTTGTGGCGATATAAATTATTGTTTTTCTAGAGTTGTTTCTAAATTGATGCAAAATCCAAGTTATTCAAAAATAGCTATTATAACTGGCGTTCTGGAGAACATTAAACAAGAGTTTTATCGAAGAGTCGCAGAACCTTATGAAGATCTTAAAATAGAAGAAAATGAGGATATTTTAGAGTATTACGAAATTAATTCTTCTATAAGGGTGAAACCCAACTAATTGCATATGTACGACCTAATTCTTTGTGTCCTTGCAACTACTAAAAACAATAGATTATCTATTTTTTCAAAAATAGGTTACAAAAAATCTAATAAATATAAGACAAAAATAATATATCTCGTTGATTCAGATGACAGACCAGATTTTATTGAAGGCGATTGGATTAATTATGGCCGTTTTTATTCAACTAGATTTCTTAAGTATTTAGAAGAAACTAAAGATGAATCAAGATGGTTTATGCAGGTCGATGACGACTCATGTACAGACCTAGATAATACAATTGATTTGCTTGATCATTCTTATGACTACAAAGACCCGGTGGTTGTTACTGGGTCTTTTTGTTATGTTTTAGATGTTCCAAGATATGTTGATCAAACTCAAAGTTCAAGGCCTTGTTTTTCTAACAACATAGATTCTAAGATGCAGCAAGTTTTAAAAGAAATGAAAATTGAAAACTTGTTTTTGGAAACTGATGATTTAAATCAATATGAAACAATGCCATATGTTTGTAGAGGTTGGGAGCAAAGTGTCTTTTCATTAAAAGCATTAGATAGAATTAAGAACTACAATAGATTACAAGAATATGTTTCTAAGTGTGTTGAAATCAAACCTGATTTCGGTGATCAAGTTCCTTTTGTTTTGGCCAAAATAGCTAAAATTCCAATTTCTCAATGTTTCTTTCTTAGTCCCGCTCCTTCTGCGAGCGAATACACAGCAATCAATAAAAACGGTAGGTTTTCTCATATACATCATGTTTGTGAATCTTGGGATCAACTAGATTATTTTAAAGATATAATTGAAAATAATATTATTTTTAATTCTTCTGAGGATGTTGATAAATTCTTAGATAAAAAAATAGAAAATACAGAATGGTTTTTCTTTCACATCATAAACAATAAGTTGCAATCAAGGTGCGTACTAAAACTCCTTGATCATGCCAAAATAAAGATTGTAAATATTAATATAGATTGTTTAGTTTCTTATTGTGCTGTTCCTGAGTTCGATCTAAGTTTTAATTATGAACAATATAATTTTGAAGATAAAGATTGGAATTTTAATTTAGAAGATGATTGTTTTGAAATTTCTAATACTTTTAATCAAAAACTTATTTTTAATAAAATCAAATATAAGTTATATGGGTCCAAAGTCAGTGAAAATGAGTTTTATTTATTGTCTAAAATCAATCCAATAGATTCTGTTTATTGGCGACAAAAAAAGTTTTTAGATACAAATTTTACGAGAATTGAATGAAACTCACAGAAGAACAAAAATCTGTAATAAGACAAGTATCTAAATTTGATAAAAAAGTCTATAAAATTGGCGGATTGGCTGGGACGGGCAAGTCTGTTCTTGTAAGAAATTTAATGGAGCTTTTCCCTAATTTTGCAGCTTGTGCCTACACCGGCAAGGCAGCGAATGTTCTTAGAAAAAAGGGAGTTTGGAATGCAACAACTATTCATAGCTTAATCTACAAGGCTAGCGAAGACGATGAGGGTAATGTCCACTTTTCTTTAGCAGGGAATATTGATTATGATGGCGTGATTGTTGATGAAGCTTCTATGGTTAGTGAAGATATTTATAAAGACCTGTTGTCTTTTGGTAGGCCGGTTATATTTGTTGGTGATCATGGTCAATTAGAGCCAATAGGCGATAAGTTTAATTTGATGAAAGAGCCTGATTTTACTTTAGAAGAAATTCACAGGAATGCGGGAGAAATTGCTCATTTCGCTGAGTTTGTCAGAAAGGGATACAAGCCCAGCTCTTGGCAACATAGATCTGGATCTAGCGATAAGATTAAATTTTTAAGTAAGTCTGTTTATAAAGAAATGGTCACTGAAGTTGATCAAATTATTTGTGCTTTCAATAAAACAAGAACAGAAATAAATCGTTTTGTTAGACAAAAAATGGAAATGAATGCAGATTTTCCTCAGATAGGAGACAAGGTTATTTGTCTGAGAAATAATTCTGGCAAGGGCATTTTTAATGGAATGCAAGGAAATATAGGTTGGTTTTATGATAAAAATTTTATTCAATTTGTTTCTGAAGATCATTGCGTTGATATCTCCATAGACTTAAACTCTTTTAATCAAGCAAAATATGAATTTGATTTTGATAAGGATAGTCCTAATCCTTTTGATTACGCATATGCTATAACATGTCATAAATGCCAAGGAGATGAGTTCAATAAGATTCTAGTTTTAGAACAAAAATGCGATTTGTGGTCTCATCAAAGATGGGCCTACACGGCGGCGAGTAGAGCAAAAGAAAAAATTTACTGGGTTTATTAAATGAAAAAAATAATAGTTACTGGCGGAACTGGCTTGGTTGGACAAGCACTTAAAAAAGTTGTTGGAAATGATTCAAGATTCTTTTTTTTATCATCTAAAGATTGCAATCTTCTTCAATATGACAAAGCTTACGAAACAATAAAATCAATACAGCCAGATTTTGTTGTTCATTTGGCGGCTAATGTTGGAGGTGTTTTTAAAAATATAAATAAAAAAGTAGAAATGTTTGAAGACAATCTTTTGATTAATTTTAATATATTAAAAATTTGTAGAGAATTGAATGTTGAAAAGTTTTTGGGGTGTTTGTCTACTTGTATATTTCCTGACAAAACAACCTATCCTATATCTGAAGAGATGTTGTTTAACGGGCCTCCTCATTATTCTAATTATGGATATGCTTATTCTAAAAGAATGCTAGAAATTCATTGTAGGGTTTGTAGAGAGCAATATGGGTTGAATTATAATTGCATAATTCCTACCAACATATATGGGCCTTATGATAATTTCAATTTTGAAAATGCCCATGTAATTCCCGCCTTAATTCACAAATGCTATTTGGCAAATCAAACAAACGAGCCTTTTGTTGTTAGTGGAACAGGAAGGCCTAAGAGACAATTTTTATATTCTATTGATCTTGCCAAAATAATTCTAAACTTAATAAATTTTGAATTTAATGAAACAATAATAATATCTCCAAGCGAAGAATTTAGCATAAAAGACGTTGCGGAAATTATTGCTAATAAGTTTAATTATATAGAAAATATTAAATTCGATACTACAAAATCAGACGGCCAGTACAAGAAAACAGCTAGCAATTACAGACTAATGAAAATTATGCCTGATTTTAAGTTTACAGAAATTTCTGTTGGACTAAACAGCACAATTGATTGGTTTTTGGATAATCAATCAATTGCTAGATTATAAAATCCATCTCCATAAAAAATTTAAAATAGTGCAAATTCCCGAAAGAAAACACACTATGTAAAACGCTACAACTATGCAGCCAGTAGCAACAACAAATTGGGCTTCAATTTTATCTTTTTTATTTTCATTATGATATAATATAAGCCCGCCGGATACTAAAAAAATTACCAAGTAAATCCAAGGATTGTATAGCCATTCCATATTTATTTCCTCAAAACGTAATCATGAAAGCATTGTTCTATTTGAAATTTTGGAAAATCATTTATTCCAAATAAAGTTTTAATTCTATTGGCAACAATTTGATTTTTATCAAAGAAATCTTCATATGTTTGCTTTTCTATATCTTCCGATTCTTTATTGATACCACATTTTCTGAATAGTTCTTGATAATCTCTTATAGGAAACAATACGTTGTTGTTTCTTTCTTCTAAAACATATCCCATATTATTTAGTTCTTGTTCTGTAAAAACCAAATGAACAAAAGCTTTATTTATTTGTCTGTAATAGTGTCCTCCATGTCTTCCGCACCAAGGATGACATCTAAGATATATTTTTCCGTTATCAGAAAGCACAGATTTAGCTTTGATCAAAACGTCTTCAGGGTTTTCTGCATGATCTAAGACATCATAGATCATAATTATATCATATGGACCTTTTTCTTTTATTTTGTCAAAATTGGTAGTAAGTAAAAAGTTGTTTTCTTCTACTTCCCAATTTAATTTAGACTTTTCGGATTTTATTATATCATAGCCAATACTAAATGTTGTTTTTTGATTTGATGCGTATTTTGCCATATGTCCTTCACCACAACCAATATCTAAAAACTTTTTATTTTCTAATTCTTCTTGGACTAATATATCAATAATTCCTTCCGCTCTGTCCATTTTTTCTTCTTCTAATTCGATATTGACTATTTGAAATGCACTAACAGCTTCGGGCCATTCGTCGGATTGTAGTAGCATTTTAAGCTTTTCAAAATCACTTGAAACTGTTGGAGTTTCATTCAATACGGGTGTATCTTCATTTTGTTTTGGAATAAGCATTTCGCCTTCATGTTTTAGAACTATATTTTCTTCATAAATTTCGGCAGCTAGTCTATCTAGATTATTTTTAATTTCTTGAATTAAGTTTAATTTTTCTTTTTTATTCATTTTTTCTCCTACTATTATTATAGTATAGTATATAATATGAAAATCGCCATACAACAACCTTATTTTTATCCGTATTTTGGTTATTTTAAATTAATTAAATCTGTAGATAAATTTGTATTTTTCAATGATGTTCAGTACATTAGAAGAGGCTGGGTCAATAGAAATAGAATTTCTAATGGTTTGTTTATCACAGTGCCCGTTTGTAAATCGAAAAGAAGTGACTTCATTAATAAAATTAAAATAGACTATTCATCAAATTGGCACTACAAACATTGTAGAACCTTAGAAACAAGGTATGGGAAAAAATGCACTAATCATCCTATTTATTTGTTTTATAAAAATGTTCAAAAATATATTTATCTTGTTGATTTATTGAAAGATTCTATAATGAACGTTTGTGAATTCTTAAAAATAAAAACAGAATTTATAGACTCAGAAAAAATTAAAATAAATCCTTTATCTAAAAAACAGCAAAGAATAATAGAAATTTGCAATAGACTAAATTGCAAATCTTATTATAATCTTCCTGGCGGTAAAGGTCTGTACTCTGCGGAAGACTTTTTGTCTAACGAAATCAGCATACAATTCATACAGACGGAAAAAATTGTTAATTATCTTTCTGTATTTGACCTTTGCCTAGGAGAAGGTTTAGAAAAAATATGAATCCATACAGTATAGTAGCAGAATTTGAAAAAACAGTAGCAGAATATGCCGGTAGCAAATATGCAGTTGCAATAGACAATTGTACAAATGCAATTTTTTTATGTTGTAAATATCTGTGTGTGAAAGAAGTGACTATTCCTAGTCGAACATATGTTTCGGTTCCTTGTGCAATTATTAACTCTGGTGGTGTGGTGAAATTTTCAGATTATGAATGGTTGAATAAAGGATATTACAAATTAGATCCATATCCAATTTATGATGCAGCACAATTTTTTAATCGAAATATGTATATTAGACATTCATATTTTTGCTTGTCTTTTTCATCCACCAAGACAATAAATATAGGCAAGGGAGGAATGATACTAACAGATGATGAAAAAGCAGCCAATTGGTTCAAACAAGCAAGGTATTGCGGAAGACATGAAGTTCCTTTGATGAATGACAAGTTCGAAATTGTTGGATGGAACATGTATATGCTTCCAGAGCAGGCCGCAAGAGGATGTCTTTTAATGAGTCACGTTAAAGACATAAATGAACAAAAAAAACCACAATATCCCGACTTATCAAAATATGAAATTTATAAATCAAAATCTTTATGAAGAAAAAATAAAAATTGATTTAAATAATAATTATCGTTGGTTTGATTATCATAATTTTTATGATTTTATTATAAACAAATATAATCCTAAAGTTTTTGTAGAGATTGGATGTTGGAAGGGACATTCTATTTCTTACTTATCTTCTAAGGCTAGTAAAAATTCTATTTTATACGCTATTGATTTGTGGTCTTTAGACTTGGCAATAAAGACTATTGGAAAATTAGAATATGAAAAAATCAAAGATTTTTATGGAGATTTTTTTAATGAAGATTTATTTTTTGATATTTTTTTAGAAAATATCAAAAATATAAACAATATAAAGCCAATTAGAAAAAGTTCAATAGATGCTGCTTCTTTTTTTGATTATTTGAAGGTGGATTTTGTCTTCATAGACGCGGACCACTCTTACAGCTCAGTAACAAATGATTTATTGTGTTGGATGAAAGTTATAAAAAAATCTAAATTTGCAATAATTGCCGGACATGATTATAAAATAAATTCTGTTAGATCTGCGGTTCAAAAAGTTATAAGATCTAATTTGAAAGTTTTTGATTATAATTGTTGGTATTATATTCATAACAATTACGATAAAATTTATAATTAATTTTTATCGTAATTAACACAAAGACTGTTCATTTCTTCATGCATCTTTAATTTGTTAGAGCACCATTCGAAGCATTTTTTTTCATTTATTTTTATATCTTTTTTAGGATCAAAATCTTTTAATATCTCTATTCTTTTATTGTAGTTTCTTTTTTTCATGTCTCCATGCCATAAGTGTTTTATTTCTGTGTCTAAGAATCCAAAGCTACTCTTTGCTTCTTTATGAAAAGGAATTGCCCATTCTAAATAATGATCTCTCATTTCTTTATTAATCAATTTTAGAAAATTAGCATCAAACAGACCGAGTAATCCTATTAGAATTGCCAAGTCGCTACTCCACATCCAATAGTCATAAATTTTCCACTTTTTAATAAAATCCAAATCACATGCCCAGGCGAAACCGGACCATGCTTTTTTGTCAAATGGGGTCTTGTATTTTGAATAGAAACTACCACAGCTATATCTTGTTTCATTTATTTTATTGTCTTTGTCAAGAAAATGAGCCTTGTAAAATAATTGTATAAATAGATTTTTTTCTAAACATTTTGTTGCTTTTTTGGCCCATTCTTTATCTTCGAATATTATATCACAATCCACCCAAGCAACAGATCGATATCTGTCCGGCAGATTTTCAATCAGTATATTTATCAGCCTATATTGCTGCCAAATGTTATTTTTCGCATCAATATTTATTGAAATATTATTTGAACTTTTATTTATTGGCGAATTTTGATTCAATTCTAAAGTATATAAATTTAAATTATCTATATTTTTAAGAAATATTTTATAATTGTTTAGTTTTTGTGGATCATTATTTGGATTATAATAATTTGTTATAACTGCTAGCATAGGAATTTTATGTTTTTTGGAATTAACACTGTATCACACGACTTAGGGTTATCTATAATAGATGACACAGGAAAAATAATTTTTTACGCTCCAACAGAAAGATATAACAGAAATAAAAAAGGAGTTTCAGAATTTGGACTTCATCTATCTAAAAAAGAAAAGCTCAAGTGTATATTTGATATTTTTTCTAATATTCAAAAGCCAAAAAAAGGCGACATTGTTTGTTGGGTTTCTGGTGATTTTGGTGGCATGAAGACCAAAAGAGCCATGGAAGAAATGCTAATAGAAAGTTCAAATCAAATTAAAAATATTTCTACAAATTCAATTTGTCAAGTTGATGAGTGTGATGGAATAAAATATATTAGGCTTGACCACCACATAGCTCACGCAGTTTCTTCTTGGATGTTTAGAAAAGATGATGAAGAAGGAAAATTTTTGGTTTATGATGGCGGAGGCTATGGGGTAGACCATGTTAGTTACCATTCAACAACGGGCTATATTGATAAGCATAAATTAGAAATAATAGATAAGAATACGATTCCTAGTTCTTTTAAAATATCTAATTTATTGGGCTGGATGTCTGCTGGAAAACTAATGGGCCTAGCAGGATATTACCCAGAAGCTAATATTCAATGTGAATTTCCTAGTGGCGAACTAATGGAATTTGCTGGATTTTATAAATGTTTTATAGAAGATCTTTGGAACTCAATAGAAAGTAAACTTGATAAAAAAGTAGTTATAGCAGGTGGCACTGCCTTGGCCTTAGAAATAAATTCTAGAATACATAGTAAAGTCAATGATTTGGTATTTGGACCGGCTCCCGACGATAGCGGATTATGTTTGGGATGTTCGGCATACGGTTATTTTTTCTCTAATGGACATTGGCCCAGTTCTATTTCAACCCCTTCAATTGTTTCTTTGCAAAGTCCTCATTTTCAAGTCGGTCCTCAGAGCACAAGAGAAATAGCAAAGGAAATACACGAGGGTAAAGTAATTTTTTTAATGAGAGGTAAAGCAGAATGCGGCCCAAGGTCTCTGGGATTTAGGTCTATCTTATCATCTTGTAATATTGAAAATTTAAAATTAGTTTCTGTAGATATTAAAAAAAGAGAATTCTATAGACCTTTGGCTCCAATCGTTACGGACAGTCAATTTTTTAATTTTTTTTCTGGACCTAAAGGGCAATACATGCAATACAAAGTAGAATGCAAAGAAGCCGCAGCCAGATCAATACCAGCAGTAGTTCACAGAGATAACTCTTCTAGGCCGCAAGTTGTATGTGAAAAAATAGATCCTTGGTTACATGAGTTGTTGGTCGAATATGGAAAGTTGTCGGGGGTTGAGTGTTTAGTAAACACTTCTCTTAATGTTGCCGGAAAGCCAATTTGTAATACAAATAAAGATTTATTAGAATTTGACAAAGAAACTATGAAGAATGTTGTTGTTGTTTCAATTCCTTCTTTTAAATTATATTAGTTTTTCTATTTCTTCAAAAACAAATTCTGCACTGATATTTTTCGTGCAAATATTTTCATGTATACAATTTTCATGCGTTTTAAGAAAACAGGGGCAGCATTGCGTTTTGTATTCAATAACTTTATAGTTATATAAGTTCCACCAATTAGAGGAAGTAACTCCCGATTGTATTACTAGTCCTTTATTTGCTACCATAGAAACATAATGGCTTGTTCCTGTGTCCATTCCCAAATAAATTTTAGAACTTTTTACATAATTCAAGCATTCGTTGTCTTTTATTTTATTTTCATTTAAGTCTATAAATGATATTTTTTTATCTGATAGTAAACTTTTTAGTTTATTAAAATACGGCCATTTTTTGTGAGTGCTAAATTTGCCAACATCGCTACAAATTACGACATCATATCTATTTATATTTTTTATTTCTTCGTATTTTACTGGTATGAAATTTCTATTTATTTTTATTTCTTTTTTTATTTTATATTTTATTTTAAACTGATTTAATAAATCATCAAGTATGCTAATTTTTGTATTTTTTTTGGCAACATCTTCATTTGGAATGGGCCAATGCACTATCATATTTTCATGGCAATTTTTAGAAAGAGGGCAGTCTATTAAATTTTCTATATATGTACATCCTCCCCAAAAGATTGCTGTTTCTTTTTTTATTCTGGACTCATAATAAGACTCTATTCCGTTGTCATTTAAGACATGCACCATCAAAGTTGCAATCAATTGATCCCCAAAACTAGCATCTCTACGTATTGAAAATTTCTGATTTTTTTGAAATAACATCTTTCATATTCCATTTTGGATTTTTGTTCATGCAATAAATTTCTTTTGCCAATTCATTTGTCTCATAAAGATCAAAGATAAAACTAGTCTTATTTAAACCCACGGCATGAAACATTTTGTATTTTATTTTTGCGTTGGCTTTTTTTAGTCTTGAGGGAGTTAGATGCTCTGATTCGTCTAACTCTTCTACCAAATTTGTACTAGAAGACAAATAATAATTAACAAGTTCATCAGATATCATCTTTCTATAATTTTTACATGGATGAAATTCTTTTATTTTTGTAAAATATTCAAAATCTGATAGCGCGAGATCTATAGTCTCTTTATATTTGTCAAAATAATTCGAAACTTGATGGGAATTTTTATTGAAATAAAATAACCCGGTATTTCCAAAAGAAGTGAATTTGGATCCGGATTTATTAAGACTTAGAACGTTGTCGAGCCAAAACACATCACAATCACAATGTATTATTATTTCTTCTTCAATATTAGCAGAGAACTTAAAAATATCCAAGTGCCTAGAAGCCAGAATGGAAATTAAATGATCATCTGCTGATATATCTTTTTTGTCGTATGGAAATTTTGTTATTCTTTTGTCTATACCCCATGAAAATATAATTGGTTCGCATCTTATAACTTTGAAGTTGTATTTTTTTTCGAAGTCTATCCAATTTGTTTTTTCATCACAATCAAGAACATATATTTTTATACTTTTATTGTATTTTCTCAAAGTAGCAATAGACAATATAATAGGTGTGCTTGTGTTTTCATTTATTTTATTGCATTCATTACTCCAATAGTAATATACTATTGCATGTTTTTGTTTTTTTATAGATAGCATTTATTTATTATAGTTTAATTTATGAAATATTGTATGAGCACAATGTGTATTGACACATCATCTTTTGAAGAAAAAGTAAAGGCCATTTCCTTTGGTGGGTTTGAGTCAATAGAAATTTGGTTAAAAGATTTTAAAGATAAAAAAATTAGCGAAGTCAAAAAAATCATCAAAGATCACAACCTAAGGGTTGCAGAGACTGTTAAATTGGAAGGTTGGTTTGAATTAGACGGATCTTTAATGGGAGTTAAAAATAATTGGAGTTCAATTTTTGATGAATGTAAAAATAGAATGGAGATTTCTAAAGATTTAGGCAGTGAATATATTGTAACACTACCCAGCAGAGATGACAGAGGTAAATTTTCTTCTTTTGAAGATGGGGCTGAAAGATATTTTCAAATTTTAGAATTTGGTAAAAAAATTGGAATATGTCCTACTTTAGAGTTCGTAGGTCAGTCTTCACAGATATATAATGTCAGGACAGTTTTGGATTTTTGCAATTTAATAAAAGATGATTATTGCAAAATAATTGTTGATGTTTTCCACGTTTGGAGAAGTGGAGATGATATAGAAGAAGTTTCAAAAATACCAGTTGAGCTTGTGAGTTTGCTCCATCTTCATGATGCTACATCAAAATTTGGTAGAGAAGAATACAAAGACAGACACAGGGTTATGCCAGGAGACGGAATATTGGATTTGAAAAAATTTATAAATATATTTAAGAAAAAAGGATTTTCTGGAGACATTTCATTGGGAGTTTACAATCATGACAACTGGACTAGGGATCCATATAATGTTTGTAGAGAAGGATTTTTGAAGATGAAAAAAATAATAGAGGATTATTGACAATGAAAAAAGCTTGTGTAATTGGATCAAGTGGAAAGTTAGGTTCTGCAATAACTAGAAATTTGCGCTGTAATCATCAAGTCATAGAGCATCTTGGGCGAAACCACTCAGATTTAACAAAAGAAAATAATGTAATAGAATTTTCCAACGCAGTAAATGATATAGATTTATTAATTTGTGCGATTGGAAAAAAAATAGAAGGCTCTGCAACAGGAGAATTTGATGATTTTAATAAAATTTTTAATATAAATTTTTTTTCTATTTTTTTGTGTTGTAAGCATATTTCTAAAAAAATGAAAGAAAATTCTTGCATACTAATAATTGGAAGTGTAGATGGTTGTTTTGGAAACAAGTCAGCAATGTACTCCACGGCAAAATCTGCTCTTCACATGTATTCAAGATGTCTTTCTAAAGAGTTGGTTGATAGAAAGATAAATGTAAACTGTATTGCACTTGGAACTCTTTATGATTATAATATTGAAAATTGTGCCAAGTCCATATTAGGACTTGCAGATTGTAAACATATTAATGGACAGGTCATAAGAATAGATGGAGGAAACCATACATTCCCATGTTAAAAAATGAAGGATTTTTATTAGTTAAAAATTTTTTTAGTAAGAATAAAATTACAAAAATTAAAAAAGAAATGGAGTATTGTTTTGAATTGATTTCAAAAAGAAATCACAATGAAATTGACAAAGATATAATTGAATTATTTAAAAAAGATACGCAATCTTTTTTGGGTTGGGCCAATTTATGTCAAAATTTATTATCCCTTCATAGGCTGTCTAGTTCTAAAAAAATAGAAAATCTTCTAAAAAAATTAGGACTAAATAAGCCAACAATAAACACGAGACCTCTTTTGTCTCTAAGTTGTAAAAGTTTGTCAAAACACGATTCACATTGGAAAGTTCCAAGTCATCAGGATTGGCCCAGCACAAGAGGAAGCCTTAATGGGGTAACGGTATGGATTCCTTTGGTTGGCATAAACAAGGATATTGGGCCATTAGAAATTGCACCAAAGAGTCATTTGCTGGGATTTTTAGAACATCATAATGATGGCTTAGTGCCTATAATATCAAAACTAGAAGATAGAAAATTTATTTCAAATTCCATGAATGTCGGTGATATTTTAATTTTTAATTATTTTACTATACATAAGTCGGGATTGAATATCAATCTTGATAAAATAAGATGGTCTGTCCATTTCAGATACGACGACGCAGAAGAAAAAACTTTTATTGAAAGAAAATACCCTAGATATAAAAAAGAAATAAGATCTGATGAAAATATTGATTCTTCTTTCCCAAATCTTAAACAGATTGAGGACTCTCTAAAATGAAAGTAAAATTAGATAAAATTAAAAAAGACTACGAAAATAATGGATTTGTTTTTATTGATGATTTTTTAGATAAAAATCTTTTTATTGAATACGTCAATAACATAAACAACATTACTATTTGGAATGATCCAAATAATGGGTTTTTGGAAAGACAAAAAAAACAAAACAAAAGCAATTATGAACTTCATGAAAATTATTCTTCTGAGTATAATCCAACAAGCAATAGAACGGTTGCAGACAGAAATCAGATAAAACAAAATTTACCAAAAACTATTAGTTTTTTTTCTTCTTTTGATTTTATAAATTTCATAAAAAATGTTTCTGGTATTGATGATTTGTTTTTTGACGATAGTCTAAGGGGTGGAGGATTGCAAAAAAGTGAAAATGGAGCCTATCTAAACATTCATTTAGATAATAACTGGAGTCCCAACACAGAGAGCTATCCTGTAGTCAATTTGATTTTATTTTTTAGCAATTGGAAAAAAGAGTATGGTGGAGAATTGGAAATTTGGAACAAAAATTATAAAAACTATATTTTGCCAAAAGAAAACAGACTGGTAATCAGGCACAACTCAGAAGAATCTTATCATGGATTTCCAAATCCAATTAATTGTCCAAAAAATGAAAATAGAATTGCTTTAGTCTTATTCTATCATACAAAAAAAATAATTCCAAAAAATAAAAGATCAAGTGCATTATGGATTTGAGACTTCCTGATTTTATCTGCGTTGGCACACAAAAGTCTGGGACAACTTGGTTGTATCATGAGTTGTCTAAGCACCCGGACATTGATATGCCAAAAACAAAAGAGGTTGGAAATAACAACGCCTCAACAGGAGTTGAAAAAAATAAACATGGAATTTCTTCGCCTTTTTTAAATTTAGAAAAATATTCTTCTTATTTTCCTAAAAACAATAAAATAACTGGAGATATTACCCCCCTCTACTTCTACGAGCCAGATTGTGCCAAACAAATAAAAAAAGTCTTGCCTAATTCATTTGTTTTTGTAATATTAAGAAATCCTGTAGATAGGGCTTTTTCTCAATGGAGAATGGTTAGAAACTTAGGGGCAATGGAGAAAACAGCAACATTTATGAAGTGTTTTGAAGAAAATGTGAGAAACATAAAAACTAGAGGTCTATATATTAATTATATTAGGTCTTTTATTGATGAATTAGGAGAAAATTTTAAATTTTATTTTTATGATGATATTTTGAAAAATCCAAATTATTTTTTAAAAAATATATTAAAAAATATAAATGTAAATTTAGAATTTAACTTTAGTTCTTCTTGGTTAAAAATGCCCTACCATGATGACAATCAAATAATTAAAAAAGAAGACAAGAAAAGATGCATGTCTTTTTACTATAGTTCTATTAAAGAATTAGAAAAACTTGTTCATGTCAATACGGAATGGACATATGAAAAAATTCTATGATTTAGTTCTTCACAGCTCAGTAATAAATAAAAGTAATACTTATAAGGTTGCAAAAAAAATATCTAATTTTTTGAAAATAGATATTTTACACATAGATGATGTTGATTTTTTTAAATATAAAAACATAATAATTTGCTGTTCTACTTTTGGTGATGAAGAATTACCTTTTAATATGGAGTTTTTTTTAGAAAATTTAAAAATTAAGTCAAAAAATTATACTATTTGTGAATTAGGTAACTATTTTGGAGTCGATGATAAAGAATTCGGAGCAGCCAGAATAATTAAACATAAGTTGAAATATTTGAATTGGAAACTTATTGATGAGTGTCTTTCTTTAGATTCTGTGCCTGAAATAGATTGGCAAAGTTTTTCTTTATGGATTAAAAAAATAAATGAAAGATATAGAAATAATTAGTAAAATTAAAAAAATTACTAATTGCAAATTTATTTTAAAAGAAGATAAGTGTATTTTTTTAGATTTTTATGATAATGAATCTACTTATGGTGGAGTTTTTAGACATTCCACTAAAAAAAAAGAAATTTTAGATCTTTTAAACAATCTTAAAAATATTATTTATCTTGATTTAAGAAAGAATAGAATAAACTCAGAGTTTAATCTTGATTTGCCAAATTTAAAACATTTAGATTTAGGTTCTAATTATTTGTCAAAAGTTCCATTTTGGATTAAAAATTTATCTTTAGAATATTTAAATTTGGGAGTAAATCAATTAAGTACAGTCCCAGAATGGTTTGCAGAAAAAAAATTTACCACATTGAAAATTCATAAAAATAATTTAAATCACATGCCTGTTCTCAGAGCGGATAATTTAATATTTTTAAATCTTTATCAGAATAAATTTGAAAAAATTCCTGAATTTGTTTTTAGTTTATATAAATTAAAATATTTTTGTTGGGGCATGAGTTGTATTGAAGAGATCCCAGAAGAAATTTCGAACTTAGTTAATTTAGAGTGGCTTTCTTTGGTTCCTAATAAAATAAGATTTTTACCTAGTAATTTTAATAATTTAAAAAAATTAATTGGAATTAGAATTGGTAAAAACAAACTATCAGAAATTCCAAATTTTTTTGATGAATTTTCTAATTTGAAGCAATTATCTTTATATAAAAATAAAATTAAAAAAATACCTGATAGTTTGTTTAATTTAAATAATATTGAATATATAAATATACAACAAAATCCAATAGAAACCAAGTCAATAAATAAATTAAAAAAATATTTAGTCAATGCTAAAATTGAATATTGATTATAATAAACATATTAATTTTATTAAAAATTTTGATGAAAAAAATATAAAATCTAATAAGAAATTTTTAAAATTATTGTTAAAAAATAATAATTTTAAAAATTTCTTATTAGATGATATTAGATTTTGTTATTATTTTTGCCATTGGGTCATTGAGGGTCGTTGTGAAGTTTTAGAAGATATTTTTGTTTCAAATTCTTGTTACGCTCTCAACTACGCAGCATTTGTATTGAATAGCAAATTACCTGAAAATTTACATAATTGCATGATACTGAAGCATTTATCAGAAAAAGACGAGTGTGCAAATCAATATTTTATTTGGCTTCTTAATAAAGAAAATAAAATTAATATCGGTGTATGGGGAGATTACAAATGATTCCACACCTAGTCATAATGCTTAGTCCTAAAAAACCAAACATGCAAATAAATGCCAAGTTTTGTATCGAATCAATCCGAAGGTTTTCAGGTTTTGAAAATTTTTATACCACATTGGTTGTGCCTGATCATGAGAAAGATCATTTGGATTCTTGGTTTTATAAAAAAAAGTGCGAGGTATATGCATATAAATATAATAATAATTTTCATTGTCCTTGGAATTTTGGTCCAAGATGGTATATAGAGCCTAAATCTGAATTTTATTTGGCATTGGATGCTGATGTTATTTGTCTTAATACAATTGCATCGATTCAAAAATTAATAAAAAATAAATCTTTTAATGCCGTTTCAGCTGTTTCTTGCCCATTTGATTTGAATCCTTTTGACATGTGGAGAAAATTATTCGAAGCAGCAGGATTGATTTTTCCTAATAAAACATATTCATACAGAGAAAAAAGAAGTATAAAAAATAAAAGTATTGATGATTATTCTCCTTTTTACCCAAATTGTGGAGTTCTATTATTAAATTCTTGTTTATTAAAAGATATTAAGAAGGCATGTCCAGAAATTGTTAAAATTGTTGATAGGTTTTGTAGGAAAAATTATTATTTCCCACAGATAGTAAGTTCTTTGTTAATATATTATTGTAATTTTGAAATTAATGAGTTAGAGTCTAATTGGAATTCGCTCGAAACTTTCGACAATCACAGCCCAGAAGTAATTTTTTATCATCACAATCGATTTTCAATTTTTGAAAAAATAAAAAATGCACATAACTCAAATTTAGATTTAACCAAAAAACTAGATTCTATAAAAACTTCTATAGAAAAAAAGTTCAAGTTATTGTAGAATTTGATTATGAAACTTATTATTTTTGGAACCAATGAAATTTCTTGTTTGGCCAAATTTTATTTCGAAAATGATAGTCAATTTAGTTGTTTTTCTTATTGTTTGGACTCTGGGTTTATAAAGGAAAATAGTCTAGAGGGACTACCAATTATTTCTTTTGAAGAAATAGATGTAAAAAAATATCCAATTGAAGAGTATTTATTTTTTGTGCCTCTTTATGAAAACAAATTGAGAGATTTGAAAACAAAACAGGTCTTATCTAAAGGGTATGGTTTAGCATCATATATTTCTTCAAAAGCAACGGTTTTTTCAAAAAAAATTGGTTCTAATTGTTTTATAATGGAAAATAATGTAATTCAACCATATGTTGAAATAGGAGATAACAACATATTTTGGAGTGGTAATCATATTGGTCATCATAGTATTATAAAAAATAATGTATTCTTTTCTTCTCATGTTGTTTTATCAGGAAAATGTTTGGTTGAAGATTATTGTTGGTTCGGAGTCAACAGTTGCATAAGAGATAGACTAGAAATAGCAGAGGGTTCTTTTATATCAATGGGATCTGTTATTACAAAAAGCACAAAACCTTACAAAAAGTATTCAGGCAACCCAGCCAAGGAATATGGCGATGTTGTTTCATAAATTAGGGCTAGTTTTTTCTGACCAAGCTCAACTTCCAACATTAGAAGACCGAAACGAAATCATCAGAGTTTATTATTCGTACAGAATAAATAAACAAAGTCACATAAATTATTTTGAAATACTTAAAAAAAATTTAAAATTAAAATACAAAAATAAAAGACCAGTTTTTTCTCCTGGTCATACGGGTTGTTTTGATGACGTGGGAGTTATGCCTTCCTGCCTAGTTGGAGGAAGACTATATTATACAGGTTGGAATTTGCGCGGAACTGTTCCGTACGGCCACTCAATAGGTTTTGCTATTTTCAATGAAAAAAAAAATAAATTCGAAAGAATTCAAAAAGGTCCGGTTTTGGACAGAGGTAGAAAAGTTCCTTATTTAGCAAATTCTCCTTTTGTAATTGGCAATAAAATGTGGTTTTGTAATGGAACCGGTTGGGATGGAAATTTTGCAAAATATACTATATGGGAAGCAGAAAATAACAATGAAGATTGGATTGTAAAAAAACAATTATTCGGCAAATTAAATGAGGCTTGTTCAAGAGCCTGCTATTCTGAAATTGGATTTTTATTTGCAAAAAAAACAAAAAAAACTCAATATGAAATATTTTTATATAAAAAAAATAAAATTAAAAAAATTATAAGAAAATCTTCAAAAGACGACTGGGACTCTGAGATGACATGCTATCCTTATTTTTTTAAGGATATGATTTTTTATAATGGCAATGGATACGGAAAGTCTGGCGTTGGTGTGGTTAGGCTAGAATGATTTTTTTATATGTTTTATATATTCTGCTATGCCTTCCTTGATTGTGTATTTAGGCTCCCATCCTAATTCTTTTTTTGATTTTGATATGTCACATTTTGTGTCTATTTGATATTTTTTTGAAAAACAGCAATTAATATATTTAGGCTCTAATTTTGTTTTTAAGTTTGTATTTATAATTTTAATTAATTCCAAAAAACTCACAGAATTACCAGACCCAATATTAAAAATTCCGCTTTTATTGTATTTTAGGCATTTTAGATTTGCTTCCACAACATCTTCAACAAAACACCAGTCTCTTTTCTGTTTTCCAAATTTGAATATCTTAGGATTTTTATTTTCCATCATTTGTTTGATTATTTGAAATATCATGCTTGATCTTTTTTCTTTTATTTGTTCGTAAGGCCCATACACATTGCAATATCTTAGTCCTATTATGCTAATGTTATTTTTTTTTGCAAAATCTTCTGCAAATTCGTCAAACGCCAGTTTTGATTCGGCATACAAATTTAGAGGATTTGTTTTTGTTTTTTCACTAAATGGAGCTGGGCTGTTACCATAAACAGCGGTAGAAGATGCATAAATAAATTTTTTACATCCATTTTCTAATAATTCATTAAATAGATTTATGGGTTCATGTAAATTTGCCCTAAACATTTCTTTTGAATTTGTACATGTTGTATCATTGTTTGCTGCCATATGAAAACATACATCTTGTTTTTTTAAATTTTTAATATTATTTATAAAATAAGTTTTTTTAAAAATTGGATTTTCTTTTGTTTTTCCTGTAATAGAGATTGTATGTTTTTGTTTTATTATTTTTTTAATTAAATTAAATCCTATAAAACCAGTTGCACCAGTGACTAAAATATTCATATTTTAATATTAGTTATACTATTTTATAAATATGTCAAACACCAAAACAGCAAAGCCACTATCTTTTGTTCCTTTTTCAAAGTCCAGAGTAGATATAATAATACCTTTTCATGGTCAATATGAAAAGGTAGTCTCCCTCGTTCAGAGTATAATATTTTCTGTAAAAAGCAATCCTTATCAAATTACTTTAGTAGACGATCACTCAGAAAATGAAACTTTCCACAAAGAGTTGGCAGATCAATTTAAGAAAACAACCCCAGAAGGCTATAGACATCAAGTTGTTTGCATTAGAAACAAAAAACAACTTGGTTTTGGTGGCTCTTTAAGAGTGGGATATGAAAATACAAATTTGCCTTGGGTTTTGTTTTTGCATTCTGATTGTTTGGTGGAAGATCCCAACTTTATGATTGAAATGGGCCAGTCGCTATTAGATTGGAAAGAACAGAACGTTCCTGTGAAATTTGTTTCTGCAAGATCAAATAATCCTGGTGATCTACTAAAAGCAAAAGCAAAAAGCCATGAGAAAGAAAATAAAAATATAGTTTTAGAAGAAAATGAAACATTGCCTCTTTTTTGTGCAATGTGTCATAGAGAATTGTTTGAAAGAATTGGAGGTTTTATAAAAGAATATCCGTATGCTTGGTATGAAGATGAAGAATTAGCACATAGAATGAGAAAATACGGATACAAACAAGGAGTATCAACTAAATCTTGGATTTATCACGAAGGCGGTTCTACAATAAAATATCTTTGGGATAAAAATAAAAAAGCAAAAGAAATTATGGACAACAACAGAGAATTGTGCTTGAGCGACATAAAGTCAATTAAATGATATGGAATTATTTTTTTCCATAGTTCAAATATAAGCATTTGAACAATGAATAAATAAGGTTGAACAAATTTGTTCAAATTAACAAGGAGGAAACATATATGTATTGTCGCAGACCAGATGGTGTATTGATAAATTTCGATTCAGTAAAATACAAACGTTGTTCAAACGGTCTAACCAACGCAGCTGGACAAAAGTCAGCTAAATGCGGTGGTTGGAAATATTTTTATGCTAATTGCCCAAAAACCAATTTTATGTGCTCCGCTCTTTCTGGAGCTTGGGTTTCGGCCATAACCGTATGCCGTCAGCAACTTTATAGCTGATCTTTCGGTCTCATAAATAAATCCTTGTAAATTAATTTTTATGAGGATTTATTTTTTTAATTTATGAAACCAGCACGCAAATCATTGACAACAAAAAAAATTCATGTATATTGTTGTTGCTGTCTAATTTGTTCTCAAGAAAGGAATCTTTTACAATGCTTGTTCTTTCAAGGAAGATTGACGAATCTATATTAATTTCTAACAATATCGAATTGATAATTGTTGATATCATTGGAGATAAAGTTAAAATTGGAATCAATGCTCCGAAAGATGTTAGAATTCTAAGATCTGAAATCTATGAAAAATTGTGCAAAAAAAATATTGTGCAAAAAAAATAATTTTTAAAGTATTTTTTTTACATGGTCGATAACAGTACTACTTGGTTTATATCCAAGTTTTTTACTAATTTTTTAATTTTAGCTAATATTTCTTTAGATTCGCTAATTCTTTTCGGCAAAAATTTTGTCGGAAATTATCTTAATTTTAATCATTAATTAAATATTTTATTCACTTTACTCCTTGAGTATTCGGCCTATAATCGTCTTAAACTGAATGGAGTTGATTATGAAAATTTTATTCCCGCCTCATCCAAACGTAAGAATTCCATCTCACAAATTAAGTGAGTATGAAAAAACTGGAAATTGGATTGCACAAAGAAAATTCAACGGAACTAACGTTGTAATTTATGTGTCTTTAGATAGAAAAATTCATATTCTGACGAGACATGGAACTCCCCCTAAATTATTTTCTTTGAGCAAATCACACACAGATCAAATTTTGTCTCTAAATTTAGAGCAAGGAAAAGATTATTGGTTAAATGGAGAACTTCTGGATCATAAGACAAAAAATCCTGAATATAAGAAAAAAATCGTTTTATTCGATGTTCTTCATGCAGGAAGGTATTTGATCAAAAATCCCAATCAAGAAAAAAGATTGGAAATATTAAATGACATTTGTAAAAATCCTACAAAATTAGAAAAAAATGGTTTGGCTTTAGAAATATCTGATGATATTTGGTTGGCAAATTCTTGGAAAAATGATTTTGAATTTCATTATAAAGAGTATTTAGATCGAGATGAAATTGAAGGATTAGTTTTGAGGAAATTAAATTCATTTATAGATAATTTTGGACAAAAAGAACATGATGTTTCTTGGATCGTTAAGTGCCGAAAGCCCCACGCTGGAGGCAACTACAATTTTTGATCTTCCTCTTGACAAGTACTTTTTTCTGTTTTATACTAATGCCCAACATTTTGGGGGTCTCTTACTCATTGGAGATTTGTTTTCTTAGAACTCTTTTTCTTCAAGAGTATAGCATAGTATATCGTCGCCTTTCCCTTTATTCACGGATGGATAAACATGAAAATAAAAATTGGTTTAAAGCAGAAGACGGTTCAGTCAGTTGAAATCGCAGAAAAAATAAGCATCAAACCCAAGGAAATTTCTTGTGGGGTTGATGAACAAAAAAAATCTATTTCAAATGAATTAAATAATTCTGATATTGAAGAGCATATCAGACAATATTTCTTAACTCCCTTAAAAGAATTGATCAAAAATGAAGGAGTTAGCAATGGCTACTTAATTGCCAACGTGGAGGCTTTAGGTGTTATCAAAAAAATTATAAAATCCATACTAAAACAGAAGAAAATTTCAGTTATAGAAATTTTAGAAAAGGCCGCATTCGAAGAATATGGAGAATATAAAGAATCTGATGAGCCTGGAGAATATGAATCAGAAGAAGAATCTGTGGAATATGAGTCCGAGGAATCTGACGAAGATGAGTCTGAAGCATCTGTAGAATCTTCTATTGTTCAAAAAGCCGTACTTGTCACCGAAGAGGAAGAAGAGGAAGAGGAAGAAGAGGAAGAAGAGGAAGAGGAAATTGACGAGTACGACTTGGAAGAGGCGAGAGAATGCGATTCATACTGTTTTAATGAAGATGAAAGTATGGACGGATGATCAAAATAATTAAGGAAATTTTACCTAAAGATAAAAAATATTATTTTGCTGTTTCTATGGGGGTTGATAGTGTAGCTGCATATCTCTTTTTGAGGTCAAAAGGCTATAAGGTTACCCCTGTTCATTTTAATCATAAACTAAGAATTCAAAATGATCTGATGGAGCAGAAGTATATTGAATTATGTAAATTTACCAATGTTGATCCAATTGTTGGACATGGCGAAAATTTAACAACAGAATCCGATTGTAGGAATGCAAGGTTGAATTTTTATAAACAATTTTGCCACAATGAAACAATAATTACGGCTCATCATATGAACGATTGGATCGAGAGCTATTTATTAAACTGCTTCAGAGGTCAGCCAAATAACGATTGCATCGAATTAACTAGTGAATTCAAAAGCTTTAAAATAATTCATCCATTCCTTCTATCCAGAAAAAAAGATTTTGAACAGTATCTTGAACGCAACAACTATTTGTGCTATACTGTTCAAGACGAAACCAATTTCATTTGCAAAGGAAGTAGAAGAAATTGGATTCGGAAGCAGATTTTTCCTGAGATGATTAAAAATAAATTGTCTTTAGAAAAATTTGCTGAAAGAAAAATAAAAGGAGATTTAGTAGAAAGCATTTGAATAAGGTAGCGGAATCAAATACATTGGGCCATTAACTCAGCTGGTTAGAGTGTCAAACTCATAATTTGAAAGTCCTTGGTTCGAATCCAAGATGGCCCACTTCAGTCACTTTTGATTCCTCTACTTTTATCAAAATGAACTTCTCTGACTTCTAATTTTTTCACTTAGATATTATGTCTTGTCTACAATCCAATGCGAGTTTCGATTCATGTAATATATTTTTTCTTTACCTAAGAGATATGTGTAGTGTAGCATCCAATATTCACTCAAATTTTTGTAATAGAAAGAAGTAGAGAAATTTGGGAAAATTATTTTTGGAATTGTATAAACATTCATGTTTAGTGGAGTAATTTTTTGATTTATGAAATTTTGATTTCCACTATAATTCTTAATATCTTCTTTGTTATAAGAAAGAAGTTCAATAATTTTGTCTTTTTTTTCGCTATTGAAAACCATGAAGCCTGTGCAATAGTTATCGCATTTTCTCTTTTTTACCAATACGCCATCAATTAGATCGCAACACTCATCGGTGCCATTTAAATAATCTTCGCCATCTTGAAAAATAATATCAAAAGGATCGCTTTTTTTCTTCAACATATTTTTTAATATTTTATCTAACTCTTTGGTGAAGTTAAAGTTCACCCAAATATCAGTGTCTATATAAGTTACGAAAGGATAGTTTTTACTTTCTTGCTCAATAAATTTTTTCTTTATATCCAGCTTATTGAATACTATTTCTTTATATTTTTTTGTTTCCCACTGATGAAACTTTTCAGATAAATTTTTGTTTTCTACTAACTCACAATCAGCTCCTTCTTTTTTTAACTCTTCGTAACAAATGTTATCCGTACAAATAAAAACTAATTTCGAATCTATTTTTAATTGCTTCCATCTTTTGTAGAAATTAAAAGCAAAATATTTGTACCCATTGTTTATTATTGCGAAAAATATATTCATAGCACTCCCTTTGTAGGATAGTCTAAATTATTGTTTCTTATTTTATTTATCATTAACGAGAAAGAGCTTTCGTTTGACCCAATAAAATAACGACAACTTTGCAAGATAAAAAAATCAGCTATAGTGTGGATATCGCTTGTATATCTAACAACTTTTTTTCTATCATACATACCTTCAAACTTTTCTTCTCCTTTGCTTATTCTCTCGAACAATATTATTCTATCTTTGAATATTTCGATGAATTTTCTTTGAGTTTCTGCGTTATCTGTTGCTAAGAAAATTTTTTTATCATTAGTCTCTAGAAATCTTACAATAGCTCTTTGAGGAATCGGTTTATCTCTTGTCTTATCAGACATCAACAGTGCTGTCTTGCAACCCGTTCTTATGTGCAGACCGATAGTTTCTTTGATTTTAAATTTTTCAACAAAGTCTTGAAAAAAGTTCTTATATTCTTCTTTTAATTTCAAATAGCTATAGGCTTGTCTGAACAAATCTGTAGAAGAGTTACACTTAAATGTTTCCATCATTTTTTTAAACGAAGTGGTTTTTATAACATCATCCGCTTCTGTTAATTTTTCAAATTTCAAAGAAGGAAGATAGTCGAAAAATTTTAAAAATTCTACTAAGTTATGGTTGTTTACAATCCATTCTTGCGTTGCTTCGCTTGCAATTTTTTTTTCAACCAAAAGATTCGCAGCCAATGACAGTCTTAGTTGATTTGCAAATCCATCTGGGCATTTTATATAAATTTTATTCATATTTTTCTACCAAAAAATTAGAAGTATAAAACGCCTCTTTTAAATGAAGTACATTTGAAAATTCATGCCAATTCATCTGTACTTTACACTTAGACTTATCTACTCCTTGTGAAAGCCTTATAGAATAATGTCCTGGCTCTTTAAGTTCAAGCTTTATGGTTTCTCTTTCATAATGGCACCAAACATCCCATATTGGGTATTTACTTAAAATTTTTCCATCCTTATAAATTTCCACACAATCAGAGTAGGGACCAATAGTTTGAAAAATGCCTATTAATTCGTCTTCAACATAAATATCAATAAAATTTTTAACACTTATGTTTAATTCTTTTATTAGTATTTCTGTATATTTATTTTTTAATGGACAGACTATGTTGTAATTCGAGTGCAATGGCTCATCAGGGTGGTTGAATACGTTGTGCTCTAGGTGTTGGAATATTTTTGAGGAATAATAATTTCCTCCAAATTCTGTGGTATGAACATAGTCCTTAATTATTTGACTAATCTCTATTTTATCTTCTAAAAATTCTTCATAAACATTTATGCAATGAATATTGTGTTCAGAAGAATATTTTTTAACGTCATCATACATCTCAAGTCTTGAGTTTAGCATTTCACTTATTGGGAAAAGCAAAAAAATTGGAGTTATATTGTTTTTTAAAAGTTTAAAAGTTATACAATCAAGATATTCAAAAATTTTCTTATCATAATTAGTTCTAGAAGTTGAAAACCAATCAATTAAACATATTTCTGGTTTGTATTCTATTACTTCTTCTATAAAGCAAATTCCCGCATCCGATAAATGCATAGATCCATAGCCGAACTTCCTATACTCTGCTTGCACCATTGACATGAGCGAATCTGCGTATGAGTTATTTTGCTTCGTAACAGATGCTCCGAAGAAAGCTATTTTATTGTATGTTATTTTCATATATTTCAATCAATGCTAGTATTATCTCGTTTTCTTGCAAGTAGTATGACTCTTTATCATATGGATCTTTGATTAGTTCAAAAAAATATGGATTTTTACTTAATTGTATTTGAGTCTCAAGTATAAAAAAATCTTTATCTTCAAATAACTTTTTCTTATATTCTTCAATATTCATTATCTTCTTCATCCTTTATTTGATAAAAATAATCATTATAGTCTAGATTGTTATCATAGTCTTTTTTTTTGGCATCATCTATGTAATTCTTCGCTTCATCTAAAGATAGAAAATTTTTGCGATAAATTTCTTTAAATATATCTGCGTATCCCTCGTATTTGATTACTAAAAATTTCATAAAATTCTTTCTTGAAAAAATCTAAACTCATTTCGAAACTATTGTTTTTTATTTCTTTACCACTGTGTTTATTATTGATTAATAAATGATATTTTCCCTCACAGAATTTAGATATTTTTTTGTAACAATTAGAATTAAACCCATTATTTAATTCTAATATTTTTGTTTTTTTACTGCAAAAAATAATATTGGTTAGCCCTGCTCCGTGAGAAGCGACAACACAATCGGCATTATACATAATGTTTGCTTGTTGTTCTACTGAATAATTTTCTAAAAATATTTCTACGAAATCTTGTTGGGCCAAAAAGTCTAATATTTCTTTAGAAATATATCTATTGTTCCTTTTTATTATAATTTTTTTATGACTATTTTCTATATTTGATCTTATTTGCTTTAAATAACAAGCCAATTCTTCATTAATGCTATTTTTTATTTCTTCGTATTTAAAGGCGACTTTATCAGATGGATCAAAAGAACTTAATACATTTATTGTTTTTTCTTTATATAATTCTTTTAAAATTTTTTCGATCAATAAAATTTGATCATTTGGCAGATCAAAAAATAAATCAAAAGAATTAAAGTTTTTGTATATTTCGTGAATAATTGGTAAAAAATCAATTATTGCATGATGATAATTTGATACTTGTTTTGAATCTAAAAATATGAACTTTTTTGATGATTTGCTACTCATAAATGTATTCTATATATTTATCAATCATGTATTCGAAAACTTTGTACATAAAGTTTTCACTTAAATACTCTGAGGCGAACAAATTTGCTTGATTCTTTATTTCTAAGCATTTGTCATCATTTTTAATACACCATGAAATCTGCTCATGCAGGTCTGATAAATCTTCTTTTATTGGCAAGTAATGAATATATGGTTTCAGTAAAGGCTGGAACCATTCTAAAACTTCTGCGGAGTGTATTACTGTTACGCTGTTCATAAACAACAATATTCTTAATCTTTCTGCCCAATCTATATTATTACCGATATTCAATATGAATTTGTATTGTTGCTGATCAGACATTGGCATAAAATCAGACAAAGGAATTTCCGGTTCGTATGACTTGGTGAATCCTATGTCGAATAACGGATCGTTGTGAAAATTTTTGTATAAAAAACCTCTGGTAGTATCCGACCAGCACGATGATTTTTCTACACCAACTTTTGCTATTTTCCAAGTTTTTTTGGATAGTTGTCCTCGAAAAACAGCTTTGTTAATCTTGGCATCCCAGGGATATAAACTTTGTTTTTTTACAATAGTTTTATCGATATAATCATCCCATCCAATAATTGGTGTGCCACAACTTCGCTCTATTCCTCGATCATTTCCCATAGGTATGGGAATATTGTACACAGCTTTTTTAGATTCTCTTGTGATTGAGAAACAAGGTATATTTAGTGGTCTGCCGTCGTTTAATACAAATAAAGCAGTAAAGTTTTTACTAGGATTATTAAAAATATATTTATTTAAAAAATAATTTAGGTGCTTGAATCTCGCGTGCTTATCTGTGTCTCCGATACATAATAATTCTCCTCCCGAAATTTTTATTAAACAAGAAACATCTGAGATGTGTGTTGAATTTTGAAAAGACTCTAGAAGTTTATTGTGCGAAATCTTACACCCAGCGGAAATCAATGAATTAAAATAGGCATCTAATGTTTCTTTTGTCGCCTTATCTATTGTGTGCAACTAATCTATTTCTCCAAGTATTATTTCAGGGTATTTTTCACTTATTATTTCTTGGACTTGAATGTTATTTATTTCTTCAAACTTCTTTGTAATGGCATTCAAGATATAGTCATCTTTTTCTTCTGCTGACATTGTGTTTAATACTTGGATGGCATATTTATTTATAAAATAATTCCTGTTGTGATCAACTACATATCCATCCATATTTTTAATCTCTTCTTCTACAACGTATTTGTCTAATTCTCGTAGATCTATTTCTTCATCTCTTCCTCGGAGTTGATTATTTTTTTTTATTTTTTCTGTTTTTAATTTTTCAAACTCTTCTCTACACCCACAGAGTCCAAGGTTTTTACCAAAAAAAATATAGTGATAAAACAATCTTTGTCGCTCTGTTATGCTATTTTCCCGGCAGTATGGTTGGTAAAAACTTTTTACATCACCAGTTTGCGTTATATAAAATTCATCATCAAAATTTTTTTCTATAAGATTTTTTTCGTAAAACTCAATGATTTCCATGTTTTAAACACATCCTTTTTTTGTAAATTATAACGACATCCGCCTCCGTAAGATTATAATAGCACAAACAACTATATTTTTGAAAAAAACATTCATATCATCTCTATTATTCAATATGTCTTTAGATTTTTATACTTCTTTTTCAAAAAATTATGGCGATCAATATAAAACTTGGCTTTCATTTGCAAATGAAATTTTTGCGATTCAAGCACAAGAAGAAACCAGTCCAAATGATGCAGAGACAATATGCAATAAAGCCAATTTAGTTGATAATAAAAATCTCCATAAAATTAACGATATAACAAAAATTGCCAGAAACAACTCTGGCAATTTTTGTTTAACTAATTGTGATATTGAATTAGTAGGCGATCATTTTATTTGGGATGAAATTTTAAAAAAAGAAGGTCTGATAATTGGCCAGAGATATAATTATAAAAAAAAATACGAACATATAGGTCAGAACTTTGGTGGAATAGATTTTTTTATATTTAATAGGCAATTTGAAATTGAAGAATCAAATTTTGCCATGGGATCTTGTTGTTGGGATTGGTGGATTGTTTATTTAGCTATGATTCAAAGTGTTCCGATATACAAAATAAATATTCCTTTTGTATATCATGAAATCCATGATCGAAGATGGTCTGATGATCAATGGATGAATCAAATGAAGATTTTTGAAAGCATGTATGGAATAAAACAAGACAGAGAATTTAAAATAAAATTATTAAATTATGCAATTGATATTTTTTAATTTTATTGTTCTGCTGCTACTGTTTTTTGTTGAATCTTTTCATCAAGTTCTGATCTTAGTATTACAACATCTTTTTCAGCTTCGACTCCTATTCTAACCTTGTTCATGTTGTCGATCCTTACAACAGTTAGACGGATGTCCTCTCTTCCAGGTATTCTTACAATAATTGTCTCGTCTTTCTTTCGGCTTAAAACTAGCATTTTTGTCTCCTTTCTTTTTCCTTGCTAATAGTAGTATAGTATTCTTATCAAAAAAAATTTTCACCAAAAAATAAATTAATAATAATTTTTTTTTATTATTAATTTATGGTCTAGAAAAAAAATTATCGACGTAAGTCTTTGATTACAAGGTCTTTGCGACGTTTATTCTAGGAAAATCTGAAAAAGTTTTTTGACATTCGAACCCTGTTACGTATAGTTGAATAGGAAACAACGAGTGGTTGAAACAAAGGCTCATCAACCGGTCGCTATAAAACATCGAGCCTAAAATTGGAAACGGGAGTTGTGTAATGACTACTAAGCAGTTCGAAAGGACGATTGCTCGGATTAAGGATTTTCATTCTAAGGCTGAAAACCTCATCAATGAGATTTTCACTTCGCACAAGGTCGAAGAAAAGACGGTTGCTAAGAAAGAGGCAAAGGCCTCTAGAAAGGCCGATAAGACCACCAAGGTCAAGACGGGAGCAGAAAAGCCTCGTTCTGGTCGAGATGGCGGTCCTAATCGTTCGGAGCTTATCCGTGCTTATTTCAAGAAGTACGGCTCTAACGCTCGTCCTAGAGATGTTATTGAAGCTCTCAAGAAAGAGGGCATAGAGGTTGCCCCTGCTTTGGTTTCTATTGTGAAGAATAAGCTTAACGGCGGAGCAACGGTTACTCCTAAAGTGGATAAAACCGTTGTGAAGAAAGCTGAAAGAGTCGCCAAGAGCGGCGATCCCCTTCCGGCAGTTGTTCAGTCTGTTCTTGGGAAAAATAAGGATGGACTTAAGTTGGCGGATTTGACCAATAGGGTTGAAGAGGCTGGCTATAATTATAGCGGTAAGAAAGGTCGCGATGGATTGAAGCAGAATGTCTATCAGTGTCTTTACAGTCTCTCGAAAGAGAAACACCACCCTGGTTATGAAGGTACTGATCCGGTCGTTCTTCACGACGAAACTAGCAAAAGGTACATGCTGAATCCTAATGCTAAACGTACCGCTTGATTTTTAGATCAAAAAATCCCACCCTCTGAAAAAGGGGGTGGGATTTTTTATTTAATTAACTACCAAGGCATATCTTTTAATAATTCAATTATCCGGCGAGCTAAAGCTGCTCCACCAACAATGCGTCCATCACAATAATCCTCGCCATAACCAACTTTAGATTCATGCTTCTTTTGCTCTTCTATCTTCTCATTGCATAATTTTATTATTTTAGAGATCTTCTCTTTTTGTTTAATATTCATAAAACCTCCAACAAATAAACCGCAAAAATAAATAATAATAACGAGTTAATTATATTTTATTTTACACTTTACTTTTCAATCGTTTATTCTATAATGTTGAGCGTTCGAAGAAGTTTGCAGAATTTTTGCAAATGGATTTCTCTAAAAGAAAGGGATTGACTATGACTAGGTTTGTTATGTTTTCGGCTATGTTTGTTTTTTCTATGGTTGTGAATGCTGCTGAGAATGGCGTTCCCACCTTAGCAAATGACACGCAGAGCGTTTTAAAGACTCCTGCTCAGGAAACCGTTCCTGCTCAGGAAACTACTACTACGTCTGCCGCTGCTGTGCAGGAGCAGATTTCCTCGACTCTTCTTGTTGTGGATTCCGCACCTGTCTGCAATGGCCCTAATTGTGTTAAGTATAAGCACAAGGGTAGAATTGCTCCTTGTGCTGTGCCGACCTCTGTTGGGGTCTGTATGACAGAAACGGGTTGTGATGCTTGTTGCCAGAAGGTAACTACCAGAACTCCTGTTTCTGTTGAAATTTGTGCTCCTCCTTGCCCCTCTAAGCAGGAAGTAAGGAAGAACAAGGACGGCAGTAGAGTTGTCTATGATTATGGCCGATATGAGGCTGTGGTCACTGGCAAGGATGGCGTTGTTGAAGTTAAGTATCGCAAGAGACTCTTCAATCGCTAATCTAATCTTAAAATTAAAGCCCCGATGTCTTAACCGGCATCGGGGCTTTTTTATTTAATTTATAAAAATCCCAACCAGTATGATTTTCATTTCTATTAGATTCTAAAAAATGGTAGCCATTGCATTCTTTATATTTTGCATAAGCACAATCATAAATTAATATTTGATCTTCTGGTATGACTATTGCCTCATTGTTCATTGTTAAAGCTGCGGTTATAATTCCTTGATCATCATTATGAGCAAGCTCTCTATCTTGTTTCCAATTTCCAATGCATAAATTTTTTAATTTATCTTCAAAATCAAAGTTAGGTGGAATTCCAAATAATCCTCCATTTATTATGTATTTTTGATCTATAAAATGATCGTATTGTCCATAATATCTTTTTTGCACCTCTTTTCCATTAACTTTATGACGCTCGCCAGTAAATCCTGATAATATTATTGTTTTTTCTTTTTCTCGCAGAAACTCATCAATTTGTGGTATTTTATTTGTTATTATTAAGTCATTATCCAAGAAAATTTCATGTGTATTTGGGCTTAGTCTAGGAGGGCAAATTTTCCAAATTTCTTTTATTGGAGCGTACGGAAGACTATTTGTATATTTTTCTTGATCAATTAACTCTTCATTTATTTCTCTTAATATGTCTTTATTTTTTATTTGATTGTAACAAACAACAATGTCGCAATCATAATTTTTTTTAAGTAAATTAATGGATTCTTTTAGTATTTCAAATCCTAAATTTGAAACAGGACCCAGAGTGTATCTAAATAATGGTTTCATTACTAATTTAATTTAAAGGAGATTTTTATGAGACTAGACCATCTTGCTTATAGAGTATCGGATAGGAGAAAAACCGCACAATTTTTTATTGATGCTTTTGGATATCAAATTCAAACTGAGTTTGATATAAACTTTGCTGAAGGAACATTATCAAAATGCATATCACTAGAACCGCCAGAAAAGCCAAAGGTGGAAAATTTACATTGGCTCATCAGACAATATGTAGGTGATTTTTTGACTTCAAAATCTTCGAAAAAATCAAGTTCTTTTTCAAGTGATGAAATAGATGATACAAAATTTGCAGAATTTCATCTTCCTCCAGAAATATTCATATCAGATGGAACTCCAGATTCTAGTGTTGGAAAATGGGTTGCAAGAAGAGATGGCGTTGGGGGTATTCATCACATAGCATATCAAGTTGAAAGTGTTGAAAAAATAATGAAAGAATGGCAGGAAAAAGGATATGCCGAGTTTTCTTCAAGCAAACCGTTGACATGTCCTGGTTTAACACAAGTTTTTACAAAACCGAGTGCGTTGACAGGCGTTATTTATGAATTTATTGAACGTGGTGAGCATGGTTTCTGTACAGAAAATATAAAAGATTTAATGGAGAGTGCTAAAAATAATAATGAATTTTGAAAAAATCAAAGAAGAATTATTATTGTCTGATAGTTCTGATGGAATAAACAAAGACATATTAATTGTTGTTCATAATCAATATGATTATGTTAAAAATTGCATAGAATCAATTTACAAAAACACTAAAAACTTTAATTTATTTATTTGGGACAACGCCTCAGATAAAAATACAAAATTTTATTTACAAAAACTTAGTAATAAAAATAAAAATGTTAAGCTATACAGATCTGAAGAGAATATAGGATTTGTTATTCCTAATAATAAAATGGCAAAGGAGACTACGTCGCCATACATTTTATTGCTGAACTCAGACACAGAAGTTCGACCATATTGGGATGGTGTTTTGATTGGATTTTTAGAAAATAATAAAGATGTGGCAGCCACTGGTTTTGAAGGTGGAATTGTTGATTCGATGGGAATGGGTGTTTCAAGAAATTATGGTTACGAAATAGATTATATTTGTGGTTTTTGTTTATGTATTCCGCGTAAAATTTATGAAGATTTTGGCTTATTTGATGAAGAAAACATTAAATTTGCTTATTGTGAAGATTCTGATTTTTCATTTAGACTAAAAGAAAAAAATAAAAAAATATATGCTTGCTATTCTTCTGATCTTGTTTTTCACTATGGAAGCGTAACATCTAACTCTGTTGCACAAAAAATAAACTTAAAATATAATATTCAAAATAATTTAATTTATTTACAAAAAAGATGGGGCAAATATTTAATTAAAAATTAAACGTTTCTTCTCATGGTTTACTGGGTCGTCTCTTTGGGCTACAATGTGCGTGTATATAAAATCATTGTTCCTAAGGAGTTGTATTTATGAGCAGGAAGAAAGTTGAAGAAAAAAAGTGTGATTTTTGTGGCAAGGCCTCCAAAGAGATTGGCCCTCTGGTAGAAGGTGGGCCGGAAGGCACTGATCGCGTTTATATTTGCAGCGATTGCATTGATACCGCCGATAAGGTTATGTCTAAGAGAATTGCATCATCGCCTAGCAAGCCTAAAAAATTAAGCATTCCATCTCCAAGAGAAATTGTTTCGAAATTAGACGAATATATTTGTGGTCAAACTGAAGCTAAAAAGAATTTGGCAGTTAGTGTTTATAATCATTACATTCGTCTTATGGATAAAGAACTGAGTAAGACCATAACGGACAAGACCTTAGCAGAGACTCAGATTGACAAAAGCAATGTTTTGATGGTTGGTCCGACTGGATCGGGCAAAACTTTGTTGGCTTCTACTTTGGCTAAAATTTTGGAAGTTCCTTTTGCCATTGGAGATGCTACTACGGTTACGGAAGCTGGGTATGTTGGCGAGGATGTTGAGAATCTTCTTCTAAGACTCATTCGTTCTGCTGATATGGACATAGGCAGAGCAGAGATGGGAATTCTTTATATTGATGAAATTGACAAAATTGGTCGTTCTTCTGGAAATGTCTCTATAACAAGAGACGTTTCGGGAGAAGGAGTCCAGCAAGCTTTGCTAAAGATGCTTGAGGGAACCGTGTGCAATGTTCCTCCCGTCGGAGGTAGAAAGCACCCAGAGCAAGAGTTCTTGCAGGTAAATACTCAAAATATTTTGTTTATTTGCGGAGGAACTTTTGTTGGGATTGATGATATTATTAAGAAGCGTTTAGGCAAAAAGCAAATAGGTTTTGGAAGTCCCTTCGGTGATGCCTCTAAATTTCGAGGCGATTCTTGGATGGATTTCCTTCAATCCGAAGACCTAGTTGAATTCGGGATGATTCCTGAGTTTATTGGAAGGCTTCCTGTCCAAACTTGTCTTAGAGAGCTTACTGAAGATGAATTGGTTCATGTTTTGACTGAACCAAAAAATGCTCTCCTTAAGCAGTACAAGAAACAATTTCTTTATAGCAATGTAAATTTAGAATTTACCAAAGAAGCCATAAAGGAAATTGCAAAAATGGCAATCAAAGAGAAAACAGGAGCTAGAGCTTTGAGAAGAATTGTTACTAAAATTATGAATCCCATTACTTTTGACTTGTCTGAGTTTGAAAGTAAAGATCTCATAATTGATGAGAAGATTATTAGAGGAGAAAGAGATATTTTCAAAAAAGCGGCTTAGTTGAAACCAAACCACAAGAACGCAAATAAACCTAATTATTACGGGATGAAAATGGATTTTTGTTCAATATGCTCGCTATTTTCTAGAACTTCAGAAAAAGCTCATAGAAATCCCGAATATGTTTGCAAGTGCAACTTTGAATTAAATTCAAGTAAGTCTATTTGCGATTCTTGTGGTTTGTTTTTTAAATCTTCGTCCCATTTTTATCTTTGCAAATGCAAGGATAAACCCACCAAGAAAAAAGCAGTAAGTAAAAGTTGACTTTTATATAAAATTGATTATACTAAGCCAAAGGAGGGCTTTTATGAAAACTTCATCCGTTTCTGATAAACTACCCACAATATCCATTGAGGCTTTGGCCGCGATTAAAAAGGGGGTTGAAGAAAAACACTCTATTTCTAATTTGGAAAATTTAGGAGTCAAGCAAAGATTAATTAATCTACTTGAATCTCATAAAATTTCAAATTTAGAACAATTGATGTTTCATAAAAAAGAAACTTTATTATCAATCCCAAATTTTGGAAAGAGACAATTATTTGTTTTGTTTGAAGCTCTTTCTAAATATAATGAATTAGAAAACGAGTACAAATGATGTTGTCGTTTTCTAATTTGGTTGCAATAGCCGCTTCTTTTTTGGCAGCTTGGGCTGTTGTTAAATATCTAATATTAATAGAAATAAGGATTGACGAAAATTCTTACAAGGTTTTATATGATATATGTAAAAATAACAAAATCGTATTAATTGAAGAAGAATTTACTCATGAAAGAAAATATCCAATAGTTTTTTCTGCCTTATGTTTTATAAAAGAATGTCCCGGTTTTTATATCAATCATCAAGAAAGATTAATGAGTGCTGGCTTTGAAGCAAAAGATTTCATTACCAAAGTAACCCTGTTCAGATTTAGTTATTATGATTTTAAAGAATACCTAATAAAATCTCATAAGAATTGCGTAAATGTTCCGATTGATTTGTTGTTTCCTTATGGATCTGACAAGATCGGAAGCATAAAGAGCAAAGAATTGAATCCAATCATACTCAATGAAATATGTTTGGATTTTGAAAAAGAAATAGGAGATAAAGTAAAAACAAGTGCTTTATTCTATGGCAACCCAGGTAATGGGAAAACTTATTTTATTAAATATTTGGCCACAAAATACAATTTGCCAATAAAGATGATTACTTTTTCTCCTGATTTTACCAATCATGATTTATTGATGCTTTTTTCTCAGATCCCATCTGATTGCATTGTTTTGTTGGAAGATTTTGATAATTACTTCGACAAAAGAAAATGCATTATTGGCGACGACAATAAAAATATTAAATTTACATTCGACATTATCTTGAATGCTTTTGACGGTGTTTACAACACCTATGAAAATGTCATTTTTATAATGACCGTTAATGATATTTCTAAAGTAGATGATGCTCTGAAGAACAGACCCGGTCGATTCAAATATGTTTTGGAATTTCCAAATCCAAGTGTAGAAATTATTGAAAAATTAGTTGATAATAAAGATTTTGCAAAAAGAATGGTTGGAATGAATCTAGATCAGGTTCTTACTGTTAAAAAATATCTTACAGCAGGAGTTGACTTTGAAGATTCATTAAAACGAATCAATTATCAAAAGGAAGTAGCTCCCATCGGCTAATCTTTTTATGTTTTCTATTATTGAATAAAGTTTTTTCAATATAAAAAACTTTTGAAGTGTTATAAAGTCCTGCCAATATAGAAAATGAGCTTGGGGCTGTTACTAGAACATCAGATTTCGTTAAGTTATAAAAGCTTTCAAAAACATTTTCATTTGCATGAATTTTTATATTTTGGTTTTTAAAATAATCGAATTCGTTTAGATTTTTTTTAATTTCTGTGAATATATGAATTTGATAATTTTCATATATTTTTTTTAATTTTTCTATAAGTTTTTTATAAAAATCTATTGGAACGTATCTTTTAGGATAAGATTTTATTGTTACATCTCCTCTCCTAATATGAATTGATATATTGCGGGATTTTTCATCGAACCGCAGTTGTTTTTTTGAAATTAGAGGACGCAACACGGGCATAATTTCATCATAGATTTCCATGTAATTTTTATTATCATCCCATCCTTCTATAATTCCAAATGGCAAAAAAATTCTAACTAGTGTGTTTTGTTTTTGTTCTTTGATTTTTTCAAGTTGACTTTCTGTCGGATACAATATGTCTATTATTTGGTCATATTTTATTTGATCTACATTTTTGTAAATTTTATTTATATTAAAAAAATCTTCAGATTCTTTTGCGTCTACGCAATGCTCTATGCTTGTGATTGGAGAGTGGACATATTCACAATTTAATATTTTTGATAAAGCTATTATTCCTATTATTCTTTGATATTGTGCTCCTAGCCCATCTTTTTTTTCTTCTGTTTTATATGTCAAGTAAAGCATGTCTATATGTTATTTAGCCAATACTCTATCATTTCATCCATCATGGATTTGAAAGTATATGACGGTTCCCACCCTAGTTTTTCTTTAGCTTTAGAAGCATCACCTTTCAGATAATTTAGTTCTTCAGGTCTAATGTATTTCTCATCGCAAGCAATGTATTTTTTAGAGTCTAATTCTAAATTATTAAAGACATAATCAACCAAATCTCTTACGCTTCTAGATGACCCCGTCGCCAGAACAAAATCCTCGGGTTCTTTTTGTTGCAGCATTGACCACATTCCAACAACATAATCTTTCGCATGTCCCCAATCTCTTCTTGCATCTAAATTTCCTAAAGAAAGCTTATTGGACAATCCTTTTTTAATTTTTACTGCTTCTAAGGCAACTTTATTTGTAACAAAATTTATTCCTCTCCTTGGACTTTCGTGGTTAAAAAGAATTCCTGAACAAATGAAAAGATTATATGAGTTTTTGTAATTATTGCATAAGGAGTGTGCAAATAATTTTGAACAACCATAAGGACTCACAGGTATCATTTGAGTTGTTTCTCTTTGATATCCATCCGCATCACAGCAATTTCCAAACATTTCTGAAGTTGCTGCATGGTAAACTTTTGATTTTGGAGAGAATTTTTTTACAGCTTCAAGCACGGCCAAAGTTCCTCCAGCATTAACATCAAGAGTATATTTGGGCAATTCAAAAGATATTTGAACATGGGACTGAGCTGCTAAGTGGTAAATTTCATCTGGTTTTAATTTGCTAATTACCGTTTCAATACTTAGCGGATCTGTTAAATCTGTATAATGAAGACTTATTAGGTTTTCTGCATGTATATTTTTAATTCTTGTTGTTTGTGACTCGGGAACAGAATTTCTTCTTATTGTGCCGTGTATTTCATATTTTTTTTCTAGTAAAAATTCTATTAAATAAGAAGCGTCTTGTCCATTTGCCCCTAAAATTAGTGCTTTTTTCATAAAATATATTAGTAAATTTTTTCTTTATTGTCTACTGGTAATCTTTGTTTTTTATGAAGTATAGCATAATTATATAAATTAATAATTTTATTTTCATCAAAATTTTCATCAAAACTAAGACTGAAATTAAATATGAATTTATTTGCTACGTAGTTTCTATTGATAAATTTCCAAAAAAAGTGGTCTTTTTTATTTTTTATATTTTCATTTATAAAACATCTAAAAGCCCAATCGTATGCTAAATTAGGAGTTTGTTTAACTGATTCTAAAAAATCTTGTTCAAAATGCTGCATAAATATTTGGAAGTTTTTTTTACCTGTTGCGTATAAAGCAACTCCATTTATATGCGTTAACATAGTAGGATCTGTTGAGAATTGCTCCCCATCGTACAAAGCCCCAGAAATCCAAAATTCATTTGAATTTTCAACATAATTTTTTATTTTTTCTAGCCAATCATTAGATAAAATACAATCTGTTTCTAGTAGCAAAGTGGTATCATATTCTTTTGATAATTCCATAGATTTAAAAAACATTAAATTTGGTCCTGATTTTATTCCGTAAGCAGGAATATTATCTTTATTTTCTTCAATGTATCGCTTCTCTATCTTAAAAGGAATATACAAATCTTCATGCTCAGTAAGATTTAAATTATAAATTTTAACTTCTTTGAACATTTCTTTTAAATCAACATCTTCTTCAGGCATAAAGTTATTTGCTATTATTATAAAACATAAATCTTTTGATAAGTTTTTATTTGTTTTATTTTTTAATTGATTCAAGAAAATTTCATATTGATTTTTTTCTTTTGAAATAAAATTTATACAAACACACTCTAGCTTGTTTGGCTCACTTTTTATTTCATTTAAATTTAAACTATCTATTAGACTTTTGTAAATTACATTTTTAATCTCGCTCATTTTTTCCTTAAGATAAATGATTTAACTCAATTTCTATATCAAATATTTTACTAATCCAAAAAGAAAACCCAGAACCCCAAAAATGAGAGCTATAAGAAATTATGTTTTTCGATTGTGATAATATTTTCAAATCTAAAGCTAAATCAAACATGTTTTTTATAGAAATACTCTTTTCTTGAAGACAAAGAAAACCGGGTTTATTTACACAGTGGTTGCTTTTTGTTTTGGCAACTACAATTCTTTTATTTTTTTTATTTATTAGAAACTTTTTGAATTTATTGGAGTCCGATAGCACCACTATTTTCTCTTTTGTTTTCATAAGAATTCTATTATAAATAATTTCATATTTGAATTTAGTTTGAATTTTAATTTTTTCAATTATTTCGATTGGCTCTTTTTCTAGTAACTCTATGTCTCCAAGTCTAAAATGAAACACTTTATATTTTTTTTCTTTTAGTCTATTTTCTTTTAAGAATTTTTCGTATTCCAATTCTATTTTCTCATTAAAAGAAAAGCAATTTCTAAAAAATTGCTTTTCTTTTTTTTCTAATTTAAAATTTTCAATTTTTTCGTAAAGATTTTTATTGAAATTTGTTGGAAAAACATCAAAATAAAAAGAGCTAATAAAATGATTTTTATCTTTTTCTGAAATAATTTTTTGTATAATTTCTTCTACTTGAATAATTTTTTTTGACGCATCTAGATTGATTATTTCGCATTCTTTGTAGTCTAAATTTGATTCATTCTTATTAATTAAATAATTAGATATTGGGTGATGCTTAAAATCAATAAATAAGTTTTCTGGGCATTTTCTATAAAGAAAAACACCTCCTCGAATGAAGTCGCCAATTCCCCCGGAAAAATTTTTATTATATGATTGAATTATTGCCATTTGTATATTTTAATTTAGCTTCTGCACAAATTATTTATCAAATATCATTGAATTTAAATTTAATAATATTTTTACAAATTTGTCGCTTAAATTTTTTTTTTATTATTAATAAATCCATCATGAAATCGCTATTGACAGAAAAAAAATATTTAGTATAATAATTTTGTCACTAAAATTTGGAGGGTTTATGTTCTTGTACTATGTTAGAACGGGATCGGTTGATACAAGACAATTAGCTTCAAGTCACAAGCAAGCGGCCATAAAAACTTTAAAAAGCTGCAGTGATTTTGGAAAATTTGTGATAGTTGGAACCAATGATATTGATGACGCAACCACCAGTGGTTCGCAGATGTTCTTTTCAACCTCTGCTCTATTAGAGGATTGCGAATCAGATTTGCTTGATAACAACATGAAATTAGTTTATTAAAAAAATAATTTTTATTATTTTATCTATAATTTTTCTTGCTTTACAATCTTGAATTGCGACCTATGATATAGAGTCATGTGAATGATTTACTCAGTCGTTGAGTAAGTTATTTCAAATCAAATTAAATTTTTTAGGTCAAAAAATCGTCTAAAATATTAATTACTAAGACTCGTTATCCAAGTGTGTCCAACATAATTCCGAAAACAAGGAGAGAAGTTATGGCTAAGAAGATTGATATTGTGAAGAAGTCTGAAACCAAGCCCGAAGCAGCATCTAAGTCTGATGCCGCTCATTCCATTCCTATGGGTGGGGATCGTGAAGCTCCTCGCAAGCATAGTAAGGTTGTGGATCGCTTTAGGACGAAGGTGAAGCCTTCTACTAAGGAGGTCAAGGCTGACGCTCGTCCAGTCATCGATATTGATGACGAGACGAAGGAAAAGTTTGTAGAATTCGCTGCTACCAAGGAACTTTTTGACATTTTTGAGGCCAGCAAAAAGAGTCAGACGGCAGATATTTATGGGGCCATTTTTGAAAAGTATAAGGATACTTTGTGGCGTTCCAAGACTCAGCCTAAGAATCCTTCTATCAAGGTTCAAAATTTGGATGGAAGTCTTGAAGCCGAAGGTCAGTTTATTGTTCAAGTTGGAACTAGAATTAAGATTAATATGCCAGAGGTTCCAGAAGATGAGTTGCCGGAAGATGTCCTTCTTAAGGCGCTTGTCGATCTTGGCGTAAAGAAGAGCAATGCGGCTCGTATTATTGAAGATGAGGTTTCATTCGTTCCTCAGTGGAGTCTTAACTTCACAGATATGCTCAATGGCGTGATGGTTGAAGGAAAGTTGCAGCCTGCAACAGACCCTCAGATTTCTGCTTCCGAGCTTCTTTTTCAGGTTATAAATGGTCAGGATGAAGATGGAATTGAATTAAATTCTAAGTCTCGTCTTGATATGTTGAAAAAGATTTCGGAAGAAGGTTGGGTATTGATCAAGCAGAATGTGGAAAGTCATACCAAATACTTTCCGCAGCTTGTTGACGGTGCGGATTTTCTTGATAGAGTTTGCAATTACGCAGAATCTAAGGATGAATTGGATTCTATTCTGACAGTTTTCTGCCCTGTGCATTTCTGTCAGAGAGTCAAGTTTGCTTGTAGTGACGCTCCTGCCGATAAGACCGCAAGGCTTTTGTCGGAAGCAGAAGCTACTATTACCGGCAAGCCGAATGATGATGAAGTTGAAAGAGCTTATAAAAAGTGAAAATTAGGAGTGCGTGATGAGAAAAAAGTCTAGAACCGATATTATCAGAGAACACTTGCTTTCTGCAAAATCATTTGAACAAAGCCCAAATGCTGTTGTTCAGGATTTGAAGAAAAAGGGAGTTGATGTTACTGTTCATCATGTTGGAATGGTGAAACTCTCTATTAGAGGCAAAAGAGTTTTGAAGAGAATCGGTAATAGAAGTGGTCGTAGCGGTAGAACTAAGAAAAATTCTGGATTATTTATTGCCAAAGATCTTTTGAAATCTTGTAATAATAATCTCGATTTGGCTTTGCAAAATTTGAAAGTTGTTGCCAAGCTAATGAATGATTAGGCGTTGTGTGTCGCAATGCTATTGTTTCTAAAATGCCAAAGGAGAAAATTTTATGGCTGAAAAGGAAGTGGTTAATCGGTCTCAGGCGATTCGTGAATATTTGAATTCGGTGAAGCCGTCTGATCGTGGCCCTAGGGCTGTTAGCGAAGCTTTGAAGGCTAAGGGTCTTAGCGTTAGCCCACAGCTTGTCTCCCAGGTTAAAACTTCTTTGAATAAGAAAACTTCTTCAAAGAAGAAGGGTCGAGTTTATGATTCTTCTTTTTCAAAGAAGATTAAGAAGTCTCGTCCAGATTGGTTTCAATTGGAAAGTGTTGACACTTTGATTAGTGCCAAGAATCTTCTTAAGTCTGTTGGTGGAGATTTGAATGCTGCAAAAAAGAATTTAGAAATCATTTCTAAGCTCTTGTCGTAAGCAGGAAAAGAGAGTAGAATTCCCGTCTGAGATACGGCGGGAGTTCTATTTCTCTTTTTAAAAGGATTTTTATGAAAATTGACAAATCTTTAATCTTAATTGCTGTATTTTCAATTGTATCTTGGGAGATATTTTGTTATCAAAATAATCAAATCAAAGTATTGAAAGAATTTGTTGAAATAAATAAAAAATCTCAAGAAATTAACGAAGATGAAATTAGAGATTTAATTTGTGCAGTTCAAGAAGAAAAAAACAAAAATGAGGGAATTGCTACTCGCAACTATGTCGCTGGAATTTTGGATGGAGTGAATAAAAAAGACTACTACGCCGAGGTTTGGCATAAAGGATTCGATAGTGGCATTCAAAATAAAATTTTAATAGGAGAATCTGAAAAGGCATATGTTGTGAATAAAGGCGAATAAAAATTAATTTAAGGTGTTATGGATTGGATTGGGATTGCCCACAATCAAAGATAGTGCTTTGATTGAGCAATAACTTAAGCGAGCATAGTTGGTCACTCCAATGATTTTTGGGAAAGTGAGCGTTGTCGCGTCTCAAAAATAGCACCAATCCATAACCCTTAAATAAATTTAGGCTTTCTTTTAATTATGCTTGTTGTATCATCAAATAATAAAAGATCGTCAATTGATCCTATTAATCCATCTGCTAAGATTTGAATCATTTCATCATTTTCTCTTAATTCTTTGACAATTTCAATTTGCATAGAATGGACATGGTTGTTAGGATACCATATTCTAAATAATTGATTCATATTGTTTTTCGAACGCCCAGAATATTTTCCTCTTTTTTTTCCTTCATAAACACCGAACGATTCGTTTTCTAAAAAATAACAAAAAGCATCTTTTATACGAAGATCACAAGTATATGAAGAAGGATTTCCTTCTCCGTAACCTATAATTAAGTCTAAGTTTTGATCGGCAACTTCATTTTTTACGCTATTACTGCATCCATGTAAATAAAAAATATAAACTCTGTTGTCTATTTTTTTTAGAATTCTAGCTGTCATTCTTAGAATTTGTTCTAAAAATTCTTCTTTTATAACATCTTCGTGAACATGACCAACATGATTGCAGTCTGCTTCATCTGCAAAATAATTAAATTTTTTATTTCTTTTCCATCCTCTGTTTATAACGGCAAAAGCTCCCATCTCAGAGGCAACAGTGTCCGCAATCAAGGCGGTATTTGTATCGTCTAGACCATGGGGAGCAACCAAAATTACCGGGATGTCTCCATTTATCAGACTTACTCTTTCCATAAAATTTACTCCTTATTTTTCAATATTATAGTTGTTTTATAAATTTAAAAATACTTTAAACAAACTTTAATTTATTGTGCATAAATTTTTTTTATTCTCGACCGTTATGTCGATAGACACCTGTACAAGGAGATAAAAATGATGATTCCATATGTTCCAATAAACGAAAATCGTCGAGAAGAACTTCAAATTGATCTTTCGAATTGTAATAAAACCTTAAAAAAGTATTACAAACAAGTTGCTCATCGAAAAGGAAGCAGGGGATTTGTAACTAGCAACAACGAAAGTATTAATAGACCCAAATATTACAAACAAATATTGGGTGCGTATAGAAGTTGTCCCACGGCAGATATTAATTTGCACGGAGTCTTAATTCCAAATTGTGATGTTAGGGCAATAGTTTTTCTTGAAGATATTAGATGGGAAATTCTAACATCTATTTCGGGAATGCTCACTGGGCTTGCCAATAAGAAAAACAAAAGCAAGAGTCTTTGTGATTCTGCGTTATCTTTTGAGGATTTGGAAAGTGAAGCTTTCAAGTCTGCCCTTTCCTCTATTCACTCTTACGCAAAAGAAAAGATTTGTTTTTCTACATATTTTTATGTTTGTGCAAACAGACACATCAGCAGCTTGTGCAGTAGATCTAATTCTATGTCTAAACTTAGCAAAAAATCAATTAAACTAAAAAGAAGATACATAGAAGTTCAAAAGTCTTTAGGAAGAAACTCTAATTTTGAAGAAGTTGTTGAACTTATGAATTTGAAAGAAAATGAAATTGAACTTCTCCGATCTACATTGAATTGTTTCGTTTCTCATCACGATGAAAAAACTACAATGAGTAAGCATTACGCTGGAGTTGATGGGGCGAAACATTATTCTTCCTCTGGGAAAAGGGGTGGGGATTTGATTTTATCTTCAAATAATACTTTTGTAGAATCGTTAGATGATAAAGAGATTGGAGGCATGAATCTCACCGATTTGGAAAAAGCTGTCTTAGAAGGATTTATGCAATCTTCTAGCAAACTAGGAATAAACTCCGTTGCTAAGAATGTTGTCAATCCTAAGACTGGCAAGCCTTTTTCAAGGATGGCTGTGACTTATGCTTGGAGAAGGGTAAAAGAGAAAATCAATAACTTCAGGAAAGTTGCCTAATACATCATGCAGAAACATCTTAATTTTTTGGTTCCGAGTTTAGACGCTAGAAGAAATTTTATTCAATCTGGCCAGTGTAATTTGAATTCTTTCATTGGAAATGAGGAGGCAATAAGGCGCCTTTCTAGAGCGGTTTTTTCTGCCATTGGAAAAGAAGACCACTGCTGTTCGGACTATTCTTTTGCTTTGTGCGGGCCACCATCTACCGGCAAGACTTATCTTGCAAAACTATTTGCCAAGACATTGTCTATACCTTTTGTTGTTATCGAACCGCAGACAGTGAAAAAAGTTGATGATATTTTCTTTGAAACCCAAAAGGCAATTACCGAGCATTATCAAAAGCTTGGACTAAACTTTGAATTATTTGACTTTGGCGACAAAGTTTATTGTCCTCCTCCTTGTGTTGTTTTTATCGATGAGGTTCACAATCTAAAATCAAATGTTGTTCAAGGTTTATTGAAGGCGACAGAGCCAAACGATAGACTTATGATTACTGAAGAAGGAAGTACGATTCATACAAATAATATCTGTTGGGTGATAGCAACCACAGATAGAGGCGATTTGTTCGATGCTTTTGATACAAGATTTCAAAAAGTATTTCTAAGACTGTATTCCAAGAAAGAAATTTCTAAAATTATCAACTCCAACAACCCAGATTGGAGCGAGGAGATTTGCGATATTGTTTCAAACTATAATTCACAAGTTCCAAGAGAAGCTATTGCTTTTGCAAAAGACATGAGGGTTGAACAAGAAATGAATCCAAGAGATTGGAAATTCGTTGCTCAATCTGTTGCAAGGGATCACGGAATTGATGAATTTGGAATGAGCCAAATAAGAGTTGATATTCTTAAAGCATTGGGTCAATCTCCAATGTCTGCATCGCAACTTCCATTTGTTGCACATGTAAAAGAAGATGAACTTAGAAAGTATATTATGCCCCCACTTCTCTCTAGAACCCCAGATCAAGCGATTCCCATGGTTACAGTCTCGACCAAAGGGTATACAATAACCATTGCTGGAATTGACGAGCTAAATAAGAGAGGGATTAGAAACAGGGGTTTAGAGGCTATTCCAGAAAGCGTTAGACATTCTTTCGTAAAAGAAGAAGAAAAGGAGATTTCTTATGCCTGATAGTTTGAAGTTCGCAATTGCTTTAATTATAGTATTTTTTATCTATCCTCCATTGATGGGTTTGTTTTTCGGTCTTGGCGTAATTGTTTGCATTAGACTTTTGATAGAAAAAATTGTAAATGACTTTACGTAATTATGATTGAAATTTGAATTTGAATTCGATATAATGATTCTTCCTCATTAGAGAATTAATAATTATGTCTTATTCAACAAATAGAGTGGTTGCTATTCCTGCCGGGAAATGCCCTGTAAAATTGCAAAGCACTAAAAAAGAAGATGTTGTCGAATGGGCAGAAGAAGTTATTGCTACTGGATTTAAAAGCAATATAAATTACCTTCCTTCTTCTTTAATATTTTTTGCACAACAATTTTTTAATATTTTTACCGATGATTACAAAACGGTTTGCAATCACATAAACTTAGCATATAATACTGACTCCAAAGAGCTTCAAAATTTAATTGATAAAATTAGCATTGAAAAAAGAATATTAGACAAGCAAAAAGAAAAACAAAGAGAAGAGAAAGACAAAGAAGAAAATATTTTGAGGCTAAAAAAAGCTCAAGCACAAAAACCTCAAATAGTCCAAAAAACAGAAGAGAAGCCTGTGGAAGTAAAAAAGAAGATTGTCATAAGAAGAAAATAAGACAATTAATTATGGAAACAACGGCTTTAATATGGGTGTTAGTAGTTTTTGTTTACGCCTACTTTTGTAGCTTTGACTAACTTAGGAGTTTTTATGAAGGATCATGTTCGTGACTATTCGCCTAGTCAGGAAGAAATTGAGCAGGCTTGCTTAGAGATAAGAAAAAAATGGTCTGAAGCTGAGTTTTTTAAACGAGCAAACATAAAGAAGCAAGATTATCATGTTCCATTTTGTGATATAAGCAACTCATGCAGTGAATTTGAAGCAGAGAAAAACATCTATAGATTAGGATAAAATTTTATTTAAGGTGGAACGTTATGGATTAGCATAGATGAATTTTTTCCTGCGAGATTCCACATGAAATTCGGCGTTTGTTGTATAGTTCTTGATTTAGAAAATAATGATTCGCCTAAAAAGTTTCAAAAAATAACTTACAAAAGATTTTCTTCTCTTCCTAGAGAAGAGGCAGTCGGAATTCTAAGTCAAAGAATATTAAATAATATTGACGTTACTTTTCACGCAATCAAGTATTGTGCGGAAAGAAATTACTGTTACAGGCTTTCTAGCGATTTGTTTCCTCTAATAACTTATGATAAAGCTAACGTAACTTTAGAAGAACTACCAGATTATTCTAAAATAGAGAATTTGTTTTCTCAAATTAAAGAATATATTTGTGCAAGTAATACTAGAATTTCTTGTCATCCTAGTGAATATAATGTTCTTGCTTCTAAAAACCAAGAAGCGGTAAACAAAACTATAAAAGAATTAAATTTCTATAGTTGGTTCATGGATCAAATCGGATGTCCAGCCAATTATAATTCACCTATGAATCTTCATATTCACAATAACGATGGTGATCCTTCGGAGATCATCGATAGATTTATAAAGAATTGCGAAGGTCTTGATGAAAATTGTTGGAACAGACTTGTTATTGAAAATGATGATAAAATTAATTGTTGGAGCGTGAATAAATTAATTAAATATTATCATTCTGCTACAAATAAGCCAATAACTCTTGATTATCTTCATCACAAGTGTCATCCTGATAATCTTAGCGAAAAAGACGCTGTAGCCGCTTGTTGCAACACTTGGGGTGAATACAAGCCTTTATTTCACTACTCAGAAAGCAAAGAAGGCAAAAATCCACGCGCCCACGCAGATTATGCCATTAATAAATTTGACAACTACGGATTTGATTTTGATATTGACTTTGAATTGAAAATGAAAGACCAAGCCATAGCAAAATATTTGCAAGAAGTAGCATGATTGATTTATTAGAAAAATACCACGATCAAAAATTACTAATTAAACAGAGCCACCCTACTCTTCCTTTAATTATTTGGAATTATTCTCCAAAAGTTCAATATGATCGGCTATGGAACGAAACAACCCTCATGTGCCGAGCTTTGGTTACTGATCAAGAAGGCAATATAGTAGCTAGAAGCTTCAATAAATTTTTTAATTTAGAAGAAGAAAAGCAAATACCAAACGAGCCTTATGAAATTTATGAAAAATTAGACGGATCATTAATTGTTCTTTTCTGGTACAAAGACGAATTGATTGTATCTTCTAAAGGATCATTCATTAGTGATCATGCTTTGCAAGCTAAAAGGTTATTGAATAATTATGATTTATCCTGTTTAGATTCTACGAAAACTTATTGTTTTGAACTTGTGGCTCCTTGGAATCGAATAGTTTGCTCTTATCCTAAAGAAGAATTGTTTTTATTAGCTAAATTCGACAATTCTGGAAAAGAATACCCAATAGACACTTACACGAACTTTCCTTTTGTTAAAAAATATAATTCTTTAGATATTAATAAAATAAAAGAAACTATAACCGACGATAGAGAAGGTGTGGTTGTTCGTTTTGATTCTGGGAAAAGAATTAAAATAAAAGGAAGCGAATATGTCAGATTGCACAAACTGGTTACTGGGCTATCTGAAAGTTCTATTTTAGAACTATTAAAAAATAATCAATCCGTCGAATCCATATTAGACAAAGTTCCTGACGAATTCTATCAGTGGGCCAAAAGTGTCGAACAAAAATTTAAATTTGAATTTAATGAAATATTAAATGAGTGTAAAAATTCCTACAAGGAAATGGGAACCAGAAAAGAAACTGCCTTGTATTTTTTGAGTCAAAAATATCCTCAAATTTTATTTGCTTTGCTTGATAAAAAGGAAACAAATGATATAATTTGGAAAATAGTTGAGAAAAATCATGCTTGAACACAGAGAAAGTTGCGGACATACTGAAGGGGGTTGGTGTTCTTATTGTATTGAGTTGTGGAAAGAAGCATATTATAAAGGCAAAAAAGATGGAGTAGTTGGGAAAAAAGCGTTCATGTGCGTTACAGATTATGAGTATGATCTAGAATCAGCAAGTGGTGGCTGTAGGATTTATCCAAGTGAAACAGACTTGAAAAAGCATTCCAAGTGCTGGGCAGAGTGCGGAATAGTTGAAGTTGAAGTAACACTAAAGAAAGAAGAGTCATGAAAGAAGAACTTGAGCAAAAATTATTTGATAAATATCCTTATTTATTTGAAAATCGTCATAAGTCCATTCAAGAAAGCTGTATGGCTTGGGGAATTGAATTTTCCGATGGGTGGTTTGATATTATTAATAATTTGTGTTTTGAAGTAGAGCAATATGAAAAAGAAGTCGCAAATGAAAAGTCTTCAAGATATAACAAGGATTACCAAAAGGTAAAATTTGATCAAACTAAAGAAAAATTTGGCGGGCTTAGAGTTTATTATTCTGGCGGGGACGAATACGTCAGAGGACTAATCAACATGGCAGAAGCAATGAGTTATTCTACTTGTGAAAATTGTGGAAATAAAGGCAAGCCCAATGAAGGTGGTTGGATATCAACTCTTTGTGAAAATTGTAGAACCAAGGCAAGACTAGATTCTTTGCAAAAATTATCAGACTCGGATCAGGAATTGGGATTCGTATGAAATATCACACCAGCCCAGAAAGATTCAGCTTTCTGAAAAACAATAAAGAAAATGACTTGTCTTTAACTCCTGAACAAAAACAAGAATGGGCAAGTTATGTTGAGCAATGTCGTGCTAATGACAGCATTCCAAACACAACTCAGCCATGTTTGGAACATGATTTGAGATATTCTGAAACTATCGCCAATAAATGCAAGAATTCAGACAGCTACAGTCAAAATTTGTACGCAGCATTGTGCAACAATGAGTTTGTTAAGAATGATGTAAACTGGCATTGTTCTTGGCGACATTCGGGCGGTATTGTTTCTAATTTAAGAGAGGAAGGCGACTATATTGATTGGTACTGTAGTGGAATTCATGTCGAATCTCCTTTTGTTGAAGAAGGAAGCATTACCGAAGAAGTTCGTAAAGATTTAGAAAATTTAGGCTGGATAGCAAAAAATGAATAGGCGCGACTTACTACAGTGGATTACAGGACTTTTGGCCGGAACTTTGGCCGGAACTGAACCAAAGACCATATCTACCCCCAAAACGCTTCCTATGCCCAAAGATGCGGGGTTTAACGGTTCGTTCATGCTCTATAGGAACAAGTGGACATCAGGATATAATGTAAAATTGGCCAGATGTTTGGCCGTTAACCCAAATAGATTTAAAATACCCCCAAATCAAATGGTCGTGTGGCAATCCGAAGACAAATCCATAGAAAAATTAGTGTATCGAAACAACGAAGGAAAATTATTTTCCTTAGAATTCGCCCCAATGGAAGAAACTATGATTTAGCTTTCGATTCGGCCTCAGTTTTTAATTTCTCTAACTCGGACTTCAACTTTTTTACTTCTGCTCTTAGTCCTGCCGCTTCGCTTTCTAATTTATTAATGGCATTAATAATTCGGTAAATTTGTGAACTTTTTTCTTGTTCGTAGGTGTTAGCTGCCAATCTCTTTAGTTCCATCATGTCATCATTTGAAAGGTACATAAAATTCTCCTGTTTGTTTATTAGAGTAATAATTATTTAAAATAACAAGAATTTGCTTAAATATTTTTTTGTGTCTTTCGTTATCATATCAACCAAGGAGATAAAATGAAGACATCCAAGTTGATTAGCTACATGAAAGAAAGAGCGACTTTTGAAAATGTTGGTTGGGAAATGCCCGATGAGATTCTTGAAAATTTCTTTGTTCAAAAGGGAACTAGAATCTTTTTTGGTGTGATCCTTGACGATTTGGGCAACATTCTTAAAGATCAGCAACAGCCGGAGTTTTACACTTCTTATTGTGAGAGAAATTAAATAATGACAAGGACAAGGATATTCCTTTTTATTGTTTTTGTAATGGGTTGTGCATTTGCTTATTTGATTGATTCAAAGTAAATAGAAAGAAAAAAATGTTTGAAAAGTTATCTGATCTTGTTCAAGACTTGAAGGCCACTTCATCTTCAAATTCTAAAGTTTCAATTATTAGAGATTATTTAAAAGAAGACAAAGACCTTCAAAATATTTTTTATTATGTCTATCATCCCTTTTATCAATTTTATGTTTCAAGTGATAACTGTAAGAAAAATAAAGAATTAAAAAATAAGCAGCATGACTGTATTTTTAAATTGTTAGATGATCTTAGAAATAGAAAAATCACTGGTCACGATGCTGTTAGTGCCATTAATGGGTATTTAGAAAATCATGATCACGTTTCGCTTGTTCATGATATCTTGGACAAAGATTTAAAAATTAGAGCTGCCGATAAATTAATTAATAAAGCAATCCCCGGATTGATCCCGGAATTTGAGGTTGCTTTAGCTGAGAAATACACACCGGAAATTATGAATCTCAATGAAGATTGGTATGCGAGTCATAAGCTCGACGGTTGCCGCTGTGTTTGTGTAGTCGATGATTCTGGTGTGGTGAGCATCTCAAGGCAGGGGAAAATTTTTACAACCTTGGGCTTGGTTGAAGATGCCATTAAAAACTTAAACATTAAAAATGTTGTTTTTGACGGAGAGATTTGTCTACTTGATGAAAACGGAAAAGAAAGCTTTCAAGGAATAATGAAGCTTATTCGCAAGAAAGATCATGTTATTCAAAACCCTGTTTATAAAATTTTTGATTTGCTAACTACAGGAGAATTTTATAATAAGAAAAGTGAAAGAAAACTATCTGATCGACTTGAATTTCTCAAGAGTGTTATCAAGGAAGATTCAAATCCTTGTTTGACTGTTTTAGAGCAAATTAAAATTAAAAATAACGAGCATTTTGAAGAGTTAACAAAGAAAGCAACAGATAGTGGGTGGGAAGGACTAATTCTCAGAAAAGACACAGGATACGCAGGAAAGAGGAGCAAGGATTTATTGAAGTATAAAAACTTCTTTGATGCTGAGTATGTTGTTGAAGACCTTGAATTCGGCCCGTTCAGATATGTTTTTGAAAACAAGGAAAAAGAAGAGATTATGCTTAGTTGTGCAACAATCAAGCATAAAGACAATGTCGTGAGAGTGGGCAGCGGCTTTACAATTGATCAAAGAAAGCATTATTACAAAAATCCTCAGGATCTTTTGGGAAAAACAATCAATGTTCAGTATTTTGAAGAAACCTTCAATCAAGAAGGAGGAATAAGTCTCAGGTTTCCTGTTGTTAAACACATTTATGAAAATGGTAGGGATACATAAATATAACATGGAAGACATTGATGACTTTTGCCAAAGAATTAGAAATTTTGTGTTCGATAGAATTAGACACACCATAGCAAAGATGCTAAATATTGATGTCAATTCTTTAGACGACGCAGATAAATATATTTCTCAAAAAGAAACAATAATGATTTTTAATGATGTCGTAGAAAATTTTGATGGAAAAATTTCTCAAAAAAAAATTGTTAAAATTTGTGAAGACATAAATAAAAGAATTTTTAGTAACATTCTCAATAAGATGTCGATTGACGGAGATTTGGATTGTGCGTGGTCAGAGGCAGATCAGTCGTTTGTTTTTAAAGTTTCACAAGAGGGTCAAAAAAAGGGATTATCTATTCCCAAGATATTTGAAAAATGAAAAAGTTTTTTATATTGCTTCGTTTTGCCTTTAGTATTATAATGATATTTTATGGAATTATGTTGATTTCTTTTTTTACCTATAAAGAAATTATAGAAAAATATGCAAACCAATTATGAAGAAAAAGCTGCCTTCAAGGCTTTTTTTGTTGCTTTTTTTGCTCTTTTACTGATTTTAACAAGTGGAATTTATTTGAACTATAAATATCCACTTGTTCCGCCAATTTCAGATGACCCAGTAAAAGCTGCGTACGATAAAAGTTCAAACAACAAAATTGAAATCAAAATAAATCAAATTGAAAAAAGATTAGATAAATTAGAGAAACTAAAGATTAGATAAAGAGTTCAATCTTTTAATGGATTTTTCATAATATTCTTTTGACAATTCGCATCCTAAAAAAGTGCGATTTGTATTTTTGCAAGCGATCATAGTAGACCCAGACCCACTAAATATGTCTAAAACTTTATTTTTTTTATTTGTATATGCTTTTATTATTCTTTCCAAAATTAGAAGCGGCTTTTGTGTTGGATGCCAATTGACATACTCTTTGGATTTTGTATGATTATTTTTTTCCCATACACAAGTGGGGATTGTTCCTCTCTCGTACGGTTCGCCAGTTCTTATATTTATTTTTTGTTTTCTTTCAACCATAACATCATCGGAATTAAATAAAAATTTATTTCCTTTGGAATAACACCAAATGTATTCGTGTTTTCTAGCAAAATTAACTTTTGATCTTCCTCCCCAATTATACGACCAAATAATTTCATTTTGTGATTTTGCTTCTTTTATATTGTTAATTATATTTAATTTGTACTTAATAAATGTGTCTGTTTTTAGTGTTCCGAAAACAGCAAACATTCTGTTTTCTTTCAGAACTCTGAAACATTCCTTTGTCCAAACTTCACACCAATCTAGGTATTCCCCTTCGCTTTTCCATTGCGAATCCCATCCTTTTCCTCCATCGAATCCTATGAAATATGGGGGATCGGTAAGAATTAAGTCAATGGAATTTGATCTTATTTTTTTTAAATAACTAATACAATCAATGTTTTCCAGCATTAATTAAAGGAGTTAAATATGATTAGTTTTTCACTTAGAGAACCTATAAATTATCAAAAAATTTGCCAAGAAATTGATAGGCTATTAAAAAAAGAAATTAATAGCCAGAAACAAGCAGAATCTACGCTACTTGTTATTAAATTAATCGAAACAAAAGAAGTAGAAGAAATTAAAAAAATAGAGTTAAACGCATAGCCGCACAAAATAAATCTTGATTTTAATTAAATTTTATTTATTACCAAGCGTTATGATGGTAGGGAGTATAAATTTATGGTTCGTTTGCCAAAGTACAAAAAAGATGCCGAAGCAGCATACAAATATGCGAAAAAAAATAATATAATTTTTTCTTCAGAGGAAGAAAACGTACTAACACAAAACCCAGAAGTAGCAATCAAATATGCTTTGAATCTTAAGAAAGAAAGACTATCTGATTTTGTTAACAAAAAGGTTTTTGAATATTATTCTTCATTGATCAAGAAAACTCAAAAAAATAAACACTCTTCCGTCTTGCATAATTTTTTTGACTATTTGAAAATGATCAAGGACGTTCCTGATTTTTGTAAAAATGAAATTTTAGAAAATATTGACCCTGAGCTTTTATATATTTTTGCACAAATTTTAGACAACAAATTAACTGAAAAATACGAAAAAAGAATGTTTCAAAAATGCCAACAACATAATAATCTTTGGCCTTTGGTAGAATATCAATTTTACTTGAAAACAAAACTACCAGACTATATGCACAATTTTATGATAGCTAAAAATTTAGAATCGAATTGTAATTCTTCAAAAAATGCCATAGAGGCATATTTTCTAAACCTAAAAGATATTAAAAATATCTTGTTAAAAATTTCTTTGGTATTTGGAAAAGAAACCAAACTTAAAGAAATTATAGAAGAGCTATGAGTATCAGTAAGAACACTCTTTTTGGTCTCGTTCTGTCTTTTCAATGAGTTCGTTGATAAACTCAAAATCGTAAACTCTTATTTTGTATTCTTCCATGATTTTGGCAATTTTTTCACTGAGTTCGTTGTTTTGCATCTTGCATTCTCCTAGGTCTTGCCTTCATTGAAGATATCCTAGCTGATTTTAGATTGACTGTAAAGACCTGCTTTAAAAATATTAAAAAATTAAAATAATAATTGGCTGATTCCGTTATCTCTTTGTCCGCTTGCTTTACAAGTCTAATTTCTGGTCTATATTTATTCCAGCTTCACTAACAAAGGAGAAATCATGAAAGTTTTTACTCTTGAAAATGTTGTTGATCGACTCGTCAACGCAAAATCCCCGGCCCACAAAGCCCATGCTACTCGCGCACTCAAAACCTATGCTGTAATGAGAGCATTAGAGATTGGATCCACTCCATCCAGAGTAATCGCTGGGGTTCGTGCGGTTGTTACAAAGCGCAAGCAAATTGCCTAAAAAATTAGAAAAGAAAAGCAGGGATGCTTATGAAAACAATGTCGGTATCTAGACAACCAAAATATTGTGAGTCTCCACATAAGTTTATGGCTAGAGATATAATCCCAAGCCTTTATAGACTTTTTAGTGGAAATGAATCAATTCCTGAAGGAAAACAATATTTGACTTTAGCCTCCATACAGGACAAAAGTCCTCGTAGCGAAGTTAATCAAATGGTTAATTCCGGCGTGTGTACCCGCAAACAATTTGTAGGAATTGATAACAACAAAAAATACATCAAAAGAAATAAAAAAGCCCATCCAGAAGCAACTTTTATTTGTGAAGATTGGAATGTTTTGTTGGCAACTAGACAATTCGATCCTGCGATTGTTTATTTGGACTCTACTCATTTCGGTGACAAATTACCAGCACTTAGAACCTTAAAGAATACGTTAGACATTTGCAAAAATGAAACATTAGTTGTTTGCAATGTTATGGAATCAAACCCCCGATCAGGATTAGGTGAGTTCCTAGATTCTAAAGTCTTACTGGAAAGCCTTCTTTATAGAGAGATTCCAGCAAAATATAAAGACTGGAACAGGAGCAGAGATTGCAAATCTTGGAGTCAGGAAGAAAACTCAAATATTTATATACCAAGCTACACATATCAGACGGCCAAGACCTTAATGAAAAGTTATATTTTTTATAAAGGTTTTATGCCTACAGAAGAAGAAATCGAAAGTTTATTTTCTGAATTTAAAATTTGGTGTAATGATATTGAGAAAACATTTTGCTAAAAGAAAGAAGAAAGACATCATGTTAAAAACCATTGGTAATACTAGCTATAGCTTTTCAGATCCTAAAAGGAAAGGATTATCTTTCCCGCCTAGAAAGTCTGGAAAAAAGCCTGAACTTTCCACTCCTACATTCTTGAAAAGAATGAAGAAGCCAATAACTGTAAGAGTTTTTAGGTATTGGCAAGATAAAGCTTTTAATAAATTATTCAATTCAAGGTTTTTCTTGGTGAAAGCATTTTGTGGCAGCGGAAAAACAACTCTTTCTGTTGCTCTGGCTCTTTATGATGTTATTAAAAATCGTAGGAAGCAAATTTTTATCGTGCCGCAATCGCACATTGGTGATGGCTTTTCAATTAGCGGCAAGTTTTATGTTCCAGGTTTAGGAATAGTTAATCTTTGTTCTGCTACAAATTATTGTGAAAATTCACCTAGCAAAGTTCAAATGTTGGCGGATTTCATGACTAGACCTGCAAGTTTTTCAAATTTCGATCTGGATGAGGAACTTAGGGTTGACGGAACAGAGGGCATGGTCGTTTGTACCCACGCGGCATTCAACGCTGCAATGAAAAAAGTTATAGCAGATGGAAATTTTGATTTGGCCTGTAAGGACACGGCATTTTATATTGACGAGGCCCATCATGTTAAGGGTGGCGAAACCAAAGAAGATGACGAAGAATTTGAAGATTACAATCAATTAGGAAAAGTTTTATATAAAATTATAGCAAGTGCTGAGTCGAACAACTCTAGAGTTGGATTGACAACCGCTACTTTCTTCAGAGGAGATCAAGGAATCATTGTATCAAGTGACTATTTAGCTAAGTTCGATAGATATGAGCTTGATTTTTTGAGTCATTTTGAAACGCTAGGAATTGAGAAGGTATTTATTAATTTTGAAGAATATGAAGATGACCCCATAAATCAAATTGTTGAGAATATTAGAAAAGAAATTCACACCGAGCGTCATTTGCTGGTTGTTCCTACCATTGTAGGAAAGTGGAGGAAGCATAAAGATCCGAATCTGGAAATTCTTCTTGCTAAAATTAGAAAAATGTTAGTAGAAGAAGGGCTGAATCCAGATGAGGCCATTTTGGATTTAGTTCCTGAAAACACGCAAGACAAGAATAAGGCTATTTTACTCAAAGAGCCTAAAGAAAGATATGACGAAGAAAATAATTCTAAAATTAGAATTGTAATAACTTGTATGCTTGGCCGCGAAGGAACAGATTGGTGTCCATGTTCTCGCTTGCACAACGCATCAATTGAATTAGGCTCGCCTACTCTGGCCGTTCAAACTCTGGGCAGATTGTTTAGGGCGTTTGAAGGCAAAGATACTGTGGGAATAACCTACTATATTAAGAAATTCAATAATTTGAAAAATGCTAGTTCTAAAAGAGAATTTCTAATGGATAGAATCAATGCTATGCTTACTTTGATGATTATTGATGATTTGTTGAACCCGATTATTTTGCCAGAAATTCCAACTCCTGCCAACAAAAGTAGTCGATCAACTAATTCTTCAAAAAATAAATCAAGCGTAGCAATTAGATTGTCTGATGTTTTTGGCGATAATTTTGAAAGTGTGAAAAGGAAAATTTTAGACTCAATATCGATGCAGTCTAATTTTGATGAAAAAACTGTAAATCGCATTATTAATTCTGTAATTGCTGAGTATGGTCTTGATAAAGTTGTACAAGTTCAAACTGAAGATGGCATCAAAGAGACTGACATAGACAGTGTTGCTGCTGGTCTTAAACTTTTTCTACTCAGGGCCAGATCGGAAATACTTAGGTCAAAAAGCATAGACATTAGCGTTATCAGAGAACGCGGCTTTGACAAATTGGTTCAGGAAACCGGTTCAAACGGAAATTTTTGGTGTGGTGTTTTCGATATGGAAACCCTTATTGAATTTAGGGAATTGATCGGAAAAACTTTTTGGAATAGAGAAGAAAATAACCAGATCAAATCTAATCTATTGGAAATTCTATCTAAAAATATTGGCAGTGAAATTGATGCGAAAAACAAAAGCCACGAAAGAATTATAAGAAAAAATCTTTTAGACTTTGTGAAATTTCATGGAGCCTATAATGAGATTTCGGAATCTACTGGGTTGGTAGTTCCGAGTAAAAAAGATGTTGCCGAAAGACTTAGGATTTCAACAACGGAATTAGATAAAAAAGTTGATCATTTCAATAAAATAGTTCCGAAAGGATTTGAATTCTTTGAAGAAGGTTCAAAGCTTTCAAATAAGGTAGCAATAGATCACGCAGCGTGAGGTCAAAATGATATCTAGCATAAATACAAGCTATGATTCTTTATGCAGATTGTTTGATTTTAGTAACGGCAAAATTTCAAGTAATAAAAAATTATTACTTAGTCTTGCAAGAAGAGGGAAGCCTAAGCCAAGTTACAAAACAAGCTTGTATGTTTACTTATGCAGTTGCACAAATAAGAATAATTGTCTTTACGACGATGTTTTTAGCGAAAGCATTAGACAAATTAGACCAGACTGGTTTGTAAGAAGACAAGAAACAACAAGGAAGAAAAAAGAAAATCTAATAAAAATTGCAAAAAAGATGATGCCTAGACCTAATCATTCTGATGCCTCTTATAGAGATCTTTTTTCTTATACTAATAAAAATAGCAATGTTTATGACGAAGATTTTGATTCTATTATCAGGAAACTCAGACCAGATTGGTTTTTTACTAGAACTCACTTATCGGAAATAAAGAAACAAAACATACTAAAATTAGCAAAAGAAAGAAAGCCTAAGCCTAGTAGAAATCATGTTCTTGGAATAGCAATCAAAAATTATACAAACAAAAGCAGCCCAGCCTATGATTCTAACTTTGAAGTTGAGTTAAAAAAACTCAGACCAGATTGGTTTAAAAATTCGGTAAAATAATTTCTTGATCAATGCGTTATAGAAACAAGGAGAAATCCAATGATAAACGATATTAGTTCAAATTACGAAGCTCTTTGCAAGTTATTTGACTTCACTAAAAAGAGCCGTGCAAGCGGCGTTAAAAAGACTCGCATTATTGTAAAACAAAAACTTTCCTATGAAGATTGCAAAAAAGAAGTTATTAGTTTGGGAATTGAAGGTGAAAAACAATATAGAAAAAAGAGAAATGAATTAAAAAAACATAATTGGCCTGCTTTGCCGTATGTTTTTTATAAAGAGTGGATAGATTGGGATAACTTTTGTGGAACTAAAAAAATAGAAATATTAAATTGGAATGATTTCTTATCCAGCTTCAGAGAAGAATGTCGCAATAATAAAATAAACAGTCGCAATTATCGTGAATTTAGGAAAGAAAATTGGCCTAAAGACCCACGTTCGTATTATCGTGAATGGTCAGGATGGGATTATTTATGTGGCGGCGTTGTAGTTGAGCCATATCGTTGCAAAGACATTTCTTTTGAAGATCTAAAAGAAGAAGTAAAGAATTGTAATGTCACTTCTTTCCCAGAATATAGAAAATGCTATAAAAATCACAATTGGCCTGCTTCTCCTCGTTCTATGTACGAGAACGAATGGGTTTCTTTCAATCATTTTTTCGGAAAAGAAAAGAAATTTTTGTCTTATGAAGATTTAGTAGTAGAAGTTAGAAAAGCTGAGATCAGTAGTATGACTCAGTATCACGAATACAGAATAAAAAATAATAAAAAATCATGGAACTCTACTCCTCATAAATTTGCAGAGTGGACTAATAATTTTGATTTCTTCGGAAAAGATAAAGATCATTGGGCTAAAAAAGGTATTTCTTCTTATAAAGATGCAAAGACTCTTGAGCAGCTTGTCAAGGAGATTAGAGACAATGGGGTAAAAACCAGAAAAGAGTATAGGAAAAATTGTAAAAAATTAGGATGGCCTGCTAATCCCGATGATGCCTACAAGGATTGTTGGAAGGGATGGGATTTCCTATTTAGCAGGGAAGAAAAAGTTGAATTGTCTTGGAACGAATTTGTCGCACAAGTTAGAGACGCAAAAATCAAGGGATTTTGGGACTATAGAAATAGATATAAAAACTATAAAGGCTGGGTCTCTCATCCTATGAAAAAATACGCTGAAGATTGGACAACTTGGATGGACTTGCTTGGCGAGCATTTTTCTAAAAAAAACTCAGAAAACGAACATAAAAACAAAATTTCTTGGGAAGAACTCAAGAGACAAGTTAGAGCCGTAGAAATAGAAACGCAACTAGAATACAGAACGAGATATAAAGAGTATGGATGGACTTCAAGCCCAGAAAAAAGCTATCCAGATAACTGGAATGGCTGGGATGATTTTATTGGAAAAAGACAAATTACTTTTTCTCAACTGAAAGAAGAAGTCAAATTAAATAATATAAAAGGACAGGTAGAATATAGAAAAAGACACAAAGAATTTGATGGCTGGCCTTCTGCTCCTGAACGTGTTTTTGAAAATGAATGGAAAGATTGGTTTGACTTTTTGAGCAAGCCAAGAGATAAGTATCACCAAGAGGCTCAAAGATGATAAACAATATTAGTTCAAATTATAAAGCTCTTTGCGAACTGTTTAATTTCAGCAAAAAAAGCTATAGTCGCCCGAAGAGCCGAAGACTCCGCGTAGTGGAATTTTTATTATTTGAAGAATGCAAAAAAGAAGTTAGACAACAAGGGATAAAAAGTTCGACTGAATACAAAAAGCTCTATGCTAAAAGAAGCTGGCCGTCTGATCCTACGAAATACTATAAAGAACAATGGAAAGGTTGGCATGACTTTTTGGATAAAGAATGTTTGATTTCTTTTGAAGAACTTAAAAAAGAGGTTGCTTTAAAAGACATCCAGTCTTCTAGTCAATATCAAAAAACTTTCAAAAGTAACAAATGGCCTCGTCAACCATTTGTTACTTTTGAAAAAGATTGGAAAGGCTGGGATGATTTTTTTGGTAGAGCCAAAAAACTTTCATACGAAGAAATTAAAAAACAATTGAGATTAAAGGGTGTTATTTCTATGCCCCAATACAAAAAAGTATATAAAAATAATGGATGGCCCTCCAATCCAAACTCGTTTTATAAAAAAGAATGGAAAGGTTGTTATGATTTTTTCAATACGAAGAAGCCAAAATTTATTTCGTTTGCACAACTAAAAAAAATATTAAAATTTGAGCATGTTGATTCTTGGATTAAGTATAATAAAATATATAAAAAAAGAAATTGGCCATCATCTCCGCGAGATTCTTATAAAAGAGAATGGAAAGGAGGGCATGACTTTTTTGGAAATACAGAGCCGACAAAGTTTCCTTCTTTCGAAGAAATAAAAAAAGAAATGAAAAAAGAAAAAATTAAATTTTGGAGTCAATATAAAAAACTATACAAAGAAAAGGGCTGGCCTTCTAGGCCACAAGATTATTACAAAGAGTGGAAAAATTGGCGTGGAAAAAAATTTCCTTCTTTTAACGAGTTTAAAGAAAAAATAAAAATAGAGGGCATTGAAATTTTTTCGAATCAATATAAAAAATTATACAAAAAAAGAGGATGGCCTTCTAACCCAAATAAATTTTATGAAAAAGAGTGGAAGAAAGGTTTGTTTAAAAAATGAACTCGTCTTTACCAATAAATTAACTTGACCTACAATGATAGCATGAACATAAAGAACGAACAGTTTTTGAAGCTAATCGATCAATACCCAGATGTTGCTTTTAGCTATTGTTCAGTAGCAAACAGATTCGCAGATAAAATTAATAAAAAAATATTTGATTCTGCTGAGTCGGTTTTGTTGCGTGATCCAAAGTATTGCTATAGGTACGCAGACGAAGTTATAAGAGGAAGATGGAAAAAAGCAGAAAACACTTTGTCTAAAGATATCGATTTTGCTTATAATTATGCTAAAAATATCTTAAAAAAAAGATTTTTATTGGCTGAAAATTTAATTTCTCAAGACCCTGAATATTCTTTATATTATGCTGAATTTGTTGTTAAAAAAAGATGGATGAAGGGCGAACAAGCAATATCAAGTAACCCAGCTTTCGCATATAAATATGCAGAATTTATAAAAAAAAGATTCTACAAAGGAGAAGAAGCAATAGGAGATAGTCCTGAATATTCGTTTTATTATGCACAAAATATTATTCACGGAAAGTTGCCAGTAAAAATGCACTCAAAAATGATTGCGTATGCTTTGGATAATCCAAAAAATGAATTTATTAATAAGTATTTTCAATTAATAAAATCTTCTGCTTGACTTGTGATAACTGTAGGATACAATCAAATTTGACACAGCAAAATGAGAAGAAATATGAACGAAATCAAAAAAACAATCAACACAGCAAAAATTATCGTCATCGCAGAAGAATTAAAAAGAAATAATAAGGACATTTCTATCTACGCAATCAAAGAAATTGCCAAGCAAAAAAATATAGAAATGGAAATGAATTATGCTACTATTACAAAAACTCTAAAAGAGAAAGGGTACGAATTTGTAAAAGTTTTTGATAAAAATAAGTTTTCTCAAAGAAGAATTGAAATGGCCCAGCTAACCAGATTGGGCTGGACTTTGCAAATGATTGCTGATAAATATGGAATAACGAGACAAGGCGTTTCTTTATTGCTTAAGAAAGCAGCTTTGGATGACAATCAAGTTGTTGTAAAAAGCAGGACAGTTAAGAGTAACCTTGTTGAAAAGAATGTTGTTTTTGTTAAGAGAAGCAAAAAAGAATCTTGCATTTGTCAAACTTGTGGAAAACAGTTTTTTTCAAAAAACAAGAAAAGGAAAAACTGTAGCAAGGTGTGTTTGAAAAAGTCAATCGAAAAAAGAACTGGCGGCGAGTGGAGTCGAATTGAAAAAGTTGATTTAGTTTGCAGTTTTTGTAGCAAACCTTTTCAAAGATCAAAGTATTTGCATAAAATTGTAACGCGATCAAAAGGCAACTCAGACAAAAATTATTGTAGCAGAGAATGTTACCACAGTAAAAATCGAACCGTCCCAGTGCAGGGAGTTTTGGTTTCTTGAAACTAAAATGCACTTTTTAGTTTCAACTCTAAGGAGAGAGATAGAATGAGAATTTTACTCGTTTGTTTAGTGGTTGGATTGTTTTGTTCTGACGCTCATGCAAAGCCCAGAAAAACTTATAATTATTCGACACCAACGTATTCGAATAATTATTCTATTCCTAACGCCAAAACTTCAACTTATACTTCATTAGTTGAAAATGGCGGATCCGATCAGGCCAGATGCCAAGCAGAAGCAGATCATATGGCTGCAAATAATATTACGGGCCATGTATGGAGCTGTATCGGTAGATTTGAAGGGGTTGGCTATGGGTCATCTCCTAATTGCAAAACTTGCACCCCTAGCAGTAGCATGACTCCAACCGGAGATGCCTCTGCTCAGGGCAGAAATGGTATGTGGTACAGAGTTCGTTCGTGGAGATAAGTTCTTAAAAAAGCCCCCTGTCTATGATTTTTCATAGACAGGGGGCTTTTATTTTTTTAATTTGTCACTATATAATTCTTCACAAGGAGTTAATTTATTTTGGCAAATCAAATCTCTTTTTTTACATCTTTCAACCCAAAAAATTACGGAAATCAATATAAAACTTGGGCTAGTTATGCTTATAAAACTTACGCCATCCAAGATCCTAAAGATACAAAGATAGATGTTGACTGTAGCATAATACTAAACAAAGCTAATGAAATAGAAAACAAGAGATTGCACAAAATTTCTGATATAATTAAAATAGCTAGGCTTTTAGAAGAAAATGAAAAATTTGTACTGTTAAATAGTGATATTGAATTAAACTTTCAAGATGAAACTTGGAGCAATATTTGTGAAATGGCAAATGAAGGTATGGTTGTCGGCTACAGATCAGATTACAAATTAGATCGTAAAAAAAATAAAAAATATATTTATGGTTTAGATTTTTTTGTCATAAATAAAAAAATACAGGTCGCAGACGCTCCATTCGTTATGGGTTCTTGCGGTTGGGACTGGTGGATGGTTTACTTGTGTATGTCTCAAGACATACCTGTTTATTCCATAAAAGGGGAAGGCAATATATATCATAAGATGCACGAAAGAAACTGGACAGATGAGATGTTATTAGAATCTCAAAAGTGGTTTCAAGAAACCGCCAACTTAGATAAAAATTCAATAAAAATAAATTTAGTTAATTATATTGAGAATATAGTATAATCCTTGACTTAGTTATTTTCTTCCTTGTCTTGATTCTGATATTGTTCTCTCTTCTTTAATTCTTCTTCTGAAAAGGGTGTCCAACCCCTAATGTTTCCCTGCGGCCCATTAGTGCGCCAGTGAATAACTCCATTAATAATTGATTCTTCGTAGTTCATGATCAGTAGGGACATCTTTTAGCGTCAAAATTTTCGCAAGCCTTATGGTATCCGTCTGCATAGCCTTTAGTAATAATTTCCTCGTATTTTGCTTCATCTTCTTCTGAAATTTCTTTTGATACTGTATAGCTGAAAATTTTTTCATCGTCATTTTTAATACCCATTTGTTTTTGGAAATTTCTTCTGCCTCGCTGGTAGGCAGTAATATAAATTTTTTCTTCAACGGGAATTTCTTCGACAGGAATTTCTTCAACGGGAATTTCTTCGATTTGTACGTTTTTTGACGTTGCAACATCTTGTTGCACAATTTTTTTATTACTTTGACCTAATAAAAAGTATCCGCTCAAAATTACAAAAAAACAACCAAAAATAACGATAAATCCTTTTATTTTTTTCATTTAAATTTCCCTAAAAAATAGAGCGGAGTTCAGTGTGCAGGCATGAATATACACTTATCTTTTAGGTTTTTCAACAGCGATGTGAGCACATAAAATAATATTTTGCTCAAGACGTTGTGCATTTATCCGAAGACACCCAACAAAGGAAAAAACAATGGAAATCGAACCACCAGACCCCTCTATCATGCTCAATAGTTTTCTTTGCATTCAAAAAGAAATTTTCGTAAATATTTGTGCTCATTTTAGCAAAAATGTTTGCACCAGTAATCAGGGAGTTTACAAGAGAGCTTTAGACTTCAGCACCGACTTCAATAATTGTGAGCCGTTTGATTTTCAAAGCTTGATGATCAGTGACGAAAATTTCCCTTTGTTTTGCAATTTTATGTTCGATTTCATAAACTACATTAGGAAGATTGACCAAAACCTCTATAATGAGAGTCTTGGATTCGCCAGAGAACAAATGAAATTTCCCTCCATGCCTACTCTGGACATGGCTATTGTAGGTTGTGGAAATTCCATTACTATGTTCTTGGACATGAGAGAAAATGGGCTTTTGCCAAAAAAAGAGGATTTTGAATGATGGAAAATAGAGTTGAGAAATACAAATTAAACGCAAAAAAAGCCTTTGAGTTTGCCGGGGGTTTTAGAGAAGTAATTCCCGGTAGAGACAGAACCAGAAGAATTTATGGGAAAAAAGCTGGAAGGCCAGAATATACCAAGAAGATAGAGCTTAATTCAGAGGAGCAACTTGTTTTATTGTTGGACTTAGAATACGCCTATCGTTATTCTGTAAAATTAATGGGCAAGAGACTTGCCGAAGAGGTTGAGGAAAAGTTTTTATCTCAAGCTGAAACTGTATTGGATGTTAAATACGCCATAGAATATTGCAATCGTTTTGAAATTGCTCTTCCTTCTTGTTTGCACAACAGAATATTAATGCACTCAGCTGTGCCAGTTGATAAAAAAGGAATGGCTTGGAGAGAAAGATATCAAATTGAAAGATCAGAAAGAAGGCAAAAAAAATATTTAGTTAAATTTCAAGAACAAAGAAAATCTTTCAAGATTATTTTAGAGGGAATAATTAAAGAAAATAATCTACATGAAAGCAATACTATAAAAGATTTACTTGATTCGATTTAGCATTAATTTAGAAAGAAATTTATGGACATTTCAGAATTAGATACTTCAAAGTTCACTCAGGTTTGTTCCGGGTATGTTTTGCGATGCATAAAAAATAATAGTTACGCATCACTTGGAGAAATTAAGAAAGTTGACAAGAACACAGAGGCGTTCTATAGTATGATGGTTGGCAATGAATACTTTGAAATCGTCTCAAAAGGCGAAAAACATACGCAAAGAGCCTTGAAAGATGCTTTCGTGATAGGAAATGACAAAATGAATGATGATTTCAAGAACGCTTTGATTAGAGGTTGCTAAAATGGACAGGCACTCAACATTATTTAATGTTTTGAAAATTTTGCCAACTGATTATGAAGCATATGGTGGGCAAATTATAAGATGGGAAGATTCTGAAAAAAACTACCCAGACTGTTCTGGTGGGTGTAAACATTTTGTTCCTCTTGATGGCGACTTAAAATTTGATTGGGGCGTTTGTGCTAATAAAAAATCTCCAAGGGCTGGACTATTAACTTGGGAACACCAAGCTGGCGTGGATTGTTTCGAGAAAGAGGAAGAAAATGAAGAAAATTACAATTAAAGACTGTTTTGAAGCAATTAAATATAAAATAAATGATGGTGCAGAGTATCTCTGGACTTGTTACGGCAAAAATGCCTATATCTTAGACAGTCTAAATTCAAAGGGTTCTGTCGCATTTATTTTCGATAAAAAAGACCAGACTATTTATGAACTTTCCGTTTGTGATTATGTAAAAAATACCGCTTATAAATGGGTAAATCCTAGTTTTATAGAAAAAAATAGGAAAGAAATGAAAAAAAGAGGGTTTTCTGAAGATCAAGCATGGGATTCTATTAATTACCAACCAACAGATATTGAAAAAATAATTAAACTTACCAAGGCTATTGCTAATAGAAAATGAATTACTATAATAACTGCATGAAATCCACAGCAAATTGTAAAAAACTTGAAAATCTTCCGTTTTCCGAGAATGAAATTCTTAATATTTTAAGAATTGCAGATGTTGCTTTGGCAGACGAAAACTTAGAAAAAGAAGTTTGTAATTGGCTTAATGTTCTACATGAGCCAATTGCTCTTGAAAATTTAGAGGATTTGCATAAAAAAGTTAATATTTATTTGCAAACAATAAATAGTAAGTATGAATATAAAAGATGATGGCAGTGGCGGCTCACTGATAAATGAATTAAAAGGAAAAATTACAAATTGGGTAAGCACAGAAGTGCCCAATGCAATCAATAATTCAATTGAAAATTCAGAAATAACAAAAAGTATGAAAATTTCTGCCGAGTTTGAAAATAATAAAAAATAAAGCTCGTTATAGCCTTATGAAGCTATTTATTGAAACTCTTGAAGCACGAACCGTTTTGTCTGTAGTGTTTTTTGATAAAGAAACCAAAGCAGCGGTGGCAAATGCTTATAAAGACAAAATTATTTCAAGAGATGAGCTTGTTTCTATTTTTAGGCAGACCACCGATCAGAACACAATCACCGCCAATGAACTATCAGATTTGAGAAAAGTTACGACGTTGAGAATGCCAGAGCATGTTCGATACTTGGCTAAAGATGTCGTTTTTGCGAATATTGCAAATGCAAAGTTTCAAGGCAATACTTTGGGCAACTTGACGGCAAATTCTCCCGCTCAAAAGATTAATAATCTTATAGATAAATGGTTTTATGGAAAAGACCGTCCAGCCTTGCCTAACAATCTATCATATAAAGAAAGCAAATTGCCTTTATTCGACAATGGAGCGACAAGCACGGATGTTATTCAAGGTCAACTTGGAGATTGTTATTTATTGGCATCATTAGCCTCTGTTGCAGATAAATTAGGCATAAGAACTTCGTTTATCGACAATGGCGACAGAACATGGACGATTAGGCTTTATGATTTGAATGGCATACGCAAGGTGGATTATATCACCGTTGACAGTTACCTTCCGGTTGATGCGAATGGGTCATCCATTTATGCAAATTTTGATAAAGAATTATGGGTTGCACTAATCGAAAAAGCATATGCACAATATAATGAAACGGGTGGCACATGGCATTTAGAAAAGTCAAATAGTTATCAAGCAATAGTGGGTGGCTATCCTGTTCTTGCACTAGAAAGCATAACGGGAGTGCCTACTAAATGTAATTTTTTCTCTGATGCTATGGCTCAAACAACATTGAACAAATCACTTTATCGCGGCGATGCTGTTGTTTTATCTGCCCCAGTTAAAGATAAAGATGTTTCTCATTCTTATTATGTAAAATCCTATTTAAATGGCTTGTATTATTTGTATAATCCTTGGGGCTTTAGTCATTTAGAAGTTACTTGGGATCAATTGAAAACAAACATAAACTTTGTTATAGAGGCAAAATGACTCCTTTTTTAGCTTATCAAAAAATCGTTCTTGCAATGAACAACCTTCATGACAAAAGCGATAAATTCGCCAAAAGAATAAATAAAAAATCGAAAAAGTATAAATATTTTCGCATTCCAGAGTACGAAAAGTTTTTAATAAATGACGTTAAATTTTCTTATTATTATGCTAGGGATGTGGTGCATGGAAAATTGCCAGAGGACATGCACAATTTAATGCTTTGTGAAGCATTAGCTAATTCAAATAACGCTTATGTTAAAAACTATTTTGAAATTTGTAAAGGAAATTTTCCAATCACGAATCAAAATCTTGGCTTGAACTCATTGAAAATGGAAAGACAACTTTATGGAACATAAAATAATTACGCATGATGGCAAGGCTCATCAAGACGATTTTCTAGGAACTTGCGTTTGTATTTTTAAATTGAACGCACCTGCATTTAGAAAAAAATTTACATCTGAAGAGTTGTCTGATCCTAGTTGTTGGATTTTAGACCAAGGAAGAAGTTTTGAATCAGAGCTTCATAATTTTGACCATCATCAATTAGAAGAAGAGATTTGTGCTTTTACAATGGTTTTAGACCATTTTTATGGCAAAGAATATAGAAAATTTTTACCACAACTTAAATACGTTGAAATATTTGATAGTTACGGCCCCTCTGCTGCCGCCAAGTTCGCAGAAATGCCAGTAGATAGTATTGAAATTATTTCTTCTCCTGTTCACACTTCAATGATGAGAGTTTTTTCTAAAATAGATGGAGAAATATTAAATCCAATTTATTCGGTAATGAAAGAAATTGGAAGGGATATTTGCGAACAAATAGAAAATGTTGATTTGTTTTTCAAAATTCTTGGAGACTCAAGATTTTTTGATTATAACGGAATTAAAATTTTTGATGTGACACAGTGCGAGATGCCACAAGGATTTAAGCACGATCAACTTCCAACTAAAATGTTTTGTAAAACAAGAGGGCTAGAGCCTCAACTAATTCTTACAAAAGATTCAAGGCAAAATGGATTTAGACTTGTTAGCATTAATACAAATTCTATCAAGTTCTTACAGAATGAGTTGTCTTATTTTACTCACAACAGTGGTTTTTTGACTAACTTTTTTAAATACGAAGACTATAGAAAAATAATAGATAATTATGTCGAAAAATTCTGAGGAAAACAGAGAAAAAATTAACTTCGCTATAGGTTCTATTGAAAAGCTTCTTGAGGAAGCTATAGACAAATGTTTTTATAGAGATCTTAATTCTTTTTGCTCTCTGAGTAGGCTAACCGTATCAGATACTTTTTTGAGCCAAGAGCCAACAAAAATTAAAACTTACCTATTTGATTTTGTCGATAAAATAAAAAATAAATATGAAAAAGTAGTTCGCACAAATGGAGAAAGAGATATTTTCGCTGATTTTTGCGAAATTATAAATACATTATTTCCTTTTGTTTTTCCAATAAATTTGGAAGAATTTCAATTTAGGAAATTAATGGAAAAGACTTTTTTAGATAAAAAAATTAATAAAATGCCGTACTTAAATAAAGACGAATTTAAAAATAAAGATATCAAAAAATATTAGGAGAACTAACTTGTACAAGGTAAGATTTCATTTGGGACGAGGTCAAAATTACAAAAAGTGGCAAGTCTCCTCCTTAGATGGAGCGGCAGTATACTTCGATCCAGAAACAACAAAACTAAAACTGATTAATTGCAAGCTTAAGAATAATAAAAATATTTCTAGAAAAATATTTGAAGGCCAAAATAAAATGGTTTGTGCTTGGGTTGAGTGCGAAGAAATTCAAATAAACCCAAATTCAAATACTATTAAAAACAAAATATCTTACAATCCTAAAAAAGCTCCTTATTGGTGCGACGAAAGCGGGGCAGATATTGACAATCAAAAATTTGATATGATTTTTAGTGAAGGCAACGCTTTGTATATGGGCTAAAATAATAATTTCTCTTAGACGTTATGATTCTAGGAGAAAAATGAAGTGAATACAGAAAAGCTACTCATTAGAGGGGAAGAACATGAGATTGAAGTCAAGCCTATAAATCTGATCTTCAATTCCTCAGTTGATGAGTCCGTTTATTTAGATCGGATTATGATAACTCCTGATATGACCTTGGAGCATTTCAAATCTCTCAAGGAAGTAGACCCATACTCAGCGAGATTTTTTAAGATAGTCGTTCCAGATTTTCCATATGAAATTACTAAAGAAAAATTAGAAGGATGTTCTTTAGCCTTTCAGCATATCATTGGACTTTTTTCTTTGAGTTTTGTTTTATTGTCTCAAAACATAAAGTTTGGATGGAAATATCCAGAGTCATTTCTTCATCCAAAATATCAAGGAAATATTGCTGACGCACTAATAGCTTTCTCAGATAAAGAAAAGTTTATTAGAATTATTACAGAAGTCAAAGAAGAACTCTTAAAAAAGGGCAAATAATTTATGAAAGAAAAGCCTTTAATTTTTATCGATAAGATAGAAAAAATAGAGTTTTTTGATGTTTTAGTTGAAGATATTCATTCTGCTGGAGAAAAATCAAATCATCATTGTTTAGAGGGTAGTTCTAAATTAACCTACCATGAAGTTTGGGAGTGGATAAGTCGAGGTGGAGATTGGAGCTTCATCGTGACAGAGCATAACAACCCAGAGAAAGTTTTCATGCGTGGCTCTGCATATGAAGATATGGACGCTGCAAGAAAAGGGGAACACCAACTATCGTTGGGACAGGTAACAGATGCGGAACTTTCTGATCTGCAAAAATTATTACATAGAAAAAGAAAAGAACAATACGGAATCAAATAATAAAAAATCAACATCGTTATGTAATTGAGGGAAATTTAAAATGTCTAAACCAAAAGAAATAGTAAAAAGTGCGATGGATGGTAAGCTTCTTACAAAAGAAGAAAAGTCCATAGTTGCATCTAATGCTCAATGCTCAAAAATCTATGCAGAAAAGGTTTTGCAAGAAAGATTTATTGAGGGCGAAGAAGTAATTAAAACTAGTGCTTCTCAAACCTACCTTTATGCAAAAGACGTTATAAAAGGAAGGTGGAAAGAAGGGGAAGACACTCTATCTAAAGATGCCCATTACGCAGTAAAATATGCTGCAAATGTTTTATTTGGAAGATTTCCAAAAGGCGAAAATGAAATTGCAAAAAATCCTAAGGCGGCATATCAATACGCAGTGGCAAGGAGTGCGAGATTTGAAAAAGCAGAACAAAAAATGATAGAAGAACTTCCGGCCATGGATTTGGTTGAATATAGCTTAAGTATTATCGGAGATAGATGGCCGGAAGCAGAAGAAAAGATATTAAAATCTTCGCGTCGTTCTGAGTCTTCCGTCGCCTTCGCTGAGACAATCGTCTATAGTCCATCTACTTCTTCCTATAGCTCTCCGGCGTGTCATTATGCTTGTGGGCATGAATTCAAATGGAAAGAAGCTGAGTCCGAAATCTTAAAGAATCCTGTGGAGTCTTCTCAATATGCAATTAACGCCTTAAAAGGAAGGTGGGAAGAAGGAGAAGAAATTATTTCTACTTGTGGGTCTTCCTCTCTTACTTATGCTTTGTATTTAGAACAAGAGTTTGAAAAAGGAGAGGACGCAATAATCAATTTGATTGCAGAAGAAAACTCTTGGAGTTCTAATCACCTTATAAATAATTATGTTGGTCGAGTTTTACATGGGAAAAGATGGCTGAAGTTTGAAAGCTTTATCGATAAAGCAAATATTGATGATGAAAAATTAACTACGCTAATACAATACTATAGCGATAATGTTAACGCAAAGCTGCCCGACTTCATTCACAATAGAATGATTGCCGCCGCTATAAGCAACCCAGAAGATTGGGGCATTCGCAAATATTTCGATTCATTGGAAGAAAGAGAAGATAACGAAAAATTGCTTTTGGTCAAAAGATTTAGTTTAGATCAACTTAGGGAAATATTGAGTTCAGTAAATGATTGAAAACATTACAAAAGAGTGGAAAACCGAGACTGGCTTGGTTGCAAGGGTCATTCAACACCCTCTTTTATATCATTTTTGTGGTTATGTAGGACTTGATAAGGGTTCTGGTTTTTATGAACTGGACTATGCCAAAATAGAAAACCGCATATATGTTCATGGAGGCGTAACATTCACAGGAACCTTTAAAGACTCTGCTTTATGGTGGATTGGTTATGACTGTGCGCACTCTTGCGACTTTAGTAAGTATAATCCAAGTGGCGTAAAAAGAGACTTGAATTTTTGTGTGGATGAGTGCGAATATTTAGCGAAACAAATTTTTCAAACTCCTATTGACTACTATTTTTTAGCTAAGAGAATAGGAAGACTACCGGAAGACCTTCACAATAAAATGATTGCTTGGGCAATTGAGAATCCTAATGATGAAATAATTAAGGAGTATTTTGAAAATTATGGAATGCCACTTCTTTGAATGCCATTGTCACAGCCCAGAACACACTTTGGTTTTTCATCTTTTTGATGATGATCCAAAAATGCTTTACGCCCATGTGTTTTTGAATCCAGATACTTTTTTTAAGAGAATTTGGAATTCAATTAAATATATTTTTGGATATAAATGTGTGTATGGTCATTTCGATGAATTTATTTTCAATCCAAAAGATGCTCAAAAATTAATAAATTTATTAGAACAAATAAAGGAATGACTTAAAATGATCACCGAATTTAGACTGCCCTATCACGGAACCTATGTCCGTGAGATCAAATACTCTGTTCAGGTCATGTGCTTGCCAGAAAACAGCAACGACCTTATCGTCGCTCTCCTACGCCGCTGCTACCCTGAGATCACCGAAGAAGCGATCAACGAACTCGCCTACAAGAACAAGGCGTTCACAATCTTCGGAACGATCAAGATTTTCAACGGCGGGCCAATGTACGCAGTTCTCTACCGTCACGATGAGAAGTGGTTCATCTACTACGTTCCACAATCCATTCGCAACTCAAAAAGCTTCACGGATCACGACATTCCGAAGAATATTCCTTGCTTCATGGGTTTCTGAGGAAGTCAACAAATTACTTAAAATAATAATAAATTAGAGTCGTTATCTGATTATGAACATGAACTCAAAAATAATTTCGATAATCAATCACGCTCAGTATTCTGATCGGGATGCTTGGGAAAAAGCTATAAGCGGAAACAAAGATTTTTTTGAACGAGAATTTATAGCAAAAAGTGCTCACATTTCTTTTGATTATGCCAAATCACTTGGAGAAAGATTTTCTCTTGGTGAAAAAGTGATTAGCGAAAGTGCAGAAAAAAGCTATAGATATGCCAAAGAAGTTTTGCTATCTAGGTTTGAATTAGGCGAGGAAAAAGTTCAAAAAGATATTGAATATTGTTACAGATATGCAAAAGATGTTATAAAAAATAGGTGGGAGCCAGCAGAAAAAAATCTCTTGAACTTAAAGTCATCGGAAGCAAATGAATTTTTAGTTTCCTATGCAATTAATATAATCAAAAGCCAATGGCCCGAGGCAGAGGAAAGAATCAAAAGTATTGAGCCTTACCGAATTCACGATTATTGTGTAAATGCTCGAAAAAGCAGATGGGAAGAAGTAGAGCCTCAAATTTTGAACATGAGTGCAACTTCAATTATTGATTATTGTAAAAACTGCGTAAAAGGACGATGGGAAAAGGCCGAGGAAAAAATTCTAAAGTCTAAACCAACACATAATTTTATTGTTGATTATGCAAAGGAAGTTGTGTGCGGTCGATGGGTTGAGGGAGAAAAAGAAATGTTGACCGATAAAAAGGTCGCCATTAAAATTAAATATTGCGATGAAGTTCTTGAAGGAAGATGGAAAGAATTAGAAGATATTTTATTTGAAAAAGAAAGTACCCAAAGATTATATCAATACGCAAAAGATGTAATAAAAGGGAAGCTGCCTGAGATTCTTCATAATAAAATGCTTATGATAGCAATGCTCAAAAAAGACGATTGGACGAACAAGTATTTGAAAGCCAAAAAATACAAGATTGAAAAGAAACTAAAACTTTACGAGACCAACAATGCCTAAAGACAAAAGCAAACTGCCCCTTCCGATTCTTTATGAATTTCTTGTGACTGCAACAAATAACAATGGCTTTCTTTATTATAATCTAAGGACTGCTCTGAAGTCTAGATTTAATTTAGACACAGAAGCCAAAGCGGAAGAAAAGTACGAAGAATTGAAGAGTGATTTCGACAAAGACCCAGACAAGTATTTCTTGCAGCTTTTAAAAAGTAAAAATGTAACTTCAAATTGGCTTGAAAAAAAAAGAATTAGATTTACTGAAAACGTAGAAAAGCAATTTTTTGAAAAATATAAAGATACCCCTTTGTATTTTAGATATTGTGAAATTTTCAATATTATTGTCGGCAATTACGAACAAGTTGTGACCGAGGTTGCATTGGGCTGCGAAGTTTCTTATAATAAAAAGCGTTACTTAGAAACCTTGTTGAAGAGAAGAAAAATGATGAAAGAATGGATTAATGAATTTTTGTCGCACAAGACAGAGATCACACAGGACGATTCTATCAAAACGTTATTGGAAAATTTATGAGTCAAGAAGAAGTCGAAAGCCTTAAGATGCAGCTTGAAGAACTAAAAAATAGTTTCAAGGTTGTTGCGTATGCAAAAACAAATGAGCATGGGGATTTGTTTGATCTTAGATTACAGAACAACCCGTACAACGATCAGAAAACTATTGTACCGCTTTTCAGACTAATTGATTCCGTTAATAATTAAGGTAAGAAATGACTTATATTTGGATGGTTTTAGTTAATAATAGTAGAATTATTGGCTATGTAAGATCAGAAAGCGAAACCAGTGCTTTTAACATTGCAAAAGAAAAGGTTGCGAAGGATGTTCCCTTTTTTTTAGAGAGGGTTTATTTAGGAAGCCCCATACCAGTTGGCGAAGAATTCTTTATTTCCAATTAAATAGCTGGACGGTGATGTTTGACAAATAACATATCTTTGATTGGAGATGTTCATGGTAAATATAAAAGATACCATGAAATAATTAGGGAGAAAGATCGCCATGAATACACTGTGCAAATTGGAGATTTTGGATTCAATTATGAAACTTTAAAAAATGTTGATCCAAATAATCATAAAATTATAGGTGGCAACCATGATAATTATGATAAAATAATAAATACTCCACATTATCTTGGAGACTATGGAAATACAACTCTAAATGGAGTAGAGTTTTTCTTTTATAGAGGGGCTTATAGCATAGACCGCCAATATCGCACAATTGGAGTGGATTGGTGGGAATCTGAGCAATTAAAAATTGAACAGTTCATGGAGGCAAGAGAACTCTATAGAAGCATCAAGCCAAAAATTGTTATAACTCATGATTGTCCTGAGTGCATTGTTCCATATTACATAGGTTTTCAAGGAAAAATATATCAGAACATAACCAGTTGGGGATTGAATGAATTACTTAATATTCATCAACCAGAACTTTGGATTCATGGTCATTTTCATCAATCCAAAACCACAAAATATGGAAATACAAACTTTATTTGTTTGAATGAATTAGAAGTTTTTAAAATTAAATAATAAATTGTGCAGATCGTTATCTCTGCAAGTTGAAAAATAATCTGCAAAAGGAATTAAAATATGATAATAATGCCAGCTTGGATAATTAGTGAAGATGAAAATGGATATGTCGCTCTTTTGGGTAGCGAACCTAAGATGGATGCAGAAAAAGAGTTTTTGCCCAAAGAATGTGTTGACAAAATTGTTTACGCTCCTATGATTCACGAATCTGGTTACAAATTTTCTTTGCTTACTCTCAACCCAGACAAAGTTCCAGAAAAAATTAAAAACATGATCAATCACTGAAAATAAAAATTTATTCAAGCCGTTATGTGTATAAGGAGACAAAAATGAACGAACAATTTGCCAATGTCATTCGCCAAAGAATTTACCAGCGTGTTCCTCTTGAGCAACTCGCAGAAGCAGGAATTAAGGAATTTTATGTTGCTGGCAATTCTTTGAATAAACAGCCCCCTAACGATATTGATATTTTCCCAGTGGGAAATCTCTTTACTCAAGAGCAAGCTGAAAAGCTTGGAAATATCGTTAGTTCAACTAAAAACGCAATCACTGTTAAGGTTGGTCTTGATAAAAAAATCAACCATCAAACCGTAGATGGTCAGAATGAAATTGAAGTTAGTGGCAAAAACATTGTGGTTCAACTTTGTAATTACCAACACGGTGAACTTGAGTCTTTAGTTAATTCTTTTGATTTTTCTCATATCCAAATTGGAGCCAAGGTAGACAATCTTGGCATCACAGTCTATTACACTAAGGAATATGAGAATGCAAAAATGTGTCAATCTACCGAATATGTCGGTAGCGAATACCCTTTGTCTTCTATGATTAGAATGTTCAAATACGCAAAGCGTGGCGACTTTGCTGGAAATTCTCATATTTTTTCTGCTTTCAAAATCGTCACAGATGTTGTAGACAGAGGGTTTGATGACTTCGATGACTTCAAGAATCAATTGGATGCTATTGATCTTGGATTGGTTCCAGAAAATCAAAAGGAACTTGTTGATGCAGGCTTGGCATCAGAAGAATCCGGCTTGGATTTTTCTGAAGAAGGCAAAAAAGTTCTTAATAAACTGATGAGCTTTTTGATTTTGAGCAAGAAGGCGATTTGCAAAGACGCACAGGCTGCGTATGATTACGCACAAAGCTCTGGCGAACGATTTGAAAAGGGCGAAGATGCGATTAGCAAAGATGAAAAATTGGCTCTTGCATATGCAAAAAATATATTGAAAGGTAGGTTTGAAAAAGGCGAAGAAGCCATTTCTAACAATCCTTATTTGGTTCATGATTATTGGTGCAATGTGATTAACAAATCAATTCATGTATATGATGTATATAATAATAGCGATATGCAAAAACTGCCTGAATTTTTGCATAATAAAATGATCGCTTATGGGATGGATAATAATCATTATGCAAAAGACTATCTTTTTAGAATTTCAAAAATCGCAGCGTAAATTCTTTCATTTGTGCTTCTTCTTCTTTTTGATTCTCTCTAATTCATCTAAATATTGATTTTGATACATCGCTTGATTTTTTTCTTTGAGTTTTCTTGCTTTTTTATGCTGCTTATCTTCTATTAATTTAATTTTAATAGTTTTTATTCCAGAGAATATTAGAAAAAATGGCACAATGGCAATTAAAAAAAGTATTACATAAGAAAAATAAAATAGCATCTTAAGAACGAAAGATGTAAACAGAATACAATAGTAGCAAAATGGAGCGTCTCTCTGAAAATATTCCATCCATTCTGGTTCATACATAATTTATTATAGTTAGCTTCTTAAAACTAAATAACATATAGCCAATGTCAAAAACGCTTCTCTTACATGAAACCAAAATTCAATATCATAAAACATATAAAACATTTTAATTCTCCAAATTAGGAGTACCAGAAAAGAAAAGTTATCCAAACAGCTAATATAAAATAAATCCAAAAATTTGGCGGGCTTTTCATAATAGTATATATGAAAAATCCTAACAATTTCCTAACAATTCAATTAAAAAGCTTATTTTTTACTAACTTGATAGCACCAAAATTTAATTGTTTTATCATTATTATAGCCAACCTTCACACAACTCTTAATTTGTTTAATTTTTGATAAAATCTTTGCGAATTGTGGTTGGTATTTAAAAGAACCTTCTAAATTCATAACAAATTCTAATATAACAAAAACTAAAGACTTAATTTCTGAAAATTCTTTTGTCTGTCTCCAGTGTGGGTTTAGATCAAATCTATTACTTAGCTTCACATCTACTGATTCTAAATTAATCATAGTTTGAATAAAGCTATCAATTACATCATTTATTTCTCTAGATTTGTATGTAGCATCCATATTATTATCATAAGAAATAACTCTAAATTTTCTTTGCATTTCTCCAAGAATTCTTACAAATCTTTTGCCGATATTGGCAACACCTGTTTGGGACTTTGAAATTCCTTCTTTTGTAGAACCGATTTTGCTAAAATCTATTTTAGAATAATCGCCATCAAAAAGTCCAGAACTTATCAATTGATCACTTAATAAGATTGCTTTATTAATTTGAATCTTTAGTTCTTCTGTAATAATGCCTGGGCCGGTCATGCTTAGTATATAATTAAGATTGGTTCCGATGTAACGAACTTTATCTTTATTGAATATTCCCTTTGTAATAAGAGCTTGATATTCATCTTCGCTTATTTTTTTGGCTTCTCTCACAAGAGAAGAACATAAAACAAAAAAGTTATTGAGCACTCTTTCAATTTTACCCATTCCATAATATTTCACATTGCCTAATTCAGTCTGAACTTTGCTAAGATTACGCTCCAATCCCATAAACCATTTTTCTTTAGGAGTGGCATCTAGTCCAAAACGGATTTCGTCTTTTTTTTGTTTATCATAATAGTCATTGTCACACTCGCCAATTTGATTAATAATAATTGTAGAAATTAATTCGATATTTTTTGTGCTAAAAAATACTCCCTGAGTTGGCTCTGAGGGATATATTGATCCTGTATCGTGCGAGTCTAAAAGACCATCAATCCCTAGTTTTCTTAGTAGTCCCGTCCACATTGCCCAAGGGCGATATTTTTTTTGATTACGTTCGGGCTTTTCTTTTTCCCCTCTGTTTGAACCTATGTAGCCTTTTTTTGCTATTATCATATCTGATATTTTTTTTGTGATCACATAAAGAAATTTACCGGAAACGTCCTGCTTCCCAGATGATCTCAGACTGATTAGAGACTTCATTAAAGCTTGATTCCAATCTATATCATTTTTTTCACAAAAATCTTGTAGTTCTTTGCCAAATGGAACTTTTATGGATTCTGATATTTCTTTTTTTCTTTTTGCTATTTCAACTTCAAAATTACCAATTTTTTTTACCCAATAATCTAATAATTTTTTTACTTTTTTATTTGATAATAAGAAATAACTTTCAATGTAAGTATTGAAATTAGGGCTTGCATCAATATCTCTAAAATAAGATCCTAAATTAACATAAGATCTCAGACTTTTTGAAATTTTAGTTAATTCTTCTAAAGAAATTTTATCATTTCCAAGCATTTCGAGCATTTTGCGATCATTTTCTCTTGAAATGCCCCCAGTACCGCTAGAAAAAGGCTCGGTTTTTATCATTTTATTTGCAAAATTTCTAACCTCGTCAGACAATGCAAAAGAATTATTGTCTAAATTAGTGAATAAAGGTAGTTTTTGCGAAGAACCGGGCCATGGCGATAAACTAGAAATCAAATTATCAAGACCAAAATTAATCATCATTCTTGTTGCGTTGAAAGTCAATTCAGAAATTATTCTTTCAAAATTTTCTTTCGATGAAAGTTTTTCAATTCTATCAACAGAATATTTTTTAATTGATTTTTCTTCTTCTGAGTAGTCGTCCATCTCGCTCTTAGCAGTTGATACTGTGTTATGATAGAAATTATAAACAATATCATCGCTATACAATTCTGCTCCGCTTTTTAATAATTCCTCTTTTATTGTTTTTTTTAATAATTTAATTTTTAAATTTTCATGCTTGTAAATATAGTTGCTTATTTGTTGTTTTATGGTTTTGTTTATTTCATCAACATCGGAAATTTCTTTTATTTCTCCTTCTCCTGGCTTCATAGAAATATAACTTTCTTTATTTTTAATTTTAAAAATGTGAAGATACTTTCTGCTTCCGGCCATAGGAACGCCTGAGACATTCTTTTTAATAATATACTCAAGAGGAAAAGCATATAATCCTAAAGGAGTTCCACCATCGTCAGCAGAATATTTTGGCCCAAGTCTTTGAACACAAGAAAAATTACCCCATATGTCTTCGGGCTTAGTGTTATTGTTCACAGCTTTTTCAAAGACAGTCTTTATTTGTTTGATTTTTTCAAACTTTCTGTAAGGTTTTCCTGTTTGAGGATCGGCTATAGATGGATCAACTCTGCCCACGGCTCTTGAAAGGAGTTGTGGTTCTTCTATCAAATATGTGTCTATTGGTTGAAAATATTCTTTAAAATTCATGTATCTATATCTATGTTTTTACTGAAATAAATTAGTCGATCTATTTCGTATATAAATTTATAGGAGATTCTATGTATAAAATTGTATTGCGATCTATATTTTACCATTGGTTTGCCTTATTTATTGGAATTTCCATAGGTTTTATAGCTAATTCGGAGTGGGTTGGGGACAAATATGCGATTGTAGAAAGATCGGTCAGAAACATATTTTTCCCAATTCAATATGACGAGAATATTGAGGCTTTTGTAAAACAGGCTGGAAAAGTGAGGTTGTGGTCTAGTTTAGAATGCCCCGAGGATTTTGTTGTATTAGACGATTTGGTAAAGGGCGAAGAATTTTATTGGGCATTGTATAAATATAAGGATAAGAACGGAAAAGAAGTCAAGGATGTTGGAAGCATTAGAGTCAAATGGAAAACTTGGGAATATTATTATAAGCTAGATGAAATAATTAAATAAAGGTAAAATATGAAAACTTTCAATGAATGGCTAAAAAACAGAGTATTGAGCGAAGGCAATCAAAAAAACGCAAGAGAACTCAGAGCGTTATTAGAAAAAGAGGGCTTTATTTTTGTGCGAGACGGTGACGAGCTTATAATGAAAAAAGACGACATTCCAATCACAGTAAGCAAACAATCGGATCGCGTTTTGCCAAGAAAACTTGTAAAAACCGTCCTGCGAGATTGGCAAAGAAACAAGGATAAAATAGACGCACTAAGAGCCAGACGAGCCGTATAATATTATTTACAAATTCCTTAAAATAATAATTTATTATATGCGTTATACCATAGGAGGAAACTTTTATGTGGCTTTTTACTAAATATGGGTTTTTCAGTGTTGTTTGTGCAAGAAAGAACAATGGTTTGAGTTCTGACGTAGATACAGAAACTCTTATGATCAGAGCTAGATCAAAAAATCATCTTGAAAATTTGATCAATAGTTTTCAAGATTTGAATGATTGTCAAATAGCAACAACACACGACACAGATTACCGATACAGAATCTTTGTTCCAAAGAAGATATGGAGCAATGTGATGCTAGAATTATCAAGTGAAATTGATTATGGAAACTTCAAGAGCAAAGTTCACAAATCTTTGCAAGACCAAGAATTTTCTCATTGCTTGGGTGATATTTGGAGTGTAATGTATAGGTATCAAGATGAGTAAGGTTCTATTTTTGCACGGGATGTTTGGTCAAAATAGTTCCAAGCCTTATTTTATAAGATCTTTAGGATTAGAGGTTTTTCATCCATTTTTGAATGATTGGAGCTTTGAAGATTCTATCAAAGAAGCCCAAAAACATCTAAATGAAACAGAGCCAGACCTAATCGTAGGTTCTTCAAGAGGCGGTGCGGTTGCGATGAACATTGATTCAAAAAATATACCAATTATTTTATTGGCTCCTGCTTGGAGGTTTTTTGGCAAGAAAGATCGAACCAAAGATAATGCAACTATAATTCATAGCGAAAATGACAACTTGATTCCGATTAGTGATAGCATAAAATTATCAGCAAATTCAAATTGCAAATTGGTAATTGCAGGAAAAGACCATAGACTAAATTGCGAAGATGGCAAAAATGCAATCAAAAAAATAATTAATACATATTTGAACTGCTAAAGTATATCGGGGTCAAACATTTTAGAGCCATCTGGGTTAAGCGGCTCAGAGTCCTCGCTTGGCTTTCTAGGTGGTTTTGGCTTCTTATGCTGCGGATGCGTAGTCATTCTAAGTTGAGATGGCTTCAAAAACTCTGCGTTTTGGGGAATATCGGGAGTGTATGGAAACATTCCAATCTTTATCAAATATCCAATAACATAAGAATGGTGTTCTATAATCTTTCTTAATTGCTCAAGACTCAACCCAGAAGAATTGGTTTGCAATTCATCAGCTTGAACGGTTCCAGATATTGGCTCGACTAGGTTCCCTTTATTATCATAAGAATAGCCATCCCCATAACGATCACAAAACATTATCAAATATCTATCAGAATCGACTTTTTCTAAAACTTTCCCGTAGTCATAATTTTGAAATGGCTTTATGAGCCTTACGACCGCTCCAATTTTTGGAATTAATAATTTTTCTATATTTGTCTTATTGGCAAGTAAAGTTGAAGACACTCTCTTAATTTCTTGTTCTATTGCATTTTTTAAATCTTGATCACTATCGGGATTATCTCTTTGTTTCATGAATGAATCAAATAAAATTTGAAATTTTGTTAAAAGTTTCATTGAGCTTAATGGCGATTCTCCTTCATATCTAATACTATCTCGATAATTTCCAACAAGCTCTGAAAATCCTTTTTTGATTCCTTTAAGAAATCTATTTGCAGGCGTATCTTCAATATCCCAATCTAAAGGTTCTCCTGATTTTCTTTTTTGATTTCTTGTTTGTTTTGGATGCTGCCAACTTTGTGAAAGATCTCTTGGGTTAAATTTATTATTTTGTAAGACTTTCAAAAGTTTAAATTGCCTTGGATTAAAAAATGCTCCCTGAGTCGGCTCTCCACTGTGAATAGTGGATGTTCCTTCTGTATCTATTACTCCATCGATTCCCAATTCCCTTAATATTTTTGTCCACAATGCCCATTGTCTAATTGAACTATCGTCTTTATCAGTAACTTCTTGAGACATTATTTTTGTTATTTGATAAACGAAAGCCCCAGAAATTGTGCTTAGTCCCCGTCGAGACATTTCTTCAACAGTTGTTGCTAAAACTTCCAGCCAATCAATTTTGTACTTATCACAGAGTTGTTTGATCTTATGATCAAGGGGGAAGTGAATATCTTTTAAATATTTGCCTTTTTGTGAATTAAATTCATCAAGACTTTTTTCTAGTGACTTTTTGATTTTTTTAGAAATCATTAAAGCCTTATCAAAAATTTCTGGATTTTTGAGAAATTCTGTTTGGGTTGCCATTTTACTGCGATCTTCGATGTAAGGCGTTCCTATTCTAATATTACCATCCGCCCCAGAAAAATTCGCTAGACTCATTATTTTATCGATATTAAAATTAAAAAATGATTCTTCTTCGTTTTCTTCATTCCAATTCAAACCATATAATTTTATTAAGCTTTGCTTGTCTTCATCACCTGCACTTTTTATTATTTGTATTGCTCCACTAGACAAATAAATTCTAAGCTTTTCTTCATCTAACTTGCCAATGTTCACAAATTGAGTTGGGCCATTGCTGGATCCATATCTTTTAATTATCATGTTATCCACAAATTTTTTAATTTCTTTTAATATTTCTGATTTTTCTGGAATGTCTAAAAGTTTTAATTTTTCTTTTATGCCAAAATAGCCACCTTGCAAACTATCATAATAAACATTTGAATGTAAATCGCCCAATGAATCTTCTATTAGCTCAAGAATTACTGGGGCATTTCTAAGATTAGATCGCACGAACTTTTTAAGAAAATCAATTTTTTTTGAAAAAACTTTTTTGAAATTTTTGCTAAGAAAATCTTTCTCTTCTCTTATATTTTTACGAATAGACTCTAAATTAGAAACTTCCATTTGCCCTCTTTTCATAGAAACTACATTATCACTAACCATCTCAAATATAAGAATGTATTTTCTACTGTATCCATAAGGGACTCTTAATCCGTTTTCTAAAACGTAATTTATAGGATAAGCATAAAGGCCCAAAGGGGTTTGTCCGTTTTTTGCGTTATAATAAATACCCAATCTTTGATAATCACTAAAACTAGCCCAAATTTTATCTTTAGGAACCTTTAGTTTGCTTACTATATTTTCTAGTTCTTTCTTTTTATTATTAGCTCTCCAAGGCTTGCCGGTTTCTGGCTCTACGAGCGAACTGTCTACGTCACCAATTCTTTTTTTAACTATGGCTTCAACGATTGTTTCAAAATAACTTGCGTCATATGTTGTGTAATATTCTTTGAAATTCATAAATTTTTAGGAGGTAGTAGGAATATTTTTTGGAATGGTTATGCCCAAACTAATCAGGTGTTTATCTATTGCTAATTTAACAATTGGCAAAGGAATTCCGTGGCCGATATTACTATAGGTTGTTAGTCTAAATCCATAATTATATGCCAACTCAATACTATCTTCTACTGGAACCGTAATGTCTTTTTTTCCATGAATAACTATGGTATCACTTGGTAATTTGTCTGGTTTTGAATTGAATATTTTCCAAGCAGGGCATCCTAAAACAAATTTAGCGTTTGGGTATCTGTAGCCTAATTTCATTGCAACAGCCCCGCCTTGACTTGTTCCAACAACCACATCTGGCACAAAATTTTTAATTTCTTCATCATGCTTTTTAACATTATCCTGCATATGCTGACTTCCCCAAGTATCTACCTTTTTTCTAATCATAAAAAATGGCTGATACCTCTTAATTCTACCCAAATAAGCAGCAAAATAGTGATTTGTAGTGCCTATGGATTTAACATCATAGCCCAGAGTAGCTAGTTTTTTGGGTTTAGAGCCGCTACTATTCATTCCGGTAAACCATAAGACCCTTGGTGGTCTTTCTTTTTCTTGAAGCCAGGTTTTAAATTCCATATTTAATATATATATTGTAGTAGATAAAAAGTGCAAAAAACAATGATTTAATAAATAACTAGGCACTCATATATAAATATAAAAAAGAGGGTTGAATGATTAATTTTTATGAATTCTTAAATATTATAAACGTCAAAAACGAAGCTTTTGAAAAAGATTTATTCGACCCTCATCCAGATAACTCCGATCCAGAAGGCGGCTCATCTCACGATGTTTACAGACTAAAAAATAAAAAGGGAGAAGACTTTTGGAGCAAATCTGCTGCGTCTAACCTACAGACGGTTAATGAGTATTTGGCTTGGAAAATTTATAAATTATTTGACATTAGCGTTGCCTCAAACGCTCATTTAGTTGTTAATAATAATAAAATGAGATTGGTTTCTAGCCAAGTTTCTGGAAAGCAAATTCCTTTGGACTATAGTTCAAGTTTCTCAAGTGCTTTATCTGGTTCTGATATTCATAAAGGATTTTTTGTTGATGCCTTTTTAGGACATTGGGATGTTGTTGGAAACGCTCCTAGATCGAATTTATTTATAGATGATCAAAAACGGGTTGTAAGAATTGATTTGGGCGGTTTAGATTTTAGAGCTACTGGCCCAAGAAAAAGCAAAACAATTCCTGGCTCTTGGGGTGGAGAAGTTGGAGAATTAAAAACAATGGGCGGATTAGGTGGCCCAATAATGAAAAGTAATGCTTCTGCCGTGTTGGGAAATCTACAAAAAGATCAACTTTTAGAATCTGCTAAGATTTTTTCAAGAGTAGGTTGGTCACAAATAGAAAACGTACTGAAGCAAGTAGAAGCAGAGGTAGTAGATATTTCCAAAGAACATAACTTGCCTGAAGTCGCAGAAGAAACTTCTAAATACATAAAAGAAATAGAAGAAGTTCTATACAGTCGTTTTCAAGACATGCACAAAAAAATAAAAGAACTAGGATTGGATCAATTTTCAGAATGGCAAAAACTAGCAGGAGTGCAAATCTTTTCAGAAGAAATAGCGACTTACAATCAAATCGAAGATAAGGAGATGCTCTACAAGACATATTACGACACATATGCAGATGCAAATGCAAAAGATGGCAAAGGTCTAAAGCCTTGGAGCAAAAGCGATTTTGAATGGCGAGCAGAAAAATGGACATATGCAGGAATACTTCCAAAAGAAGGAGTTCCTTTTGAGCAATTAGGATTCATTACAGCAAGAGAAAAAGGCGGGGTCTTTAAATTAACTGGTATGCAAGGCCCAAACACAAAAGCAAAAATAAAAGGATTGATGGAGCTTGCTGCTTTAGCAAGACCAATTTGGGGAGCGATGGATAAAGACTTTACAGAAAGACTTAAGAAATTAGGATTTTTAACTCCTCCGAAAAAAATCATGACTTTCCTTCTTCCTGTTATACAAAGTGATCCTCAATTTTCTTCAGGTGGCGAATGGGGAAATCTGAACGATGATGGTGGAATAAATTTTGAATTAAGCGGCATAGGAAGCACTATCAAATATTTTACAGCTAACAAACAATTTTATAAATTGATCATAGACAAAATGGTTTCTAAAGGTAAGATTGATGCAAAAATGATTAAATTATTAGAAAAATGGCCGACCATGCCAGAAGCAATGAAGCAAATGTCTTTATCGTTTTTGCCAAAAAACTTAGACTTGGACGTTGAATCTTTAGATTGGCTATCGTTTGTTTTAGCTTAAATATTAATTATTTTTACCAGCTTGATTTGAATCTGCGTATAGAGTAAGATACCGTCTTCATTAAATTTTCAAGGAGGAAAAATGAGTAAAAGACGTTGGACTCAGAGTGAGATAAATCTCTTAAAAGAAGGAAAAATTCCTTCAAATCGCTCTGAAAATTCCATTAGCAATATGCGAAAAAGACTTGGATTGACAAGGAAATCTTATTCAAGATGGCTTAAAGAACACAAAGATCAACTTGCAGCTTTGCTGGAAAAAGGAATGCAGCAAAAAGAAATTTATAAAATTTTGCCTTATTCTCCAAGAGCAATTCAAAAGCAAGTAATGAGAATGAAACTGCAAAAAACTCATCAATACAAGTTCACCAGAAAAGAACTTGAAAAATTTATAGATTTCTTAAAAAATAATTGGCAACAAAAAACTCCAAAAGAACTAACTGAAATTTGGAACAAAGATAACAAAAAGATCCACAAAAAAAAGGTAGAATACCATCTTGCCAAATTAGGAATTAAAATTCCAAAGCGTGAAAGTTTACGAATGGGATTTTTAAGAAAGAAAGAAGAAGAAATTTACAAAAATTATAAAACTACAAAAAAATCTGAAGAAAAAATTAAGTCTTTGAGAATAGAATTAATGAAAAAAAGAATTGAAGAAAACAAAGATTTGTGGACAGGATTGCCGGGACATAATACATTTAGTTGGGAAGACGAATCGGAAATGGAGGAAATTATCAATGGCTAAGAAAAAGAAATCCGCTAAACCAAAGAAGAAAGTAACTAGCCCGCAAGAATTATTTAACGATTGGTGGGCAAAAGTTGCATCAAAAAAAGCGGAAAAAATAGAGTCTGCTTATTTAAAAGAAAATCCAGACTATGACCCCGAAGATGATGATATGAGTGATAGCGGGTGCGTCCACAGAATGATGCACGAAGGCGAAGCTGAAAATATATCATACGACGAATCTCAAACAGCTTTTATTCAAGGATTCAATAACGAAAAGTTTGATGCTGGATACCTTTATTGCGAATTAGACGATATTGTTGCCGAAGCGTACGAAGCTGGAAAAGCACATGCACAAAATTAGTTTGAAATTAAAAGAGAGCAAAACAGAGCCTCTAATTTACAATTTAAAAAATTTGAATTTTATTTTTGGTCTTGTTGTGCAAGAACAAACTAATATTAATATTACTTTTTATTCTCAATACCAAATTGAAAGATTGTTAAACATAACAGACCTAAAAAAATACAGTCTGCAAACTTTTGTAGAAAATTTTCCATCAGAAAATGAAAGCCATTATAAAATAGGATTTATTTTTTCTTTTGGCTTAGATGAAGTTGAATTAATTAATAATAAGCTTGAGTGCTGGTTTAAGCCGAAACAATAGCTAATATTATTTTGCCGCAATCGTTATCTGTGTAAGGAGAACAACATGGATAACATTGCTAATCTTTTGCGACAGGTTGAAAGCGAGTACGAGGCTCAGTCTAGGCAAAATTCAAAGATGATCGAGAGAAATCTTGAATATCTCAAGATCATGGCTACAGTCAAGAACGATTTGGAAAAGACCCTAAAGAAGCCGGAAACTCTCAAAGAGACTGTATACAATTGCATAAATCTTTTACGAGCCAACACTCCGTATTATTCGGCAACAGAGGCGGTCAATAAGATAGACCCTCCTTTGAGTGATGAGCAGAAAACTTTGTGAACCCGCAATTTTATCAAAAACCAATAAGGAGCTAAACATGAGTGCTAACGATTTGCTTGATATTTTGAAAAGTCTTGAACATAATGATGTTGTTGAGTCTGGCGAAGATTACGAAGGAAACTCAGTCTTTTCTGTTAGGATCGGCAACAGAGTTTCAACTCTAATCATTGGCAACCAAGATGCAGCAGACTATCCAGAATTTTATGAGGAAGCATACTGAACACCATTCAAGAATTCGTTGATTTTATTGATCAACTTGAAAATTCTAATGTTCGACTTGAGTCTGCTGACTTTCAAAGTGAATTGTTTCACACAATAAATTTAAAAGTTTTGACCAAAGATATTAAAGATTTTGAATCTTTTCAAACATGGTGGAAAAGTAAAAACTTAACAGATCATCTTCACAAAAAATTAGTTAACACATTATTAAAAATAAACCCACCAGATAATGTAAAGAACGAACTTTTAGCTATGATGATCTAAAATAATAATTAACTCAGTTCGCACATCTGTGCGGACATAAACAAGGGGAGAGCGATATGGGTGCTTGGGGATATGAACCATTTGAAAATGATGGGGCCGTGGATTGGCTTTGTAACTTAGAGAAGTTTCTCATACAATCCATAAATGGAGAGAATGCTCCAATAAAAGAATCGGGCATAGACGAAAAGATTGCAGCCATAGAAGTTGTTACTATGCTTGAATTAAAACCAAATTTCAATGAATTTGGAACTTGTCCTCTAGGATATAAATTTCCTAACAATAGGGTACTAGATGCTTGCTTAAAATCAATTGCTAAAATGAGAAAGCAAATCAAGAAAAAAGAATATTGGTCTGACGAGGCTCCAACAAAATTGTTGGATAAACTTCAAGATAAAGTAGAAACTATTAAAAATAAATTGTTGATGGAACACATATGAAATAAAAATTAATGAGCGTCGTTATCAAACTATGGAACCAAAAGAAGCACATAAGGCCGCAAGGTCTGGCGAAATGCGTTGGACAGACGCAATAGAAATTTTCAAGAAAGATCCCCAAACTGCTTTCGATTATGCGTCAGAAAATCGATCTAGATTTCTAGAAGCAGAAGAATACATCAAAACCAATGCTGAATTAGCTTGTGCATATGCACAACGATTTATCAATGGAAGGTTTCCAGAAGCAGAAGAATACATTAAAAAAGATGCTCAACAGGCTTATAATTATGCCAGATATGTGATTAAAGGTAGATTCCCAGAAGCAGAAGAACATATCAAAATCAACCCTGCGGTCGCTTGCAATTATGCAGATAGTGTGCTTGACGAAAGATTCTTAGAAGCAGAAGAATTTATCAAACAAGACCCAAGAATTGCATTTGAGTACGCAAGAAGAGTAATTAGGGGAAGATGGATTGAAGCAGAAGATCATATTAAAATAGATGCTCAATCTGCTTACTTATATGCAAGAGATATTCTAGATCGAAGATGGGAAGAAGCAGAAGAATATATTAAAAAGCAGCCTGACTATGCCTGTGCATATGCAAGAAATGTAATCAGAGGCAGATGGGAAGAAGCAGAGCCTTTTATCAAGAACGAAGTATTTGAAGCATTTGGTTATGCAAAAGATATTATCAGAGGTAGATTCTTAGAAGCAGAGAGCTTGATTAAAAAGAATTTGAGCATTGCTTTTGATTATGTTGAAGAAGTAGTAAAAGGAAGATGGATTGAAGCAGAAGATACCATTCTTAATGGCAAAAAGAAATCTCTAGAATATTGTTTGCGATATAACGCAAAATTGCCAGAAGCAATTCATAACAAAGTGTTAACAGAAGTTGCTTTTGATAGTAAAGTGCCAAACCTTGATCTTAAAAAGAAATATGTGAACAGGATCAAGTGATGCACAAAAACTCTTCTAAATTAAATAAAAATTTAATCAAAGACGCTCAACAATTTGATGTTGTTAGGAAAGAATTCGAAAAAAAAGAAAAAAAATTCAAAAAAGATTTTAGTAGGATAAAAGACAGGGTTGACTTTATTTTAAATAAACTAGCAAATGTTTACAAAATGTGCATCGGCAGTTGGGGCTTTAGTAATTGTTGCTACGATGACCTCAATTCAAAATACGACTCTAGCGGTTATTTTGTGAGTGCCATGTTGCTAGAAAAGGACTTTATAGTTTGTGTTAATTTTAATATAGATCGCAAAAGTCATATTGGTGAGTTTGATTCTAAAATAATTATAAATGATGGCGAATACGAGCCATTCAAACTTTATCAAGACGAGGTGAGTTCGCATGTGCAATTTCCTACAAGATGGATTTTTGAAGACTTTGAAAAAGAACTTGAGAAAAGCAAAATTTTATACGAAATAGGCAAAAAATAATAATTTTGTTTGCGAGTTATACCAATAAGGAGACATGAAATGAGCGAAAACGGAAGCCAAAAATACTTTGATTTTCTTCACAAGTTAGAAAACGACGCTTCTTTTTGTTATAGTTATCTCGGAAATTGCCAAAGGGGTAGCGAAACATGGAACCAATGCTTGCAGACTATTGCTAAAGACGCAAGCATTTCCTATACTTGGGCTGCCGCACTAAAATCAAGATTTGAACTTGGTGAACTTGCTATTTCAAAAGTGCCTCAATACTCTATTCCATATGCAAAAGATATTATAAAGGGCAGGTTCGTATTGGCAGAGCCAAAAATTTTAGAATCTTCTGCCGACTCTTTTAGGTACGCATCGACCGTAATACATGGAAGATGGTTAGAAGCAGAGCCAATAATTGCAAAAGATCCAAATCATTCTTTTCTTTATGCAAGAGATATAATCAAAGGAAGATTTGAACTTGGAGAAGAAACCATTGCTCACGATGAAGATGCTGCTTTTAGATACGCAACCGATATAATCAAGGGCAAGTTGCCAGAAAAAATGCACAATATTATGATTGCAAAAGGAGTGGCGGCATGAGCGAAGATTATGAAGAAGATTACCTAATCGAAGACATAGAAGTATTTGCAGAATTCTTAAGAAGTCAATACGTAAAAGTTTATACAGCTTATCCACCAGAAACCTCAAAAAATCCCACTGAACAAGAAAAATTCAATTATGATGTGCGAGAGCAAATCAAAGACGTAATGCAGCAATACGAATTAGACCAACTAATCACCATTTCTCAAATCGCAGAAATAATTACTAATGATCCTAATGTAGAAAAAATAGATCAAGGATTTTTGGTCAATATGGATTCTGTAGTTGAAATCACACAAAAAATTGAAGGAGCCATATTTCAATCTGCTTTTTCTAAATTATCAGCACAAGACAAAATAAATTGTGGTTGGAATCCAGAAACAAATAAGATGGAATTTTGGCCCAAATGAAGCACAAAATAATAACTGAGCAGGTTCGTTATACCATATATGACTGCCACGGCTCATAACAAGGAATAAAAATGTATTTCAAGTGTGTTTTTGAAGACGGAACAGAAACTTATAAAGATCTTAACAATGATGATCTTAGAAAAGTAATAGATGAAGATGTTATGGTTGATCTTATCTGTGAAGAAACCGGAGAGAATGTAGAAGAATGGGACTTCACTGAAAGACCAATTACGTATTCGGACATTGTTGAAATTGACGTTAGTTCTGCCGTTATTAAAGAAAACCCAGGATTGATTATTAACGACAAAAAAGTATTAAAAATTGATCTTTTAGAAGGTTCAACATACGAACACGCTTTGGCTACACTTAGTTTGACAAATCCTAAAGCCTTAGTGTATTCAACAAACGTCCTTTATGTTTCTCAAGTCGATGATGATGATTATGAAAACTATGAAGAAGATGATGGTGGCTATAATGACGAACCACCAGACTACGATTAATAGGAAATAAAATGCCTACAAAAAAGAAAAATGCAAAAGAACAGAGACTTGCCAACATTGAATACGATATTGGTTGGTATCGAATTCGCAAGCCTATCGCAAACGCAATTCGTAAATGCGGAGAATTAGGCTTTTCAATGGCAGGACACGGATGCGGATTTGGTGGCGAAGATTTTAGCCTAATCAATAAAAGCAAGGATATGTATGTGAACTTTTGTGACACAGGAAATAGTTGTGAGGTTACTATAAGCACCGTCAAAACCACCGACAAAGAAGGCTACCCTATCCTGTTGTTTACAGGAACTACTAAGAAGGCAATGGATTTTATTGAGAATACCTTGACAGCATCCTTAGACTATGGTAATTTTGGCTAATCCCAATTCTTTTCAGAGAATAACCAATGAGCATCGTAATTAAAGATTCTTATAAGGCCGATGTTTTTAATTTTACTGCCGAGCAAAATGGCGGCATAATTGACCTTACCATCAATAATGTTATCTCTTGGGAGTGGGTTAATATGAAACTAACAAGAGAAGAAATTAAGGGTCTGGCTCAATTTCTCAACAACTTTTCAGATATTAAGGCTAATTAATGAACGATTGGAAATTTGTTCTAATTGTTGTTGATTCAAATGAAAAAACAAAATATTTTGGCCCATTTGATGATGGTGAAAAGGCATTAGAGTGGGGTCAAAAACACTTTAGTGGTATTGATTATTTTCTAACGTCAACTACATTGTATAATCCGGCAAGGTTGGATTTCAATGAATAAAGACCACAATACAGTGATCTCTTTGGTGGGAGGGCCGCTATGTGGGACAAGTCTCACAATGAAAGAAGGCCGATTACCCAACAGCGTTCCCGTATTTAATAATGGGAAATTTTATGTCTACAATCTTTTTCTAGAACAAGGCAAAGATTGGACTACGCTGCACTATGAATATTCCAATGAAATTATAGAAACCTTCTTGAAAAACTAAGGTTTTGAATGAGATTATATAGAGTTGTTTGTAAAATTTGTGGGGGCAACTGGAAAAGATGCCCTAAGTGTCAATTTGGAACTTAAAATAATAATTTTGTAATGCCGTTATTGGTTTAGGAGACAACAATGCCTAATACAATTACGCCAATCGAAGCAGCAAGCCTTTACTTCAAAGAAGGCTCAAGTGATAAAGTTTACAATGCTACCTTGGAAAAAGAGGATGACAACAAATATGTTGTTAATTTCTCTTACGGCAGACGAGGAAGTGCATTGAAGTCTGGATCCAAAACCTCAAGCCCCGTTTCTCTTAAGGAAGCCAAGACCATCTTTGACAAAATTGTCAGAGAGAAAACTTCTAAGGGCTATAAATACGTCACCGACGCTGTTGCTAAAGAAATTCATGTTGCCGACAACCCACCGGACACGCCTACTGAGTCCAAGTGCGTTTTGCTCAATCCAATCAGCGAAGAAGAACTTGAAAAGTATTTGAACGATCCAGATTGGATTGCCCAACAGAAAATTGATGGAGTTAGATTTATGCTCCATAAGGTAAAAGATAAAATTACTGCGTATAACCGTCGCGGACTTTACGCAAACATTCCAACCGATCTTTATAATTTCGCAAAAAACACTCAAGAAGATTTTCTAGTTGATGGAGAATTGATTGGAGATGTTTTTCACACCTTCGATATTCTTGAATATAACGGCAAAGACCTTACTCAAAACTCAGTTGTCGAAAGGCTTGAGGTTTTGTTGAATTGGGTTAATAATAATCCGTGCGAACTTGTAAAGTATACAGAAACTCAAAGTTCAAGCAAAATTGAATTTTATGATCGTCTTGTTCGTGAAAACCAAGAAGGAATTGTTTTCAAACATAAAGACGCAAAGTATTATGCTGGTAGGCCCGCCAGCGGTGGAAAGTATGTAAAATATAAGTTTTACAGCACTTGTAGTTGTGTCGTGACTGATGTGAATAATAAAAGAAGCGTAAGTATAGGCTTGCTCAATGGCAAAAAATTAGTTGATGCTGGGAATGTTACTATTCCTATCAATTTTGAAATTCCTAATAAGGATGACATTGTGGAAGTCAGATACCTTTATGCAAGAAAGCAGTCTGGCTCTCTTTATCAGCCTGTGTATCTTGGCAAAAGAACCGATATTGTTAGAGAAGATTGCAAGCAAAGTCAACTGAAGTATAAATTTGATGATGAATAAACTATGAGATCAAGTCGAATGAGGGGCTACGGTAGCTGGTGCATAGGCTGGAACGAAGCGAACAGAAAGCCATCCCCGCCCAATGATAATGGGGGTTGTGTGATTGTCGCATTAGGCTTGTTTTTTATATTATTAGTTCTATGCCTTTTTAAGGCATCTCTCGACACCGGAAGTCCCCTAGGATTTTTATTTGGAATCTGTGTTATAGCAGGTTTTATAAAGGGATTGAACAAATGAAAAAATATTATTATCACGTTACTGAAAAGTTTTGGGGAAAGCAAATTACCCTCAATCCCCGAATTACTGGCAAAAAACGAGATTTAGATTATGAACCCAAAGTAAAAAGAATCTGCGTTAGTTCAACCATCGAAGGATGCTTGACTGCTGTATATCTTTACGAAATGACCGAATGGAATATTTATAGAACCAAAAGAAAAGTCATAGCACACAAAACAAAAGATATTCCAGATAGTAAAATAACAAATGAATTTTGGCTCAAAAGACCAACGCAATTTGTTTACCACGGCTCAGTCAGAGGAAGACATTTTGCAAAAATTATTAAAAAGTCGTTCGACTTTTTTAACAAAAATGACTTGCTGATTGGCGACGGAGAAAAGAAAACTTTCAATCACCAAATAATTATTAAGAACCAACTAAAGAAATTAATAAAAGAAAACAAGATAACATTTGAAAAATTACCTAAGAACGAAATGCACGACATGACAGATTTCATCTTAGAGTTATCAGACAGTAAAAAATTTGAAGGCATCGAAGAACTTGAAGAAGATTATACTTAATTCGGAGCGTTGTGCATCTATGAACACGATTGACCAGCATCTTTCCGCTCTGATTCTAAAGCAAAGAGGCGATAATAGAAAATTGGTTGACGAAGTTCTAAGTCTGTCGGCAGATAGTAAAAATAAAATTTTTCATATTCTTCTTGACTTAGACAACGAAAATAAAAGATTAAAAAATGATGCTCGTAGAGCAAAGTTTTATCCAAGTTTCAGATGATAAAAAATCATGGCTACCAATCCATCATGGCTACCAATCCTATAGATTTCAAAAAAGCAACGCTTAATTATGGCAAGGAAGCCATAGAAGGTGTTCTAGTAATTGCGAATGATCCAGCAATAACTAAACTAGATAAAAAGTCAAGCGTTAAGATTCCTAAAAAAATATTCGTGCCTGTAAAGGAGTCTGTTTTTTACACGAATAGTCCTGCTCATATGAATGAAGTTCTTGAAAGATGCAAACAAAGCGATATGTTAGAATTGCTTAGTTATTTAGACTTATCCGTACCTTTTATAGATGATTATTTCTTTGACGGCGACTCAGGATTTATAGTTAATTTTTATCAGCCAGATCAAGGAGATTGTCTGGCAGATCAGCGTTATCATAAATGTCCAGTTTGTATTCAATTGCTTGACCCAATCGAATGGCTAAACAATTGGGATATGAGCGACGATGATAAAAATAAATGGATCGTCGCCATGATAAACCAAAACCTACCAGAAAATATTAAAAATAAACTGCTTTTGATAGGCCTTTAATATTAATTATTAAAACGCGTTATCAAGTATCAAGCAAGGACAACAAATGAATAGCTACCACAAGCAATATAGAGAATTTGTCAAAGAACTCAACCCAACCGATGCAGAAGTTAATAATTTTTTGTGGGGACATAAAGCAGATTTCTCTCAACATAAGAAATTAGGAATAATTAAAAAAATTCTCACCAGTCCAAAATGGTGTTACGAATACGCAAAACTTATAAATAAAGATAGATGGGAAAAGGGCGAAAAAACCATACTGACTGATGCCCAACATTCACACCTTTACGCAAGAGATATAATCAAAGGTAGATGGATCGAAGCAGAAGAAATTATCAAAACAGAATCCTCAATTGCGTATGATTATGCAGCAAACATAATCAAAGGCAGATGGATCGAAGCAGAAGAAATTATCAAAGAGGATTCATATAGAACATATTTTTACGCAGCAAACATAATCAAAGGCAGATGGATCGAAGGCGAAGAAATTATCAAAACAGCCGGTGACGCTGACGCTGCTTATCATTATGCAAAAGATATAATTAAAGGTAGATGGATAGAAGCAGAAGATTTTATTAAAACAAATCCAGGTTGTGCTTTTGGTTACGCAAATGATGTTATCAAAGGTAGATGGATCGAAGCAGAAGATTTTATTAAAACAAATCCATGCTATGCTTATGAGTATGCAAAAGATGTGATCAAAGGCAGATGGATCGAAGCAGAAGATTTTATTAAAACAGATCCATACTATGCTTATTATTACGCAAGAGATGTCATCAAAGGTAGATGGATCGAAGGCGAAGAAATTATTAAAACAGATCCACGCCATGCTTATGATTATGCAAAAGATGTGATCGAAGGCAGATGGATCGAAGGTGAAGATATTATTAAAACAGATCTGCGTTATTCATGGGATTATGTTCGAAATTTAGTAAAAGAAAGATGGGAAAATGGAGAAGGAATCTTCGCATCTGATCCACAATATTTGTATAGATATGCCACGGAAATTCTAATAGACGAACTACCCCCCGAATTAGAAGCAGCATACGCTTTACATGAATAAGGAAATAAAATGAAAATTATTAAGAAGATAGAAAAAAAATCAGAATACAGTGACAGGTTAGTAGCCACTACAATTTTATTTAAAAATGAACACGGAATTTTTCAACTAGACGATAGTAAAAATATTTTGCACAAGTGGAATGATAACGAAGGTTGGGTTTACGTTACCAACGAAACGACAGGCATTAATGACGCAAAAAATTTAATAGAAGAAATGTTTACGCCAGAAACGATCCTGCCTAAAGAAATTGAAGAGCCTCAAAAATTTCTTATAAGTAACGATTCGATTTTATCCGACGAAGAAGTGATGATAGTAGTAAACATTGTGAAAAAAGCAGTGAATGAATGGAGACTGTTTCCCGGCATGAACGAAGAAAAAAAAGAATGTTTACAAGAATTGGAGTATCTTAGATATTGTAATGATAACGAACTCACAGCCTTCTTTAAACACTCTGGCAAAATCTTTCTTAGTAGTCTGCCAGAAATGATTAAAAATAAACTAATCTGCAAAATGGCTTTCAAAGAAGCTGCCTAGTATTAAATTAAAGGAGAAACAATGGAAAATAAAGTTTTTGCGTTAATTTCTAAAGAGGAAGGCTACGAACTACTTCTTGAATTTTATAGTATCTGGTTTGCTGCAAGAAACATCAAAGATATTCTGAGTGAAGATAGACATCTTGACCTTCCTTCTTTTAGAAACTGCTCAGAGGACATTTGCTTGTTGTCACGAACATTGGGGCAAAAAGAAGTGTTTGATTTTATTAAAGAAAAACTAGATTGTGAAGAAATAGTTCTAGAAGATGAAAGAAATAAAATTCTAGTTAATTCACAAGAAGATGACGACGAAGAAGATGACGAAGATGATGATGACGACGAATATGACGATGATGACGACGAAGAAGAAGATGAATAATTATTAAGGAATTAAAAGATGTGGATAAGCCCCAATAAGCACCGTGTAAAGGTTGGAGACAGACTTAGGCTCACTAACCACCTAAGTCAAGAAAGCCTGCCTATCGGCCTATTAGGAACCGTTACCCATGTAAATGAAGGAACCTATAACCTTCATATTCATATGAAATGGGACAACGGCTCAACCCTAGCATTACTGGAAACTGACAGCGATTGCTACGAAATTGTCAAAGAAGAAAAATAAAAATTAGAAATGGATAATAACTAATGACTAGTATTAGATTGATTACTTTTTATGAAGCCCCCGACTGCTGGGACATTGCAGAGGCCGATCTAGACAAAGAGATTGATGAACAATTAGATGAATATGTAGCCTCTAACATACAAAACATTACCAGTCCAGGCTTTGTTGTAAAAGATTTTGAAGTGCCAGAAAATTTAGAAAAACAACTAATTCTAGATATTTGTAACGGAAAGTCTATGGCAGTTTGGATCGAGAAATCCGTGGATTTTCATAGCGAATATTACCAAAATTGGATCTTTTTCAAGAATAAAGAAAACTCTTGGGAAGACCTAAAATAATAATTAACCCAACGCGTTATGCCACTATGAGATGGAACTACAGACTGCTTGATAGGTCGCACAAAAACGGTGGAGAACCTTGGCTTGAAATCGTAGAGGTTTATTATGATGAACATAACAAACTAATAGGATTTTCTGAACCTTGTCTCAACGCAGAAAATAAAGAAGAAGTTATAAGCACCCTACAGATGATTATTAAAGATATTAGCAAAGAAAATGTGCTAAATGTTTCTGATTTCGGAATGACAATACAACAGGATACGCAATAAATATGAATATTCTTTCAAAACAACAACATTTGTTTGTTAAAAATGCTGTTGATAAACATTTGGGATTTAAAGAAAATCACAACTACTCAGAAAACGAAGAAATCAAAATTAAAAAAGTTGTTGCAAACTTTGTGAACTCAATCAATGAAGAAGCAAGTGTGCCTAAAGTATTGGATGGATATTTAGATGATTATCTCGATTTTCTCGTAATTTGTGCTTGTGCCGATTCTGTGGAATAAAAATAAACATGAGTGAAACCGAAAATTATTCTCTGAGTGAGTTGGCTAATTCTTTGGCAACTGCATCAAATATTGCCAAAATATTAGGAATATAGCCTAGTTACTACTGGCGATTCGTTTAATCTTTTAAGGGAAGTTTTGGAGAATAAATAATCAAAATAATCCCTCTACAAGACTGTAAAGACAGACACCTTTACATAATTAATTCTAGAAATTTTAATCTTGGTGTTTTTGACGCTAAGAACAGAGATTTTATTGGAATAAGAATAAAAATTGGAGATACATTTTTAGACAGAGAAAACCACAGTATTGGCTGTGTCAAAGTGTTTGAAGAAATAGAAAATATTCCAGACCATATTGAACTAAAAATAGGACACCGCTCTGAAACTGAACTTAATGTTTGGGGAGATCGTTTATGGGTGGAAAATAAAGATCTTTTTAACTATCTGGAAGATAAGTGCCGTAATCTATTAGCAAAGGATAATGACAAAATACAGTAGAATAAAAAAGCTCAATCTCTTGTCTCAAGTTCATTTTTGGCACTACAACCCCTGAAATAATATTTGATCTGATCCGCTATCCTCAATGAAGGTAACACCATGAACGCTAAAGAATCATACTTTCACGCAAAAAATGTTCTCAAAGGAAGAAGCAAAGACTTTGAAGATCATATATTAAAAACCAAATGGAATTGTTGGTCAGAAGATCATAAGTATTACAACCTTTATTTTAAAAATATACTCAAAGGCAGATGGGAAGAATTAGAAAATCGCCTTGTAAAAGACATTGTGGCTCCAAAAAAAGGAGATATGCTTTCGCACAACGAGTGGAACATAGCAATAAATTATTGTGAAAATATTAATGAAAGATGCAATGAATTAGAAGAAAAAATATTATCTCTTGTTAAAAATTGGCGCTTTGATGATATGGCAATAAACTATTGTGAAAAAGTCATCAAAGGAAGATGGGAAGAATTAGAAGAAATTATTAAAAAAGAGCCAAATTCCCTTTCTCGCGCACACACTTGCTACTTGTACGCAGAAAGAATCATAAAAGGCAGATGGAAGGAAGCAGAAGAACTTATTAAAGAAGAACCAAGAGTCGCTGTTGATTATGCTAGAGAAATAATCAAAGGCAGATGGAATGAAGCAGAGCCATACATTCTAAAAAATGAATTATGGGCATTCAATTATGCAAGAGACATAATCAAAGATAGATGGATCGAAGCAGAAAATATTATTACAGGCTCCGCACAAAAATATTACAAACAACTTGTTAAAAATAAAATTCTCGACCTGTTACAAAAAAAAGATTATGACAATGTTTTGAAATACGTTGATTATAAGCACTTCACTAATATCATTAAAAATGCAGAGAAAAAGCACCACATTCCAGATGCTATCCGAAATGCGATGATGGCATCCTGCATCACAGGAAACGACCAAAACAGCACCAGCTTTTTCAAACAAGAAAAAATCTTCAAGGAAAAAATGAAAAATTTCTTGAAAGATTATAAAGGATTACTTGTTGATGATGTAATCGACAAGCTATAAAATAATAATTAATATCATTGGTTATCAAGCAGAGGAACAAATATGACCCCACAAGAAGCATATTCTGAATTAATTAATCTTTTCAATAGCTCCCGACGAGGAATCGTCTTTTACTTTAAAGATTTTATTAATGCACCCGAACACAAAAAAGAAGTAGATGAACTAAAAAAAATAATTATTCAAGACCCCTTCACCGCTTCAGATTTTGCAATAAGTTCCGGCGAAAGATGGATCGAAGCAGAAGAAATTATTAAAACAAATCCAAAAATATTAAGCCATTATTTTTGTATGTTGTTTACAAGGGAATTCAAAAGAAGATGGAATGAAGCAGAAGCAGATATTCTAAAAGGAACTCCTAATAGTGTTTGGGATTATTATAAACCTGTGCAGTATCATGTGTCAAACTCTTTCCCAGACAATGTTTGGATAGAAGCAGAACCAGTTTTTGAAAAGAAAATGAGCATCTTTCATCAATATGTTCTAACCACAAAAAAGCCCAACAAAACCTATGAACAAAAAATATTAAATGATCCAAGTTCTAAATATAATCCCAAATACATCTATGACTACTCTTCCAAAGTTCTACAAAGCAGATGGAAAGAAGCAGAACATATAATATTAAAAAATCCAGACTACGCAGCAAAATATTGCTCGAAATTTAAGATGGTAGTTCCAGAAGAAATTCATAACCAAATAGTTGCAGAAGTCGCCTTAACCGACAAATCTTCCTCTTTCAGAAAGAAATTTCTCCAAGATCAAACCAAAAGAAAAGAAAAATTTTTAGAATATCTCAAAGAACTTGTTAGTAGTAATGTTATTAACAAAGATAGCACAGTTGAAGAATTAATAAATAATATTTAATCCCAACCGTTATAACACTATGACAACTCTAAAAATCCCCAAGTTCAGAAATGCCAAAAGAGCAGCAGAGTTTGCTGTTAAACACAAAGTTACACTAAACGAAGAAACAGAAAAATTAATAGCACAAGACGCTGTAGCGTCCTACAACTACGCATATCACGTTAAAGGCAAATTTGAACTTGCTGAACCCTTAATCGCTAAAGATTTGCATTTAGCAGTAATCTACGCCATCTATATTCTAAAAGGTAGATTCTATCTGGCCGAAAAAATGATTGCAGAATCTATCACAGAATATGGCTTGAAAAAAGAAAATTTCTATAACGCACCAGCATTTAATTACGCAAGAAGTGTTTGCCAAGGAAGATTTGAACTATTAGAACCATTAATTATTAATGATCCTGATCTTTGCTATCATTACGCCGCAGATGTTATTGGAGGAAGATGGGAGGAAGGAGAACCAACAATAGCAAAAGATTTACAACTTTCTCTGAATTATGCAAGATATGTATTAGACGGAAGATTTGAACTAGCAGAACCCTTGCTTGCACAAGACTCAGACTACGCTTTTGAATACGCATCAGATGTTATTAACAGATATATAACTAACTGCGACTACAGAGACAGAACAAATAAACTTGCAAAAAGATTTGAACTTGGTGAAGAAGCTATTTCTAAAAATATTAAGAAATTAGCAAAATATATCGATCTAACCAAACAAGAACTAACAGGCACTATTCACAACATGATGATCGCAAGAAGCCTAACCGATGACCTTCTTTCAAAAACATACTTCGATTACATCAGCGATAATAAAAAAACACTACTAGAGTATTTGAGCAAATATCCCGAAAATATGACCGTAAAAGAAATAACCCAATCTCTTAGTTAATAATAATTATTCCAAACCGTTATGAGGTATGGAAGAACTAAACGAAATTATCATCTGCTCAATCCTCAACAAACTGAAAATTGATGCTATCGCCACTGTTTCAGAACAACTCAGTTGGGCAGATGCAGATGAAGATGGAAAAGTAGACGGCGGTGTGCATTATTTTTTGGAACTTGACGCACTAAAAGAAACAAGAGAAAGATTAGTAAAAGAAATTCTTGAAGGATTCAATCGTCCAGAAATTCGAAATTATAGATTCAACAATAGCATCAAATACTCAAAAGTGCATCAGTTACAAGAAAACGAAAAACACATAAAGGAAATAAAATTTTTCGGAATCAACAGCAAAAATAAAACAATAGAACCAATAAGTGAAAAATTAGATAAAAATATTAAAGATCTACTGCCAGAAAAAGTATACAATTTTATTATTGCAAAATGTTTGGTAGATGAAAATCATAAACATATACTCAGTCTAAATGGATTAGATTTAATTCTCAATTATTGGAAAAATAATCTCCCCGATACAGATAATGATTGTTGGTCGGGTGACGGAAATTCACAATATTTTTGGGAAGTGTTGTTCAAAGAAAACAACCAAATAAACGTAGATTATGGAGGCGAATTTGGAGCAGGCGAACTAAATTTCTATAGCCACAGTCAAGATTTATTAAAATATGATTTTTGGAAGGTTTTTACCGAAAATTATCCAAAAATTACTAATAATTCATAAATAAAATTATGACAACATTCAAAGAATGGCTATGGAATAAAACCAAAGAACCCGAATACAAAGACTATAGTGCCTATGCCGCTGCTGTTGCTGCCAAAGAGAAAGAGCAGAAGGATAAGGATTCTAAGTACAATACAGTAAAAATAGACGATATTGAGATTCAAGGCGATGAAGACTTTATAAATAAAACAAAAAGTGCCTTATCACTATTATCACGCTCAAAAACCTTCCAAGAAATTAAAAAATATTTAGGAAAGATAAAACAACACCGAGCGTCAGGAATGGTTCCTTATGCAAAACCACCCACTTTTGAAGTCGCAAAACCAACATACTCAAGCGGTTCAAAATGGTACGCATCTGGTATCGCACACGATACCTACCACTCTTATCTTTATCACAACAATCAAGAATGGCATGGCAAAAAAGCAGAACAAGAATGTATTGCAATACAAATAAAGGTACATGACGAAATAGTTGGGAAAAGAATAATTCCAAACCCAATAGATCACCTTAATAAAAGATATCTGCAATCAATAAAAGATAATCCTACCCATCAAGACATTCCTTACGAAAAACGAGATTGGTAAATTCATAAAAATAATTCTATATATGAATTAATAATAATTAATCAAATTCGTTATAACACTATGGCCCAAAACATGAACCCAAAGATAATCAATGGATAACGAAATGGTTAGTATGATTCAAACCTTAATCGATAAGTTCTCTAGTGAGCAAAAACGATTAGAACAAAAGATTATAAAAGGCTCTATTAAAGAATCTGTCTCAAACGATGAACTTTTAGCCCTAGCAAAAGACTTGGTTTCTGAAATCAAAAAGATCAAAAGAATCATACTTACGCTAGAAGATATTAAAAGTATGATGAATAATTAATTGGATAACACGATGAGAAAACGAATTTTGTCTGATGATGAAATTATAGAATCTATTAATATTTTCTATAATTCAAATCAATTACAAGAAAATTACGCAAGAATATCCGTTATGCGAAGAATTTTAAATAAACCCCTACACGAAAATATAGCAAACGTGGCAGAAGAATCAATTACTGTCGCCTGCAAAGAAACACCCAAAATTATCGACCTTATACAAAACAAAGATACCAAAGAAAAAATATTACTACTCGTATTATAATCATTTCTTATCGCTGCTGATTAGATTTAAATAACCGCCGCAATTCCTACATTTGGCTTTACCAGCATTTATATCATACATTTTGGCCTTTTCTTTGTTTCCGCATCTACTGCACTCAGCATTACGATGGCCTTGAGGAGCATTTTTAGTTTTCGCTTCTAATATTTGTTGAAACTCATAAAAATTAATCATAATATCTCCTTTTATTTTTATTTAGATTTGTGCAAATAAAAATCAACTTGAAAATATTAATAATTCCAAACCGTTATACAGTATGAGATACGAAAAAGTAGAACCAAGAGAAATTAAATACTACTACAGCAACTATATTGAGAACGAAAATGTAACAAACTTCTTCGCACAAAAATACGCGGGAGATAAAACCACCACAGAAGAACTAAACCTACTACAAATTCTTATCTCAAATGTTACAAAAAATATACTTGAAAAAACAAAATCAACCCAAGATTGTATAGTATTTGACCCTACCACAGAAGATTTTTTTGTAACCGATCTAGATTCTTTCCAAAATCAACGCAGTTTTTTCTACCGAAGCGACTTTACTGATTTTTCAACTAAATGGAACGAAAATTGTTTACCAAGTTTACATAATGCAAAATTAATAAAAAATCGAAAAGTAGATACGCTGCTTTTTGATAATGTTCGACAACACCTAGATGAAAAAGTATTTAATGCTCTATTGGCTACCGCCGCTTTTTGCCAAGATGAACTCAAAAATTACACAAATGTTTCTTGCGGCTTCTTATTCAAATTCTTATCCACTCAGCACTACAACGCACATAAAGAAAAATATTATGAGCAAATAAGTCAAGAATATTACATTTGCAAACAGTACGAAGGACAAGTTGTTATAGCAAACAAAAAAACAGTAAATTTAATGCCTATCGAATGGAATGATGTAAATATTGATTATAACCCTTAATATTAATAATTCCAAACCGTTATACAGTATGCAAGAATTCAACGAAATTATTATTAAGTCAATATTTAAGAAATTAAATATTGATTGCCTCATTCTAAGCCAAAAAGATTTCGTCGCTCACGATAAAGAAGATTGCTGGGTAAATCACAAACTAAGAAAGAAAATCTTCGCCCTAAAAAATGACAAAGTGTCCCTCGTAGAACTCAGCCTAAAAGACTCATTGCCCGAAAAAGTCTACAACTATATCTTGGCAGAATCCTTGGCTAAAGATTCTAAAGAATTATTAAAAAGCCCAAGAGAAATCCTTATGGATATGTGGAAAAACTTTCGTCCAGACCTAGATGATGAATTATTTGATGATGATTGCGGCAACGACGAAAGAAACGAAAGAAACGGAGCAATGGAATTTATAAGTTATTGGATCTTCTTGTATCTAGAAAATAATGAAGTAAAAATTAAATACTCTGTGCGTGACGTTAAACGCTCAGGATGGAACAACGAAGAAGTAAAAATTCCAGATATAATATCAATAAGAACATCAGAAGATGACCTCAAATACCAAGAAAAAACCAACCTTATAATCTCAGAAGATGACCTCAAAAACCCTATGTGGGAAAAAATCTGCTGCAAAGATAATTGGATAAAATAATAATTATTCCAAACCGTTATACAGTATGAACCAAAAGGAAGCCAAATGACTAAATACCCACCTATCGATCCAAAAGAAGTCTACGACAGCCTCTATACCCGTTCTAAGAATATTGTAGACTGGTATGAGTTTCTCGGAGATCACAATATCGAAACAATCTCATACTTAGACCCTTGCACTATGGAATCTAAGGGAAATAAATTCGTTGTTTGTGACGATCCTGCCGGTGGACGTTCTCTTAAAATCCCTGAGCAACTTGCCCACGAAATTAGAGGAAATCCTTATTTTGATGTTGAAGCAACCGATGCTGACCTTCCAAGAATCGAAGCCGCACTAGACAATCTCTCAGAACAAGATAAAGAAATTGTCGAAAAAGCAAAAGAATACGGCGACGGTTCTGGAAATAGAAACACAGAAGTTTCTCTCACCGTTAATCTATATTGCAATTGGGACGGCGATCTATTATTTCCAACAGTAATCGTAGACGAAATAGCCAATCACGATACCCTCAAATATGGGGTAAATTGGGATAAAGCAAAAGAACTTGAACATAAGGCGAAAAAAGAAGTTCTTAATAAAGTCGCCCAATATAAGAACATCGTTATTAAAATCGCCACAGAACTTAAAATTAACTCACACGATGTTCATGAGTATATTATGGGATGGGGATGATGAAAATTAGATTTCAAGATGAAATTATGCAAAAGCATTACGAGTCTTTAATAAAAGATGGGTATCATTGGAAAATAGCAGAAATCAAAACAATAAAAAGATTTGAAGAATATGACCAATAAGATTACCCCAATGCTTTTTTAATTTGTCCACTATCCAACGCAGGACTTCTTAATTTCGCAACAACATAATCCCTAAGTTGCTTACTACTCACTTTTCTCAGTTCTCCCACAATGCCATTGTTTTTTATCACAGGCAGTTCCATCAAATTATCCACGCCCAAAGGCTCTGTAGCATCGTAATACCTTCCATCGTAATAAATGAAAGCATGAGCATCATCTGCAAATAATTGACCCGATTTTAAATAATATTTAGCAGCCAATGCCCAATTATAACAATGACCACGATTAATAATCTCTGGACTCATTCCAGAAAATATTTTTTCACTTATAATCGATAAATCAACCGATTCTAATATGTTGTAAAATTTATAAAAATTAATCATCTTAATTATTTATCCAAGAATTTAATAATTGTAAATAATGAGTGGAAAAAAATATATCACTCATAGGAAATTGCCAAACAACAGCATTATGTAAGTTTCTCAGACAACTAAAATATAACGCTAAATGGCTATGCTTTGAAACAGAATGGATAAATTCCAATTGGCCCAAAAACCAATCATTGTTTCAAAATCAAATTCAACATAATATCTTCGACCAAAACGATTGTGTAAACTTCCTAAAAATATCAGATATTATCATATTCCAACCAAATTACTTACATTGCAATGTAGTTGATAATTATAAAAATGATACCGCCCAAACTATTACACTATCTCCCGTTTTTGTTAATAATTTAGATTACATCTTAGAAAAAGAATCAAAATATCAAACCAATGTTAAAATATCCAGTATCATCAGCCAATACCCTAAAGAAAAATTGTACGTTATAAACGATAACCACCTATCAACACTACTAACACTAGAAATACTAAAACAAATAGCCAACTTGGCTAACCTGCAATTCTTCGACAATATCACCTACCAAGAATTAATAAAAATACAATACCCTAATTATTAATTTTCCCAAATCGTTATCTCATATCAACCCGACATAAGGATAAAACCATGCCATTTGCTCTTTACCCCTCAAGAACGTACTCTCAAGATTTAGAACTGCTCAAAGAATTGGGCATAAAGCCATTCCAAGCACCAGACCAAGAAGAAATTCTAGTCGGTCAATATAAGCCGCCACACCACAAAAGAGCAAAAGTGAAAATATGGGTGAGTTGTATGCCTGCTCAATTTTGGCGATTTGAGATCATCACAGAAGAAAACAAGAAGTTTGAAGTTCAAACCGGCTCAGGATGTTTATCAGAATATTGGCCGGGAGTATTGAAAATCGCAGAAGGTATGATGGAAGTGAAATCACTAAAATGAATTTATTAATTATTGTGGGTTATCTACCCAAATCTAACCTTTTATAATATTTAGCTGTGGGAAACTAACCCATCTGCACAAATTTTGGTTCACCTAATAAATTAAATAATGGCTAATATTTAATTATAAAAATAGGGTCTAGTTAAATTAAGTAATAAATTTATTAAAAAAGGTAGTGCTTAGACCCCCTTTATAATTATAACTAACTAACGGGGAAATATAGTTTTCTAATAAAATCTAAGGGTTTCTAGTAAAATCTAGGTAAAAACAATGTATATTACTAATTATGAGTATCTGAGTGCGTTATTGAGTGTATTATTGATGGGAGTTGGGTTGGGGCTTTCATTGAGTAAGCTATTTTTTGTTGAATAATTAAAAAATAAGTAGAAAATAATCTCTTCTGCACAAATTTTGGTAGAGATTATATAGAAAATTAATAAAAAATAGTTTTTACGATATTGGGTGGTACTTTTTTTAAAGTAAAAAGACACCTGATGTTTATTTTGTATCTGGTATAATAATATTTTGTCTTATTCGATATGGTATACCGGAGGATAGAATGGCTAAGATAAACTTATTGGACTTTTCTAAGACGTTCTCGTTGAATAGTCATGGATACAGGGGAGATTACTGGTCTAATTCTACTATAGGCGCTCCTGCTGGCGGGGGTGCTTGGACATTATCTTCTGATTTTGAAGTTGCTGTTATCAATAAGATAGTTAGTTGGAGTGATTGGAAGGGTTGTCCTGAGAATATTTTGTTATTGGCCTTTTTTAAGAAGGCTGGGAAGTTATCGGACAACAGTATTTTCTACAGCAATATTAATTCAATAAAGAGACATAGTCATTGGCGTGGATGTGACGTAGTTTATACATTTTGTAGGAATGTATTGAAGGGTAGGTTGCCGAGTGGAGCGGAGGGGAATTTTCTTTCGGACATATGGGATAATCATTATGGTAGTAGGTTTGCATATAAGTATGCTAAGTATGTGATTCGTGGTCGGTTGCCTGTGGAGTATGAGAAGGGTTGTCAGAGTCTTGATTACTTGGGATTTTTGGAGACTAAGGGGATAGAGATTAGTGATATATTAATTAATAGTACGGCTTTATCCTTTAGTTACTACAAGTATTTTTATCATTTGCCTGAGGTTGTTCATAATTTTATGTTGGCGATGCAGTTGAGTGGAGATGGTTATGCTTCTGCTTATTTCCGTCAGCGTAATAAGGATGATGTTTTGATAAAGAACAGGTTGAAGATGGTTGATCCTAATAAGACTGTGAAGGAAGTATTGATGGGGTTGAAATGAATATATTGGGTAGAATTTTATTGATAATTCCTTTTTGTAAATTGTTATATGATTACGTTCCTTCCTTGGACTTTTATAGTCTTAATTATCCTCTTGGAGCGTGGCTATTAATTTTATTGGGTTTGATTTCAATTTTATTTAATATTAGTAGAATATTGGGTATAATTTACATATTGGTTGGGTATGGGTTATACAGTTATTTTATACAGAGTGATATTTATAGTTTGTGGCCGGTTGGTGGTTTAATTTTATTAATTAGATCAGATGTTAGTAAGAAGGTTGTGGAGAAGGTTGTTCCTGTAAAGGAGAAGGCAGTTGAGAAGGTAGTTCCTGCAAAGAAGAAAGTTGTAGTTGAGAAGGTAGTTCCTGTAAAAATTAATAAAACGAAGTCTGATGAATATTGGGAGAGGTATGACGCTCGCAATAAAAAGAATTTGTTTTTTAACTTAAAAGACAAATTTAATAAATTATTGGTAGTGGGTAGGTAGTAAATTAAAAAAAATTAAGTGTGGTTTTTTGCGGGGAAAAGTGAGCTTTACAAGAAAAAAAATTGGGCTAAAATGTTTGTTGTGTTTACGGTAAAATTTTTTTCACATGGAGGCTAAATTATGCCCGCTGGAAGACCAAAGGGATCGAGTGGAACTAACAAGAGTTCGATTATTCGGGAATACATTAAAGCTAATCCCACAGCGACTACGAATGAAGTGATGGAGGCGTTGGGTCAGAAGGGCATTGAGGTTAGTCAAGCTCTTGTGGCTGGAGTACGTTCTAGGGAGATGCGTGGCCCTGGGAATAAGAGTCGCAAGCGTGGTGAGATCACGGTTAGCGAATTGAATAGTATTAATGCGATGGTGGAGAAGTTTGATGATCGTTCTGTAATTATGAATATTATAGACGACATGACGACCTTGATTAAGGAAATTGGTGGTATTGATCGTTTTGAAGAAGCGATGAAGGAGTTCCAGAATTGGAAGCCTGAGTCTGAATCTTTGAAGGCGGAAGCTGCTTCTGACATATCTGGTGATGACGATGATGAGGATTCGGATGATGATGAGGACGAGGATGAAGACGAGGACGAATGAATTGGGAAGTTTTCGCTGACTTCCCATAGTTAAGCCTTCGGGTTAGGATCGCGGGTAATCCTTTAATTAACTGCCGTAGAGTTTTTAGAAGTTTCTGTAAGACTGAAATCTTCTATTGTTGGTTGCACAAATTTTAATAAAGAATATACTAGGGCCATTTCTGTGATATACTTTACAGAAGTGGCCTTAGTATTTCTTTAAACCAAGTAGGCATCTCCTGATGTTTATTTACTCAAGGAAGGGTAGGTATGTTTAGGAATGAGAAGATAGTTGTTTTGGATATAGTTGATAGGTGTCTTAAGTTGGAGGATGATCGTGGTCAGATAATAAGTTTGATTTTTATTAAGGGTGGAAAATTAATAATTAAGGGTGAGTTGAAAGTTTCAGATAGTTCGATAGAGGCTCCAGAGATTAATTACTTGGATAAAAAATAAAAATAATTATGTATCGTTATGGGGTAGGAGACAAAAAATGGAAAATACCCCTAAGAAGCCTACTGAAATTCTTCCTTATAGGGAAGAGGATTGGGCAGGCGTTAGCGTTCCTAAGTTTAGGGATGCGAGTCGTGCGTGGAAGTTTTTGAAGAAGCATGGTTTTTATCGGCTTCCTGAGAAAACTGAATTAGTATTTTTGAAGGATTTATCATTAGCGATAGATTATGCTGTTCGGGTAGGCACTAGGTTGCCGGTTGTTTTTGAAACTGAGTTGAAGAAGCATCCTCAGTTGAGTTATGATTATATTTCTAGGGTGATTCAGGCGCCTTTGGAGGAATTTGAAGAAACTATTAGCAAGGTTCCTTCGTTGCTTGTGAAGTATAGTCATGAAATTTTAGAGGCGCCTTTGCCGGAGCATTTGGAAAATTGTTTGGCGGGTGATCCGTATAATTGTTTTGAATATGCGTGGCAGGTTCTTGACGGACGTTTGCCGGAAACTTTGCACAACTATATGTTTTGTGCTAACATGGACAATAACTTTGGACGTAGGTATCGTGGTGGGTATCATACTAAGTTGAAGGGAGCAGAGGAATACAGTCCTGACTATGTTAGTCCAGAGACTTATTTTGAATTTATCAAGTGGCAAAGGAAAAATTTGCACAGGCAGATTCAGCATTATCAAAAAATTTATGGTGTTGAATCGAAGCAGACTGTTGGCGAATTTTTACATGAATTAGAGCATGGTCGTTAAATTATTTTTTACTGATGGGTCTAGTTCTATTCGATCTTTTTCGGATGAAGAATTAAGAGATTTAAAATTAAATAATAGTTTGAAAGATTATTTCTCAGAGCATTTGAGTCCAGATTTCCCTATTGACACCTTTGAAATATTTGATATAAAGAAGTGTCCGGTGGACAATGATTATAATTTACGGACATTCAATTATCGGGATTATTTTAATTATTCTAAATCGTTTATAGGTTTAGAGATAGATGGTTGTGTAGTGGAGCGGGTGGAATTTTTTGACTATGATAGTTACGAGTATGGTTTGGATAGTTTGGATGGTGAGCCATACGAGCGTGGTGTAATTTTTAATTACACTATGGATCATTATTATTATTCAAAGGGAACAGTTGATCCAGAGAATTGGGAAAAAGATTCTAGAAAATAAAAATTAGTTCAAGTCGTTATGAGATTATGGAGGACAAAATGACTACAGCCGTTTCTAAAATTACCGACGATCAGTTTCGTCAGTTCAAAGATGATCTTGACACTATTATGTGCAAGTTTTCTATTGCTTTCCCGTTTTGGGGGGTGCTTGCGGAGCGTTGTAAGTTTAGTCTTACAAAGACTGCGGTTCCGACTGCTGGCATGACAGCGGATGGGCATTGTCTTTTCAACATTGATTTTGTTGAAGAATTGAAGAAGAAGTATCAGGACAAGTTCCATAAGAAGTTGTTATTCTTGACTGCCCATGAAATTAGTCATTTTGTTTTTGAACACATGAGTCGTCGTGAGGATCGTGACCCGTTGTTGTTCAACGTGGCTGCGGACTTTGCTATCAACCTTCTCTTGCATTATCAGTTCGATAGGGACAAGGATTATTTTATCGAAGGTGGTTGTCTTGATGAAAAGTATAAGGATTTGTGTGCGGAGCAAATCTACGAACTTCTCAAGAATGAAGATAAGGATGCTGGCGAAAAGGCTAAGAGTAAAATTATTGTAGATATTTTTGGTGACGGTGACAGCGAGGGTGAAGGTGACGGTGACGGCGAAGATGATAGCGAGGGTGATGGTGATGGCACTATGACCGTTCGTGAGCGTCGTGTTCCGTTGCCGTCTAAGGAGGGCAAGAGTAAGGAGATGAAGGCCAGTGAAATGGCCGATCATGTTCGTCGTGCCTTTACGGAAGCGTATGCTGTTGCGAAGTCTCAGGGTAAGTTGCCTGCCGACTTTGAGCGTGCTATTGTAAAGATTCTCAAGCCGAAGGTGGATTGGCTTCGTGCGTTGCGTAATAAGTTGCGATATGGTGTTTCACGTTTGGAAAAGCGTGATGTTACATGGAGTATTCCTAACAAGCGTTTTCTAGGTCGTGATTATATTCTTCCTAGTAACATTGGCCCTGAGTCGCCAAAGATTTGTTATGCCGTGGATACTTCGGGTAGCATGAGCCAGAAAGATTTGGAACAGGCTATGGGTGAGTTGGAAGATATTCGCCAAAGGTTCAATGCAAAGGTTTATGTTTTGGATTGTGATGCCGATGTTCATAGTAGTAAGTGGCTGAATCCGCATGAGCCTCTGCCGGTTCTCAATGGTGGTGGTGGAACGGATTTTCGTCCGGTGTTTGAGCATATTCAAGAAAATAGACTCAAGCCTGACTACGTTGTATTTTTTACTGACGGGTATGGTTCGTTCGGTGACGATCCCGGTCTGCCGGTGTTGTGGGTAATGACCAGCGACGTTGAGCCGCCTTTTGGCGAAACTGTTCGTGTCAATGTTCCGTTCGATGGCGATTGAAAATAAAATTAATTACCAATCGTTATAAGAACATGACCGTTGCCAAAACAAAGCGAAAACGCAATCTTCGTAAGTTGTGGGAGGACGTTACCGTAAATGGAAAGCGTCCTCCCACAAATGAGAAGGTTTGGTTTGACGATCCTCTAATTGCTTTTCTTTTTGCAAAATATAAAAAGGGCAAACCTTTTTCTGCGGAATTAGAAAAACTTTTTTATGGCAATGTGCAGGCAATTTATAATTATGTTTATTGGGTAGTTCACGATCTTGGTCTTGAGCGTCCCGAGCATCTTAATAATTATATGATTGCTAATAGTTTGTCTGCTTCTGATAAGGAGCAGGAGTGGATTGATCTTTACTTTGAAAAAATTGAAAATAAAAAAAATAGAGCTGTAAAATAATTTTAGATCTGGTTCGTTATCCCATTAGAACGACGGTAACAAAAAAACAAGGAGTTGATAAAGATGGCTGATAAATTGGTTTCTACTGCTAACGTGATTACGGGTTCATTGGTTGAGAAGATTCGTCGGTGTCGGCAGGTTCCTACTGCGAAGGGGCAGGGGTTGCCGATGTTCATTTTCGGTTCGCCGGGTGTGGGCAAGAGTGAGCAGGTGTTTCAGGCGTTGGAAGAAGGTGAGATGATGATTGACCTTCGCCTCAATAGTCTTGATAGCATTGACCTTCGTGGTCTGCCGGTTATCAAGAAGGATAAGGACAAGAATCCCACGCAGGTTGAGTGGGTGCGTCCAGAGTTTATCCCTGCTGACGGTAAGGGTATTCTGTTTCTTGACGAAATGAATACTGCGGCCCCCAGCGTTCAGAATCCGGCGTTGCAGTTGGTTCTTGACCGTAAGATTGGTTCGCATAAGTTGGGTGATGGTTGGTATATTGTCGCGGCTGGTAACAAGTCCGATGATAAGGCGCATGTTTACCCTCTGTCTGCGGCGTTGCGTCAAAGGTTTGCGATTTACCATTATCAGCCCGACCATAACACTTGGACGAATTGGGCCGTGAAGAATGGTGTTCATCCTCACGTTATCGGATTCATCTCGTTCAAGCCCGACCTGTTGATTCAGCCGAGCGTTGACGAAGAATCTTCTAATCCTTCGCCACGTTCGTGGTACTATGTCTCTCAGAGACTCAATGCCGGTCAGAACGAGTTGGATGATATTCGTTCGGTTGTCGGTGCTGCTGCAAATGAGTTTATGGCATATCAGACGGTCTGTGAGAACATTCCGAAGATTGACGATATTCTTTCCGGCAAGATTGAATGGAAAGAGGACGAGCGTAATATCACGGTTAGTTATGCCGTGAGTAATGCACTCGCCACGCACATGCTTCGCAGCAAGAGCGTCAAGGTTCAGATTGAAAACTGCTTCGGTGCGTTGAATAACATGAGTGGTGAACCGTCGATCCTGTTCATGCGTCGAGTCATGCACTCCGACAACACTGAACTCAAGACGGCACTGTTCTCTAGTGACAATGGTAAGAAGTGGTTCAAGAAGAACGGGGATCGTATGACTAAGGCGATCCAGATGTAATAATGCCCGTCGTTCCCCCTCGCCTTGTGATGAAAGTCATGGGGCGAGGGGTTGGGCTTTAAAAATAAAAATTTATTAGAATCGTTATAGAATTAAGGAGACAACAAATGGCTTTGAATTTTGATGGTGATTATTCTGAAATTCCTGAGAATCTTCTTGGTGGCATCCTGCGATATGTCGAGTTTGCGGTTCAGCCTGGGGGTTTCTTGACCGCCGTGCTGAACAATGATCTCAGGCAAGCGGTTGGCAAGGCCGATCCTGCTTCGCTCAAGGCTCTACCGCTGGTGGTTCGATGGTTTGTCAATGAGCGTCCCGACCTTTACGGCCCTGAGAATTTCAAGAAGCACCTTGACCCTTTCCGAAAGGTTGTCTAATGCAAATTATTACTTATCTTGTTCTTGGTGGAATCGGCACATATTTATTTATTGAAGCTGCTTGGTTTTGCTTTTGTATTACTTTCAAGGCCATTGATAATTTTATTAATGGCTGACAGTGAACACCTGATGTTTATTGTCTTAATTAAATAATAAATTATAATTCGCGTTATAACTTTATGCAAAGTCAAACAATCAGCGGCATTGAAGATTATCTCAAGTTCAGTTCGGACTTCCGCAAGAAGTGTAGGAAGCCAGAGGATTGGCGATACTGTTGCTTTGAAGAACTGGTGCTGAGTCACGGCAGGAAGTTCGATGAGATAGTTCGCAGGCCGAAGTGGGTAAAGCGAGGAGTAATCAAGGGATGTTTCTCTAATTGCTTTAGTGAAGTCGTCAAGCATCCAGACCGTCTGATATATTGCGAAGGGTATGCTACGAGCTTAATCCCTGTGCATCACGCATGGCTCTTGTATGATGGCAAGGTTATTGATCCTACTTGGGATGGACGAGACATCATCAAGGATAACACTGAATACTTTGGCATACCCTTTAATTATAATTATGTTCTAAAGGTTGCGACTGAATCTGGTTACTATGGAGTAATTGATAATTTTGCTCAAAGTTTTCCGTTGCTTAGTGGTGAGCATCAGAGTGATGAATTTCTAAGTAAAATAATTTAAATTCAAGAGCGTTATAGAATTATGGAAAGCATTGCAGATAAAATTCTGGAAGATATTGCTAAGAAGAAACTTCTTCTTGAGACATTGCAGACTAGAGGTTCTGACGAGTTGGACTTCTCAGAGCAGTCTGTGTGGGCCATCAAGGATGCTTTGGAAGAGGCGTTTGATGCTGGCTTCAAGATGTGTAGGCAAGCCCGTGGTTAAATTAATTACTTATTTATTTGTTTTCTTTTTTGCCACAGAGGCTTTTGGCAATGATTTGTTTCGTTATTTAGCTGAGATGGTAAATGACGAGAGGCAGAAGGTGGGATTGTCTCGTCTTGTATATAACAAGCAATTAGAGCAAGCTGCGTTGTCTCATAGTCATTGGATGGCCCGTATTGGTAAGATGGAGCATTTGCAAGGTCAAAGTCCAAATAATTTTTTAGAATATTTGAAGAGCGATCATAATCATGCTACTAGGATTATGAAGACTGGTTATTTAGATTGGCAAGATTTATTTGATAGGAACGGAGACAATGTTCGTTCAAAGCCTGATGCGGATGAGCATGTGAGTGAAATTATTGCTTACGCTGGGCCGGGGACGGGATTTATTCAGCATCAGCTTCCTGTTATTGTTCCGGGTTGGATGAGAAGTCCGGGGCATAAAGAGGCGATATTAAAAAATTATTGGAAAGATATTGGTGGTGCGTTTGCTGTTAGTAGAAACGGAAGTGTTTACTACTGCATTACTTTCGGGCAACCGGTGAATTAATTATGGATAAAGAAGTTGTTGAGATAATGAGTACGGTTTGTCAAAAACTTTCTCATGCTAGAGTAAATTTATCTAAAATACTTGGGCCAGAGGATTACTCTAAATTTAGAGAAATTATTTTTGATTGTGAACAACTTATGGCGGCTTATTGTGATTGTGCGCCAATAAGGTTGATTGATGGACAAGTAGAAGATATAATGTTAAATTACGAGACAAAATAAAAATAAATTAGGATCGTTATAGAATAGAACGAGACAACTTGCGGCTCTAGCTCAATTGGCAGAGCAAGGGGCTTTTAACCTCTAGGTTCAGGGTTCGATTCCCTGGGGCCGCACTTAATAAAAATTTATCAGACTCGTTATCATATTGCCGCAATGCTTGAAGGCGAACTTAGTTGGTTGAGCATTGAGCCTTCTTATAGTAACCAACCTGCGGCTTCTAATACAAAGGAATTTTTATGAATGATTGGGAGAAGTATTACAAGAAGAGTGGTGCGCCGGACAATCCTCCCCTGCCGGACATTCGTGTTCGTGGGATTCCAGCACGAAATGAACTTGAGAAGTTGCTCAAGAGTCGAGTGAGGATTGATCCTAAGAAGTTTATAAAATAATGTATTATGGATTTTACTCAAAATCTTCTGATGATCGTAATGGTCATGTGGTTTATCTAAATCCAGACGGCCAGAAAATAAAAGTTTCTTATGCCACCAAAGACCCACTTCTAGATTATTTTAAATTTAAGTGGGAAGATAAGGTTTTTGTTGGGCCTTTGATTAAGTTGGTTGAAATTAATTGGGCTTATGGTGGGGATTATAATAGTTTGAATATTGGCAAACCACCCAATAAAATAATAATTAAATAAGATCGTTATGCTAATGGAGGCAAATATGATAATCAAAGAATGGCGTTTGCATTATTGTTCTGGTAGTAGCGACAAGGTTTATGTTGCTAGGATAGAGAAGCGTTCTGATAAATTCTATGGTGTTCCTTGTGAATATGGTCGTAGGGGCGCCGTTCTTAGGCCAGCGGACAAAGGTGTCTATAGAACTCTAGCAGAGGCAGAGAGAGCTTTTTACGATGTTGTGACTGAAAAGACAGCCAAGGGCTATGCTATAACTGATAGGATTGAAAGCGATGGGGTAAAAGTAGAATCATCAATTAAAGATGAGATAGTTAGGCAACTGGAGGCGGTAGGATCAGCTACAGCAGATGATTTGGCTAAGGCATTGGCTTCAGAAGTTGTTTCTTCTACTGAATCTAAGGAATGTGGAGAAGGTGATAGAGAAAAGGCTTTGGCTAGGCTCAGGGCAGCGAGTGCGTGGTAAAAAATTAAAAGGTGTTTTATGAGTGTAATGGGCGATTTTTTATTTGTTTCTAGTATCGGCTTGACAATTTGTTGGGCTTTAGGAAAATTAGCCGGAGTTGATATTGTGCCGAGTATAGGTCTTTTGCTAGTATATGGCTTGCTAGTATTTGCCATATCACTAAGATCAGAGGGCTAAGATGAAGCAGCAAGTTGTAATACTAAAAATTAAATATGACGATCAGGAAAATTTCGCTCCCCAAAATTGGAATTGGAGCGAGTTGTTGGGTTGTAAAAATGATTGTGTCCAAGTGATGAATTATGGAACTATAGAAACTATAGAGGAGTTGCCGGATGAATGAAGAATTCCACGAATACTTGAAAAAGGTGATGTGGTATGCAGAGCAGGAGTATGATGTTCCTGCTGTTTCGGTAGAGGATTTTGAAAAATCGCCTTTGTCGAATGTTCTTTTGAGTCATTGCTTTACATACTTTTCTAGTAATTATCCTTTTCAAAATTGTGCTTGTTCGCTCGTCGAATACATGAAGCAGTTGATGAGTTGCCAAGAATAAAAAACTTTGATATAATACCTACTGTTTATTTCTCAGTTTTTTTGGAGATCATCATGAGCAAAACATACACTCCATCAATTAAAATCTGGCAGAATGAGGAAGTGGTTTTAATTAGTGATGAGCTTAAGATTGAATTAAAAAATATCATTCTTAATATTAAGGGTGATGTAATTCAAATTGAAAATAAAAATAAAATTGAATCGTTATAGAATTGAACACGGGAGTGTAGACCAACGGCAGAGTCAAAGGACTTATGAAATTGAGTGCCTAAAAGGAAACTTTTAGAGTAGAACTGCTTAAATTCGGTGAAACCTGTAAAATGGCAATACCGAGCGAAGCCCGAAAGGGAACGTGTAGAGACTTGACAGGCAGCACCTAAAACCGAAAGGTTATGGTGAAGATAAAGTCCAGACTACAAACCAAAAAGGGTGACGAAAGTCATAGTAGTAAGAAAATCCTTCCAGTGTGGGTTCGAGTCCCACCACTCCTATTTTTTATTTTTTCCTCTATAATTATCCGTGAGTGCATGACAATTAGGACAAAGAAGTTCAAGATTAGACAAGTTATTATTTGAATTATTTCCATCCTTGTGATGAAGCTCAAGTGGAATTTTAATTTTCTGCCACTCTGTTCCATCACAGTTCATGCACTTATGTTCAAAAATATTTTCTCTTATTAGTCTGTTCTTTAGCTTAAAGCTTTGAATAAATTTTTCATTGTTTAAATATGTTTGAATTGATCTCTTCGGGCCAATTTTATCTCCTTTGCTCCACCCTTGGCCCTTGAAATGAGAAGTATTAATTTTATACTTTTTAATGTATTTCTTAATAGTTTGATAATTACCACCAGCGGGTTTTATTTTTAATTTATCCAACACCTGCCTTATAGAGGTCGAATCTTGAATAATCTTTGATAGCTTGGTAAAATTATACTTCGTACTCATTACAATATATGTAGTAATGAGTTTTCCAAAATAATAAAAAATCTTTTGAGTTATGGTTTAAAGAGAAAACGCATCGTATGAAACTTGAAAAAGAATTAAAAAGTAGGCTGAACTATCTGTTTGATATTTTTGAAAGAAATAATATCTTAGAGGTGCAAATTAATTTTTATGGCAGTGGTGATGATGGCAACATGGAGGTAGGTCATGCTTTACTGAATCCTCCTCCTGGGCCTCCTTCTGAGTTTAAGTTCGCAGATGATGTTATTTGGGATGAGCCTACAATTTTTAATGATCCACGTTATCCACCCTCAGAAAATGTATTAATTAATTTGGGTGATCTTGTTCGTGAAGTAAGCAATGATCTTCTTGATAAAAAAGGAATTGACTACGTCAACGGAAATGGGAATGAAGGCAGCATTACTTACACGGTGAAAGGCAAAGATGTGAGTATGGCTTATTTGGTGACAGAAGATGCCGAGTATAATTTCAGCGTATAAAATAAAAAATTAATAGCCTCGTTATGTGGTTAGGAGACAAAAATGGCTAACCCTTATCATCATTCTGTTAGTAGTGCCAAGAAGTGGGGCGGGGTTCCAGAGGACTACCAAGCGGTTCATGATTGGTTTGACGAGAGCAAGATGATGATGGCGGATTTCCGGCATAGGGCTTTGAGGCATCATGCTGAAGGCATTTTCATGTGCGAAAGGATTTTTGGTCATACGATTACGATTTCGACAGGGCGCGTGGTTCCTGTTCGTTGGATTGGTGAGCAGCATGTGAAGGAAGATTGTGGATTTATTCCTTCGATGCAGGATTGGTTTCAGCACATCAAGCCTCAGAAGTGGATGGGAGAGCCGCCTGTCAAGTTGGAGAAGTTGCTTGACAAGATGGACTTGGACTCAGAAGGTACAGAGGAAGAGAAGTGGGAGCGTCATGTTGGAGAGAAGTTGGTGAAGCATTGAAACGCTCTGATTACGAAATTGTGCGGATTGAAGATGACCGAGTTTTCATTGTTGACCTTGATCTGGGCAATGCAAGTGTAACCAATGATGCAGAAGAAGTTTTTAAGGAAATTAAACTTCATTTTCCCGGCAGGCGATTAATTTATCGAGATACTTTGTTTAATTGGGATGAAATTATTGAAGATACTCATTGGATAAATTATATCCGTTATTTTGAGCACGTTCCGTCTGTTGATGAAATTAAAAAAATTCCAAGTTCTAGCTGGATACGGTAGGTTTACAGAAGATTTTTTTCGACTATAATCACAATAACCCAAGGAGGATTTAATTATGGCAGGTACGCAAGTCGGTTGTATTTCGGTCGGTGGTAACATCAATGTGCAGGCTTTTATTGACAAGGCAAAGGCTGACAAGTACGTTGTTGAGAGCGAGCAAGTGGGCAGTGATGGTCGCAAGTATATCGCAATTTGCAAGGCAGGGTAAAAATGGGGATTGACATCCGAAAGCAAGACGGTATAATTTGATGGTCAAGCAGTTCATCCGCGCCAACGAGGGATAAAATGAATGTATCAGAAGAAGATATGAGCAATTTGGTGGAGATTATCGGAAAAGACCCTGATTTTGTGGATCAGTATCTTGGAGATAATAACAATAATGCTTTTTTTACAGTTACTCAGTGTGCCAAAGCATTGGGAATCACGAGCGGCACTGTTTTGTACCGAATCAAAGTGGGTGGCTTGAAGGCCGAACGTGACAATCATGGTTATTGGATGGTCAGTGCCAAAGACCTCCGTGACCACATCAAGAATGGTGGGACGCAGAAGCGTTTTGCCAGCACGAAAAGATCGAAACCCGAAACAAAAGGAGAGATTCAGATCATGAGAAAGGGTTCCTACAGGTACGACAGAAGCACCAGCCAGAATGTTCTCGATTTCCTGCATCATTGGGAGAAATCGAACACTGTTGGGTTTTCCACGACAACTTTGACGAACGATTTCAACAAAGTGTGTGCCACGGAAACAACCCACGGGCAGATGAGCGGAATTCTTTCCACCTTGAGCAAGAAGAAAATTCTTGTACGCAAGGGCAGGGGAATTTATTGCTTGCATGAAGGTTTTATTTCCAAGCCTTCCAACATTACCGAAGCTCCCCAGAATACCCAGATTCACATTCCGCTTGTTGAAGTCGAAGAAGAAGACACGACTTTCGACAAGGAAGAATTGAAGACAGAGGAAAGACACTTGATCGACAAGTATCTGGCACGATACGCCGATCCTACGGAAGACTTCGTTTTCAGCATTTCTGACTTGGCAGAGGCTTACCCTACCATTGATCGGAAGAAGATCGGCAAGGCTGTCAACAACATGTACCAGAATGACAAGTTGCAGAAGGGCAAGGAGCTTGGTGAGTATGTGAAGAAGGCGACCATGAAGGCAAAGCCTGTGGAGACTTCAAGAACAGACGCTCCAAAACCCACCCTTGGAAGTAACCTTGAAGATGTTCTTCGCCTGAACATTTCGGACGAACTCAAGGCGAAGATCATCAAGGAGATGATGGCGTAATGGGATTCGTTTGGTCGGAAATCAAAAAGTGGGCCAAGGCTAACAGCATGGAGCCAACCAAGTCCAAGGATGGACTGTACCACTTTGATGGCAATTCCTACAAGGACATTGAATCGTTGACCACTTCTCTTTTCAATAAATTAACTAATAATAAATGGAAAGAGTATCAGGATAATTTCGTGAAAGATTAAATTTTTACCCATGAGGAATTTATGACCACAGTCAAGTTGACACCCAAGCAAGTTAGTTTTCTGGTTCGTTTGTATAACGAACAGCCGTTGGGAAACGATAAGCTGGCGTATAGCCCAGAGTTCAATAAGATGGTAAGATCATTCCAAAAGACCTTTGGAAGTTCTTATAAGCATCGTATCCTGTATAACACCCTTGTGAATTTGCGAAAAGCTAAGAAGTTGTTGCGCAAAACCAAGAGTAAAATTTAATTATGAAGAAAATTGCTGAGAAAGTTATTGAGGTTGTTGATGATGTGACCTGTGACGTTTGCGGCAAAAGCTGCAAAGACCACATGGACAACATGGAGCAGGCAACCCTGTCAGCTTACTGGGGATATTCTTCAAAAAAAGACGGGCAAAATTATGAAGTAGATATTTGTGAAAATTGTTTTGATAAAACTTTAGAATTTTTATCTAAATTAAAAGGTTCAACTATCAAACCGATTGTTGAAAATAATATTTAAATTAAATCGTTGTGTTTATAGAACGCTTCTGATATAATGATAATGACGGGGCCATAGTTAAATGGATATAACAGCTGCCTTCTAAGCAGCGGTTAGAGGTTCGATTCCTCTTGGCCCTACTTGCACAAATTTCAAACCTAATTAAAAATAACTCAATTATTTTTAATTATCTAAAAATAATAGTTTGAATATTTAAAAATAAGTCTTTGCAACACCTGATGTTTATTCTACTTCTGGGCGCCTTAAAATAATTTTTATTCAGTCCCGTTATACACTTATGAAAACATTTGACGTATACTCTGGGATGATTCGTATTTCTGATCCTTGCTTTGACGCTGGTGCGGCTAAGGTTCTAACTCTAAAGGCCAAGAAGGGTCGATGGGTTGCTGAAGTAGAAAAGGAAGAAAAAGTCGCCCAGGATATAATTAAAACTTTAGTTGCTTATTTTGATGAAAAGCAAACTGAACTTGCTGGACTTACCGACATTGGCGGTGATTACAACAAGGCTCTATCTATGATGTTAGGCAGACAGCCAGAACAAATTACTCAACAAGAACTTGTTGCGACTATTGAATCTGGGCAGATTGGCATTTTTGATAATAAATCTTTTGGTGATAATAAGATTGCCGTCAATGTCGCCAGACTTTCTGAAAAAATTATTTGCGAAGATCAACCTTGGTATAGCATTTGCTGTGACAGAGTTTTGAGTGAAGACCAGTGGGGTTCCTTGCCTAATGGCTGCGTTACTTCATCTACTGTCGATGGAGATGTTGCGGTTTCAACTCATACCAACGCCTGTGGCGAAGTAGTAAAAGTTGAAATTAATTTTGAAAAAAAAGTTGAATCTTCTATTCCTTCTCCTTATGACGAGGACGAGGAAGAGGAATGGGAAGAGGATGAAGAGTGTGACTGCGAAATGTGCAGGGGAGAGGTAGACGACGAGGATGATGATGACGATGATGATGACGAAGAAGAGGAAGAGGAAGAGGAAGACGATGAAGAATGGGAAGAAATAGAGGAAGAAGAGGAAGAGGAAGAAGAAGTAGACGAGGACGATGATGATGAGTGGGAAGATGAAGAAGACGAGGACGATGATGATGAGTGGGAAGATTGCGAAGACGAGGATGAAGAAGAGGATGAACTTGCAAATCCAGAACGATGAAAATAATAAAATCTAGTCTATAAAATAAAAATTTCAACTGACCGTTATCCCTATACGAACGATACAACGAACAACGAACTAAGAAAGAAAGGTTTTTACTATGATTGCTGACATGGAGCGTGGCGTTTTTGTTCCCGAGATCAATGACACCTACTACATCACCCCCGACATTTCCTCGCTGTTTCGGCGTGTTTCCAAGCTGAGTGCGGGCAAGACGCAGAAGATTCTTCTTCGCGGCCCTCACGGTGCTGGGAAGACTGAGATGGCGATGCAGTTTGCCGCCAGATTCAAAAAGCCCATGCTCATCATGGACTGTGCGAATCTCAAGGAGCCGCGTGATTGGTTCGGCTACAAGACGATTGAGGGTGGCGAAGTTGTTTGGCATGAGTCGCAGTTTGATAAGGTTGTCAGTGCTGGCAATCACGTTATTCTGCTTGACGAGGCCAATCGTGTTCATCCTTCTATTATGAACACTCTTCTTCCCATTCTCGACGGTCGAGGATTCACCTATCTGGAAGAGAAGGGTGGTTGCATCCAAGTTGGGCCGGGAACGGTTTTCTTTGCGACTATGAATGAGGGAGCGGCCTACACCGGCACTACTTCTACAGACGTTGCGTTGCGAGATCGACTTGGACAACGCATCGTTGAAGTTACTTATCTCCCGAAGGAGAAGGAAGTCGATGTTCTGATCGCTAGAACGGGCATTGCGGAAAAGGCTGCGAAGGCTCTGGTGGACATTGCCAACCAGATTCGTAAGAAGAGTACGGGCCTTGGCAGTTCGTTCTCTGAGGGGTTCTCGACTCGACAGTTGATTGCCTGTGCCGAGGATTTCGTGGTCGATGGCGTGGAGAGTCTGACGTTCACCATGACCAATCTGTTTAGTGCTGAAGGTGGAACCAATAGCGAACGTGCTGCGGTTCTCCAACTTATTCAAGGTAAGTTTGGGGTTGTGGAGAGTGCTGAATCCAAGATCGACAAGATGAGTGCGGCGGCTAAGAGAATCAAGGGCGCGGCCTGAAAATAATAGTTAGCCTCAACCGTTATAGAAATAAGGAGACAAACCATGTCAGATTACAAGCCTAGCGAATCGAAGAAGTGGTGGTGGGAAGATTACGATTATGACCATCGTGATTATTCCTACTCTAAGGGCAGCGGTTCACGCGGTTGGATGAGCAAGATCGGCGGCGACTCCGATGATTACTGGAAGCCTAAGAAGAACGTCAACGAGGTTTATCAAGACCTGTTGAACCAGTTGCAGAATAGCTCCAATATCATCGGCAGCGACGAGCTTGGTCAGATCGTTGTTCACTGGTCGGATGGGCAGAATGTAAATGATGTCAAGGCCGACAAGGCCGGTTGCCATAACATTTACCTTTCTCCTGACAATCTTCTTTCGACCAGTGGCAAGGGCAACGAAGTGTCGGAAGAGATTTTGGATGCGATGACCGGCAAGGTTTACTTGGCATCCACTCTTCGTGAGACAGTCGATCCCAAGGCTTACGATCAGGCTAAGGCTGCTCGCGCGATAGTTGCTGACGCTAAGGCGAAGGGCAAGGGCAAGATCGATTCCAAGTCCAATGTTATCAGCAATGCTGTTACATTGTGGGAGTCTATCGAAACTTCAATCGCTCGTTCCAAGATCGTTGAAGATTGGGCTGGTTTCGGGCCTTACGTTGCCGGTGATGCCCAGCGTTCGTCTGCTAGTAAGCAGTCTGTTCAAGATTTTATCGATGCCAGTGTTGCAAAGCCTAGTGTCGATGCTGCGACTCTTGCTATCGCTTGGAATCTTCTCAACTCTAGTGATCCTGTTACTATTCCCGATTGTTACAATGGCTGCATCGACGCAGCGTCGGAAATGATGGAGGAAGAAATTCCTGCCGAGGATCGTTTTGAATCTTGCCGTGAACTTACTGATCGTATCCGTAAGATTCTCAAGACTAAGGAAATGGAAGGTTCCAGCGAAGGTGAACCCGATTCTGAGTCTGAGGGCGACGATCAAGACGGCGACGGTGGATCGCAGGGCGATAAGGATGGCGACGGCGACGGCTCGTCAGACAGTGATGATGATGACGGTACTGAATGCGATGCTTCTGCAAAGCCGTCTGTGTGCGATGGTTCGCTTCTTGGCGAGACTGTTGACAATCGTACCGATGTCAACTTGAGTGAGCAGGAAGCGTCTGAAGAGGCTTCTAATTCTGATGAGGATAAGGCCGGAATTACTGCCGATGTACCAGATTCATTGTGCAATCTTGGCGAGAAGTATGACCTTATCAAGGTTGATATTCGCTCATCATTCAATGATGATTACAAGAAGATTGTTGCAGATCATCGCTCTGAAATTAGGTCGATCCGTTCCAGTCTGATGTTCCGTAATAATGTTACTAAGATGGTTTCCTACGGGCATCGATCCGGCGACATTGATGAGAATAGTTTGTTCAAGATCAAGATGAATGATGATCGTGTTATGACTAAGGCCGATAGTGTTAGTAACAAGAAGATTGCCATCTGTCTTCTTGTTGATGAAAGTGGTTCTATGGGCTGCGATAATCGAGTCGAAGAGGCTTGTAACACGGCCATTGTCATGGCAGAGAGTCTTCGTGGTATGGAAGGTATTTCGGTATCCATCTACGGCCACTCTGCGGAAGAGTCTCATAAGTATCGCAATGTTACATTGCGTGAGTATTACTCTCCCCGACAGAATAATCTCGCTGCCTGTATGGAAATTAGTGCCCGCGCTCAGAACCATGATTCATATGCTATCCTGCATACTGCTAACATTTTCAATCGTGACTATCTCGACTATGATCGAAAGATTCTGTTCGTTATTAGTGACGGTGAACCGGCTGGCAGCGGCTATGGCGGCGCTCCTGCTAGGAAGCATATGCTGAACGTCAGTCAGGCTTGTGCTAAGAAGGGTGTTGAAGTGTATGGTGTTGGTGTAGCCAATGCTTTCACGCAGGCTGCTGGCGTGTCGATGTATGGCGATAATAAGTTCGTAGTTCTCAGCGACGTTCGTAGTTCGCTTGGAATTATGAGTCGGTTCATCCGCCAGATTGCGATGAAATAAAAGTTACCCCCAGGCGTTATCCAAATAGATCACTAACCCCTAGAATAGAAAGGAGAATAAAAAAAATGACACGACTTGATACCAAGCAGTTTGCAGAAGTTCTGGATGTTTCATACGTGGTTGCTGCTGGTCTGGTGAAGCATCTTGTTTCCACCGGACAGGCTACCCTCGTTGAGAAGCGTAAGAGCGAGAAGACCGAAAAGAATCCTGCGGGTCTCGGAAAGCCCACTCGTATTTACGAGGTTGCTGACTCTGTGACTCTCAGTCTTCTGCCGCGTGAAGTTGCTACTGTTACCGTTGATGAGACCGTCGATGCTGTTGCTGAAGCGGCCTAACGTCACACCACCAAGAGAGGGGCGAGAAGTTCCAATACGATTCTCGCCCCTCTTCGATGGTGGTTGACAAATAAAGTTTCTGGACTATAATATGAAAGTGTAGGTGCAATCTTTGTGTAGCTACGACAGTCAAGTAGAACTTAATATTAGTGGACATGAAAGCGGGTAAAACCGCCTAGTTAAGAAAAATATGGTGGGCATTCGGGGGAGGATAAATTAGTTTTTATCCTCCCCCTGCGTTTTTAAATAAAAATAATTTCCATCCGTTATACTTCTATGAACACAAGCACCATAAAAGAATACGAGCAGGCATTGATTGAGTGGATCGACACCCTCACGCTCAATGGCAAGTCTGGCCGAAGGGCCGTGTTCGTTGAGAGAAGCCTCAAGCGAAGGTACAAATTGACGGTGCAGAAGGCCGTTAGAATGTCCCCCAGTCAAATTCCAACCAACTGGTTCAAGGGCTTAGATGAGTTCAAGCTGCTCACACTGTGGCATCTGACAAACAATATCAGTCGAAAATTTAAGACTGAAATTCCAGAGCAGTTCAAATTCCGAAAACTTTTGGCGGAGCTGTAAAAGTTTTCGGAACAAACACCTGATGTTTATAGGCTACCAATAAATAAAAATTATTCTATTTCGTTATATGATTATGAGCGGCGTAGCAGATATTGAGTATGTGGAATTTGTCGGAGTTTTAGCCAAGGGAATAGGCAAGAAGCATAAGCGTGATATAGTTTTGTCTTGCGATCTTACGGGTCTGTTGAATCGCCAAGGAATAAGCGGCGGAAGCTGTTATCAAATTGTCACCAATGACAAAAAATTAATTCAAAAATCACGGGAAACTCTATCGGATTGTTGGATCGACAAAGACTTCAAGAAAAATTTACGATCCAACATCAAGAACCACCTCCCAGAGAAACTTTATAATTATCTGGTAATGAGGAGCTTGGATGAAGAAGCCAATCTAAAAGATTTGCTAAATTATAGTGGTTGGGAAGTTTTAGAGTTGTTGCTGGAGACTGTTAGTCACGAAAGCGATTTCCGCAAATTCTTCGTCAAGATAAGCAAGGATAATTTAGAAATAATTCCTGCCGATGGTCAAGACAAAGTTAGCATTTCTTGGTAATTATGCGATTATTAATTAGAAATCCCTACCGTATTAAAAATAATTTCAAGAACCTGTTTTGCAGGTATTGCCATATTTTTGGTCATAAATATTTTGAGTTCGAAATACTAAGGGATAATTATTATTTATTTGAAGCCGAAGCTAAGTGGACAACCAAACGAGATCATGCAGGAATTAAAATAATAATTGGAATTTTTGGTTATGCCATTGGAGCAACCATTTACGATAATCGACATTGGGACACTAAAAAAAATTGTTGGATTGAATCGCCGCTGGTAAAACCAAAGTAGACTCGGCGGGCCATAAACCCCCTAATGCGTACCTGAGCAGATCGCCTTCGTGGTGGATGGTGATACAGGTGCATTACAAAAGCCGAAATGTACCTAGTTGTCTGGTAATCAGTAGGGCTAAACCCCGAATGCCAGTCCCAAAAGGACAAGGGACAACCGGCGATTTTTTCTCTTGAAAATTAAAAATTTAACGCTATAATAATCATGTGACGGCCCCATCTTCTAGAGGCCTAGGAAAGCGGACTTTCACTCCGCTAACATGGGTTCGAATCCCATTGGGGTCACTATAATTCATCATGCTCAATCACGAAGGCAAAGTTTTCAATCCTTACTCTTTCAAAGAGCTTACTGGTTGGGAATTAGAGATTGTTGCTTTTTTAGATGATCAATATGATGCCAAAGCCAAGGATTATTTACTTGGAGACTTGAGTTGGGCAGATTACGTTCAGTCTAAAGAGCAAATCATATCGGACTTTTTTACAAAAAGGTACGGTAAAATTTATCTCGACCGTCTGCCTGATAATTTGAAAAATAAAATATTGGCTTATTCGTTATGAAACTATGAAATCCGATATTGATCTTTTTTTGAAGCCAGTTTGTGAAGAATATAACAAAAACCAAAGTGAAATGTCATTAAAATTAATTTTGGATCTGGTCACTTGTTTGCCAAACAAAAAAGAACCGATATTTGATCCAAAGTTTGTTTTTCAACTTATTCATAAAGAATTGCACGAAGAACTAAAAAATAAAATATTGGCTTATTCGTTATGAAATATGAAACAAGTACGAACATTAGAGACTGGCTGCCTACTTGGCTTAAGTATGACAAAGTAGAAAATATAAAATTCTATAACGGAATTCCAGCAGTAGAATTTGTGAATGAACTTCTTGATTGGGTAGATAATTCCAAGCTGGGCGATCTTAGAAAGAAAAAATACACACACTTCATCATATATCATGCAGTTCAAGCCCTAACCAGAGAAGTGAAAAATCTCCAGATAGCTTATAAAGAATTAGTTGATTACATTAATTGGCTAAGTAAGAAGCTTAAGAAACCTCTTCCCGAAAATGCTCGTAATCAAGTAATCGCATATAGCCTGTAGTCATGTTATACTGTGTAACATGATTGAATTCATATTTTCTTGTTTTTGTATTATTATTTGCGGAATTTCTGGCTATTTAATTGGCGAATTTATTAAATTAAACACCTGATGTTTATCTGAGTCTGACCTGTCCGCTAATATACAAAAATAATAAAAAAGCCAATTCGTTATGAATTATGGCAAATACTTCCGTTCTTGAAGAGTTGAAGAAGTTCATTCCCTACGCTGTGCAAAACAGTGTTAGAAGGAAAGAGCGCCAAGGATCTGAGCAGTGGATGAAAGAGTTTGACGAGCAATTAATTAATATGTATTTGACCGGAGTGAAGAAGCGTAAGAGCGATAAGGCTCTATGCGAATATGCCAAGTTGATTGCTACTGCAAATGGCGTTGAACTTCCTGACAACATTAAATATTTTCTAATTTTATTGAACATATAAAATAAAAATTAGTGTCGTTCGTTATGACATTATGGGGCGTTCGTCTAACGGTCAAAGACGCCAGTCTTATTAACTGGACATGGGTGTTCGATTCACTCACGCCCTACTAGGAGATTTACTATGTGTGAAGATTGCGAAAAGAAGTGGGCTGAAAGCATCTTTGAAGACGATGAGTTTCGTGGCAAGATTCTTGATGACTTTGAAATCCAACACTTTTGTGATGGGACATTCAGATTCAACAGCGTTATTGCAACTGACTTTGCAAAATTTCTAAAGGAACAAGGAGACGAACACGGTCAGTGGGAAGAAGATTCTTCTGAAGAAGAAAAGATCGAATCGGCTACTGGCGTTGTTCATCGTTTGTTGGACATAGTCGGAGAAAGCCAGCAGCATCTTGCTAAATTTTCTTTGAATTAAATTGCAAAAGGCTGGCTGGTTTTGTTGCAAAAGGCCGTATAAAATAAAAAGAAAATAATTTCGTTATGGTCTTAGAGGTGAAATATGGCGGATAGTGCGATTCTAAACAGATACGATGGGCCTTGTTGTTCTTGTGGCAATTTTGTGCCATCTTCTGGAACTGAGCAAGGCTATGCCGTAAAGGAAAGCGGTCGTTGGAATCGTTACTGCAAACTGTGCAGTCCGATCAAGCTAAAGACTGACCGCAAGCTTACAAAAGATGGTCGAATCTATATGCCATTCGACCGATCCGCTCTTGATATACTCAGGAGTGTTCCTGGTGCTTGGTTTGACCGTCAAGAAGTTTGTTGGCATGTGAGTTTGAAAGAGGGGGATCGTGCTCGTCTTTTGGAAATCGCTGCTGCTCTTGAATTGGAAGTAGACCCAGAACTCCAGAATATTGAGTTGTCTCAGCAATCTATCGATGCCGCTGACAGTGGTCTTTATCCATTTCAGGTTCATGGCGTCGATTGGCTGAGTAAGGGTTCCCATCGTCTTCTAGGAGACGATATGGGTTTGGGCAAGACTGTTCAAACCATCATGGCTCTTCCCAAAGATGCAGCAGCCATTGTTGTTGCACCTGCCAGCGTAAAATACAATTGGAAGAAAGAAGTAGAAAAGTGGAGGCCTGATCTGGAGGTTGCAATCATCCCTAATGAGAAGGGATTTAGGTTGCCTAGATTTGGCGAGGTTGTAATTTGCAATTATGAGACGCTCCCAGAATATCTGGAGCCTAAGAAGATTACTCCTACTTCTAAGAGTTGGGAAGTCGCCGTGACTTGGCCATCGTCAGAGATGGCTAAACATTCTAAGAATATCACCCTGATCGTTGACGAGGCGCAAAAAGTAAAAAACTATAAGACTAAACGATCCAAGCGTATCAAAGGCTTGAGCATGAGTGCCAAAAATATTTGGGCATTGACCGGCACTCCGTTGGAAAATCGCCCAGAAGATTTGTTCGGAATTCTTGAATCTCTTCAAATGCAGATGAAAGTATTCGGTGGATGGGGCAAGTTTGTCAAGTATATGAACGGCAACAAAAACAGATGGGGCGGATATGAATGGGGCAAGCCTAGTCCTATCGTTCCTGAGTTGCTCCGTCGTGTTATGCTTCGACGCAAACGCGAAGATGTCCTCCCAGACCTTCCGTCCAAAACTTACTCATATGTAAAGGTTGATCTTCCTAAGCATTTGAAGAAGTATATGGATGATCTCTGGGCCAGATATGAAGGCACTATCAGAGAAAAGAATCTTCCGCCGTTCGAAGAGTTCTCTAAAATTCGTGCCGATCTCGCAGCATCCAGAATTGACGCTGTCATTGAGCTAGTAGAGGAGCATGAGGAGGACGAAATTCCTCTTGTTGTATTTTGTTCGCATCTTGAACCGTTGAATAAATTGGCGGAACGTGATGGGTGGAAGAAGATTACTGGAGATATTTCGCCTATCGAACGTCAAAAGATTGTCGATGAATTTCAGTCTGGGAAACTCAAGGGAGTTGCCGTCAGCATCAAAGCCGGTGGTGTCGGTATTACTTTGACTAAAGCATGGAAAGCAATCTTCGTTGACCTTGATTGGGTTCCGGGCGCAAACCAGCAAGCCGAAGACAGAATCTGCCGTATCGGTCAAGAATCAAATAAAATTGAAATCGTTCGAATGGTGAGCGATCACGCTCTCGATATCCACGTTCTTGATCTAATCGATTGGAAGATGCGTATCATCGAACAGTCGGTTGACGCTAGTGTGACAAGTGTAAAAAAAAAGTAGTAGTAGATAAAAAAGAACCAGAGCTAGATGCTAAGACGTTACGAGAATTAGACGAACAATATTCAAAAGAAAAATCAGATAGAAAGAATCTCCAAGAAACAATAAATTTCATGAAGTCTCTTCTAGATGACGATGACGAATGAATGCCTTGCACAAATTTTAATTACTAAAGTCCAACTTAAGAATAATTTTTAATTTACTTAATTTGGGCGTTAGTAATTAATAATTTATATGACGAATACCTGATGTTTATTAACTGATTTTTCTTTTCGAAAATAAGTCAAGTTTACGCAAACCTTTGTGGCATAAGGACTTACGACAAAAAACTTTAACTTATTCATCCTAAGTCCTTATGTGACAGTAGTTTACGTCAAATCAAAGATTGCAAAAATAAAAATATATATTGATCGTTATCTGGGAACAAGGAGAAAATTTTATGGGCTTGGACATGTACGCTTACGCTGTTGACCCCAAGGAATGTGAGAATTTTGATGAATTCTCGTGCAAATTCAAAGGCGAATACAAGCCAGATGAAATTTATTACTGGCGCAAACATCATGATTTGCATGGATGGATGGAAAATCTGTACCGTAGCAAGGGCGGTCTTGAGGAGTTCAACTGCCAGAAGGTGATGCTGACTGTGGATGATTTGAATGAGCTTGAGAAGGCACTTATCTCTAAAGGATTGCCTAGCACCACAGGATTTTTCTTCGGAAATAATCCTCCTGATGAAGAAACTTTGAACGAAGACCTTCTTTTTGTTGCTAAGGCCAGAAAAGTAATAGAAGAAGGAAATGTTGTATACTACGACAGTTGGTGGTAAAATAATAAAAAATAAGGAGCGTTATAAGATTATGGACACTAAACTTTTTGATAGTCTGACCCGAGGTTGTTTTGAAGAACGATTTTTCGCCTATATGAAGGCTGTTGGTCTTGATCTAGTAACTGTCGCCTACAGTGGTGGTGGCGATAGTGGAGGAATGGACTATATGGAGTTCGATCCAGCCGTAAACGACAAGATCAAGGACGGGATCAAGAATGATTTAGAAGAGCAACTTTGCAACCCAATTTATAGTAAGCATGGAGGCTTTGCCGATGGCGGCGGGTATCATGTAAATGGTCAAGTGGTTTATGACGCTAATACTCAAACTGTCAACATTAGCGGAACAGACCATATAACCACCTACACTTATGAAGAAGGGCTAGAAGACGAAGAGGCGGATGAAGAGACCAGACAAGAAGACTGGGAAGAGTGCGTTTATAGTAGGAGCGCAAAGCATCCCAAAAGTAAGGAATCCGACTACCTGTTTGCCTATCTATACGCCAGAGATTTTCTTGATAAGAAGTTGCCGGAAGACCTTCATAATAAAATGATGACCGAAGCGTCCATCAACGAAGATGAACACGCTATAAAATATATGATAGAAATAAAATGATGCGATATAACATTGACACTACGAATGGCGACCTTGTTCAAATCGACCTTGCTGGTGATTCTTGGATTGCCTCTGACGACACTTCAATCCTTGTCACTTTGATAAAGTTCAACACTGACCCTTCTCAAAGTCTTTCTCTTTCCGTTACTAAGAAGGACTTGGAAAAAATAGTTTCTAATTTAAATATCATCCTGCCTAATAATAATTAATCTAAAGAGTTATGTAAATATGAGATATCGAGATCAAATTAAAGAAGCCCGTAAGTGGTCGTATGTTGAAGCCGGATTCAGCGAGGAACTTCCTCCTGATGAGCGACAGGTCGCTCTTGAACGAGCGAATGCTTTGTACGAAGAAGCTGTCAAAGAGTTAGAAGAACTTGAGGCAGAAGAAGACGAGAGCTATAGTAAGTACGAACGCAAGTATATCAAGACTAAGAAACGTTGGGATAATGCAGCATGATCTGCACAAATTCCAAGGAAACAAAATAAAATAAAAAATAATTTGTTTCCTCTACGGAATTAGGCTCCTATAATTAATATTTTATAGGGTCGAAACACCTGATGTTTATTTTTGGTGCAGCACTTTCTACTACTTATAGAGAGGCGGTCAAAAATAATTTTCCTCTTCGACCGTTATGCAGTATGGCAGCGATTGAGACTGCCAAGCTCAACTGGGAACATGAAATGTATCTGGTTCTGATGATTAGCAACAACCGCGTCACCTACGCAAAGGCGTTTGACCAGTGGGATTCGGCTGTGCTGTGTGCTGACAACGTGGTTATGGATATTGCCGGGGTTTCAAACGATATGCTCGATTGGGAGAACGGCGATTACCGCACGGTCTACGAGCATACAAACGGCACTACAGTGACGATTGAGACGCTGGACGGGCCGGGAGCTAAGAGTTCGGAAATTCTTGGTTCGTAAGAAATAATTTTCGATCTAGTTCGTTATCCCAATGTGGCAGCGATTGAGACTGCCGCAGCAACCGGAGCAAAAAAGATGAAGAAAAATGTTTGGTTGAGTTCTGACCCCGCAAACACCGAGGGCGGAGACATGGGCTTCTGGTGGAATCGTGGTTGCAACAGCATTGCCGCTGTCTCTGTTGATGAAACCGGGCTGCGTTTCGATGGCAGCGACTTCACGGTCGTCATCGACAACCCAGGCCAGACCAACGAGAGCGTGAAAGTGCTGGTCAACGACGTGGTCGTCTTCGGTTCTGTCAAGACCAAGGCCAAGGCGAGTTGAGTCCTACCCTCCCCTGCCCATCAAGGGCAGGGGAGGGAGCTAGAAAATAATTTTCAATCCAGTTCGTTATACAAGTAGGAGAAAAAAATGAGAATTACTGCTAAAGAAGCTGCTGATCGTTTGCGTGTGAGTTATGTAGTTGCTGCGGGCATCATGGCCCACCTAGAAGAGACAGGCGCAGCGAAGGTTGTGGAAAAGAAGTTCCATGCCAGCGGGAAGGGAAAGCCGACTCGCGTGTATGAAGTTGAACAGCATACTGTGCTGAACTTCGGAGACGTTGCTGCTGCTGCCGCCGCACCCGTAGTCGAGCCAGTTGTAGTCGAGCCAGTTGTGTTCACGACTCCGGTTGTCGAGGCTCCGGCTGTTGTCGAGGTTGTCGAGGAGAAGATCGAAACGCTCGACCATGTAGCGGCTGCGTTGGCTCGACTCAAGGCCGACAACGCCGCGTGAAATAAAAATTGATTTATTTCGTTATCTGATTAGGAGAAACAATGACCACTACAAATCGTTCCCCCTACACTGCCGCTGTACTTGAAGCCGACAGTCACACCACCCTAATGGGATGGGTTCGTGACAATCACGAAATCCCCGGCGATTTTCTGCTCAAGGGACACCATTGCACTGCCGACACTAAGCCCGCCGCAAAAAGCTTGGCAGGCCATATGGTCGGCCAGCGTGTCGAACTGCGTGTTGTTCGATTCGGTCGGCTTGAAGGAATTATGGCAGTAGAAGTAGAAACTGTGATGCCATCGAAGAATACTCGAAAGCACGTTACGATTTGCCATGCACCCGATGTCAAGCCCATGATGTCAAACAGCATAGTCGAATGGGTTGATGTGCAGCCGTTCATCCTGTACGGGGTAGTGCAGGAGGTGTAAAGGCGAACACCTAATGTCTATAAAGCGGTTGGCTAGATAGCATAAAATAAAAATTGATTTATTTCGTTATCTGATTAGGAGAAATTCATGGAAAATTTCGTAGGAAAAACTGTTGCGTCGGTAGAGTACCCATCCAAGTACGCCCGAGTAGTTTTGACCTTTACTGATGGCACGAAGTTGCTTATAAAGGAAGTTGGGTACGAAGGTGAACTTGAGGTTCGAGTCGATGGAACTGTTGTGGAAGGCGAAGAGGATGGAGAGTAAGTAAACACCTAATGTCTATAAAAATGCAGTGGATTAGTTTTTTCGGCCCGCGCCGTCCAATCAACGGACAAAAGATTTTCTACTACGGCGAGCATATCGGCGTTTGGAGTGGAACGTACAGCCTAGACTGGAATGATCCGGTTAGCCCCCATAGGATAATTTGTGGGGAAAAGCCAAGCAAGGAAACCTCCGATGTATTGGCTGAGTACGGCTTGAACAATATCACCATGATTGTAGATCGAATGGATGCTCCTTGGTGGATGCCAGACGAGGGTCAGCCCAAGCCAGAAAAGCCAGATCAAAATTACCCGCCAGAATATCCAAAATAATTTTTAGTTCGGTTCGTTATACAAATAACAATACAATACGCGGCCTGCTGAAGTAGGTGGAACGTAACCACCTATACCAGTTCTGTGCGAGGAACTGGCAGGGGTAGTAGGGCAATCGCAAGCCCGAAATGAGAAAAGCCACAGCAATTACCACCGTGGCCCGCGTAAAAATAATTTATTACAATGCGTAGGTTAAGCGTTGAGCAGCCAGCGGTTGGCGGGAGTACTACCACAACCGTCCGTTAGACCAGCATAGGAAAGTGTGGGTAAAATCCCGCCGCATTGATAATTTTAGTTATGTGATTAGAGAGAACAAGACAGGGGACGCAAGGTTGTTCGCGGCTGTCGAAGGCCAAGACGGTTCGCTAAATAGACCTACGTTGAAGCAACATAGATCGCGTTCTGTGGCCGGTGCGACTCCGGGCGTCTCCTGTCCTGTTCTCTTGAAAAATAATTTTCCTTTCTGTTCGTTATGTGATTGTGGTGGGTTGCAAGGCCGGATGAACGGCTCCCCAATGGCTGTCATGAAAGCCGGGAAGTTGAATAGGTGGTCAAGTCGATGGTTTCAAACCAAAGGCGAATCCACTCACCCACATTTTTTCTTCTAATTTCTATATACAGCAGAGAGAACTCGCCAAGAGGCCCAACGGCCACACTGGGAGAATTGGAGTAAGGAGCCTCTGCTGGGTTTCAAAGGAGTAAATATGTCAAAGCAAGAAATGATCGAAATTGTGGATTCTCAGGTCAAGTACGGACTGCCCAGAGAGGAAGCAATCCGCCTACTAGCTTTCTTTATGGACGAAGATGATCCAGAGAACAACGCAGAGATTTGGTTTCAGCAAAAAATCGGCGGCGGTTGAAAATAATTTCTGCCCTAATTCGTTATAAAATCAAGGAGATCATCAATGACACTTGCAGAAGCCCGCAAGATGGCCCAAGAAGATGCTGACGATTATCAAGTCGTCGTCAATCTGATCTATGACAAACTCGCTGAGTACCCTGTGACTGACGATGGCGAGGACAACCGATACGGATTCTGTGCAGTAGGTGCTATGGACATTATGTTTCCAGAATACCTCAAGGATTACTGGAACGTAGTGGGCGTGGTAAGCCCCAAGGGAGGAATATGAAAATGTTAGGAAGTTGCCATTGCGGATCAGGCCAGCCTAGTTGGTGGGAAAACGATGCCAGAGGAATCCCTCTTGCAAGAATTTGCGAAAAGTGCAAAGAGGAAAAGCTGTCTAAGTACCGACCAGAAGTTCTGTCTAACTCAAACTACGAGGCAGACGAACCTATAGAGCCAGAAGATTACTAAACGGAGAGAATAATTATGCAGGCGGACATAGCCACCTTGACCGTCAAGGCGAGGCAAAAGGCTCGCAAATGGGTCAAGGAAAGGCTGAAAATGCACCCCGGCAAGTTCGTGGTCAAACAAGGTGAGCAGTCTTGTCCTTGCTGGAACGGGGAAAACGCTATTCAGTTAGAGAACACGACCGACAGATGGAGCGGTTGGTTCCCCGTAACAGACATAGAAATCTCTAGCGACAATGAAAAATAATTTTCACTTTTACTCGTTATCTATATATGGAACATTTAGGACATCAAAAATGGTGGTGCGACGTTTGCGACTCCAGGCAAGTGGATAGCAAAGATTCCACAACTGGTTCGTACTATCAAGTAGCTGGCATGGAACATCCAGCCAGATCAAAAGAAGAAAAATGGACATCCATTATTTTCGCTGTCTGCTGCGAGTGTGAACCAATCAAGGCTTTGCACAAAATCAAAGTCGAAAACCAAGTCGTTCGTAAAAATTAGCTAATATACAAAATATTAATTAGCCAATAATTATTATTTTCAACACCTGATGTTTATATGGAAACTAGACGGGGGCAATAAAATAATTTTCATTTCAAATCGTTATGTTCTTAGGAGGACAATGAAATGAAAATTTGCACCACCGATTCTATCTTGGAAAGCATCACTCAAAACAAGTTTGATGATGAATCCAATTCTCGTTCTGGCCGCATGAGTGGCGAAATGATGCGAATTGCCGACGAAGTCGAGCAAGAGCTAGAGGACGAGTTCATGGACGAGTGTGACGAGAGCAACAGGGAAGCGGCGTAAAGCCAGCATTTCCAAGGGTTTGCTGCTTGTCTCTTTTTTTTGGAAGCGCCGACCGACATTGGTCGTAGTTATCTCACAGGAGGAACCTATGTATCGAAATTATGAAGAATACGAATCTGCTTTCGACAAGTTGCTAGATAACGCTCCTGCAAACGTCAAAATCAAAAAAAAGACGAGACAGGAGTTCGATTACGAAAATTATCGTGACAAGATCGAATGGTATTTGATGGAGGAATGGGGCACTGAGCCTTTCCACGAAATTTTCTTCGGCCATATCAGTGAGATCGAATCGGACGAGCCTACTCCCGAAGATTTTCGTGCAGAGGAATTGCATGGCTGCGTCTATGACATCATCGACAGTTGCTACGAGAAGAAATTCAGCGTGAATCAGGCAGCGTCGAAAATTTATTTGTATTTGAAAAAAGAGAAGGCCATCTAATCAGGGCAAAATTTTTTTCGGTTCGGATCGTTATACCAATACAGGCCATGTGGCCTACTAACAAGGAGAAAAAGAAAAATGCGTTTGACTGCGAAAGAAGCCGCCGAAAGGCTGAGTGTGAGTTATGTGATTGCCGCCGGTATTATGTCTTATCTTGAGGACACTGGTAAGGCCAAGGTTGTAGAGAAGAAGTTTCATGCAAGTGGGAAGGGTAAGCCAACCCGTGTCTATGAAGTAGATCAACTTACAGTGATTGACTTTGGTGATGCCGTTGCAAAGCCAGAAGTCGTGACGGTGACGGAGACAGTTGCAGTGACGGAGACGGTTGCGGTGACGGAGACGCTTCCAGCCGTGGCAGAGATTGCAGAGGATCGCGTCGAAACGCTGGATCATGTCGCTGCGGCTCTGGCTAGGCTGAAGTCTGAGGCTGCGTAATACGCGCCCATAGGAATCCATCCCCCTCTGCTTCTCAATCGCGGAGGGGGGTGGATAAACCTAAATTTGTGCTACTATAATAATACAACAATCGGCCGTCCGGCCGTGCCGCCACAAGCGCCACGGGTTGATTCCCCACGGGAGCCAGCCATCAAAGACCGGCCCGCCGATTATTGCACAAGCCGAAGTGGCGGAATTGGCAGACGCGCCAGACTCAAAATCTGGTGTCCAAAAAGACGTGTGGGTTCAATTCCCACCTTCGGCAGTAACACCTACCGTTTATTATTAATTAATAATAAACCTATAAAATAATTAGTTCGCTCAATCGTTATTTGGTATGGAGGAAGGATATGTTTAGCAGGGAAGATTTACTTACAATTTTAGCGTGTTTGGAATGTAAAGAATACAACACGCAAGGCAAGATAGATTCAAGAGTTCCAGTAGAGGACGGCAAGAACGTCATCGACATCGTTGATATGTTGAACAGGATCGAAAAAATCAAAACTGTTATCAGGGATCAATTGTAAATTCCTAAAATAATTAGTTCGCTCAATCGTTATTTGGTATAGGGAAGATTTACTAAAAGAGAGAGTCTTATGATTTTCAAACTGTTCAATGGAGCAAAAACTACAGAGGCTTGGAATCCTAATAGCCCTGAGTTTATTGACGATTGGAAACCGGAAGAACACATCATCAAGTGTCAGGCGGTTCAAGTTACTTACTGCAATCATATCAAAGTTCATGTTGACGATGATATGATCGAGTTTCACTGGGACGAAGATGGCTTTATTGAACACGATGGCGTGTTTTATGGCGATTTCATCGTAGAAGGATAAATTACAAATGTCTAACAACTATGTCACAATGAACATAAGAATGTATGCCTCCAAGCCAGATAAGGTTATGGAGCAAGTCATTCTAAATCTTGGATGGGAATGGTACTCAGCAAGCAAGGCTTGTGAATACGCCAGAAAAGTTATAAAGGGCAGATGGATCAAAGGCGAAAGAAAGATCAAGAAAAATCCATACTCCGCCTACTTTTATGCTCGCCATGTTATCGGAGGAAGATGGCCCGAAGCAGAAAATTTTATCTTGAAGGATGAACACGCCTCTTACTTGTACGCTAAGTATGTTCTCAAAGGCAGGTTTGAGAAAGCAGAGAAAAAGAGAGGGCTTTTCAAGTCGCCTAGAGAAATATACTTCTACTCCAAATACGTTATGAAGTCTAGGTGGAAAGAAAAAGAAAAGTCTATGGTAGACTTTGTTGTAAAAAATACCTGGGGCTTTGAGAAGGTTTTCGACTACTGTATTCAGATCAGAAAAGAAAGATGGCCCCAAATTGAAGGCGAAATTGTAAAGTCCAGCAAAGAATACATCGGTCGTTATTTCAAATTATTGAAAGAAAAGGACAAGGAAGAATTTTATAATAAAGTTCTCGCCCAGTCTCTCGTAGAACCAAGAAGTTCTTGGCAACGAAACGAAGCCAGAGAATTTATCAAAACTATGAAAAACTAGTTTGAACATACTATTATAAAGTATGTATTCTGAAAAACATTGCATCATTACAATAAATGGCGACGAGTGTACCGTAGAGGGAAAATGCCTACTGACCGATAAACGTCAATTTGTAAAAGTAGCAAAGGAAGATTATGAAAAATGGGTCAGGGGAGAAGGAGCTATAAAAACTCTTATGCCCTATCTAACCGAAAGCGAAATGAACTTTCTTGAACACGGCGTTACAGATGAAGGTTGGGGAAAAGTAGTAAGTCCAAAAATTTCAATCCCAAAAGCAGAGTAGCCCGCACAAATTTAGACGGCAATATCTTATAAATATTCTGCCTCGCATTCGTTACGACTAAAAACATATAAAATAATAATTGTCATAAAAATAAAAATCACCTGATGTTTATATGGTCAGCAGAAGGATAAAAATAATTTTCGATCCAGTGCGTTATGGAAATATAAGTTCCACAACCGGAGAAAAGGTATGACAAAGAGAGAGCAGCAGACGGTAAAAAGGATGCTGGAAACGGGCCGCGTGATTGATTTCCGTGACGAACGCCGACCGGGGGAAGTCGCGGAGGATGGCAACGGCTTGTGGGCATACCTCAAACCTGGCCTGAGATGCAGTCTGTCCGACACCCACATTTGCCACGAATATACGGTGGCTGACCTAGCTCGTGCCGTCAAGTGGGCTGAACCGTGCAATTGCAACGAGTGCAATATAAAATAATTTTCGATCCAGTGCGTTATCCCAGCAGAGGAGACAATTATGCCAAACTGGTTTGAAGATCCCGCCGTTTTGGATAAGTGGACGATCATTGAAGTTCAGTTGGATGAAGCCGACTGTCAAGAATACAACGAGTACCTTGACTGGCTTGAGGCAACAACCGGCGAACAAGAGATGCCAGAAGATTTTTCTTACTAGTAAAAAATAATTTTCGATCCATTTCGTTATAGAAAACAGGAGAAAAAATAATGATTACTGCAAAAAATGCGTTAGAAGCACTTTGTCGTGATGGACTCGCTACAAGTTGGACGAGGAAAACTGAGGGTAGCGGAAGGCTTCGCTACACAGATTACACTGTGAAAAGCGATGCCTTTTCCCTCTCAAACGAAACCTATGGACAAAGAAGTTTTTTATACTTTCGATGCAAAAGCCCAGAACTTACTTATCAAATAATCAAAGTTCTTCGTGAAAATGGAGGCAACCCAGGAACTAGTTGGAATGGTGGGCCTGAACAGGGACACATCGAAATGCAAGTCAGTAGGTTCAAAGGTTGGCATTGGTGGGAGTAAGAAGCACAAAAATAAAAATAAAGTCTAGCCCAACCTGCCCAATACATATTCATACAGAATGGCAGGTTGGGCTTAGGTGCTTAAACACCTAGTGTTTATTATAAGAATAAATAAAAAATTGGGGTTGGGCGCATTTCTATCGCTCTTATCGCTGTGACAATTTGATAACGATTCTTTTCAAAAATAATTTTCCCAAAAATTATTTTCCCTTTCGACCGTTGTGCAGTATGGCCGCGATTGAGACGGCCAAGCCAAATCGGGAAACATGAAAATGGATACGATGACTTCGGATCAGTTGGTTGACCGTCTGCTTGATCTGCGTGGTGCGAAGTGCGGCTTTCGCATGGTCGCTGAAACCCCGACCCGTCTGAATAAGACGATTCGTGATGCGGCGGGCAATCGCGTTCCGAACCCCGCCTACGGCACTACAAAGTTGTCGGAAGTGGAAGTGACGCTGAACCCGATCCATCAGAACAACGTAAACGCTCAGAAAAAGCGTGAGGGACACGATCCCGATTACGTTGCTGGGCCTTGCCAGTGGGGCAAGCGTCTGTTTCGGGAGGATGGTACGGTCGTGCCGATTCGGATTCACGACGGCAAGCCGCATAGCATGGTCGTGAAGTTTGAGAGAACGATCCAACGCGAGTTCCTCCGCGACGGCAAGCCGGTTGATGCGGCATCGGCCGCAGAGATTGCAAAGCAGTTGGCAGAGAAGAATGAAAAGGCCAACGACGCTGCGGAAGAAAAGCAGGGCGTGGAAAAGCCGGTGATCCACTTGACCTACAGTTTCGAGAACATTCGTCAAGTCACGCTCGACGGCGTGGTTTACGAAATCACTAAGGGTTGACCGATCCGGCCCCTCCCCCTACTGGGGGAGGGGTTAGGGGATAAAGAATAATTTCCGATCCGGTTCGTTATCTAGTATGGCCGCGATTGAGACGGCCAAAAAAGGAGAGCGATCATGACCTACCTTCACGACATTCACCCCGCCGCGACGATCATCGAAAGCCCGTTCACCGGCCACAACGGCAGCGGAGTCGATGGATACGGCGGGAAAATCAAAACCGGATTCAAGGTCAGAATCAACAATCGACTCCATAGGCTCTACTGTATGTGCTGGTCGAACTCTGGCACACTTTGGGTCAACGTGGGCGGGAAGCAGATCATCGTTCACGAGCATCGGCATCCAAGGGAATAAAATCCCATTCATCAAACACCTGATGTTTATATAGCGGCGGACGAGCCGCGCCGAGCCTGGGCTGGGCGCATTTCTATCGCTCTTGTCCCTCTGACATTTTGATAACGAATTAGATGGAAAAAAATTTTGGCCAAAATTATTTTGGCTTTCGACCGTTATGCAGTATGGCCGCGATTGAGACGGCCAGCCTTAGTGGGAGATTGAATCATGGCTCATAAAGTCGAAAACATGTTCTACGTTGGCGAGACGCCTTGGCATGGTCTGGGCGTTGCTTTGGAAGAGGCTCCGATCATTTCCGACGCCATTACGGCGGCGGGTCTGGATTGGACTGTCGGACTCCGCGACCTTTTCACGGCAGACGGCGTAAAGGTGCCGAATCGTGCGACGGTTCGCGAGACGGACGGAAGTGTGCTGGGCGTTGTCGGCCCGCGTTACACTCCGCTCCAAAATGCGGCGGCTCTCGACTGGTTTCAGCCGTTCATCGACAGCGGAGAGGCTTCGCTTCACACTGCCGGTAGCCTTGACGAGGGTCGCAAGGTCTGGGTGCTTGCCCAGTTGAACCGCGACCCCAGTGTGATCGTTCCGGGCGACGACGTTCGCAAGTTCATTCTCTTGTCGAATTCGCACGACGGCACGACGGCGGTTCGTCCGGGTTTCACGCCGATTCGCGTTGTCTGTGCGAATACGCTCGCGGCGGCTCATTGCTCGACCGCCAGCAAGTTGATTCGCGTTCGTCACACTCGCAAGATTGCGACGAATTTGGAAAAGGTTCGCGAGTTGATGAACGCCGCGAACGCGGAATTCGAGGCGACTGCCGACCAGTATCGGCATCTTGCCAGCAAGGCGTTCAACCAGACCGACGTTCGCAAGTACGTCAAGGTGCTGCTCGACGTTGAGACGGTTTCGGATGCCGACCTGCCCACTCGCACCAAGAATACCATCGAGGAAATTCTTGGACTGATCGAGGGGCCGAAGCAATCGATGCCGGGCGTTCAAGGCACTTGGTGGGCCGCGTACAACGGGTTCAACGAATACTTGAACTACAATCGCGGTCGCACGACCGACAACCGTATGAACAGCCTATGGTTCGGCATGGGTGCGACCGACAACCGCAAGGCTCTCGACCTTGCCCTTAGCTTGTCGGCCTAGTGCGAACGATGCCCCCTACCCGAAAGGGTAGGGGGGATTCATCGTAAAATTATTTTCGGTTTGATTCGTTATCTAGTATGGCCGCGATTGAGACGGCCAAGCCAATCGGGAGACCTAATCATGATCATCGCCGCCATCCTCGCCGCCGCGTACGTCGCTTTCGGCATCGCCGGGACATCGTACGTCAACCGTTGGATTCGCAACGCTGACGACGGGGATGCAGGCTGCGGCCTGTCGAGCCTGCACATTCTCAACCCCATCATGGTGGTGGTTGGAGCGAGAATGATGCTCGACAAGCTGTCCTCCTAGCGGGGGGCAGCCGCCCAACTCAACACCTAATGTTTATTGGCAAAGGTGAGCAATAAAAAATAAATTCCCAGCTAATTCGTTATCTAGTATGGCCGCGACAGTGACGGCCAAGCCAATCTAGGAAATAACGATGGCTCGCAAGCGTAGGTCAGACCGTAATCACGCGGTCTATCAGATTGTTTGCAAACCAACTGGAGAGCGTTACATCGGACTGACGGTAGTGCGTGGAAGAGCCGTTCAGAAGAGCGTGAAGATTCGTTGGGACGGCCATGTTCATCACGCCGTAGTAGAGAGAGACAACCCGCTTCAACGTAGAATTCGTGAGTTTGGCCCCGAAGCATTTTCTCACGAACTGCTTCAAGTTGTGAGAGGCAAGCAGCCCGCTCATGACATTGAAAGGGGCTTGATCGTCAATATGAAGCCCGAACTGAATGTGGAGTGTACCGGCAAGAAACAAGCAAATCGTTCCTAATTTTTTCGACTCTCATTCGTTATACAAATGTAGCCACCACCCCAAGCAGGAAAAAAATGACTATCACAGAAGTCATCACGCCCGGCCCAGGCGGATTCAAATTTCTCAACATGACGAACGAGAAGTTCGACTCGTTCACCGCAGACGAAATCATTGCCGCTGCGGAAGCGGCCGGTCTGTGGACATACTACGAACTGGACGACGACGGGAAGCTGACCGGCTTGGCGATCACCACGAAAGAAAGAGAGCCAAACGGATAGCGGGCTTTGGCCCAATGCTCTAACACCTAATGTTTATAATCAACAGTGAGTTGCTTGCCAAAACCAAAGGAGCCGGACATGGAAACTTTTGAGCAGTGGTGCAAGAGGATGCAAGAAGAACACGATCAATGGATTTCAAGTCCCGAAGGACAAATCTGGATCAAGGGCTAAAAATTATTTTCGGTTTGATTCGTTATCAAGTATGGCCGATCATTCAACACCTAAGGAACAAGTCATGAAAGCCAAAGAAGTGCAGATTGGACAGGAGTTCTACACCAACTACGCGAGCATGGAACACTGCAAGCCGCTGTCTAACGTTCATCGTTGGAAAATGATCGCTCCAGAGCATCGGTTGGCGCAGCTTGTGCTTGTCACCGGGGACGTTTGCGATCACACTCGCATCATCGATGAAAAGGAAGAAGTGTTCGCCACAGCCGGTGAAGCTTGGCAAGATTGTGCGACTCAACTCAACGCGATCATCGAAAAGATTCGTGAAGCCGTCAAGGATTGCGAGTCCAAAGTTCCCCGCCAGTGCAAGGAATCCGCGTGAAAAAGGGGGCTTGGGAAACCAAGTCCCCAATAATTAACACCAAATGTCTATTATAGAGTATGAGACTATTTATTGATGACATCAGAACTCCATCCGAAGACTACATCGTTCTCCGGTCTTCTGAGGATGCCATTCAATTCATAAAGCAAAATGGCTGGCCTGAGTTCATCAGTTTTGACCACGATCTTGGCGGCGACGATACCACTATGGTCTTTCTCAAAAGGCTTGTAAACGAAGTATGGGACGGCAAAACCATGCCGCCAGACTATATCGTTCATAGTGCCAACCCAATTGGATCGAAGAACATCGTGAGTTTCATGGAAAGCTGGAAGAAGTCAATCTAAAAAATTTTTTTTACTTTCATTCGTTATACCAATATGGCAGCAATTGAGACTGCCGGATTACTAGGATTGCTCTAATGTTTGGACTCGTTTCTATGATTTTGTTTAGCGTCGGAACTATTGGATTTTTCTACGTCACTAAGGAGGGCAACTAATGTTTATCGTAATTGAGCAGAAGGAAGACGGCACGACTCAGATTCTTTCGCCCGTAATCAACGACCAGAAAGAAGCAGAAGTAGAGGCTGCTTGGATTTCCCACCTGAACGGTTGGAGTTGCACAGTAAAGCAAGTGGATCAAGCCGCTTGAAACAATCGGCAGTAAACCTGCCACCCAACCCAAAAGGTTGGGCCATTAGCAAATACCTAATGTTTATTGTTGAATCGAACCTGATAAAAATAATTTTCGATCTAGTTCGTTATAGATTTAGGAGGACGTTTTATGACTAAGCCCGTTGAAATCTCAACCAAGGAAATGTGGGAACTCTCAGCAGTGGGAGCCTGCATTCTTCTAGCTGTTCAAGAGATGGAAGAAGATGCTGTCGGCAGGCAAAAGGTGATCGAAGCGGGAAACCGTTTGTTCGATCTCATGGGCAAAATTGGAGAACGAGATGATTGGTCATCCAGAAGCCCAAAAGGAGAGGAAAAAGTATGAAAAAAACTGTCGGAGCAACCAAGGCTCACGCATCATGCGGATATTGCAAACACTTGCGCAAGTTCGGAAAGCGACTTGCCAATAAGGCTTCTCGCAAACACGGAAATAATTTTCGATTCAATGCGTTATCAAATATAGAGAATCCCAACCCCGGAGAATAATCATGTTCAAGAAGAAAACCGATGGTCGATTCCGTGTCGAGCTGAAGTATAAGAACGGCAGCGAAGCATTCATGGTCAGCAACGACTACCAGCAAATCTGCCGCCTGTACGAGCTTGCCAGAACTCCCATTTGCGAAAATTTCACACAGTCGATCTACGAAGTGATCTTGTTCGACGGCGATAAGCCCCTTGCAAACTGGACTAACTCAGCCGCATTAGTCAAAGTGGCTTGACAATCCTAGGCGATTCTGGGTAGGGCCGGTCTCATGAGCCGGATTGGGTAGCACCCCCCGCGTGGTTCGATTCCACGACTCGCCATTTAGAATGCGGTAAAATGCAACAAGGAGCAAACCATGAATACTGAATTTTATGTGGGCGAACACCGTGGTATCTGGGTAGGCCCAGTCATCCGAAATAAACAGACGAATCATCCTGTGGCATTCGTCGCAGCCGGATCAGAACACTTTTCCGAAATATTATCCCTAGCACCAGAAATGCTTGAAGCACTACGGAAAATCAGGAATAACTCAGACAACGCGGAAGTCAACAAAATCGCATCAGAAATCCTACTCAAGGCAACCAAACACGCCTAATCGTCAACACCTAATGTTTATTTCCCGAACGGGACAATTCAGACAAAAATCAGGCAATTTATAATAATTATTCCCGCTCGGGAAAGTTAGGTAATCTGTGCAAGCCCATAAAAGAAAATAAAAAATCCAAGGCCCGATTGACGATAGATAAGGTACGGGACAGAAAACCATTCAAAGGAGTGAATCATGTTGGCTTGGATCGGAATCGCAATAACCGCCGTTGGAATGATTTTTAGTAGCTATGAGTTCGTGAAAAAAAATCCAGAACTCTTGCCCAAAGTTCAAAACGTACAACTGCTGGCCCATCGTCAACGTCAATCAGCGTTCATGTACAGTCAAGTAAATTTGGCCTATGATGTTGTGAACGGAAAACATTGGTTTCAACACCCAGACGGTCAGTGGAGAGAATTCCCACCAAAACCCTCTCAAGTCGATATGCAAAACAGCCGATAAATAAAATAAGGAAAGGAATCCAAAATGAAAAAAATCAACTGGAACCAAATCGTCAACGCTCTTATTCTTGTCAAAATAGGACAAGACTTAGGAACCAACTCGCAACTTACCCAATCCATCCATCATATCATCGACGTTATTGCTACGTTCGCTAATGCCTTTGTAAGAATATAAAATAATTTCTCGATCAGTTCGTTATACAATAGTGGCCGTCCCATTCTCAGGAGAGCAAACATGAACACTGACACCAACTGGACTTACGAGCGCGAGGGAGCCAAAGAGATGATCGCAAGGCTCGAAGAAGAAATTCAGAATTCGACCTCCAAGCAGGATCGAATCAACAAACAGGAAGAAATACAAAGACTCCAATCGTAAAGAGTCAAAAAATAATTTTCAATCCCGTTCGTTATACAATAGTGGTCAACTAAAGGTGCTGACTGAAAGTGACACACGGCGGACAAGGTGGCCGACCGCAGGATCAGCACCACTCTAAAGGATCAAAAATGTATCTGACTCTCAATGATTGGATGATGCTCGTTGGACTGATTTCTTTCGCAGGATTCTGTTCCTACACTGCCCACGAAATTCAAGGTGCAATCCACAACTACTTACATGGAGAATATAATGATTTTTGAAGTTGAAATGCTCGCGTTCGGAAAACCAGGAGAAGTTCGCAAGGTCAATGTTCCCGATGAGGCTCTAACTCGCGCAAAAGAAGATACAGACAATATTCTTGAAGCCGCGTTTTATTACGGCCAAAACGATTTCCAGCCGCAAAACCACCCGTCAGTAAGTGCTGGCGATGTGATCCGCTGGAAAGAAGAAAACTATCTGGTTGCTGGTATGGGTTTCAAAAAGCTGACCGATGAACAACTAAATGATTATCGATCTCTCGACCAAAACGATAAGTTCATCGGAAGATGCCAAATTGAAATAGGCGAACCAGTAGTAGGACGCAGAAACAAGTAACCTGCACAATTCCATCAAACCATCAAAGCCCTAATAAATAATAAATATCGCTTACGAAAGTGATATTTATAGGGCTTTATCTAACACCTAATGTTTATAAAACATCGCTAGTCGAAAAAAATAATTTTCGATCCAGTGCGTTATGCCAATGTGGGCAGCAATTGAGACTGCCCCCGTTTTCAGGAGGTTTGAATCATGGGTGACGAAGATTCCTTTCTCGATTCGCGTTGGGAAGAAATTTGCGAGTATGAAGACTCGTACGAGCAAGAGGATTGCTTCGATGACTTCGACGATGAAGATGATGAATACGATTGCTTCAGCGAAGACGACAACGACGACTTTGAAGACGACTTCGCTGACGACAACTACGACGACTACGACGACTTCTACGAGGAAGCCGCGTGAAAATAGGGGGCTTGGGAAACCAAGCTTCCCCCAACTATCAACACCTAATGTTTATAATGCCAACCCGCCGGAAACTTCTCGAAGAAAAATAATTTTCCATTCAAATCGTTATAAATCATCGGCCCAAAACCCTGAGGATCAAATCATGAGCTACGAAAACGCCCCCGCCACCATCATGCTCGCGACCCACTGCTGCTGCTGCGGTCGCCCACTGGTCGATGCTATCTCTGTTGAGATGGGTATCGGCCCCGATTGCCGTCAAGGTCGCACCGATGGCATTTCCAAAGAACAGCAAGAAATCTGCAACAAACTCACCCATGCCGCCGCTCTTGCCGCGCAGGAAGGTCAAGTCGAGAAGGTTCGCGCGATTGCCGCCGAAATTGCCGCTCTAGGTCTGACTGAATTGGCCGATAAGGTTCAGCACCGTTTCGTCAACGCTGAAAGATTGGCAAAGATCAATATCATTCAGACCGGCGACCGTCTGACCGTTACAACCCCGTGGAAACGTAGCAGCGACTTTGTTGCCGCATGGAGAACCATTCCCGGCAGACGATATGGCGGGGCCGGTAAGAACATCATCCCCCTTAGCAGCAAGGGTGAGTTGTGGAATCTGCTACAGAAGTTCTTCCCCGGCCAATTCGGCAAGGGGCCAAAGGGACTGTTCAGAGTCCCTAAGAACGAGGCGGCTTGACTGCCTGCACAAATTATATGCCCCCGAAATCCAAATGGAGAGTAGGGGTCGCGTTATACAGAAAAAACTTTAGAAATAAATATTAATACCTAATGTTTATTTTTATTCGCGCCGGTAGCCGGTAGCCGGTCGAGTTCGCCGGTAGTAAAAAAATAATTTCCGATCCGGTTCGTTATACCAATATGGCCGCGATTGAGACGGCCAGCCAATCGGGAGGATGGGACATGGCGACTTGGATCAACGGCGACCCGGTGAATGTTGTTGCAGGCATGATCAGGAGCCGCTGGTTGCTTCTGCCCGCAACTTGGTTTGAATCAGGCATGGGCGTCAAAGTGGACGACGAACGCAAATTCGTCCATGTGATCGACCGACGCGGAAAGCCCGTGGGCAATCCCATAAAGTTTTGGGATGATGCTCCGGCCGGTGGCGGATCAAAAGAAGATGCCATCAACGAGTGCAAAGCATTCGGAGAGACATACGCACAAATTTTCCGCCCCCGAAATCCACAAGGATAGTAGGGGTCGCGTTATACAGAAACGGCAGAAAATATTTGGCCTGCCACTTAACACCTAACGTTTATTTTTGATGGTGGGCAGCAAAAAATAATTTTCGGTTTGGTGCGTTATCTAGTATGGCCGCAATTGAGACGGCCAGCCAATCGGGAGCTTGTCATGATCGCCATCGTCATCGTCACCGCCGCGTACGTCGCTTTCGGCATCGCGGGGTACTCGTACGTCAACCGTTGGATTTGCCACGGCCTTGACGACGGCAATGAGTCTGGAACTGGCCTGTCGTGCTTGCACATTCTCAACCCCATCATGGTGGCGGTTGGAGCGAGAATAATGCTCGACAAGCTGTCCTCCTAGCGGAGGGCAGCCGCCCAACCAAACACCTAATGTTTATAAGTGAGCGAACGCGCGGCTCCCGAATAATTTTCAATTTCATTCGTTATCCAGTATCGCCGCACTTGTGACGGCAGGCCGACCATAGGAACCAACCCATGACCACCACTCGCGAAACGCTTCTGGCCGAGTTTGCCTCCGTCTACAGCCGCACAGGCTGGAGGGTCGCCGCTTCTCTCGACGGCATGACCGTGGATCAGTTGCAGACCACGCTCGACGGTCTGTACGAAGCCATCAGTGAGGAAAGGGAAAAGATGGACGCTTGGTTCGCAAGACAGAACGAGGATGCTGAAATGTCTGCCCGTGAGTGGGAGCAGTTGCAGGCAAAAGCCGATGCTGAGGCTGCTGCCGAAGCTGAGTGGTCGAAGTGGCAACACCACTACGACAGGCTGGTAGGGGTGTGACCCGCCTCATATCGAAACACCTAATGTTTATAATGGGCCTGAGTTAGCCGAAAATAATCCGCCCACCCAACCGTTATCAGTGTAGCGACCGCATATGTGACGGTCTCGCCTACCCTTGGAGTTCCTGCCATGTACACCACTCCCTCCTTCGTGAAGAACGTTCTCCCCGCTGGCAAGATCCCCGGCATGGAAGCCCACTACAGCGATCTGTCCGACTTGAGCATCACCATCCCCTTCGCACTCATGGGATGGGACGATGGCCTCGACTGTGGCTACCAAGACTCCCCGCCCACTGATTACGTTGTAGGGGCTTTCGAGAATCGTGATGAGGCTGAGGATCAGCTTGCTTCCTGTGTGCAAAACAACCCAGCCGGTATCTATTGGATCGTGGAGAGCTATCAGGAGCCGCTGTACAGCTTCAATAGCGTCAGCTGGGACGGAATCAATAGGGATGCCTATCTGTCCATGTCGCTCACCCGCGAGGATGTCATACGCCTTGAGAGCAGGCTGGTAAGGGAGAAGACCCAGAGCGACCATACAGTTGTGCGACTGGCCTAATGCACAGCACGACTGCACAGAACCAAGGCATCCTGCTGCCAGAACGGCAAGCAGGGCCGCAATCAAACACCTACGGTCTATTATATAATCGAACACCCAATGTTTATTAAAAAACCAAGATCAAACCTTAAAAATATTTTACAAAAATTTTAATTAAGAAATTATATTTAAAAAACCTACAGGTTGGGTCCCTACCCAGGGGGGTTCCACAGCTAACGCACCCCTTTTTATAAAAAAGATTTTACAAAATTAATAATTCATAAACTTTCCATCAAAACTATTAGACTTGGTTCCCCCAAAACATGTTGCAAAAATTTTAATTAATTAAATATTTTGTAAACCTTATAGAGTTGGTTCCATGAATCATTGTGAAGAAAATGTATATATAATATTATGGATTTCAAATCATTTGATAAGAAAATAGTTGCAGCAGCTTCTGTAATTTATAATTCTGACAACAAGCTTCTTTTATTAAGAAGAGGACCAACAGCTCCTTGGATGCCGGGCAAATGGAATCTTCCTGGTGGCAATATTGATGAAAATGAAAGTGGTTTGCAAGCGGCGAAAAGAGAAGCAAAAGAAGAAATCAATATTATTATAAATAATGCTCGTAGTTTAGGAATTGTTACTGAACAAGATTGGGGCGTTGCTTTCTTTTGTTGTTTAGATAATGAATGGTCGGGAAATCCCACATTATCTGTTACTAATGGAATATTAGAAAATGATGATTTAGTATGGGAACTTCCAGAAAGTGCTCTTAAATATTCACTAGTTCCTACGGTAGATACAGCTATAATCCGATCAATGAGATATTTATGATTAACGAAAGCCCAGATGCTATAAAACATAGAGAAGATATCGATAGTCCTTCTTATGGAGATCAAGACAGCGTAACTTTTTCTTTATTTGATAACTTTACTGTCTACAGCCTAAGATACAACACAAGTCATGGAGACTTATACAAATTTGTAAGAATATACAGTAAGCCTTCAGACATAGAATTATTTAAGTGGAGTGAGAACAGAGGCAAATATAGTTGGTATCTTGATCCAGAACAATTCAAGAAAAATTATGAAATATATCATAAAGGTGAACTAACAGATAACGAAAAGAACAAAATTATAAATTTTGATATTTTTGAATTAGATAGAAGTCCAATACTAAAAGAATTTCCTAGTGTTATTCAGGGAAGAGCATGGACCGAGAGTAAAATGATTAGCTTCTGGAATGATTTGGTTTATATAGCTTCTAGAAAAGATGATATAATAAAATTTATTAATTTAATAGGAGGTAATCCACATGCCTACCAATATGAAATCAAGGATAATTTATATAATTATGATGATTTTGTGTCGGGCAAATATAATGATAATTTAAAATTTGACCGCACAGTACTTCATACTTTACCCCCAGATAAAAAGGGAGAAGCTTTAAAGAAAATGGGAGCTGCTCCTAAACAGCCAGTTCCTTTGCAGTTCAAACAAATGTTGCAAGGTGAGAGTTTTAGAAGTTGGCTGTATAAGCATGAGCAAAAATGATTATAAATGAAAATCCAAATAATATAAAAACAGTTGCGAATACTCATTATGGAGCCTCTGGTGCTACTGCTTTTGTTTTATTTAATAAATTTTATGTGCATAGTGATTGGGCTTGGGCATCTCATGATACTTTATTAAGATATATTGCTTTATACATTCAACATGAAAAAAAAGAACTAGCTAATCAATTTAGAGAAAAAAATAAAATTAAGCATATTGGCGATCTAACAGGTGAAGAAGTAGATAAACTAAATAGTGAAAGGGATATTGATCGACATATTATTTTAGAAATTTCACCATATGTTATTCAAGGAAGATTGTGGAGAACCACTAAAATGATTAGCTTCTGGAATGATTTGGTTTATATAGCTTCTAGAAAAAATGATATAATAAAATTTATTGAATCATTAAATAATGATCCTAAAAAATATCAATATGAAATAAAAGACAAGTTATATGACTATAATCAATTTTTATCTGGAAAGTACACGGATGATTTAGATTTTGACCCAGAGGTTGTTCACATGCTTCCTCCAGATAAAAAGGGAGAAGCTTTGAAGAAAATGGGAGTACGTCCTAAAGCTCCAGTTCCTTTACAGTTCAAACAAATGGTTCAGGGTGAGAGTTTTAGAAGTTGGCTACAAAAAGGAGAAAAAAATGGTTAATTTTTATGATTTTGAAATGATTATGGAAGGCAAGGGAGATGATGTTGTTAAATGTTCTTGTAAATGCAAAGCATGTAAATATAATTTTTGTAAAAATTGCAGTTGCAAAGATTGTAAATGTGAAGGTTGCAGATGTGAGAGTAATATTGGAAAAAATAAGAAAAATAACTAATTTATAGCATGACTTATATATTTCAGCATATTCCTAGAACAGGCGGCATAACGTTATTATCTATTGTCAGGGAGGTTTATGATAATAATGATATAATTATAGATATTGACGGGAATAACTTGTGTTACAAAATGCATGATCTTTTTTATTTACAAAAGTCTCCTAAGGCTATTTTTGGACATTTACCGTTTGGTATTCATAAATTATTAGACGGTGAATTTTCTTATATAACGGTAATGAGAGATCCGGTAGAAAGAATTAAGAGTGTTATAAATCATTTGAACGAATCAAATATTTTAAATGTTGAAGAATATTTAAAAAATTATAGTCAGAATGATATGACAAAAGCATTTGTTTATAAGCCACACACCAAGAATGAAGAAGATCACTTAGAAGAAGCTAAAGATAACATTAAAAAATATTATACTATTGGATTTACTTCTAATTTTAAAACATTTGTAAAGTCTTTAGGTAAAAAACTAGGTTGGACTCCTTTTTATTATATTAATAAAAATGAAAGTAGACCCTTGGTTGATTTTACAAAAAATGATATTAAAGAAATAAAAGAAAAAAATCAATTAGATATAAAGTTATATGAATGGGCCAAAAAAGAATTTTAATTTGATATATAATTTTGGAAAAAAAAGGTAAAGATTTTGGTCGCATCACGCCAGAGGTAATTTTATGTCGTCTCAAATATTAGAAGTTTGCGTTCTTGTGATAAGTATTAGTTTCACATCTGTTGTGGCTATGGGAAGCTTATGCATGGTTTATGGTTTACTTATGGTGTTATTTGGGAAAGATGTTGATTAAATTGTGGTTTCCGCCTACTAAAAATATTTATTTGAAAAAGACTAGATAAAGAACACTGAGGAGAAAAAATGAAAAATTTTCACGAATGGTTAGAAGAAAAACACCCTGAATCCCTAGAAGAGGGAATGTTTGGGGACTATATGAAAAAGGTTGCACTCCCAGTAACAGCTGCGATGGGGATGACAGCAGCACTCAGCGGAAACGTACCGCAAACAAACAACAATAAGCCCGCCGTCGTCAGGGGTGTTGGACACGCTCAAGGAGCTTCAATGAAGCCACAGTCACAGCTACAAGATCTATACGGCCCCGAGCGAGATGATAATGGAAGACGATGGACGGATAATGAAGAATTCATGGACTATGCCGTACAGCAAGTTGAAAGACAGCTTGGGGGATCGCAGAGCAGCAGAATACCCAAACCAGAAGGATGGGACGATTTGAGCGACGACGCACAGTATCAAATATATAACCATGCCATCTACGCACTCGTTCAGCAACATGGCGTAAAAGACAAGGACGAACTTCAGAGTATGTTTGACAGGGAGACAGCTCAAGGAAGATATGACGGATCAAATCCTTATAGAATCAATTTCAATCCTGCTCAATTCAATCGTTGAATGAAAACCTTCTATCAATATATTTCAGAAAATCATTTTGATCAATCATTATACACAATTAATGGTAAAAATTATAAAGTTTCTGAGCTTGCCGATTGGGCAAAGAAAAATCTACGTCCAGTTGCTTTGAATATCTCAGACATTCAAAGTAAGTATATTGATGCAAAAGGTTTGTTTATAGACGTAGAAAAAGGCGAAGATTGGTACGAAAGATCTATGAATGCAAATCTATCGTTTCCGATTTTAGTGTTGGAAAATCCAGATAACAAGTGGGAAATTATAGATGGAAACCATAGAGTCTGGAAAGCTTGGAAAACAGGAATGCAAACTATTAATGCATATCTAATTAATCCAAATTCTTTACAGCAAATTTAAATAAATTCCCATTTGGATAAAAAAATAATAGTTGTCAGTCGATTACGCCAATTAATAATTATTTATAAGTATGCTTAGCTGCAAGGAGGTTAAATGGCATACAGTCAACTAGGTCAAGACGAATGGGTGGTTGGATTATACGGTAAAAACCCAGGATTTTTTGTTGACGTTGGTTTTAATGATGGAATAGTATTTTCTAATACTTATCTTCTTGAAAAAAAGGGTTGGATTGGCATAGGAATAGATCCATTTCCTTTTAATTATAAAAACAGACCCAGAACAATGATCTATGAAGATCTGGTTTATGACAAGTCGAACATTACTGTTGATGTTTGTGTTTGTGATGTTTATACTGGCGTTTTTGATGACATTCGCCGCCACAAAGAAAAAACTGTTGGCAAACCCATGGTGAGTTTAGTAACAAAGACTTTAGAGTCTGTGCTAGATGTTGCAAATTGTCCTAAGTTTATAGAATATTTATCATTAGACACTGAGGGTTCGGAGCATAAGATATTATCTTCTTTTGATTTTAATAAATATTGTTTTGGTTGTATAACGGTTGAGCATAATCACGAGAAAGAAAAACGAAAAAATATTAGAAATAAACTAGAAGAAAATGGATATGAAATTTACAAGCAAGTAAAATTTGATGACTGGTACATCAAGTCTAGTATGAAAGAATATTTCAGTAAAAACCTACTATGATATTTTCATGAACAAAGTTTATTATCATACGTTTGCTCCTTCTGAGAATTCCGTTAATATTATTATTGATTATTTTAAGAAATGTTTAGTTGACAATTTTTTTAATAAAATAGATCAATTTAATGTTATACTCACAGGTGATTTTCAACAAATAGCTTATAATGAGATGAAGAAGTTGTCAGATGATAAAAAAATTAATTTTATTATAAAGGAAAAGGCTTCTGAGGGTGAAACTTTGCTGCTTCTTTATGACGAAGCTTCTAATGAGGATAAAATTTTATATTTTCATTCGAAAGGAGTAACGCAGATGAATAGTTTTTGTTTTAATAATGTAAAAGCTTGGTCGAATAAATTGCTATATTTTTTAGTAGACAAGGCAGAAGACTGTTTAAATTTCTTAGATAATTATGATTTAGTTGGAGCTAATTATTGGGGAGAACACACAACAGATGATTGTCACAAGAGTTGCAATCAGGATAAAAAGCCTCCTCCTCATTTTTCTGGTAATTTTTGGTGGACGAGGGGCGATTATATAAAAAAGCTTTCTAGGCCGGAGAACTTACAACGTGATTCTCACATAAATGGAAAAACGGATCAGGACCCTGAGTTCTGGATTTTTTCTACTAGACCGATTAGAATAGCAGCTATGAGCAATATTAAAATAAATCCTTATATTGATCCTAGTCTTTTTGAATCTTACAAGGATGAAACTCCCACATTTTCATTAATTAATTAATATGAAACAAATAGAAACAGAGATGAGTCTTGCCAAGAAGTATTTGAATGGGGATTACACAGACGTGCAATTGAATTACTGGGTAGTTCAGAATAAATTTGACAAACAAAAAATTGAAAATCTTATAGATTGTTTGAGAATGGCAGAGCCTTTTTTGGTCGCTACTAAATTAATTATAGCTTTTATTTTGATAAATTATTTATTGGGATTTGCTTTATCTGTTATTTATTTTGTCCAATAATGGAAAAAATTTAATTTTATCTTGGTGGCAATTTCATAAATATCTATTAGTACCAACAAGGTACAAGGAGGTATTATGAAAAGGTTACTTGTGGGCTTATTTTTAGTCCTAGGATCAATTTCAGTTGTTTCTTCTGCTCAGGAGAGAATCATAAAGGTTGTTGATTTGGAAATCACATCTTATGAAGATTCATTAGTTTTGGCTAAGAATCAAGATAAAAAAGTTCTAGTTTTCTTTTCGGCAGATTATTGTGGATGGTGCAAAAAGCAAAAGGATGTTTTTTTAGAATCTGCTGTTGTGGATAAGATTAATGACTATGTTATTTGCTACGTTGACATGAGTAAAAAAGATTTGGTGTCAAAGTATAATGTTAGAACTATTCCAGCATATTTTGTTATTGATAAAAATGAAAAAATAATTAAGAAAAATATTGGCTATAAAGAAAAGAATGATTTTATTAGATGGCTAGACAACTAATATTTTTTATACTATAATCTATTGAAAGGATTATTCATGAATAAGTTTTTATTTATATTTATTATTTTATTATCGAGGCCTGTTTTCTCTCAGGAGAAGACAGGCTTTGCTATTGATCCAAATGCAAATAATGTAGCTGCATTGTTTACAATGACAGATGAAGGCGGAAGAACTAAGAATTTAGACTTAATGGACAGCATATTTAAAGATGGATCTTTAGGATTTGAATGTCAACGTTACCATAATGTTTCTTCTGTATTTATTTATAAAAAATTAACAGAGCTAGCTTTAAAATTAGAAGAGGACGCGACCTTACTGTTATATTTTAATAGTCATGGAGGAGGAAGCGGCGACAGGTTTGCTATGACCGCTCAGGGTGGGAGTTTTAAATTTAGTAAAGCTTTAGAATCATTGGGCAAATCTAATAAAAAAATAAAAAGGCTTATATTCCTTGTGGATACTTGTCATGCTGCTGGAAGTATACAGGATAGTTTAAAGCAGGATGGGGAATTATTAAAAAACATTCAATCAGCAAAGCCTACTGATTATCTTCCTGAACTTTCTGACGCGGCAGTTTATAATCAGCGTCCATTTAGATCTATATTTGATATTAAAAATAATAAATTAGATTTCGGTGAAAATAGTGGGATTTACAGTGAAATACTAATCATTAGTTCTTCTAGTGTTGAGGATCTTTCTATAAGGGGAGCATTTGCTTCTAGGTTGGCAACAACTTTTGGAAAAATTAAAGATAATAAGGAAGTAACAGTTGGTCAGTTTTTGAAAAAGTTTGCAGATAGTCATTTGGCAAGTGGTCAACAACCTTATTACAAGATCCTTCCTGATAATTCCATGTTTGATGAATTATTATTTGGAATACCTTATGCTAGATTGATTCCGATTGTTGATTGGGACAATGACAATAAAAATAAATCTGATTTCATCCCTTTGCCGAGATTATGAACAAAGTTTTTCAAATTGGATTTAATAAATGTGCAACGACTTCTTTTTTCTTGTTATTTGGAAAAACAACAAGACCAAGTGTAAAGTCTATCCATTGGGATGTTGGAAGACTTGCTTATAAAATTCACAGAAACCATCTAGAAAACAAGCCTCTTCTTACTGGTTATGAGGAGTACACTTTTTTTAGTGACATAGAGGGGCCAATAGACGGAGACAAAAATTCTCCTTTGATATATGTTCATAAAGAATATTATAAAGATTTAGATAAACAATATCCAGATAGTAAATTTATATTGAACACAAGAAATGTTTATGATTGGCTAGAAAGTAGAAAAAAACATTTAAATAGAAAAGACTATCAAATAAGATCGTATTTTGAAAGATGTAAATTTCATTATAAATTAAATGATCATCAGCTAGTTGAGAAATGGCTTTTGGAATGGGAAGATCATCATAACGATGTTTTAAATTATTTTAAAGATAGGCCAGACGATTTATTGATTTATAATATTGATCATGATAATTTAGATAAAATTAAAAAATTCTTTCCCGAAATAAACTTTAGGTGCAAAGAATTTCCTTGGTCTAAAAAATTTAAGTGCTACTAGTAATAAGCATTTTGTGGTATGATGCCATTTCCAAATGAATCAAATGTAACACGATATATTCCATCAGGATGTCTAGTAGGGTAATCCCAATAATCTTCATTTCTACTATTTAGTGGATCTGGTCCTTTGTAATAGCCAGCTTTTAGCCATTCGTCTTCAGTAGGAACCCTATACAATGCATTTTGATTTGCTTGTATGTTTGGCTGATATCCATTCAATGTGTAAGCTCCATCTAAAGTATACTCAAGACCAATAGGAGTTTGTCCCAGAACGGCCATATTATGTAACCAATTAGCAAATTTTACAGCACTAAACCAATCTATAAAAACAACAGGTTTATTTCCCATATTTGTTTTTACAGAATATTTACTTCCAATAGAAGCAGAATTATTAAATAATATTCCCCCAGTGATATCACTACTCATTTTGGAATTATAAAAGTCATATCTGTTTCCTTCATGATCGGCTGCGTTCAAAAATAATACGTATTCGGCATTTGTTACCGGGTATTTCATTATTTTGTACTCATAATCAACTTGTCCAATCAGCTTGTAGGCGTATCCGTATTGAGCTTGTCCTCCAACATTATTGGCAGTATAATTTAAATAAGGCGGATTTCCCAAATCTCCGACCGTTAAGAATTCATTTGATCCAGACGTGAAAGAATGATAATCTAAAGGATCAGTTGAACTGGACAATCTGAATCCAATAACATCACTTTTAATTGGATAACTATTTACCGTTCCGTCCTCATTTAAATTAATTCCTGGGTTGTTGAAGAACCTGGCGTTGGTGTGTCCCATAGAAACGTTGCCTCCTGCCCAATGTCCGCTTCTAATTCCTCTTTGATATTGTCGGTTGAACATTTCTAGTGCATCATTCCATTCGTAAACAAGACCTCCTTGATCATACGTTCCGTAATATGAAGATCCTCCATTTGTTCCTACTGTGGTGATTTTATTAGATCTACCCAGAACACCTATATTTGAGCAGTGCGGTCCGCGATTACTACCACTAAAAGTAAACTGAACCGTATCGCTTACAACAGAATTAGCTCCTGATGCTATTACAAATCTATATCTATCTCTCGTTACAGAATCAAAATAGTCTGCGTTATTTGTGCCAAAAGATTGGCTTCGAGTTGCTTCGAAAATGCTACCATTTTGAAGAAGATTAGAGGCTATTGTTGTGTTTTGATCTACAAATTCTCCCAAGCCATTTGTTTGCTTTTGTGTGGTGACTGTTGTGGTGCTTGGAGATGTGGTTGTAAATCTGACAGTAAAAACCCCACGGTATTCATCGATTGAAGAATTTTGTGGTTGATTTACTATTGTTATGCTAGCTCCCATCGGAGTTTGGGTTGGCGTGGGCGTTGGTGTGATTGTATCTAAGCATTCTAAGTAATGAAATCCATCGGTAATAGATTTAATTTTATATGTTCCATTATACACTCTAGGGTCCATAATGTCCCAGACAGGGTGTGTAGGATCCAAATCTTTTTCTGCATTTGAGATGACCACTGATTCTCCGACAATAAATCCTAAATTGCCAATGGTACTATCAATGCTATTATACAATGCAAAATAGGGATCTATGAGCAGATCCTCTCGATTAACAATATCCAAGCTGCCATGACAACCCCAATCATTAGAGACTCCTTGAATTATAATTCCACTGGTTTGCCCTGTGATAGTAGCTCTGGAATACAAATTGTTGTTATTTGGCCATTGATCAAGATTACAATTATCTTCTGGCGTTAGATTTTTCGTTGGCGTCAATGTAGGGGTTGGTGTTGGTGTTGGCCTTAAGCTTTCAATTACGCAGTTTGAATCATATTCTTCAAAGTACAAATGAACAGTTCCGTACCAATCATCAGTAGTCCATAGATAGGGTATAATTTGATATCCCAAGTCTATAGGCTCCCCAAGAGAGTCAGGAAAAAATAATATATGGGCCAACTTTCCATTATAATTGTTTGATGATATTTTTATTGTTTGCATAATGAATTAATTTATTGAATTTATCAATACAATATATATATAATTTGGAGGTAATTTATGAAATTTTCACTATGGCTCGAAAGAAGAAATCAAAAATCAGCTACAAAAGAACCAATTAAAAAGAGCGCTTTAGAACTAGCTAAAAGAGCAGCCAGTAAAAATATCCATGATATGCAACATGGAAGAGCTGGTGCGATGGAGCCTAGAACAATAAATAAGAAATCAAGAGGCGAACAAAATAGACGAGCCATAAGAGACCAGTATTAAAATGCTCGTGTTCGGAACAATTTCCTAGGAGATTTTCATTGATTTTCTAAGTATTTCAGCTGCCTTTAGTATAGTTTGAGCTTCTTCTTGTGATATGTTTAGCATTCCTAAAGCCTGAACAACTCCTCCATCAATTTTATTAGGAGTGAAATCTATCAGATTAAGATCTAATTTTGAATATAAGTTGTCGTTTTTAACAACTCCATTTATTATTCTTGGTTTTATATTTTCTACTGATCCTGGGCCTGTGCCTTCTGTTGTTGTTGCTGTCATTTTTTTTCCTTTATAATTTTTCCTGTTGCATTTATTTATTGCGCTTTGGCCAAAAATTACAAACCAAATATTTTATTATGAATAAATATTTTAAACAATACGACATGAGGTTTGTATTCCATGACAGAACTAAGCAGAATGCAATTAATACAAAAAGCAGATGAAATATGTGAATTTGCTAGAAAAATTTTTAATAATAAGCGAGCAGAGTTATTAAGAAAAGCAGCACAATTTTATAAAGAAGCTACATTATCAGTTATGGCTGAAAAGGTTGAAAAAGAAGCCGCTGATTGGGAAATGTGGGAAAAAGGAGAGTGATTTTAACTTTCGGAAAATTAAATACTAGAGTATTTGTATGAACGAACAGCAAATCAAAGATAAAATATCAGAAATAAGAAGTTATATAATATCTGAATATTGCAGTGTAGATCAAGCTAAAGAACTGCATCAAGAAATCAAGAAATATGAAGATATGTTAAAAAAAGTTCTCGAAGATAAATAGAAATTTTTAATCTTTACTTATTATACAAAAATTTCACCTTCGGCGTCGAAGCCGATATTTTGAGCCATAAGTTGTTTGTGTGTTGCTAAAATATCACTGACTGGTTGTAATGAAAAGTTGTTTTGCAATAATCGCCAAGTGTTTTTTATTTGCGATTGTTTGTGTGCTACTGGGGGTTTTTCTGTGAAGAACTCTCCTTGTCCTTCCCGTCCCAATTCTTCAAAATCAGTTTTTTTAAATGTTGATATCCAAGGTTTGTAGTCTTTAACAACTTGTACATCTTGTTGTCTAATATACAAAGTTTTCTTTGGTTTAGTAGGAACCAGTATCCAAGGCATATTCCTAGGTATTAGGTAAGATACAACATTGTGATATTTTCCAGCAAAAGCTCCTGATCTAAAACGTCCGGGTGTTGTTCCTTGTGGTGTTTGTGCCCAATTTGGAACTTCGTTTGGAACAGATGTTGGACCACTTTCACCATTGTTTGTAATATAAAATTGTCTAAGATTAGAGTGGTCCCCAAAATCTCTTTTTTCTGCGTCTATTCTGAATACACGATTTTCAAGCCATAATTTAAAGTTCATAATTTTATAAAATATAAGCTTCACCATTTTCAATTAATTTCAATATGAAATCGTAAGCTTTTCCTGAGTCTTTTCTTTCCATTTTTCTAATCTTATTATGATAAATTGAATCAACGATTATTGTTTTTCGTTCTCCATTTATATTAATGAGTATTCTTCCGTCTTTTGAATAACCGGTAAAGAGTACATTTTCATTTATAAAATCACGAAAGCTTTTCATTATTTTTTAGTCTTTTTAGTAAACAAATACAAGTTGGAAACTGTGCGTTCTCAGAATAATTTGATCCGCTAGATGGCATTCCTGTTTCACGAACTGGTTCCCATCCTTCTTCCAATAGTTTTTCAAGACTTTTTATAGAAGAGTTTTTTTCGTCTAAAACTAAAATTTGATATTTATATTCATATTCCATATTGATCGTAATCTTCCTCTCCTGGGTGTTTTGAAATTCTACTATCAAGTTGTTTTTCTACATCTTGCTTCCATCCCATTTTATCTATATATTCATTTGTTTTTTTTATTAAATGATCTATATGATCCATGTAAGTGTTATAAGCTAATCTAGCACTCATCTTTTTTTTATGATCATGTGATCCTGCTGAGTTTGAGTGATCAATATCTTCTTGAGACATTTTAATCATTTCTAATTCATCAGCATCTTCACCAAGACCTAACACTCTTAATTTTCTTACAAGATTATTATGATAGCTCTTATCTTGATAAACACCTTTATTTGGTCGGATATCATCCGCTTCCAATAAATGAAAAAAAAGGTCAACCCATAAATCTTTTTTATCAAGCCATTCATAAAAGTTTTGCATACATTATATATAATTTAATGATTAATTAATATGTTCGCATTTATTTCGGAGAGATGATGAGTGCCAAAAATTTTAGTTTTAAATTATGGTTGGAAGAAAACGCAGCACCAGCACCAGCACCAGCACCAGCACCAACTTCATCAACACCATCATCAACACAAACTTCGGATTCTGGATCTACCCTTTCTAAGGACATAGCAAAGGTGCCGACCAAAGTGGGATGCAGCACTGTTAGTTGTTGCAGTAAAGATTTTTTCAGAAATTGGCATTACAAAAAAAAGAGAAAAAAGAGGAAGAAAAAATGAAAACGGGTTTCTGTTTTACAGGAGAAGGAGCTAGAGGAGCAATACAAGCAGGAATAGCCTTGGGTTTGCATAATCAAGGCATAAATGCTGACTTTACAATTGGAATATCATCAGGATCTATTTGTGCTGCTTCATATGCGTATCTAGGACCTAAAGGATTAGCTGAAATGTGGTCTAATGTTAATAATATTTTTGATGTTTTTGGAATTAATTATAATTTAATTGGCAAAACAGGACTATTGAATCAGAAGCCAATGCAAAAAATCTTGCAAAAAGCGATGGAAAACGAACCAATATGTGAAAGCGTTGTTATTAGAATGAATATAGAAGATGGTTATTTAGACTATGTGTCAAATAAAGATGTATCTTCTAGCGAATTCGCAGAAGCAGTTTTAGGAAGCGTAGCCATTACTGCTTTAGTAGAAGATAGAAATGGCTGGGTAGATGCTGGGAGTCGTCAAATAGCCCCTCTAGATCAATGTATAAGGGCAGGTTGTGATAATATCTATGTGATTATGGGTAGGCCTCTTCATTTGCCTCCTTGGCAAAAACCTAAAGGTTTATTTAAATTATTTAATATGGCATTTAGGGCGTTCGATATAACCCTCTATGAAATAATGATTAGAGATATAAATAGTTGCATAAGGGACAAGTCACACCCCGATTTCAAAAATGTAAATATTTTTTTAGTAGAGCCTAAAGAATTATTTTATGAAAGCGTTGAATTTGCCAAATGCAAAAAAGGCGTTGTTTATGGGACAACAGAATACAACAGACATGATAAAAAAGGATTGAGAAAATTTATAAAATGAACTTCAAAGAATGGCTTATGAAAGAAGGTTCTAATACCGGATCTAAAACTGGTCTGTACCCTTTGGGATACGGAGGCGTAGGTTTGTATCCTCCATCATGGTACATAACAAGAAGCGCAGATGCAATTTATTATTTCACAATTGATGAAAGAATATATAAATCTAAGGATGGAGGTCTTTTTGATATTAGTCATATTCCAGGCAATAATATAAAACAAAACTCTGGCGAGGGTGGATCTTGGAACATTACGAAAATAAAATAACATGACATTATCAATAAGAAAAATTAATTCTAAAGATTATAATGAAATAGAAAATATAGCAAATCAAAGCTACTCAGAAGATTATTATGAATCTGAAGAAAGTTTCATTAGCAAGATAGAGAAATTTCCAGATGGATGTTATGTCGCTGATCTAGACGGTGTTGTGGGATACGTAATATCATTTCCTTATTACGTAGGAAAATCTTTTCCCATCAATACGAATTACGAAATAGTAGAAAATCCAAATTGTTGGTATATACACGACCTTTGTGTTGTTGAAAGATTCAGAAACAAAGGTGTTGCAAAAACACTTGCAAAAGAAATAATTAAAAAATCATGGAATGTCGTGGCTCTAACAGCAGTGCAAAATTCAACTTCTTTTTGGAACAAGTTTGGATTTTTATCTTTTAAAATAGTAAATTACTGTAACCAAAAAGCAGACTATATGATATTAATTAAATAAAGGAAAAAATGATTGAAGAAATAGATTATTCAGAAGAAGCAAAATTTGATCTGTTCGAATCAGTTAAAAAAGAAAAGACCTCCTGGGCCAGTTGCATCATATCAAAAATGCCACCTTCTTATGAAGATGTTAAAATAAAATTAGAAAAGATGGATATGTCAATAACAAAAAAAGAATATGAAAAAATATGCAAAGAATTAGGATTTAATTTTTAGTCATAAATCTTTTCATAAATTGACTGCCGCTGTATTCGTTTCTTAGTTTTCTAATTTCTAAAATCGCTTCTTTTATTATTTCTTCTTTTTCTTTATCTTCAAACGTAATTTTACTTAATTTTTCAATTATATCCATAAGACTACCTCTTTAAAAATCTAAAGATACAACACTTTTCACCTCGAAATCTTCTGATTGAGTATTTCAATTTTTCAACTAATAATTTTAATTTAATAAACATTATTTTATCCAAAATACAAAATCGTTTAGTTCTTCGTCAAAAGCAGATTCTAAGGCCCCAGAAGAAACCAAATTGACCAAAGAGTTACTAATCATTCTACTATTTAAATTTTCTATAATTTTATATAATGTCTTTTTAGAAAACTTATAGCCAGACTTGTATTTTTTGATCATAGTCATAGCTATGTTTTTAGTTTCTTCAATTGTTATAATAGAATCGATATTTTTTGGTTTTTCTAATTTCAATAAATAATCTTCTTTATCTTGAAAGGAATCATTGATTTCAATAAATTTTTCAAACGAGATTTCTCTTACTCGTTGTAAAAAATTATCTATTTCTTGATCTTCTATGTAAAACCAATCATTCATCTTTTTTCTTTTTCTTTTTCTTAGGTTTTTCTTCCAAGTCTTGATCTTGTTTCTTTACTTCATTTTTCTTGTTCACAATAGAAAGAAGTCTGGCTCTTTCTTTTTTTGCTCCAACATCTTTTCCAAAAACAGAGTCTAAAGAAGATATTTGGTCCTGTGGACTTCTTTTATCTCTTTTTTGCTGTCTATCTTCAGCCTCTTGTTTTTTTAGATCTTTACTCTTTCCCATATTTATCCCTTTGTTAATGTTATTTCCAAAAACTTTTAATCTTGGTTTCTTCGTTTTTTGAAACTATTGTTTTTGCCAAAGTAGACAAAATAAAAACAGAAATCCAAGTCTTCCAATTATAAGGAGTGTCTAAATGAAATAAATTATTCAATGCCCATATTACTAATAGAGGCGTATAAAATATAAGAAAAAAAGACAATAAAACCAAGCAAAATGTAACTAAAATTTCTTTATTATTCATTATAAACTCCTTATAAAATCTTCCCAGTCCTGGGCAGATTTTTTTTCTTCAAACAAAACTCTAGACTTTTCTAGCAATTCTGTTCTTTTACTTTTATCTTTATTTGTGGCTATGCTGACTGCCTTTTCAATATACTCTTCCACAGTATTAACACAGTAATCTTTTTCTAAATTTATTTTTTTATAGAAGCCATAAGTAAATCTGCCATTAATCTTATTAGTTGGCATAGAAACAACAGGAAGCCCACAGGCAAAACACTCAAGAGTAGAATTCATATTTCCAAAAGGATAGCTTTCTATAAATACATCACTTAGATACAACAAGTTCATATTGTCATTGGAATCTAATCTAGACAGAAATCTTATTCTATTAGCATATTCCAAACCAAGGTTTTTCTCAAGAGCAGTATAAAATATTAAATCAAAATTAGAAAATCCCAATTTGGTAAGAACAATTAAAGCCTTTTCGTCCTTTTCCAAGATGCCTTTAAATATATCAAACATTTCTTTGCCCATCTTAAAAAAAGAAGAATTGCAAAAGTAAATGTTATTATCCTTATGTATTTGGAAATATTCTCTTGGTTTAAAGTTATTTATATAATTTTCTAGTTGTATTTTCTTATAAACAATCCCCAAAGAATCAAAAAGAATTGGCTTTTCTGTGTAGTTATTTTCCGGCTCTGTTTCATAGTACTTGGAAGTGACAAAATAGTCCGCCGTTCCACTCGATTCACTATGTCCAAACGTGGTCACCTGAACAGGCGCAAGTCTAAAAAGCCCTATGCAAGAAGTCATAGCATCCATGTTCATATCAGGATAAACTATAACGTCATACCGCCCAGCACCTATTTTTTCTATGTTTTTTTCTATGTTGTCTGTTTGTATTATGTTTTTACAATCTTTATAAGACTCCATAACATCATTGCTAACAGGATATTGAGTCATTAGATCAATATGAAAATCAGGAACTTTTGATAAATGCTCTAAAATTCCATGAGTTGATTTATAAACAGAAGAATTACAATTCATTCTTGAGCTAAAAAACAATATTTTTTTATAAGGCTTATTGTATGGAGTTTCACATTTATATTTTTCATTTATTTTATTAATATAATTGCCAAATGAATTTTTATAAATATAAATAAAATCTTCTAAAATATCTTTTATACTCAAGCCATAATAAGCCAAATAAAAAACAGGCAAGCCATTATTTAATAAATTTATATCAGCCTTCTCTTTTTCATAACTTGGTACGCTATCAACATACTCTTTGAATTTAGCTAAATGCTCTCTTACTTTTAATAAATGTTGGCCTCTTTCTTTATGATCCATTTCCAAAATGTAATGAGGAATTTGACTAAGAGGCTCAATTGCTTTTGATATTAGATTTTCATTCATTATAAAATTTCTACAGTGGTGGATGCTGGATTTGAACCAGCGAAGGCAATGCCATCAAATTTACAGTCTGACCCCTTTGACCGCTCGGGAAATCCACCGGAAAACACGGAAAGAAGGAATCGAACCCTCACCAGCCGCTTTGGAGACGGCAGTTCTACCATTAAACTATTTCCGCACTCGCAACTCTGCGTCAGCCTCCGAGTAATATATTATAATAAAATGCTATAGAAAAATCAACATAATTTTTTGTATCTATTTTTTCTTCCATTTCCCCTATTCCTGCCTTTGAAAGTTGGCAAAGTTGCATCGCAATTATTACATATAATTCTAAAATTAGATATTTCGTTATTTTTTGAATTTCCATCAATGTGGTCACTGACCAATGGAATTTTAAGCCCTGTCCATTCTGATAGGCCGCACATCATACATTTATGTCCGTATTTATGTATTAAATACGCTCTAACTAATCTACGAATGCTACAGTCTGTGTGTGTTTTGTAATTTCCACTTTCTACTGTTTCAGTTAGTCTTCTAATATTTTTTTCTTGAAAATTTTTATTTTTATTCCAAGGAATGGATCCTTTCTTTTTACCAGCTAATTTTGAATGAGTGTGTTTTATTTTTTGAAGATTGTTTTTACAACACATTTCGTGTGCAACTAGCGAGCCTTTGTTTTCTATTTTTTTATTACAAAATTGACATTGATTTTTCATAATGCTTGAGCAGAGGCCCAGGGAATCTAACCCTGACCGGTTTTATCCGGTCCGCTTTAGCAAAGCGGTGCAGCAAAACAGTATCTGCCTGACCTCTAAAACTGGCGAAACAGGATTCGAACCTGTAACCTAGCGGTTAATCCACTGCTGGGGTTTGAACCCAGTAATCTCCAGCCTTTTGGGCTTTAATTCAGTGGCTTTATACAGCCGCTCGCTCTACCGTTGAGCTATTCGCCAATAAATCTAATTATATTATAGAGAACATTTTTTTTCAATAGCAGTTTCAGATATAGCAACTGTATTCAATACTTTATCATATCCACAAATTTCCCAATCTACTTTATAAAATAGTTTATCTTCTATTTTTTCTAATATTTTTGTTTCAACGGTTCTTTGTCCTATTTTAAGAATAACCAATTCATTAACGGAAAATTTATGATTCATTTGTTTGCCTCAAGTACAAAATAATCAGGCTTTGAAGCAAAAACTCTACCAAATAAAGTTAGCTTTTCTGCTCGATCAAACGCTTCATTTTTGTCATTTGTTTCATATACTATTTGTGAAAAACTATCAACCACTACATATTTTTTTTCAGATTTAGGCGTAGAGCAAGAGCAAAAATTTATAATTAATAGAGAAATAATTAAGCGAGAAAGCATTTGTTTTCATCCTTGATGGGTTAATGTGAGTATACCAGAATAACAATTAAATAAAAAGGGAGGATTGTTTTCACAATCCTCCCTTAGTGGAGTCGAGGGGAGTCGAACCCCTGTCCGTAAGCGTACTCAATACGGCCTCTACACGTTTGTTTCATTGTTCATAAGACTTCATTAACCACAATGAACAAAGGTCTTTGAGTCTTTCAACCTATTTTCTCATATTGGGCTAAGTTGACCAGTCCAATACCAGCAGGATTTTACATCAAACTTTTGGACGCTTCCCGCGTGGCTTCCTAAGTTCGTGGTTGCCTTCTCAGGCAGCCATTGCGTAACTATTTGTGCCGGTTAAGGCTTTAGTCGATTTTTACGAGGCCATCGACCAACCTCGACGTGCCACCAATATCTCCTATCACTACGTCGATACCATTACGACCCCTTCACGGAATATTATAGTTCATTATCGGCAAAAGTAAACTCTTCTTCTTTAATTAATCCTCTTGAAATTAAATATTCAAAAGTATCAAATAATTTTTTACATTTTAGTTCATGCAATTGAGCTATTCCTATAAGAGCGTTTGAAATTTCATCTGCTTCTAGATTGTAATCCAAAATAGATTCGGCCAAAAGACTAACGTCGTCTTTTGTGTTCCAACACTTCATTATTTGCTCTTCTAAATCAAAACGATTCATGATTATTCCTTTTTAAAGTTACTCAACAAAATCTTTGATCAAAATTGCCAAATAGAAAATCTTGACGCAAAGAAATCATATCCATAATATGAAATTTAGACAATATCAAATTATCATAGAAATATAGATTTTCTTGTTTCTTGCTAAATTTTATCTTTTGATCATTAGAATCCTCAAAAGCAATTCCATTTTCAAAAATCCATTTCTTGTCATTGAAGTTATAGTTTTCAAAATTAAAATTTATATTAGAAACTATAGTATCAACCACTTCAACAAAACCGTTTTTATTTAATTTAAGAATGCATCTAGAATTTATTTTAGATGCATCTTTTGCATAAAAAACCCATAAACTATCTTCGAACTTTTGTTCAAATATTTCTATTATTTCTTTAGGATCCTCAAATTCTTTAGATTCTATGAGAAGCTCTTCTAATTGATCGCAATTAGCAATATTGCCTATATGTGTGAATCTTGCATTTTCAATTAATCCTGTGTAGCTTTCAAAATTAGGATTAGGAGATAAAAAATAACATTCAGTCACAGGAACTTTAGCTATTCTAGCTAATAAATATATAACTTCGTCATCAACAATAGAAGATTCTTCGGAACAATTGTTCAAATAATCATTTGCTCTTTCATAATTTCTAATTTTATCCAAAGCAAATTTCGATAAAACAACATGCTCGCAGCCAGATGCAAAATATGGAATTGTCTTAAATTTATTTAAATCATTTGTTCCAACAAATAAATCCATTTTCTTAATTACATTTTGAAGACCTTCGCTGATTTCATTTTTACTTAATAAAATTCTTAGAGAAGTCCTGTCGATATATCTTGGCAAATTATAAAAAAAAGATGAAGAACCGGTGATTACAATAGGATCTTCATAATTATAAAAATAATCTAATCGTTTTATTGTTGAATCAATATCGGTGCAAGAATCATCGCCAACTTGAAAAGCCCATCTAGATTCAATTTCATTTTTTAAAATATATTCAATAAATCTTGTTGAAGAGCTTCCAGAAAAAATAACCCAATCAAATGCTTCTGGCAAAAAGGAAGGTCTTGGCTCATTAGATAAAAATGCAACCTTAAATTTAAATTTATTAGATTTAAATCCTATTTTTAAAAAATTAAAAATTTTATTTATATCAGAAACAAGAACAAAAAGAGTTAGATCTAACATTGTGATAAGAATCCTAAATCTAGGTGGAGGGAATTGAACTCTCGACCTCTTGCTCCCAAAGCAAGCGTTCTGCCAGACTGAACTACACCTAGTAAGTGGAGAAGATGGGACTCAAACCCACAACCTCCGCGTTGCAAACGCGATGCTCTATCAATTGAGCTACTTCCCCTTAGTTCCGGGACTACGATTCGAACGTAGAAAAAAAGAACCAAAATCTTTTGTGATACCGTTTCACCATCCCGGAGAATTACATGAATCGAGAGCGGGTGATCGGGTTCGAACCGACGACAGTTTGATTGGAAATCAAAAACTCTACCAACTGAGTTACACCCGCAAAAGCTAGCGGTCGGAATTGAACCGACGACAGGCAGTTTACAAAACTGCTACTCTACCAACTGAGTTACGCTAGCGTCAAATTATATTAGTATGTCATCAACATTCTTTTCTTAAATTTGCAGCATAAAAATCGAATCTTTCATGTTCTGTTGGGGTTGCTAATAAAACTGCTGCTCTAATATTTTCTTTTAGTAGTTCTTGATAGCAGTGGCTCATTATTGTTTGTTCAAAAGGATGGGCATATTTTGTTTTCAGATAGCAATTATAATTTCCTTCTTTGGATAATACAATAGGCCAATTACAAATATAAATTTCTCCGGTTGCATAAGGAACTCCGTCATGAGATTTTATATTTTCAAATTTAAGGCAAGGAGAATTTGGGTCAAATCCGTGTTCGGGAAGCTTGCAATAATTTGGCCATCTTTCTTGTCTGACTGATTGGGGCACGTTGTACCAAGCCCATTGTTTTTCATTTGTTCCATAGAACTCAGAAAAATTTAGCTTTAAGAAATCAAATTTTTCTTTTTTAATTATTTCTAAACACTTATTGAATAGATCATCTATGTATCTATTGAATCCTGTTTTGCAGACGTAGTCCTGTGTGTCAACAAAAAACATATCGTCTTCAAAAAAGAAATAGTGACTTAGGTCTTTTTGTTCATTGAAATGCTCAGCGACCCATTGTCTTCCACCTGTGATGCCTATATTATCTTTCTTGATATGTTCGAATCCATATTCTTCACATAACTCTAAATATCTTGGTGTTGTTGACAAGTCTGTTGAATTATCTAATAAAAATTTCTTGGTTTTCTTTAGAAAATTTTCATCATAACTTACCATTGATTTCAATAGAGTTTCAAATTGTTTTGGAGAATTAAATGTTATAACATATAGTCCTACGCCGTTAGTTTTAGGCTTAGGGACTACTTGCGTATACTTTTTGAGTTCTTCAAAAAAGGGCCAAACCAAACCGTTTCCTTCTACCTCGAATCTGTGAATGGTCTCAGGATTCTGATGGCAGAGTATTGTGAATATGCACTCGTCTGCCCCCATTAAATTTTGTTGCAAGGTTGAATTAAGTGTAGCGTAATATGATTCATTGATTTTATGAATCGCTTCTTTTTCTCCTCCAAAAAACCCACCACGAGCCACATAGTTTACAAAATCTGTTCTGCAATGTTTTGCCATAGCATTACGTTCAAAGCCATGTATTTCGGTATTGCCTGTATACGGGTAGGTTATATTCATAAATTCAGCATGGTTTGAAACCATGTAATTTTCTAAATTATTTAAAACTTTATCTTGATGAAAGTACCCGGAACCGACAGTGTTTGTTAGTCCTCCATCTATCCAGAAAAAATACTTTGAATTGAATGGATTTAGTACTGCTGAGTCGTTTACCATAAACATTTTTGTAAACATCATGGCGTTATAATATCTTAGAGCTGCTTGTGGAGATTCTCTAAGCCATCCTGCCTGGGAGAGCCAATTTTCGTCTTGTCTAATTTCTTGGATTTTATCAAAAAAGGGATTCCAAGTTTCAAAATCTTTATTTTCTTTTATGAATATTTTGGTTGGTTTTCCTTCTCTTATTTTTTCGACTTCTTCTCTTAGAGAGCTTGGTATCCAAATACACATTTGGACGTTTGTTGCTAGCATCTCAAAGAATTTTTCTTTATAGTAAGAAAACTCTCTATGCGCCCAACCTTGTAAATTTTCTCTTTCCAAATCCCAAAGTCCAGTAACAATAGTTATATCTTTGTTTATTTCATTATCATCAACCATTACAACCTCTTTTTTTATATTTCTTCTTATTATTTTAAGGGCCATAGAAGACCAGCCAGATTCCCATCCACAAGTCGCAATAGTTTCAAATCTATATTTTTTTTCGTCGAAGGAATCGGAAAATGCTTTTATACTATGATGTTCCCAACCAGGATAGTTGTGAACATCATCTATAATTAGTACGGCTTCATCTTCTAGCCAATTGAATATAATATCAAAAGCGTTTTTAGAAGAAGAATAGAGATCTAGATCAACATGGGCAAATTTTATTTTTTGATTTTTTTCTAGTAGGAATTTTTCAAGAGTATCTTCTATTTTACCTACGATAAATTTATTTTTTTCAGTATCATTTGGAACATTTGTGTTGAAGTGATCTTTGCTAAAGATTAATTCATCTTTTTCTGTTTTCCAATCTTCAGGTAAGCCAGAAAAAGTATCAAATCCATAAACAACATGATCTTTCGTATTGTTGTTTATCATTTGTAGCGTATGACCACTAAAAACGCCCAATTCCATAAAAAGAGAATTTATGTTTATGTCTTTTAAGACATGCTTGAAGTAATCTGGCTGATACCTCCAATCTTTGACGGGATAGTCAGGGGCACCAGAATTTTCTATTATTTTAACTATTTCATTTACATTCATAAACTAAAGTAGTTTCTATCAGTATTATTTTTCACAATGAGACTTCTCACAAAATGGAAAATTTGGTGTAATAAGAATTAGTTTATTATTTTTTTTAATATAATATCCTCCATTTTTTAAAGGATTATTTCCAAAAAGTTCTTTTTCAGCTTCTACCCAATACTGTTCAGAATTGCCAAGTTTTCCAGATTGCTCCCACTTAATATAAGCTAATTCTCTAATTTTTTGTTGCAAATCTTGAAACGTGATCATTTTATTTCGCCTTGAGGTTGTCAAGAACTCGAATCAATCAGAGTACCAAATTTTTAATTAATTTACAAGCATTGGGCATAAATAAAAATAAAAGGAAAAAATGAATTTTTTATTATACTGTCAAAATAAAGAAAAATACAATGAGGCTTTTTTAGACTCTATGACAAAGAGTTTCAAGTCCAGTTATGATCAGTCTCAGCAAGGAATTGATCAAAATTATGAGAAATACACAGATGTAGCAAAGCAAGCTTTATCAAAGGCTGGCAGCACAGCAAAAATGCTTTCTCAGAAAACGGGAGTTCCTCTTCCTTTAGCAACCGCACTTATAGCAGCTGGAATGACCGGAGGACCAACAGCAATTCCATTTGCTGCACTCCTTTATTTTGTCAAACAACCACTAATGAAAGGTGCAAATAAAGCATTTGATTCGACTTGGGATGCTGGGGCCAAGGCTGTTCAGGGCGTTAGAAATGCTGTTTCTAGAGACCAACCTCAGTCACAGGCCCAATTGCAACCTGAATCTTTTAGGGCATTTATAGAAGCCGATAGTTGGGGAGATTGGGCAGGAGAGAAATTGGGAGGAGCCGCCGGAACTGTTGCTGGGAATTTAGCAGGATATGGTGGAAAGATTGCCACCTCAATAGGCAGTAGAATGAAAGAAATTGGGCAGTACGCTAAAAATAATCCAAAAGAAGTTGCAAGAATGGCATTTTTGGTAGGTGCTGGTGCCGCTATTGGTGCTGGAGTGGGTAAAATCACTCATGAGGTCAAAGATTTCATAATGGAAAAAATAAAAGACCAAGGAATAGATCCACAAGTTCTTAGCTGGGTGAAACAAAATGTGGTATTAGATGATAACGGAAAGTCGGCAACTTCAAGTAGAATTACTTCTAAAGGCGGACAAGAAGTAAATCATCCTTATTTCATCAACGATGACGGACACAAAGTTTACGGCGATCAATCAATTTCAACAACAGATAAATTATTGGGAAACAAGGGGGTAAGTAACCCTGGGCCTAGTGATCTTCATGGTCACGGTAGAGGAATTGGAATGACCACAACTTCAAGTAGTACCGGAGGTTCAAATACACTTACTAGAGTTGGCGTCCCGAGCAGTCCCGATTTAAGAGACACCTATAGAGATGCTGCAAGAGTTCTGCAAGGAGAGTATAAACCTGGGGTTCTTGGTGGCATTTTAGGAGGGGATGCAGAAAGAAGTGACGCAACAAATGCAATGCTTCAGTCTTCTCCTACTCCATTAACTTCTAAATTAGATTTAAAACATTACGGTCATAGTGGCTCTGAAGAAATTGCCAAAAGATTGGCTGCTGCAAAAGCACAGTTCTCACCAGACACTTATACTAGAGCTGGGGCGATGGCGGGCGGAGCGGTTGGCGGAACAGGCAATAGGAGATAATTATCTATTTCTTTTGATATAGGACTTAATTACTTGTTGTAAAAAGCTTGTGTTTTCTGTTGGATTATTTTCTAACAAAAATTCATAAGGACCTTCAAAATTATTGTGATAAGTTCCTGGCTCGAATTTGAAAAATCTTTTATTGAATACTGGGGGAATTCCATTTTTATAATGAATGAATGGAACATCTAAATCTTCAGAGTGCATTAATTCACAAGTTAAGAAAGAACCTGTTGCACTGTAGAAGCCGATTGATTCTAAGAAAGTATAAATCCAACATGTTTTTTCAATCGGAAAACTTGAATCTTTTGTCTTAATTAGTTGTTCTAAATTTATAATAAGTTTATCAAAAAATTTAGACAAAAAGTCTCTATTCAAACTTTCATTGAATATAATTGGCATTGAATATGGAAAAGTTTCGATAATATTATCTATATCTTCTTCTTTTGCTGCATCTTTTTCAACGAGCCTTTCTTTTACACCAGAACTTCTAATGTATTCTAATGTCAAGTCATTCTTGAAAACATTCTGATTATTTATTACAATGTCCGCTTCTTTATTATACTTGTCGATTGGATTTTTCATAATCATATCGGCATGTATAACAGTAAATGGCAGATCTATTTCTCCAGATTCAAAAAATCTTTTTATTGTATAGAAACGGTTGGCTGGGGGGAATCCTCTTTCTTTTCCAACGTTTGAATGAATTATCTTTTTGCCATATTTAACTATATTTTTTGAATATCCTCTAAATTTTGGCTCGTCGTTTTCGGCAATTGATATAACCAGATTATCTTGAAGCCCTTGCATAAGAAAGCTTTCAATTAATAGTTCTAATTGCCAATAAAAATAATTAGAATTCTCAACACTTACTAGATATTGCATATTTTTTCCCCATAAAAATCTACAATAAAATAGTAATAAAAAAAATTTTATTCCAATTGTTTTTTAAACATTTCTTTAATTTTTTCTTTATTAATAGTTTTAATTAATTGGTTTCTTGCAAAAGGATGCGAATTAGAAAGTTCAGCAGAATTCCATCCAACTAATTCTTCTCTATTTGGGACAAATTTAGCAAAGGCTTTAACCATTTTTGTCCATTTTGGTTTTAGACTTCTTCCTTCTACATTGAAGAGTTCGACCCAATTTCTTATTTGTTCTTCTGATAGTCCTGAGATTTTTTTACTTGCAAGTAAATCTTCTAAGTTATCTAAATTGAAATCTTTGAGTTTCAACAAACAAACAACTGCACATTTTTCTTGACTAGTCCAGTTTGACAAGACATTTTCAACTTCATCTATTGGATTGTCTTGTAATATCCATGCTAAGGCCAAGATTTTATCTTTTTTATTAGAAAAATCAGGAGGAACATCTAAATTTAAAGAAACATTTTTAAATATTTTTTCTAAAAGTCCAACTTTGCTATAGTTTTCCAAATATTTTCTTGGATCAATATCAGGATTGGTGAGTCCTTTCAAGAATTCTTCTCTTATTTTTTCATAAGGAAGACTATCAACTTCTGATCTTAATTCTGCTATTGCCTTTTTTATATCTTTATCTAATTCACCCTTTCCGTATTGAGAATAAAATCTTATTGTTCTCATCATTCTTAGTTTATCTTCTCTAAATTTAGTCTCAGGATTTCCTATAGATTTTATATTGCCATGGACTATATCGTACCATCCCTTTTTAGTTGGATCGTATAATTTATTATTTTCCCCATCAGATTTTGATAATTCAATATACAAAGAGTTTATGGTGAGATCTCTTCTTTGGGAATCATGTTCGATGTTATCTGTGTATTGGTCGCCTTTCATAAGTGTTGAAATTTGAAATTCGTCTCCTTCAACATTAACGATTACATTGTTTCCTTCTATTGTGAAAGATTTCTTATGATTATCTTGAGAAAATCCATAATTTTTAAGTATGATTGATACTTGTTTTGGAGTGGCATCAGTTGCGAGGTTGTAATTCTTGGGAGTTTTATTTCTCAAGAAATCCCGAACAGAACCGCCTGTTAAGTATAGGGATTTTCTAGGCATCTTAATTTCTTTCGAAGTATCTTTCATTAAAGAAATATCACTGCTTTCTTCAAAAGCTTTTATAATTGGCTTCATGTTTGATGGTGGTACAAAGCCTTTTTCTAATTTTATAAATTCTTTCTTCCAATCCTTATTTTCGGTTTGTTCCGAGTTTTCTATTTTGGATTCAAGAAATTTCTTAAAAGATTTCACATTTCCTCCTCTTCTCTTTGCCAATTATAATCACCACTAGCAGTTTTTTTCTTATTATATTTGAATACGTTAATTAAAATAAAATAACCATTTTTTTCCAAATTCATTTGTTTTTCAATGGTTGGATTTTCTATATCGTATATATTTTGCATTTTTTTATCTTTATCTTTTAATCTTAATTGATTATAAATTTTAATTTTAGACAAAGCGGTTGTAAATTCTAAAGCAATATTATAAAGAGACATTTTGTAATTTCCAACAATGTCTTTATTTTCTGTCTCTAAACCTTCATAATAAGGTTGAAACTTATTTTCAAAATTTGAATTATTAAGTTCGCCAACCTGAACTACTCGGGGATCTCTTTCAGGTTCTGGGATTATTTGTGAAACTTTAAAGAACGTATGTCTTCTATTAGAAATGGAAATGGGATTCCAACCTTCAGGCACGTTGTCTGGGCCAAATGGCATCTGTAGGACCATGTTGTCTTGAACCATTTGATCTTTGGTAAATAAATCAAGTTTTAAAATTGTACTAGCAGCATCAACAGGCCCCGTTTCTTTTCTCATTCTATCGCCCATGGCTTGAACCAAATTGCCAGCAACTGTTAGTGGAATGCCAGGTTCATTCGAATGGCCGAACGTAGAATAAGGGCTTAGTTTTCCTATTCTTAAATTTTGAAGGTCAGCGGCAGCAGATCGAACTTTGCCAGTGGCTTCTTTTATTTGTATCCATTCACTAAATTTTTTCATATTGGTGGTTGTAATCCTAATTTTAATAATATATATGCAGCCATTGTCACCCAAATTATTTGCACAACAAAATTAAAAATTGATTTCCAATTTTGATCATGGTCTTTCTGGGAAATTTCTACGGTTTTAATCCTAATTTCTAATTCATGTATATTGTCATTTAGTTTATCAATGTTTTTATTTTCTAAAATTTTAACAAAAGTGTCTATTTGTGCATGTTTTTCTTCTAATTCTTTTGTTTTCTTAAATAAAAACTTAATTTTATCTTGGTGCTTATCCAGCGTTTCTTTGTGATTGAAATTTTCTTCTGTCATTTGTTCCTTTAAACAATTATTACAGCACAATATATATATTATATGAGCAAAGAAGAAGAAGAACATAAAGAAAATATTATTCCAATTAATAATTTGGAAAAAAAAGAAGAATTATCAATAATTTCTGATGAAAGCCTGTTAGGGGTTTATGGTGAAATAATGACTAATTTAAGGTCTGATCGTGACCAAGTTGCAGAATTAGTAAATACATTTTCGAACATGGTAATAAACGATGGAGATTCATCAACTTCCAGTAAAGAAGCTTTGGTAAATCTTCTTAAGACAAAAATAGACGCTAGCGACAAAATGTCAAAAATTGCAGACCTGATGACGAGAATAAAATTAAAACAACCAGATACTTTCCAACCTTGGATGAATAAAAATAAAGAATCAAATGGCACCATAAATATCTATGACGCAAGTGGAGTCAATAGAAAATCGCTAATGGAAAGAATTCAAAAGGAAAAGAAAAATGAAAAATAATCTTGAAGATTGGCTAGTAGAATTTGAAATTCCTGCAGCAGCGGCAAATCCAGATTCTCCTATGGGACCTCCTACTGGAAATCCTGACTTTGCAGACACAATGTCAAATGACAATATGCCTCCTGACCCAAATGCCTCCAATATGAGCCAAGACGATATGGGTCAAGAACCAGAACAAGAACCAGAAAATGCACCTCCTCCAGAAGAACAAGATAATGTTGAAATTCCAGATATGCCAGAAGAAAATTCAGAAAGTCAGGATTTTGAAGTTTGGAAATCAAATTATTTCAAAGAAACTATAAAAGGTAACGCAAATGATTTGGTGGACATGATATCACCAATAAGAGATAGAGAGGAGCTTCAGCCTTATCAAAGAAAGTTTGTAGAAGACAATTATAACATTCAACTAATTAGACTCAACTCTAATATTTTAGAGGCTTCAAGACTGATTAGAAAAAACATAAGAGAACAACTAGACAAGAATAATCCTGCAACAAGTGTGGTAACGCACGTTGTTAGCGTGTTGGATACAATGCCCCATCTTAATAACACTTTTATAAAAATGATGGGATATTCAGGTAATAAAGGAGAACTTCACAGAAAGTTCATAGCGGCCTTAACGGGATCCGTTCAGGTTAGCAGTAGTCCAGATAAAGAAAATATAATTTTCAATGAAAAAGAATATTCTATTAAGATGCCAACCAGATTGAATTCTGAGTGGGGTGACGTTGCTTTAGGAAGTTGGACTCTAAAAGAAGACGATCCAGAAAAATACCTATCAGAGCCAGAATTGAAGAGATTATCTGAGGGTAGTCCTGAAGAAAGAAATGTTCTAAGAAGAAGAGTTATAATTGAATCTATCTCCAAACAATTTGAAGAGCAAGCGTTCATTATAGATGTGGTTTCAGATAATGGAACAATTTATCATTTGGGATGGGACATTTCAAATGCTCTAAGAGGAGCATATACAGAAGGCAAAATTATAGTTAAAAACAACCCATCAGAAAATTCAGAGGCCATGATAAACGACGATGGAGCAATAATCCCAGTTTTTGATTTGAAAATTTATTTTACAAGAGAGACAGGAAATCAGGATGAAAACGGCCCTGTTTATGAAGAAGTTGAATTTATGGCAAAAAGAAACGGAATGCTTTTCTTGACTGCCGGGTTGGATCTAGTGAAGGAAGCATCTTCTGCAATGCAGGGGATTTCATTCAAAGAAGTTCCATATCAAGGAAATCCGAGCGACTTGAAATCAATGAGAAGATGTGTTTACAGTGCTCACGACATGTTAATGAGGCAATGCTAATGAAATTTTCAAGCTTTATAGATATCAAGAATAAAAAAATAATAAAAGAATTAAAAATTCTTGAAGAAGTTTTGTCTAAAAATTTTGACATAAAGTCATTTTTAGAAAGTGAAAGTCCTTATATTTACTTAAAATGCACGAAACAAGACGTTCCATTTGATGGAGTAAGACTTTATAAAATAGGATCCAATTGGGCCTACAGAGTTCAAAATGAAAGTGATAAAGAACCATACGGAAAAGCATATCCTTTAGATATAGAAAAAATGTTTGAAGATTTAATTCCAGATATGTCAGAAGAAGAGGCGGGAGAGAGCATTGCAGAAGCTCTAGTTGATGAATTTAATAAGTTTTTCAGCAAAAGCTGTCAGATTGAGAAGGAAATTGGAATTGGCCTTTTTGATAAGAAAGATATTACCAATCAAAATCTAATAGTTGGAAGTAATAGCGGAGATTTTTCAAATAGCATTTATAAATAATCTTTATGGCAGTTAATAAAGATTTATTATCAAGTATTTTTAAGCCCGTTAATCAAGATGTAATTAAAAATCCCAATCCAAGAATTGATGCTAGATTTCCTTTCAAGAGGGGAAATTTAATTACTTTTAATTATACTTTTTGGAAAACCGACCCCTACCCTCTCATAATTATTTCAAAAGAAGACAAAGCAAAAGGTTTTATCTGGGGGATAAATTTACATCGTTTATTGCATAACGATATACAAAAATTAGTATTGTTTTCTAAAGGTGGTAATTTTTCATATAGTAAAAATATTAAAACTTACACTCCATTTAAAGAAGCTTATAGGTCATATAAAATGCAAGGAATTAGGCAAGTAAAGACTTTAAATAAAGATTTTTTACTAAACATAATAGGAACAATAAGAAATCAAGATCCAGCTCAGGTTGAAATTATAAGAAAAAACGTACAAGAACAGATTAGAAAACAAATTAATCCAAAAGCTTACGAAGTTAACGTGAAAACACTAAATAAACAAGAAGATCAATCTCAATCCCAAATAGGAATCGCTCCCGTCATAAAGACAGTGCCTGTTGTACAAAATAAAACGGAATAATAAATGGAAGAATTAAGAGATTCACTTAATAGAATGAAGTCATTTACAAATATGCTAAATGACATACAAAAAGAATTAGAATCCGCTACAACGAGCAAGGATAAAATAGAAGAAAATGCTGAATTAAGTTCTGATATGGCTAGTTTGATACAAGAAAGTAAAAACCTTCAAAAGCAACAAGAAGAAGCAATACCAAAATTAAAAGAAGCGATAGACGAAGCAAAAAAAACATTGGTTGGCGAAGAAGAAATTGAAAACATGGAAGAATTTAGTGCTGCGATTACAGAACTATCAGGTAAAATTTTAGAAAGCAGTAAAGTTGAAAAGAAAACAATTAGTCAGCAAAAAAAACTCAACATATTAAATGAAAAATTTAACAAAGTAATATCTGAGGGTCTGGATTCTATTAGAGGAGGTACAATTAAAACTCCCCTTGCTGAAGCGGCACTATCTAGTGCTAGCCTGGCCGATGTTGGCTCTCCAGTAGTTGCAAGCGCCATTCAAGAATCTCAAGAAAAATTATCGACACCCTCCCCAGTAGATTTTGCTAGAGAAAAAATAAAAGAACTAAATGTCGAACAATTAAAAGCTAAAATATTAAGTGGCAGTATTGCAGGAGGAGGAATTGGTGGAGGCGGTGGAGGAAAAGGTAAAGGCAAAGGAGAATTTGGAGATGGAAATGATGATGATATAAATATTAAAGAATATTTAGAAAAACAAAAGTTATCACAATGGAGAGATAAGATTTCTTCTCAAATTTCTGACTATGTTGTAGGAATTTTAGGAGGAGCGTCTTTAGGACAAAAGCTATTTAGAGGTTCTTTTAAAGATGCTTTAGATTTTAGAGTAGAGATGAGAAAAATTGCAATGCAAGTGGAAGGGATCGGCTCTTCAACAAGAGGATTGCAAAATGATTTTACAGATTTAGGCAAAAATATAGTTGCTGAAACCGGACTTCCTTTAGAAAAATTGCAAGAAGCGGTGCTAAAAAATTCTCAGAAAGGATTGCTATCAATAGGAAAAGGAAATAAGTCCCAAAAAGAAGGCGTAAAAGTTTTAAAGAGCGGTCTTCATGTTTCTGGAATGATAGGCTCTGATGCCGCTCAAACAGCAGATCTTTTTGGAGACTGGCACAGAACATTAGCTCTAAGTTCAGATCAAATGGATCAATTGGCTAGAGATTCAAGATCTGTAGCTAGGGCAACCGGAATTACCGGAGATGAATTATTAGATGCTATGAAATCATCTGAGAAGGTTTTAGAGAACCTAAGAAACCAAGGAAATCTTACCAATGTCGCAATGAAAAATGTAATCAGAGGAGCGGCAGAAGCTAAAAAGTTAGGTGTAAGTGAATCGTTCAGCAAAATAACTGATGCGATGACAAGCACTAATAAATTTTTATTCGAAGCTGATGATCAAACAAAAGCTTTCTTGGGATCAATTGCCTCTAGCACAGGTACATTTGACAAGCTTATATCAGGAAGAATGACTCAATCTCAAGATGGAATGGCAAGGTTTGCTGAGGGAATGGAAGAACAAATAAAAAGAATGAGCGGCGGCAGAATAACAAGTTTTGAAAATTTTGATGATCAAATATCAAAAATGTCAGATAGAGACATAACAGCATTGTCTGCGACTATAAAAAAATTGACGGGATTAGAGCTAGGAGAATTTGGAAAATTAGGAAATGTTTATAAAAAAATGGGAGAAGGTTTGGCTGGGACTTTAAAAGATTTGTCCCAAGTAATGAATAGTTCTACTGCGACTACTGAGGAAAGAAAAAAAGCTGAGCAGGATTATTCCAAAGCAATAAAAGATGGCGGACTTTCCATGCTAAATAACATCGGGGAAAGAATAAAAATTTCTGGCCAGGGCACAAAAGAGTACTTTGAAAACTTAACAAATCCAAAAAATGAATCTCAAATATCGCAACGTAAAGATTTCGACTTGAATGCAGAGGCAATTCTAGGCAAATCCATTAAGGGAATGAACCCAGAAGAAATTATGAGGCAAGTTGCCCAAGTCACAAATGAAAAATTACAAAAATTAGCTAAAGATCAAAATGTTAGTGTGGAAGACTTTGGCCCAGCTTTAGAAAAAGCCTTTTCTAAAGGAGGGGCTGGGGGGCAAGAATTTAGAGAACTTCTAGGGAAGATGAGCGAATCAGAAAAAAAAGTATCCATGAAAGAAAATAAATCTGTGGATCCTTTTGTGCAGCTTGGACAAACCTTAGAAGAAACAAATGAATACTTAAGAAAATTGAGTGGAGGATTGCTTGGAAAGCTAATAGACGGACTAGGAAGCACAGGATTAATGCTTGCTGCTTTCGGAGGGACATTTGCAGCAATTACTTTCAAACTCAGAAACTCACTTGAAGACGGAATACTTGGTAAGTTTTTAGGAAAGAGTAAAAATCCCGATGGTACTGAAGGCACTTCTAAACTTAGCTCTGCGTTTTCTAGATTTAGCAAAGAATTTAAGAGTGCTAGAAAAGGATTTGGAGGTGAAGGAACCGTCGGGAGTATTGCTAGGTTTAGGGAACTAAGGAACCAAGGACTTTCTTTAAGAGATGCCAGAGATAAAGTAAAAGAATCAGGCGGGTCTTTTTATAATCCCGCAACTTTATTTCAATCTTTCAAAAAAGGAACAAGCGGATTCATAGATGAACTTACAGGAGAGCAAGACTCGATACTTAAATTAAAAAATGGATTTAATAATACGGTATCTACTCTAAAAAGTGCTTCTTCTAATTTTGGAAAAGCATTTAAAGAGTCTGGGTCTATAATTGATGGTTTCAAGAATGGAGGCGATGCATTTATAGCAACAATAACAGGAAAAACCGGTGCGATTTCTGGGGCCTTTTCTAAAGCCACTGCATTTATGGCAGGACCAATCGGTCAAGTATTGAAAAAGGCAATAGGTCCCGCAGTTCTTTTATTGGGAGCTGTAAAAGGAGTGATGGAATCAAAAGAAGCAGGCAGAACAAAAACTGAGGGTGCAATTCTAGGAGCTTTGACCGGTGGTGCTAAAACAGGTTCTTTCTTAAGTTCTAGTCTTGGAATTAAAAAAGGATCAACGGCAGATAAAACTCTCGGTGTAGGAGGTGCAGCAGTTTGGGGAGCAACAGCAGGAGCTGCCATAAGCTTGTCTTTGGGTGGAATGGATTTAGGGGCAAGTGCCATAGTCGGAGCTGTGATAGGAGCTTTTGTAGAAATTATAAAAATAGTAACAGCAGGCACTGATATACTAGAAACTATAGTTAAGCCAGTTCAGGTTTTAGTAGATTATGTTTATTTCATATGTCAAGACATATATGACATTCTAGCGGGCATTGTTACTTTAGATTTGGGAAGAGTATTCAAAGGAATATTTAATGCAATTGGTAGTACCATAGCATTAATACCAAGATTTCTGATGGGAGCCATAGAATCTATATTTATAGGTGTTCCTAAGTTGATACTAAGATCTATAAGTATGATTTGGGAAATTCCCAAGATGCTTATGGAATCTATTTTAGGTGGATTAGCCAGCATGGCAAATAATGCTTGGGTAGGTCCTATATTCAAGACTTTACATGATGCGTTCAAAGCTTTGTTTGATGGATTTATGGCTGTTTGGACTCCAATATCAGAAATATTCAGTGGGCTTTATACAGTATTTAATGATTTAGGAAAAGCTTTATTTGGGGCTAGTGCGGGTGGAGGAATTTTGTCGGGTTTGATGTGGGCCTTACAAAAGGCGGTGTGGGGAGTCGCATATGTTATTAGTTGGATTTTATCTCCTCTTATTTTACTTGCAAAAGCTTTGGGTTTTGTTTTGAAAATTGTTGGAGCTTTAATCAAAGGCATCATATATCCATTCCAATATCTATATGAGGTTCTTGTTGGACATTCAATTGTTCCAGATCTTGTCACTGCTATTATCTCTTGGTTCACAAAGCTACCAGAAAAAATTCCAGGTTTAATCATGGGAATAGTCTCTTTGTTTGCCAAGCTTCCATTTTTAATTTTTTCATCTCTACTGTCTATTCCAAAAATGATTGGTGCTGCATTTTCAAATGCTGGGTCTTATTTAGAAGGCTTTTCAACAATACCACTTATTGGACCGATGATAGCTCAGATTGGAAATCTTATAAGATTTATAGGAAATACAATTTCAATATTTGCAAATGGTTTGGGTTATTTGGCTTCAATCATTGAAGGTATTTTTACTTTTGATGGAACCAAGTTGCTAAACGGAATAAAAGGAATTGGCAGCACGATAATAGCATCAATATCAAACATAGGATCTTTTTTATATAAAACAATTGCCAATGCATTTGCTAATGTTGTTGGACTAATAACCTTCATACCATCTTTAATTGGCAAGGTCATATCAGGAATTGCCAGCATAATAATTGCAATACCATCTTTACTTGGTAAAGCCATAGCAGGCATTGGCAGTATGATCGTTGCAATACCATCTATGATTGCAAAAGCATTTCTAAATATAGGTTCTTATCTTCAAAGTTTTGGAACAGGAAACATATTTTCTGGTTTTATTTCTCAATTAGGTAATTTTTATTCTTACATAGGAAATACAATAAGCAATGTTGTAAAGTCTGTTCTAGGTTTTTTCAAGATACTACAAGGAATAGTCACTCTTGATTTTGGGAAAATATGGGAAGGAATTTCAGCGATTGGATCAGCAATAATTGGACAAATTAAAAACTTTGGGACATTCTTGATTCAAGGAATTAAGAACTTTGGATCTTCTTTATTAAATACATTCAAAAAAGTCTCACAGTTTTTCTTTTATATATTAAAGAAAACATTAATAGATTTCCCTAAGTGGCTCTTAGGAAAAGTCATGGAAGTTGCCTATTTATTTGGCAACTTCTTGATGGGAGTGCCGAAAATTTTACTAAATGGATTTGTTAATGCAATAAGAGCTGTTGGAAAGTACATTTACGATACTATAACTTATCCATTTAGAAAAATATGGGAAGGATTAGTTTGGGCAGGTAATAAAGCAAATGAAATTTGGAATGGATTTGTTTCCTACGTTGGGTCATTTTTTAATTTGGACTCTTGGTCTAGTTGGTTTTCTGGTCTAGGTGAATCAATTTTTGGATCTATCAAATCAGCTCTTGTAGATTTCCCATCTTGGCTTGGTTCTAAAATAATTAGTGGATTATCTACAATTGGAGATGGATTGAAATCTGTATTTATGGATTTTCCCATGTGGTTGGGATCAACTATTGCTAGTGGTTTGAAATCTGTGTTTTTGGACTTGCCAACATGGTTGGGATCAACTATTGCTAGTGGTTTAAAGTCTGTATTTGTCGATTTGCCGATGTGGATAGGATCAACAATAAAAGACGCTTTTGTTAATTTATTTTCTAGTATACCTTCTGCAATTTATGGTGCTTTCCATTCTGCTGCCTCGGCTGTTGGCTTAGGTTGGCTCGTTGAAAAAATGGGAGGTGGAGGTGGAGGCAAGGGAAAAACAGCTGAAGCAAACAATGCGTCTGCGGAAGCAGGAAAGACACAGTTCAGTATGGTCAATAGTCTGGTCGGATTCGGAGCTTTGGGAGCTGCTGTATTAGGCTTCAAAAAAATAATTCCAGGAATCTACAACTCAGCAACTGCCGCTTTCAGCAAAGTTGGATCATTTGTTCCAAGTTTATCTGCAATTGCTAGTGGCTCTTTTGATAAATTAAAATCATTCGTTCCAAGCTTGTCAAAAATTGCTGGTGGGGCATTCGATAGGTTAAAATCATTTGTTCCAAGCTTGTCAAAAATTGCCAGTGGAGCATTCGATAAGTTAAAATCATTTGCTCCAGGTTTGTCAAAAATTGCCAGCGTGGCGTTTGATAAAGTAAAGAATTTCTTTGCACCCATGACAAAAGGATTTTCTAAAGCAATAAAATCAGGAGAAGGAATGTTTTCTTCGATTGGCAGAGGAATTAAGAGTCAATTCATGTCAATGACCAAAGGAAAGCCAATAGGAGAATTAGCAAAAGCAGCGTTTGGCAAAGTTAAAAATCTAGTTCCTAAAAATGTAACCAACTTTGCAAAAAGTTCATTTGATAAAGTGAAAAATCTAGCTCCTAAGAGCATAACCAATTTCACAAAAAGTTCATTTGATAATGCAAAAAATTTCTTTAGTCCTATGACAAAAGCATTTTCTAAGGCTATGAAATCTGGGGAGGGTGTGTTTTCCTCCATGAGCAGGGCGGCCAAGAGCCAGTTTATGTCAATGACCAAGGGGAAACCAATAGGAGAATTGGCGAAAAGTGCGTTTGATAAAATAAAAAATCTAGCTCCTAAGAGCATAACCAATTTCGCAAAAAGTTCATTTGATAAAATAAAAAATCTAGCTCCTAAGAGCATAACCAATTTCGCAAAAAGTTCATTTGATAAAGTAAAGAGCTTAGTTCCTAAAAACGTAACCAATTTCGCAAAAAGTTCATTTGATAAAATAAAAAATCTAGCTCCTAAGAGCATAACCAATTTCGCAAAAGGTTCATTTGATAAAGTAAAGAGCTTAGTTCCTAAAAACGTAACCAATTTCGCAAAAAGTTCATTTGATAAAGTAAAGAGCTTAGTTCCTAAAAACGTAACCAAATTTGCAAAAGGTTCATTCGATAAAATAAAAAATCTAACTCCCAAAGGCATAACGAATTTTGCGAAAAAATCATTATCTAAAGGGTTTGGAGTCGCTAAAGGTCTAGCAGGAAAAGCAGGAGGATTATTATCTAGTGGTGCTGGAATGGCCAAGGGTCTAGCAGGAAAAGCAGGAGGATTACTATCAAAAGGTGCTGGGGTGGCTAAAGATCTAGCAGGAAAAGCAGGAGGATTACTATCAAAAGGTGCTGGCATGGCCAAGGGTCTAGCAGGAAAAGCAGGGGGATTATTATCTAGTGGTGCTGGAATGACAGGAGGATTGTTGTCCAAAGGTGCTGGCATGGCCAAGGGTCTAGCAGGAAAAGCAGGGGGATTATTATCTAGTGGTGCTGGGGCGGCAGGAGGATTACTATCAAAAGGTGCTGGAGTGGCCAAGGGTCTAGCAGGAAAAGCA